GTTGTCAAAGTGTTGGTATTGGTGATAAATCACTAAAAAAATCACTAGAAAAAAATATTGCATATAATGATTTTACTTACAAGTATTTAGATGCGAAATTAAAAGTTTTTTAATTATAATTTTTTATTATACATTTTCTCATTTCAAACGCCGTTTTTTTTGCTTTTATATATTTTTTTCGTTTAGTATTATTTCTTTTACTAAACTTATTTTTACCACCATTGCTATTATCACTCTCGTTTATATCAATGTTTTGCATTGATTGTTTAAATTTTTCTATTTCATTTTTTTCGTCATAAGGAAACTTAAATACTGTTTCTTCAATTTCATCCATAGGAATTTCGTTTTGTGTAATTAATTCCTTACAAAGACCATGTATGGTTCCAATCCTTCCACTATTTGAAGTATTACTAATTTCTTTTATTACTTTTTCCATTTCTGTTATTGAGTTTTTACATTTTTCTAAATTAATTATACATTCATTGATATAATGCGTTCTTTCCTTGATTTCATTTGTTTTTGTTTCAATTATTTCACGAGTTCTATCATAATATTTTCTTAAATCTTCTGGGTTTGCACATACGTATTTAGAATGTATCAATTTCATTTGTTCCAACGCATCATCAATTACTTTATTATAATTTGATATAGCTTGTTGAATAGTAAAGCTCATATTATATATAATATGATTTTATTTTAAAATGAACGTTTTAAATGAGAAAAGGTGTAAAACTAATGAAAAATTAATTATTTTAATAAATATTATATATATAATATGTCTCATAATTATTATAATGAAATCCTCTCATATTTTGTAGGAACTTATTGTGTATATCCAGATTGCTGTATTGATGACTATGACTATAACAAGAGGTCAAAAAACAAATTTCTAAAATTAATAGGTAAAGCAAGTTGTATTGAAAAAAATACTGGATTTATCCTTGTTTTGGCTGTTCAGAAAAAATTATTACTAAATAAATTATCAAGTAATAAATAATTATAATGTATTAAATATTTTTTATAAAAATTGATTTAAATTTTAAATCTATACATAATAATATATACATTTAAATTAATGCTAAAAAAGCCAAATATAATTATTATTGACGACATTGCAGAAAATTTAGATGAATCATTATCTGAAGTTAAAAAAAATAAATCAAATAATATTCGAAAATGTGAATGGGTCAATCAAAGGGGAGGTTCTTGTCCTTGGAAGTCACTTGGACCTGATAAATCTTATTGTGAAGCCCATTCTAAATATGAGGGTGTTTATACAAAAGATCATATACCAAACATGAAAAGGTGTTCTTGTTGTAAAAATTTATGGATGGAAGATGGTATAAATAAAACTTGTTGTAGAGATGAAAGAAAAATTATGAGAAAAAATATCAAAGAAAAAAATTTAGACTTAACAAAAAAATGTATTGGACTTACACACAAAGGAACACCTTGTCTGAATCAAGCTAATGATTCTGATGATTATTGTGGAAAACACCAAGCCTATAAAATTTATAAACAAACAATAGATTCTGGTAAAAATATATGTAAAAACTGGGTTAGAGGATGTTTTGAAATAATACCAACAGATAAGAAGAGTTGTTCTAATTGTAGAAAAAAAGAACAAACAAAAGAAAATATTAATAATTTAAATAAAAAAAATAAAGCAATTGAATATAATAATTCAAATCAAGAAATAAAAATGTGTGGGGATTGTAATAAAATTGTTAAATCCAATGAATTTGTTAAAAACAAATGTTTAAAATGTTATGATACATATAGAAAAAATGAAGAAAATAGAAAACCTCAAGACCCATTAATCAGACATTTATCTGACTATAAATCGAGAGCAAAAGATAAAAATTTTAAATGGGAATTAACTGATGATGAAGCAAGAAATTATTTTAATTCAAAATGTAATTATTGTAATACACTTAATAATTATAATGGTATAGATAGAGTTGATTCATCAATTGGATATATTAAAAGTAATTTAGTTCCATGTTGTTCTATTTGTAATTTAATGAAAGGAACTAAATCTCCAAAAGATTTTATTGATACAATCACATTTATTTTAAGTATAAATTTCATGATTAAATCAATGATTAAATTTTCTTATGAAAAATTATTTAAATGTGGAGAAAATGCTAAATTTTACAGATTTATTTCAGAATGTAAAAATAGGAATATAAATTATGAAATTACTGAAGATATATACAAATGGATAATAAAACAACCATGTACCTATTGTAAAAATCAATTTGATAGTGGATGTAGAGGAATTGATAGAATAAATTCAGAAATAGGATATGTATTGGGTAATATAACTCCTTCCTGTTATACTTGTAATATAATGAAAAATACTTTATCCAAGGATGATTTTTTTTGTCATCTTAAAAAAATTCATAATTTTAAAGTTGAAAATATTATTACAAATGAAAAAACTTTACGTGAAAAAATTATTGAATTATGTAAAAATATTAAACAATTTGAACATGAAAAATTTAATCATGAACATGAATATTATTTTAATCTAATTTATAATTCAAATAATATTAAAGATATAAAAAAAATTAAAATCGAGTTGGAATTTGTTAAAAATAAAAAACAAAAAGATATTTGGAATTATTTTAGAAGGTATGTATCTAGTTTAAAGATTCAAAAAGGTAGCAAATTAATTGGACGACAAATACATATTTTAGTTAAAGATAGTAATTCTTCAAAATATTTAGGAATAATATCTTTAAGTAGTGATATATATAATTTAGAATCAAGAGATAATTTAATTAGTTGGAATGTTGAAACTAAAAACGTTAATTTAAAATATATAATGAATATGAGTACTTGTGTACCATTACAACCATTTGGATTTAATTTTAATGGTGGAAAATTATTAGCATCCTTAGCATTTTCAAAAGAAGTTTTAAAGTATTTTAAAAAAGAATACGGTGAGCATTTATTAGCGATCACTACCACATCATTATATGGAAAATCTATTCAATATGATAGGTTAAAAAATTTAAAATTTATTGGAAAAACTAAGGGAAATAGTTCTTACAAGGTATCTTCTGAACTAACAAATTTATGTTCTAATTTTTTAAAAAAAGAATATGGATATAATTATGATAAAAAAAAGAAATTTATTATATTACAAAAGACATTTGATAAATTATGTTTACCAAAAGAAGATGTTTTAACTGATAATCCGAAAGGTATATATTTTGGTTTCACATATTCAAAATCAAAATACATTCTGAATCAAAAAGAACCTAATTTTGACTTGATTAATAATTCAGAATTAAAATCCGCACAAGAAATATTTACATGGTGGATAGATAGATGGGCTAATCAAAGGTTTGAAAATTTAACAAAAAATTTAGGAATTAAAAAAGATATTGAAATATTTAATAAATAATTATAAAAAATTATGATAGAAAAAGATCTAAATTTATTATATATAAAAAGATAATATATTATTATCGCATTTTTAGTATCCAAACTGATTCTTGGTATTCTTTGTATCCTAATATCCTAAATATTTTTTTATAAATAGATTTAATAAAATTACATATTTCTTTTTTTTCATTAATATCATTTATATTGTCCATTAACTTTATCATATCTATTAATAATATTTTTGAATCAATTATATTTGTATTTTTTATATAATTATAAAAATATTTTTTGTAAATATCTTTTTTATTTACTTTAGAATCTAATATAATTTTATATAATTCAATATTCGAAATTGTTCGATTCAATTTGTAATTATTCCTATTATATTTAAAAATATCATAATCTTCTTCATTTTTAGGTCTAAAACCATATTTAGCGTAAAATGGTATTCCGTGTGTAATTGTTCTTAAATATTTTAATTCTAAACCAATATCATAGCACATCTTTTTAGATAAATCTGTTAACTCAATTTGTTTAATATGTGAGAATAACTTATCTTTTTTTATTAATTTTATTATTATTTGCATTAAAATATCACCAACTTTATACACATGATTTTTATCATCACTTTTAATACAATCATCGTGATTTGATATTGATTGAATATATAATGTATTATCAATACTATCGCGAGTATCAAAAAATAAAAAAACACAATTGTCACTAGTTTCAGTTATATTCATAAAAGATATTTGTTTTTTTGTATCATCATATGGAACTATAGTATCTATATGATATTCATAAATTTTACCATCAGATAATTCAATTAATTTTTTCTTACCACCTATTTGCGATTTAAAATTAATTTTATTTGTTGTCTGTGTTAGTATACCTTTTGATAGTCTACTATCTCTATATAAAATTTCAAATATATTTTGTGTCTCTTCGGCATATTGTATACCTTTAAATTTATTATATACTGTTTTAGTAATTGACACTTTCATTTATTATATAATTAAGATATTATTAGATAAATTTAAAAATTATTAAAAAAAGTATAAATTTTATTTGAATAGGTATTTATACAATAAATAACTATATTTTTACATATTTAACTAAAACTAAAAATCTTCAAAACCAGCGTCTAACCATACTGAAATGCGTTTTGGATGTAATGCAACCATCATTAATTCTTCAAAATAAATATCAACAATTAGTTTTTTCATCGTTTTATAATCAATTTCAAAGATTGACGGATTTCTTGATAAATTATCCCAATAAATTTTATCTTGATTTTTTTCTAATAAATGAATTGCATTTGAATTTAATGATAAATTATCCCAATAAATTTTATCTTGATTTTTTTCTAATAAATGAATTGCATTTGAATTTAATGATAAATAATACCAATCAATATTATCTAGATTTTTTTCTAATAATTGAATAGCATTTTTATTTCTTGATAACTCCGTCCAATCAATTTTATCTAAATTTTTTTCTAATAAATGAATAGCATTTGGATTTATTGATAACCCTGTCCAACAAATTTTATCTAAATTTGCTTCTAATAAAGGAATAGCATTTGGATTTTCTGATAAATAATACCAATTAATTTTATCCAAATTTGATTCTAATAAATGAATAGTATTTGGATTGTATGATAACAAATCCCAATTAATTTTATCTATATTAGCTTCTAATAAATGTATAGCATTTGAATTAGATGATAAATAATCCCAATCAATTTTGTCTGGATTTGCTTCTAATAAATGAATTGCATTTGGATTTTTTGATAGAAAATGCCAATTAATTTTATCTGGATTTTCTTCTAATAAATGAATTGCATTTGAATTTGCTGATAAAAACCCCCATTTAATTTCATCTGGATTTGCTTTAATCAAACGAATAGCATTTGGATTGTATGATAAATGAATCCAATCAATTTTATTAATGTCTATCCAATCTAATAATTTGTATAAAGGTTCTAGTTGTATCAATTTTGGTATTTAATTAAATATTTTTATAGTAATTATAAATCAATTTTTAAATGAGAAAATTGTTAAATTATATAGTAAATATTTATAATATTCAAAAATTTTTATCAACCATTCATATTTTATTATAAAAATAAAAATTATAAAATGAAAAATAAAATTACAGAACCTTATTTAATTTTACAACTTATGTTATTTAGTAATTATTTAAGATTTATTGAAAAAAATAAAAATTTTTCTTCTATTATTGATGAAGAAACTTTACTTAAATCTCTAAAATATTTTGATATTGACAAACAGATTATAACACAAATAAAAAAATATATACATGATAAGTTTATATCATTTGGACAAAAGTTTGATTTAATTGTTAATACTAAAAGTCTAGAAATAATTATGATTTATGATAATTCTAATTTATTTATTGGCTTTAATGAAACAGAAATATATTTTAATACAAGTAAAATTATTGATACAGTTAAAGATATCAGTACATTTTTAGATATGAGATTAAAAACTATTAATAAAAAAATAAAAGTTCATTCTGGATATTATAATATCTTGTTTTATGAAGATATTTTATCAAAAATAATTAAAAAAATAGATACGTTTAATCAAGAAAATAATATTAAAAATATATATATGTTTGGATTTAGTGCTGGAGGAACTTTAAGTACAATATGTTCATATTTTTTAACACAAAAATTTAAAGAAATTAATTTTATATTATATCCAATTAGTTATGTAAAACCAGGTAATAAATATTTTATAAAAAAATTAGAAAGTATAATAAATTTATCAATTTATCCTATAATAAATAATAAAGATATCGTTCCAAATTTACCACCATTAAATTATTATAAAAATTTTACAAATAATATTTTATTAAAAAAAGATTTTGAAAATATTTCTGGAGATAAGATAAACATTTGTGAATATAATCATTTAAACGAACATTATCTAAATTCTTATATTATCAAATATGTCAATATATTAGAAAAAAATAACTAAACATTATGTTGTGAAAAATATTTTGATAATATATAATTAATAAGAGCCATATTGTTTTATATTATCAAATTATAAAAATTCTTCTAAACATCCTTTACAATCAGCAACTAATATATTAAATTTTTTGAGGATATAATTTTTTTTACTTAATAAATTTCATAATATTTTCTATTATGTTATCTACTATAATAGGATGTTCTTTAAACATAACGTGAGCACATTTTGAAGGTAATGATGGATCTGAATAATTTGGAATTTCTATAATAGGAATTGGATAACCCCATGTTTTTTGTATTATATTTCTTTGTTCATAAATCGAACCAATTACTTTGTCATCATTTGGATATAGTATAGCTATATTTTCAGCAGTAATTTTTTTAGGACGAAATTTTTTAAATTCAATTAATTTATGATCTAAATCAAATGAACTTGCAATATCATAATAATCTTTTTCACCTTCTTCATCATAATTTGTATCTCTACAAAATTTATAATAATCTAATGATTTTATTCTTAAAGGAATGAATAATTTTATAATAAATCTTATAAATGGACCAAATAAACTTGAAAAAATTAAATATTTTAATGGATGTGGATATTCAATTAAAAATGGAGCACATAATATTAAATTTGATATTTTACATTTATAATTAAATTCAGATTGAGTTAAATATAATGCAATTACACAACCAGTTGAAATTCCTATAATATCAACAGTTTCATATTGTGCTTCTAAAACTTTTAATGCTTCTAAATATGTTAATATCCAATCATTAGGGTGATTTGGTTGAAAAAAAGATCTACCATTTCCATATGTTCTTGGAGCATAATAATCTATTGAATTTAATTCAAAATATTTAATAAGTTTATCCCAAAGATATGGTATATCTCTATAACCTGATATTAATAAAACACATCTTGATTTTTTTTTAACTGTATAAAATCTACTTAATGATACTGAATAAATATTTAGTTCCTTTTCCCAAAAGGTCTTCCTTGGAAATAATCTATCTAATCTATTAAAATTTTTTTTTATACAATAATAAGAATAAAGATTTCTTGTTATATAAATTAATCCAATAATAGAACTTATTATTACTACTGTTTTCTCTTTATTAATTTCAAATATTTTATTACAAATCATATTTTAATTATATTTATACTATTATATTTATACTTTTTTTTATATTTATAAAATATTTTTCATATATCTTGTATAACATCTAAAAAAGTAATATGGTTTTTTTTAAAAAAATTATTTTTATCTTCAGGATAATTTATTAAAATATTAACTAAACAATTTGAAAAATAATCTGAACTATCTTTTGGTAAAAGTGATGGTAAATTATCTATTGAAATTATTTTAATTTGATGCAATAAATTTAATATATGTACTGGATTTTTCCATGTTGTATTTTTATAATTTAATTTTATTGGATTATTTGATTTAGTTATATCGCATGAAATATCTGATATAATCATTGGTTTTATAAACTTTGTATTAAAATCTAACCATGTTTCATTTTGATCAATATCTAATTTTATACAATTAATTAAAATATCATAATTAGCTAATTTTAATTTATTATCATTTTTTAAAATTTCATCATATTTTAAATTAAGTAAATTTAATAAAAATTTTGATCCTTTACCACATTTTCCTTCAGATCCTATTATACCAATTGATAAATTAGATATATTATTTAAATTTAATTTAATTAAATTAAAAAATAAATCAAAATTTTTCCATGGTTCTAAATTATTTAAAGGTTGTGAATATTCTAACAAAGCTAATCCACAACCTATAATTCCAGCCCAAAATCCAAAACTAGTTAATCTATTGTTATTATTATCAAGAAAATATTCTAAATCATATAAAATACTAGATGAATTTTTAAAATAATTTAAAATTTCTTTTGAACCAGATTGATTTTGATATGAATGTGAAAAATATAGATGTTTATGTAAATTTAATTTTTCTATATCTTCAAATTGTTTTAATCCTAAAATTAAACATGAAGAAAATTTAATATTATACCAAGGAAGTTTAGTAATTTTACAATTAACTTTTTCATAAGATTCATCTGAATATATTCTTGAATTTGAACTTTGAATCCATATTATCCATCCGTTTTCTATTAATTTTTCCATGTCAGCGGGTATTAATGGTGTTCTAAATTCATTAGGATTTAATTCTGCTCTTAAGTATAAGGATTTAATCATATAATTTTACAATATTTGTTTATAATAAAAAAAAAAATTACTGGAAGGAGTTTTTATAATATTTTATATTATAAAAATAATGTCATGTAAATTTATATAATAAATGAGAGATTTGATAAATATTGATAATAATCAAATTGATAAACATAATAAATATAAAGTTCAGTATAAACCTTCCTGTATTTATTGGGGGTTAGGTATAGAAATAGAAGCATATTTAGAATTTGAAAAATATAAAGAAATAAGTAAAAAAGATTTTTTAGAAAATCATAAGAGAGAAAGATATAGTGTTGATTACTATTCAAATTATAAAAAAAATATTATGAATGAAGTATTTAAATTAATGTATAATAAATTTGGAAATAGTATTTTATACATGCCTGTATTAATGAATTCTCATAGTTTTATGGATACAGATATATTTAATAATTCAAAAACTTTATATACGAAAAAAGGTGGAATAAATCCTGATTTTTTTGGATTTACTTTACAGGAATATTTAGAAATTAAAAATAAATTTTTTAAACAATCAAATCCTACATGGATTTTTGATGGAGATACAATTGAATTTATTTCTACAAATTTTTTTAATGTTAAATTATCTAATGTTTTAAAAGAAGTAGAATCTAATAAAAATAGTTTTATTGATAAATTAAATCACGAATTGAAAATTTTAGACGAAATTAGTTTATTAAAAAAATATGGAAAAATTAAAATAATGGAAAAAAATCATCCATTTGCAATTCATTTAACCAATTATAATAATGTTGCTATATTTAATAATGGAACAATTCATTTTAATATTACTCTTCCTACAAAATTAAATGAAAATTCAGAAATATTTAATAAAGAAAAATTTATAAATATACATAAGAAAGCAATTAAAATGATTCAGTGGTTTGAACCTTTAATTATAGCTGTATATGGTTCACCAGATCCATTTGCTATTTTACAAAAAGAATTACAATGTTCAGACAATTTTATTTTTTCTAGTTGTTCACAAAGAAATGCTGTTTCAAGATATGTAAGTATTGGAACATATGATACTGATTTAATGGAAAGTGGAAAAATTCTTGTAAAGTCTATAGATGACTTGAGTGTTAGTAAATTAGATTATTGGTGGTTTAATAGATTTCATGAAAATAGTGCATATATTAAATTAGATAAAATTGGTTTAGATATCAATTTTAATAAACATTGGAATCATGGTATTGAAATAAGATTTTTAGATTATATTAATAATAATAATTTAATCAAAGAATGTTTTGAATTTATAATATATTTGATGGATTTAAGTTTAGAATCTAAAATAGATGATTTAAAAAATCCAATAATTTCTCCTGAATTTAATGATTTAGTATTTAATATAATGTTCCAGGGTAGTGATTATTCTTTAGATAAAAATATAATTAAAATTTATGAATCAATATGTAAATTTAACTTAGAAAAAACAAATGTTGAAGAAGTTTATTATGAAATCTTTGATGGATTAAAAAAAAAATTTAATAAAGAATTTATTGAATTATCAAGTTCACATGAGCTTTATAAAAATAAATCTGAAGTTAATAAATTAATAATGCCAGTTGGATTATATTCTAGTTTAGTTTTGGATACTAAATTTTTAAATATAAAAGCTGAAGACATGAATACAATAGATGAATTTAAAATAGAAGATAAATCAAATACACCAGAATTGATTAAAAACTATTATTTAAATAAACAAATTAATTATATTAATGAACAAATAAATAATTTAGACTATGTTGAAAAATTTATAGATTTTACTAACAAAATAGAAAAAATAGAAGTAATAAGTAATTTAAATGAAGAAAAAAATAATTTAGAAACTAAATTGGAATCTATAAATATAAATACTATGAATAAAACTGATAAATGTAATTGTTGTATAATAATGTAAATTAAACATTTATTCTAATAATACATTTAAATATTTAATACATTCATCATAATCATTAAAAAATTCATTAATAAAATTTTCATAATATTGTACAAATAAATCATATGAATCATTGATCTTAGTAATTTTTCCAATAATATTATTATTAAGGTAAATTTCCTGATATAAACTTATTAAATTATTTGAATAATTAATATTTTTAATTGAATATTTTGATTTAAATGTATTCGAAATAAATTTATCATTATCATTTGATAATTTTTTTACTAATAAATTATGAATATTAGATTTAATACTATATTCATAATCTTTAATAATTTGTAAATGAGATTCTAAACTTTTTTTAATATTTTCTTCAAGTCTAATACAAGAATATTTTATAATTCTAAATTCTTCATAAAATTTTTCAAGATATGTAATTAAATAATCTAAATTTGTATTTGGTAACAAATTCTTATTAATTATAATTTTTTCAGCAATGCTTTGTATTACACAAATAGAATATTCTATTTTTAAAGTTAAATTAAATATAGAATCTTCTAAAGAATTATGTGTAATAATATATTTACGATTTGGTATAGATTTATGCATAGAATATGGTATACACATAATATAATAATTTTTTTTATCATAATAAAATGATTCTATCTCAAATCTTTTTTTACCAACAATACCTGAATTTAAGGAAATTAAAATTGCTAAATTTATATTTGTAAATTTCATATCAAATTTTAATTTATCAATTTGATCTTGATCAATTGTTTTATTATAATTTTTAACTTCTACTATAATTTTTATTTTATTTTTAGTTATAATTTGTATATCTCCTGAATGTGGAATTTTTGATGTATTTTCTATTTGATAATCTGGAAATCTATCTTTTAGTATATCCATGACAATATTTTCACCAGATGATCCTTTTGAAGTTAGTTTTGATTCTGTAATTGTATTTGAATCTCCTTGTATATTGTAATTTAAAATAATTGTAGGATCATTTTTAATAAAATTTTTTAACCATAAATTATATCCTTGTGTAAAAATATCATCAAAAATTATATTTTGATATTCTGGAGTAATTATACTTAGTAATTTATATTTATTCAAATCAATTTTATATTCTACATCATTCATTGAAATTATACTTATCTAATAATTTATATAATTAAATTATTAAATCAAATTTTTATGTATAAAAAGTTAATACTGTATAAGATGAATTATTAATTTTTATAATTGGATCAGGAACAAATCCTAATTTACTATATAGTCGAAATGCATCAGTATAAATGCTAGAAATTAACATTATAAACTTTATATTTATATTCTTTATATAATAAATCATATTCATCATTAATTTAAAACCTAATCCTTTACCACGATATTTTTTTATTATATAAAAATAACTTAGGAAATAAACATTTCTACCATCATTTAATTCTTTTATTTCGCCAACCATATAACCTAGAATTGTTCCATCATCATTAATTAATAACCAACCTAAAAAATTACTTGAACTTAAAGTATATGTAATATCTTCTATTGTAAAATTAATATCAGGTTGGTTTTGTAAATCCATAAAATTTATGTAAATAATTTTTGCTAATCTATCAATATTTTTAACCTGTTCTATTCTTTGTAATTTCATTTATATTTTTAAATATATATATTATATCTAAAATATATAAAAATATGAATATAAAAACTTAAATATTTTAATAAATCTTATAATTATTTTTTTATTTTAGTATTTTTTACTTTTGAATCATCAGTTTGAATAGTAATTTTAGTTTTACTAATTTCTTTATTATTTTTTTTAGTTGATTTATTAATTTTTTTATTTTTTTGATTTTCTTCTAAATCCTGCATTTCATCCATATAATTAATCCATTTATTATATTGAACAATAAGTAAATCTAGTTCATTAATCCATAAATCTTGTACAGTCATTTTCATATAAATATCTAATTCCTTAGATTTTTCATCATAATCTTTATTAAGTTCATCAATTTTTTCTAAAGTTAAAGAGAACAAAGGTAAATTAGTTAAATAATCATATGATGGTTTTGAATTAATTGATGTAGCTAATTCAGGATACTTTAGATTAATTAAATCTTGAACAATATCTGTTTTTTTTCTACGTTCAATCACGATTTTTTTACTTAAAATTTGTTCAATAAATTTTTTTCTATATTTTAATAATAACATTTCATTTTCTAATACCTTTATGTGATATTTTTTTCTTTTTTCATACATTTCTAATCTTATTTCTACATAATCTTTAAGAATATGATTAGCAGAATGATATTTTGTAATAATATTTTTTTTGTATAAATGCATATTTGAAGTTTTAATTGTACTAATTATTTTTAATTTTTTTTCTAATGTATTAGACTTTATTAATTTTTGTAATTCATTGTTTTTAAAATATAATTTAATATCAATCTTAACATTACCAGAATTATTTTCATAATCATAAATTAATTCTTCTTTTTGAACTAATCCTGATAAAAAATCAATATAATCTTGAGTCCATGTACCAATAGGTAATTCTTTAATATGAACACAATTTTCTGAAATTACTGTAATTTTTCCAACTGAATTGTAAGTATTTTCATTTATTTTTTCTATTGTACCAATAAATCCTCTAAACCATGGATTTAATTCATCTAGTTCAGATATATCAGTACCTTTTAAATATTTTTTTAAATTTGAAATAATTTCTACAGGATTATGAGGAGGAATATTTGTACTAAATCCTGTACCAATACCTTCACTACCATTTACTAAAATCATAGGGATGATTGGATAATAACTTTCAGGTTCAACAACATCACCCTCTTCAATATTATATTTAAGAACAGCTTCATCTTTATTAATAAATATATTTCTTGTTAAATCAGATAATTGAGTAAAAATATATCTTGCACTAGCTGCATCTTTACCTCCCATACGTCTAGAACCAAAGTTACCTAAAGGTTTAAGAAGGTTAAGATTATTGGATCCACAATAATCTTGTGCCATATTAATAATTGCACCTTGTAAACTGGCTTCACCATGATGATAACCTGTATGTTCGCTGATATATCCTGATAATTGAGCAACTTTGATTTCTTCATTATCTAATTTGCGTTTAAATGCTCCATATAAAATTTTACGTTGTGAAGGTTTTAATCCATCAGATATATTAGGAATAGATCTAATATTATCCTCATGTGAGAATTGAATCAAATCTTTATTGACAAATTCATCAAAAGTTATTTTCTTTTTATCAAAGTCAATAGCAACTTCTGGATCAAACTTTCTAACCCATTCTTTACGATCATTTGATCTTTGTTTTGCAAAAGCTAATGTTAATGCTTGATAAGATGGTTCTAATTTATCATTTTCACATTCAGAAACTGATTGAATATCTTCATCAGATTTATCAGAAGAATTTTTAGATTTTGCTGATTTATTTGATACCAAGTCTTCATCTTCTTCATATTCATCAATATCATCTTTATTTTTAGATCCACTTTTTATATTTTTATTTAATTTAGAAGAATCCAATGTCCAAACATAATTGACAATTCGATCTTCTAAATCTGTAAATGATTCTTTGGCTTCTTTTGCAGTTGAAGTACCCAATCCCTTATAATATTTGATTGTGTAGTTTTTAAAGGAATCATTAACTTTATCAGTCCATTTTTTATATTCGGCTAATGTGTAAAAAATTTCAGGATTTGCTTTTTTACTATCTGATTTTTTAAACACTTTAATAATAGGAGTTGCAATAGATTGAATAAATCCTTCAATCTTTAATAAACTTGGCCAGAAATAATGAAAGAAATTCATTAATAATCCTTTGATATGGTATCCATCACAATCTTGATCAGTTAGAATAACAATTCCTCCATATCTTAACTTTTTAGTATCATTATATACTTGATTTTGTTTTAATCCTAAGATTTGTTTCAAGTTCTTAATTTCTTCATTACCAAGCAATTGTTTAGGATTAGCTTCACGAACATTTAGCAATTTTCCCTTAAGTGGAAATACACCATACTTGTCTCGTCCAATTACTTCTAGTCCTGACATTGCAAATGATTTTGCTGAATCTCCTTCTGTTAAAATTAATCTACATTCGGAAGAACGTTTTGAACCAGCCAATCTAGCATCATCTAATTTAGTAAGATTTTTAAGATTTACATTTTTTTTACCATCAGATTTTTCTAATTCAGCTAATTGTTTAACTGAAGCTAATTGAACTAATTCATCAACCAATCCAGTTTTACAAATCTTTTGAATAAATTTATCATCAATATCACATTTTATATTGAATAAAGATGATTTTGTTGTTAGAGATTCTTTACTTTGAGAACTAAAAGAAGGATCTTCAATAGTTGAATTAATAAATACTGTAATATTGTCTTTAATTTGAGATGGTTTAATTTTAAGTGTTTTATGTTTATCTAAAATAGTTTTTGTAACACCATCTACAATTTGATTAACAATCATATTCAAATGAGTTCCTCCTAAAAAAGTACTGATTTTATTAACAAAAGTCATGTGTTGGAATCCAGAATTATTATCATATACTACACCAACAGACCATCTAGAATTAAATTCTTGATAAATTACTTGAATATTCTCATCTTCCGTATAAAACATCTTGATATAATCTTCAAATGACTTGATATCTAAGTATTTGTCATTCAAATAAACTTTAACATTTGTATTAGTATTACCTGCTAAATCATATGCACGTCTTTTTAAGAGAGAAGCCATATCTTTATTAAGATTCTTTAATCCAAATCTTTTATAATCAGGTTTAAAAGTAATTTTTGTATAAGATTCTGTAGATTTAGAAATATCAGTAATTATTGGTTCTTCTTTATCAAACATATTATTTGTAAATTTTTGATTGTATTTTTTTTTTCTTATTGGATCTGAAATTTCAACTTCAAAAAGCTCGGAATAAATATTAGCACAATTATGTGTAACGGTGAAATCATTAATTAAAAATCTCTGATTATCATCAATTTCAAATCCAATATAATCACTAATTTCAATCTTATTAACTTTGAGATATCCGGTAGTTTTAGAAGAATGGATTCTATCTCCAGAACATTTTTTTCTTGGAAGCAATGTTGGAATATCAGATATATTTTCACCTGATATATTTATATTATATGCTTCTCCCTTTTTTTTTTCACCATTTAACATATATTTAGTATTTCTTTTATGAATAGATGTGTAAAATCCAAGTGAACGTGATAAGAATACAATATCTTGAGCAAGACGTTCGTGATTTAAAGCTTGTGTTATTACAATTCTAGTACCATCCCTTTTAACAGTTTCATCTGTATCAATAATTCCACCTAAAACTTTTAATCTTGTATCACTATCATTAATAATATATTCATTTGGAATATGTTTGTTATTAACTAAATTATATTTATCTAGTTGTTTTTTAAGAGAATAACCTTTTTTACCTGATTCTTCTAAATAATTAATTAATTCAGGATCATTCTCACCATTACCAAGCCATAACCCCAAAACATATGGATCTAATTCAACATCTTTATGTTCCCATTGAACACATTCTCCACGAATACCAGCTAATCTTAATTTAGTTGTTTCATTTAATTTAATATAATCTTGAATATTCATGTCAACGATATTATTGTCGGGAATTGACTTGCAAAATTCCTCTAATTCTAATTTTGCTTGAGTAACTTTAAAAGTATCTTGAGAAATTTTAATAGTTTTTTTATTAATACAATTCTCTTCGTGATTCCACCATAATACAGACCATCCATTTTCAGATCCATTCCAAAAAATAACTTTATGATCTGGCATATGTAATGTTAATGTATGGTTATCATTTACCTTATAAGATTCACCATTTGCTTGAATTATTTTATACATTTGACCATTACCTTTAATAATATTTTTAATATTTCTAATTTTTCCATCATCACCAATTAACTTATCTTCTTTTGTTAAATCTTTTGCTTGTTTGATACCACCATTAAAAAGAGGAATTAGTGTATCGGGTGCTAAGCACTTTGATCCTAGACCATTTTTTCCCCCGACAATTTTACCTTTTTGATCATAGTTACCAGAAGTTAGTAGATTTCCAAAAATAAGTTCAGGAACATAAATATTATATTCTTTATGTAATTCAATTGGAATTGTTGATCCATTATTATAAACTGAAATTATACCAGATTTTTCATCAATATTAATTTTAATAACATTACATTTTATATCTCTAACGGTATTATCAGCAGCATTAACCACGATTTCATCAAAGATTTTGTATAAACCTAACACAACGTTGCAATCTTTTTTAATAATCCGATTTTCATCTTCATCATAAATATACATGTTGATTATATCATTTTGTACTGACCCTATATATGTATCAGGTAAATCTAATATATGTTGATGCAATGACTTTTTTTTATATTGTTCCTCAATTGTAGGACCATTATTTTTAACTATTTTTTCTTTTTTTTCTACTTTATCACCAGTTTTTTTTGCATTTTTTGAACTCATAATTTAATTAGAGAATGAATATATTTTAAATCTTTAAGTTATTTTTTATCAATTTTTTTTAATAAAGAAAAAGTATAGTATAAATTTTTTTTAATATTTAAAAAAACAATAATATTATAAATTAATAATAATATATTTAATGAGTAATATAAAAAATTTATATAGTGGAGTTAAATTTATTGAAACTCATATTGGAGGAAATAATGATGATACTAATCAAATGTTTAAAGATCAAAAAAATTTGATTGATTTAAATACATATGATTATGAAAGATTAATCGACTATTTTAATAAATTACAAAGAGAAAAAAATGAAAATAATAATTACATTCAAAGATTAGATAATGAATTAAATACAAATCCTTATAGATTAAACACATTACCAACAACAATTGATGGTATAAATTATTCTAATCCAGTAGTTTATCCAAAAGAATATGATGAATATTTTGAATATTTACAAAAAAAAGGTATACATGGTTTAAATACAAAAATTGCATTAAAAAAAACATTTATAAATGTTGATTCTGCTAATAGAAGTACTGAAACAAGTTTTAATCAAGGTAATTTTTTAAAATTACAAAAAAATACAATAGTATTTACTCCAAATAAAAAAACATTTAAAATACTTATTAATGATGCAGACAAAAAATATATTGATGGACAACAAATATCATTAAGAGGATTTAAATTTTATAAAATATTATATAACTCTCTAAATTTTTATTTTAATGATGGACAAAAATATGTTGTATTAGATTTAAAACCAAATTTTGATATAATTATTCCATATTATGATATATTAATTCAAATAAATGGTGTAGTAAATGGTAATTCAAAAACCTTTAAAAATATACCATTAAGTGTAATTAATCAAATACATAGAGTTGAAGTAATTAGTATTAATTCAGATCTAAGAATTAAATTTGAATTACCACTTGAATTTAATACAGATAATGATTCAAATCAAATATTAGTATCAGATTGTGAAATAACTTATTATAATATTGGAAATTATCCAATTAGTTTAATTAATGCTACTACTCCGCTATCTGAATTTAATTTAATTACATATCATTCGATTTCTGCTGTCACGAAAGATTATATACAATTAGATTTATTAGATGAATTATCTTTAAATAAAGTAGTTAATTTATCAGGATATTGGTTAAATAATAATTTTTATACTGGTCAAGATGTTGAAATATCAACTATAATTGCATTTAATTTAGCATATCCTACTGCATCAACATTTACTATTAGTTTAGATAAAAATTTAAATAATATTGCTGCAATTAGAATAATAAGTTCAGAAATACCAAATATTCAAAAAAATATTGTTTCTAATATTAAAAATTCAAGATCATTGTTGAATTCTTTAAACACAAAAATAGAATCAGTTAATAATAAATTATATTGGGACAATTTACTTGATTCTGGAATATATTTTATAGAATTACCAACAGGATATTATTCATTTACACAAATACAAAATTTAATTATGGAATATGTTAGTAAAGTACCACGTATTTCTACACAACCTAATTTATATCCATTCAATAATATTGAAGTTGAATTAAATGAAAGTTCTAATATTGCTTCATTTAAATCATTTAGCTTATATAATTTACCTAAATGTTTAGATTCTTATACTGAAATAAAAGAATCGATTAATCCTAATTCAAATTTATTTACAATAAAAATTTTACATGAAAATCATAATTTAAATTTAGGTGATACTATTTATATTCTTAATTCTATTGATTATTATGTAATTTCCAAAACATATTTAAATACTGAATCAGGTCATGTAATAACTAAAATAATTAATAATAATTATTATGAAATAATACTTAAAAATATTAATTTAATACCTGATGTTGGTAATACAGCTGGTGGATTTTCTATACAAATAAAGGCACCTAACTCATTTAGATTAAGATTTGATTTTGATGATACATTTGGTTCTTTAATTGGTTTTAGATATGTTGGTAATAAAACATCAATTACTGTTTATTCAAGTGAAGTTCCCAATAATATTATTACTAATTTACTTCCATATACATATGATATTAGTAAAATTTTAATCACTAATAATACTATTACTGCATCACAAGCAATTTACGACTTTAACAATAATTATAATACTTATATATTACTTCAATGTAAAGGATTTAATAATGTTGCTAATCCCGATGGTCCTCCTTTTTTTTATAAATTTCTTATGTCTAGTGCTCCAAATACTATTGTTTATAATTCATTTGTAAATACACCAACCTATCTAAATCCACCAATTAGAACTTTATCTAGTCTTGAATTTAAATTTATTGATCCAAAAGGTAATGAGGTAAACTTTTATAATAAAAATTATTCTATTACCATACAAATTGATTCATTTGATAATACACCTGAAAATACTGGAATAAATACTTTTACTGCTAGACTATAAAAATTATGTTTCTTTATCCATAAGTATCTTTAATATTTCTAATAATAAAGATATTTTCTTCATACTAGATAATAATTTAATTAATTCAAAATAAATATTATAAGAAATGTTTTCAGCAACACTTATGTAAAAATCAATAAATCCATTAAACTGTTCGTTAAATGTTTCTGTTGCCGATTGTGGATTTAAACCAAATATATTAGTTAAATCTGTTATTAATTTTGCTTTTAATATATCAATATTATTATTTATAGAATCTGGATTTTGAACACCTAATTTAATATATATACTTGTTTTAAGTATATTTTCAATATCATCCGTAATTAATAATAAAGTATCATCAGATTCTGTTTGAACAATTTTTTTTCTATTTTTTTCTCCTTCAGTTATATTGATCATATTTTTTATTAGTAAATTATACAATTCTTTACCAATTACATTAATTACATTAATCTTAATTATATTTAACATAGATTGATTTACTGTATTATGAATATCATCTTCATATTTATCAAAATCCTCAAATTCTGCATATAGATTATTAATTATATTTGAATAATAACTAATAAGTACATCTATACTATTTTTTTTAGGTAAACTATCGTAATTTATTGATATTAGATGAATTTGAGAATTTGATATTACTGGTTTATTTTTTATACTTTTATTTAGTAATACTAATACTTGATAATAATAATTTTTAAATTTTGAAACTAAATTATCATAGGATTTATAATCTATCGAACCATCTTTCATTAAAATTTCTTGTTTAATTTCTTCAGCAATATTTAAATTAATTTTTATTTTTTCCTTTAAGTTTAATAATGAATCTATCTTAGACTGAATCGTTTCTTGTTTACTTTCTAATTCACTTTTAATTTTATTTATACTTTCTTGTGAAATTAATTTATTTTCTGTAGCTTTATCAAATTGTTTAATTTTATTATTAGTATCATCACGTTCTTTCATTAAAATTTTTATTTCTTCCTCTTTAATTATCATAAAATTACTTTCTTCTTTAATATAATTTTCTAGATCATGTTCTTTATTTTTATCAAATGATTTTATTAATAAATCTTCTTCTTTCTCTATTATTCCAAGTAATTCATTTAATTTTTTTTTATCATCAAGACTCCAAGAACCTGGAAATTCTAAAGTTTTTATCCAAATAAATTCATTAAACAAATAAAGTGAATGTAATATCAAATTATAAACAAGACCTTCAGATTCATCTAAACTTAATCCTGAAAATTTTTGACTATTAGAATTAATTTCATTTTGTAAAACTTGACTATATTTTTGTATTCTAGAATCTAAATTTTTATAGTATTCATTTTTTATTTCCTTAATTTTGTAATGAACATAATCAATCGAATTTTCACCACGATGATTTTTAAATGTTTTTAATCCAGGATCTAATTCTGTTAATTTTGTAATTGCATCAATATTAAATTGATCAATTAATTTATTTAATATTGTATTACCATTAGAATCTTCCTGTCTTAAATTAATTTTACCAAATATTTCAGTAAATTTCTTTATCATATTTTTATTTACACATTTATTTTCAAATATCCTTGTATTTGTTGTTGGAACTAGTAAATGTGTTTGTCTTAAATTTAATGATGCATCATCCATGATTGAAGTATCTAAATTATCTACAATTATATTATCTAAAGATCTTTTTATAGTCTTATAACCTATTTCTAATAATTGTTTTCTCATATACTCATCAGAATATGCTAATTGTAATGTATTAGTATATTGTTCAACTAATTTATTTGTTTCATCTAAAATTAATTGTGATATAAACAAATTGATATAGTTTATAATATGTTTAGAAACAACTGCTATTTTTACTTTTTCATTAGTTTTTATTTTACTTAAAAATTCATCATATTCTTTTTTTTGTTCACCTTCGAGCTTTACATCTGTTAAAAAATAATATATTACTTTTGATAATTGTTCATCAATTGATTCATCAATACTAAATCTATCTATATTTTTAATAAAGATTTTTATAAATAAATTTGTTAATACTTGAAATAATTGTTTTGAATTATGTAATGATATTATTGTAATTTTTTGGTTGTATAAATTTAATGCATTTTCTATAATATTTAATGCATTATTTTTAAAATTTACTAAATAAGGAGGTTCTAAATATAATTCATTTAACCATTCGTCGAGCACTTTTGGTTTAAAAATATCTTGATATTCAATATTAGGATATTTATAAATATTAATTTTATTATTATTAAAAAGTATATCATAATAATTATAAATATTATTTCTATTATTATTAATAAGTATATCATAACCAATTTTAAATTTATCATAACCAGGGACATAGTCCTCCAAATCACGAATATTACTATTATCTAATTGAAAATTTATATTAGTAATATTAAATATATAATCAGCTAAAATACTTTTTGCTCCATTTGTAACTAAATAAATTAAATTTTGATTAGTTCTTACTGGATTAATAACTTGAGCATTAGCTGGATTTCCAATTATATTATTTATCACTTTAATATATATAGTATCATTATTTCTATATATTTCATTAAAATCATATGGATAATAAAATGGAAATAAATCAAGAACGTTTGTAAGAGAATAATCATTTATATAAGGTGGTATGCTATTTTTTTTTAAAAATTCACTATATTTATCTGGAAAATAATTTGGTAATGAAAATTTATTATAAAAAGTATTTGGTATATATAAATTTTCATTTTTTCTACGATATTCATAATTAATTGAATTTATAAATTGAATTAAATATTGTGATGAATGATATTTTTCATATTCTATACCTAATTCTTTAATTTTGGTTATAAGATTTTTATTTAATTGATAAAATCTATTATATTGATTTAAATATTTAGAATCTGAATTAGATTTAATACTTTCAAATTTATCTAATTTATCTTTAGCTTTATCCCAGAATCCCATAAAATGTTTATTTAATAATTCCTTTGAACCATTTGTAATTTCTTTATTTTGTAGTATCCAGTCAAGCATAGTGTTTATATTACCATAAATATTTTTTAATTCATTGATATCTATTTGATTAATATATCTTTTCATCAACTCTAAATTATTCATATTATTTATTATTAATTGATATACTTGATTAAAATAAACTAAAAAACTATCCAATGATAGTTTCATTATTGTATCTTTACTTAGCTTAATTAAACAAGATTCTTTTATTATGTCTAAATTATTATTAATTAACTCAATTAATGTATAAATATGCCCATGCTTATATCTTTTATCTGCAAAATTATATGGTTGTTCTGAAATAATATTATTAGTATTATTTAATACACCATCAGGTAAGTTTTTTTCAAGAATTTGAACTACTGTTAATTCTAATAAATAGTTCATTTTAGAAACTTCATCAGTTGTACCAAAATTTGTATCATTAATTAAACGACTTAATTCTTTTTGTCTTTCAAATAATAAATCTTGGATATCAGTATTTATTAAATTAAATGCTGCCACTGGTGCCGCTGGTGGAGCACCAGGTGCTGGTGCTCCACCAGGTGGTGGTTGTAGTCCAAAACCCTGATTTGTTTCTGTTCCTTTATAAATTAATGATTGTCTTGGAACATAATATGAATTAAAAAATGGATGTATTAAATTTAAATAGTTAAATAATAATTCTAAACTATATTTTTGCGGATTAGGAGCACCAGCACCAGCACCAGCAGCAACTGCAGCAGCATTAAAAGCAGCAGTACCAGTACCATCAACACCAAGAATTTGAGGAAAGTTTACAGGAGTTTCAAAATTACCACCAGCATTTCTAGGAGCATAATTTTCTAAATTAAATCGTACTTGTCCACGGGTTTTTAGAGCAGTATCTAAACTTATAAAATCAGTTATATCAGATTTAATTAAATTTGGATTTATAAAATCTATATTAAAATCATTAGATGGATATTTTCCTTGTTCAAGTATACTTGCTAAATTTTTTGAATTAATTTGATTTTCACCTCCTTCTGATTTTCCTGGACTATTTATTAAATACATACTTTTAACTTCATAACTTTTATTATCTAATTCACTATCTTTTTTATTTAATTTAAATTTTCTATTTATTGTAATTAAAGGAATACCTTTCTTTAAAACTCCATTACTTATATCTATTTCTTTATTATCATTTACTCCTTGTAATTCTACTCTAGAATACATTTTATTTTCATTTACATTATTAGTTATGTCTTTCACTGTACCATACAAATCAAAATATTCATAAGTTTCTATATTATTCAATAATCTATCAAGATTTCGTTCAAATATTATTGGTGGATTATATTCAAATAACTTTTCTAATTGATCTAATATAATATTTAAAAGTGATTTATTTATACTCATATCAGTAGTATTTGACGTTATATTATAATTTTGTCTATCAATATTCAAGTTACCAAAATCTTTTTTTAGTAATATAAATTCAAAATCAACTACTATTCTTTTTGCTGCATTTTGTGCTGCTGTTAATACTGAGGCTGCTGTTGCTCCTACTTTTCTTGATTCATTATTTGCTACTTGGACTACTTGATTTACAGCATCTATTATAATTTGTTCTGGTCTAGGTACATTATTTCGTATTACTGCTGCTGCTGCTCCTGCTGCAGCTGCAGCTGGAGCAGCTGCAGCTGCAGCTGCTGCTCCTGCTGCAGCTGCAGCTACAGCTGTTTTTACTGCTTCTACTGCTTGAATCAATTGATTAATTCTTTCTTGATTTCTTGCTAATTCACTTAATTTTGAATAGTCATTATGTCTAATATAAAATTTTGGAATATCAAAATCATTTGTTTTTATTGAATCAAAAATTTTATTAGAGTTATCTAAAATATTTCCTTTATTTAACAATTTACCAGTAGGTTCATTTTGAATTGAATATCCAACTTCATTTACTTGATAAGTTTGGGACCCTGGATAAATTAACTTTGGATTTGGAACTTTTGATCTTTTATCATAATAATTTGGAAATGGAAATTTTCTATCTCCTAATGCTTGTATAAAAGAATTGTTATTTATAACAACAGCAACAACAGCAACACCAGCAGCAGGAGGAGGATTATTAAAAGTATCAAGACGATGAACATTATTATATTGAATAATATCTGCATCAGGTGGAACTCCTGGAACTGCTGGAACTGCTGGAACTCCTGGAACAGCTGCAACTGGAGCTTTAAATTCTGCATTTGGAAAAATAATATCACTACTACAATCATTCCAAGGTTTTCTACCATTAAAGAATCTATCTAAAATTAATTCTTGAGGAAAAACACATTTTTCGTTAATAGGTCTTAAAGTAGATGATAATAGATAAAATAAATAATAAACAGTATTTAATAAATATAAACTAGTTTCAACACTATCATTAACAATTCCATCAGATAAACAATTTTTAATATCATCAATTAATTTATGTGTTTCTTCAATTTTAGTATTAGCATTTGATAAAATTGTATTAGAATCTTCTTTTGCATCTTCTTGAATAATACTATTATCTAAATCAATTTCTGTAAAATCAGAATTAATTTTAAAATCATCATATACTGATAAAATATCATTTTTAGTTTTTTCTATATTTTGATTTATTTGTAATTTTAAATTACGAACTTCAGATACATTTGTAGAATCAATTTCAGTAAATTTTTTATTTAATGATTCACTATTTTCTTTAAATATTTTATTAATTTCTTCTCTTTTAAAAAATATATTTAGGCTTATAAATTCTTCCATCAATGATTGACAATTATAAAAAAAATTTTCATTTCTATTTTCAGAATTTTTTACTTGTTCATTTATTTTATATAATAAACTCAAAGCTACTTTTGAAGATGTATCTTCTACTTCTTTTGATTTCTTAGATACTTTTATTTCCTTATTTATTTGATTTAATAATTCATCATTCTTACATTCAGAAACAAAATTATTAATTAATAAATGTATTGGAGTATTACCTTCATTATCTACTAATGTGATATCACATTTTAGTTTAACAAGATATTGAATAATATCAAAATATCCTTTAAACGCAGCATAATGTAAAGCATTTCTATTAAATTGGTCCATTGAATTAACAGAAACATTTTTACCAACTAACTCTTTTATTAATAATAATTTTTGTCCTTCAGTAAGCGAAGGATTTTGATTATCGATTACTGCATGTATTAATGTTTTACCCTCACTATTTCTAACATTTAATATAATACCAGAATTAATATTTGACATTAATTGATCATAATCATTTGATACAAAATCTCCATATAATGAATTTATCATACCAGTATCTTCTTTAAAAACAGGAGGTACATTTCTTGGAAATTTTGGTTGATATATATTTGATTTTGGTTTTTGTCTTATATTCGGATTTGTTTCCATAATATAATTCATAAAGATATTTTTTTATAAATTTATGTTTATAAATAATTTCTAATAAAAATTTGTAAAAATATAATAATTATTATTTGTTACATGTTTTACATGATGAAGGATTAATTTGATAATTTTGTAAAGGAGTTTCAGTTAATCTATAATCTGGATATATAGGACATTTTAAATTTGCAGGTAATTCCTTCATTTGAAAAATCATATTAGCTTTTAATCTTTCTTGTTCAAAATCTCTTGGATCCATACGCAGAGGATAATTATGAACACATGCATTATTCCAACAAGAATCATTTTGTCTAAAATAAATCCATTCAGAATCCATCATTTTAGTAGCGTTAAGTTGTAAAAATAATCTATAATCATCATCTCTAGTAATACCATTTACATATTTAATGTATTCATTAATAGAAGAAGCTGTTTTATAATTAGTAGTAAATCTACCATCATCCATTTTTGGTGGGCAATTTTTGTAATAGTTATCCATTGTTTTATATATATTATTATTAAATAAAAAAAATATATACTTTATATAAAAATTATATTATTCTATCAAATTTTTACAATTATTTATTCTATATCAATAACTTTTGATTTTCTTGCATGTGTATTTATTCCTAATTTATTAAAATCAAGATTATTTAAATTAATAAAATTATGATCTAAAATTTTAGGATCATCACTTGATATTGAATCTGATCTATCAGATGATTTATATGAACTAGAATTTTCTTCTGATTTTCTCATAATTTGTATCATATCAATACCTTTAATAATAAAGTCTCCATCTTCTAAATTTTGTAAATTATTTGAATCTTTAGATAAATCTGATTTTTCTAATATAAATCCATTAAGATCTTCTGAATCCATATTATTTAATTTACCCATTGAACTACTTTTAATAATTGTTTCATTTAAAATATTATAAGCAGAATTGGCTAGAGGACTGCCTGATTTAATATAATCACTTTTTATGTAACCATCTTGTACTTCTAAAACAGTACTATTTTCAGATTCTTTATCAATATCAATATTCAATACATTATTTTTTGATTTTTTTTTTATAGATACATTAGATGAAGATGAATGACTTTGACTTTTTGTTTTAAAATTTTCATATTCAGCTAATTGAATATTAGAAGTTCCTGAAAATTCATTATTTTTATGATCAGAACTCATATAAAACATTTCTTTTTCTTGATTTTTTAATTGATTTATTTTTATAAAACAATTATTATTTTTGTTACCAACTGAATTTTCAACAGAATTAAATATCTGATTTTTTATTTCCTCATTTTCATCTAAACCTTCCATATTTTCATCAAATTGATTAAATTGATTAATTATTGATTGATTATTCATTTTATTTACTTCATTTGCTTTATTTTGTAATGAATATAAATCTTTAATTTTTCTATTACAATCTCCTAATCTTTTATCAAGCATTTCTTCAAAATTATCTAATTTTTCATTTATATCATCAAATTCTATCTCAATTGAACTTGTAATATTTTCTTTAAGTTTTTCAAAATGTTTTGTTTGAGTACTTTTAATACTGTATATCAAATAAATTATAATACCTAACAGTATAATTATTAATAAATATCTTAAATCAAACATCTATAGTAATTATTTTGAAAAATTTATATAAAATTAAACCTACTATATTAAAATATTTTTATTCTAATATGGTTATACAATAACTTAAATAAAATTGATTTTATTAAATAAAGATACTATATTATATAAAATGATATTAGGAAATTATCATGTTGAATTTAATACTAATTTAAATATAAACTCAATTTCTTCTTATAAAATAATTCGCAGTAAATTTTTTGCAAAATATATTAGTATTTATGAATATAAATACTCTGATATAAAAACATTATACACAGATGCATTAATTTATTCAAAATATTATTTATATTATAAAACACAAAATTGTATATATTCACCTGAAATAATGGATATTATATATAATATTGATTTTTTCAAATAATTATTTTTTTATTAAATCCTTAATATGCATCTGGATTATTAAGAACATTTTTTATATAATCGATATTGATTCCCATATCTCCAGTAAATCTTCTTGCATTATCAAAATCTTCTAAAGGTGCATAACTCATATAATCTCTACCATCATTCATTTGAATTGGACATGTGGTACAACTTTTATTAGTTACACATACTGGAGGAAAAGGTGGTATTGGATACCAATTTGTAGGATTAATAAAAGTATAAGCACGATTAGTCATACCTTTATTAATAGGTGAAAGATAATTATAATCACCATATTTTAGTTCTGAATTAAGTGATTCGTAAGTTTTTGGTGCATTAGTTGATCTTGTAAATATATCATTATAATATTTTTCACCATCTTTTAAATAATTTTGAACAACTTCTTGATTACCAATACTTGCTCTAAAAATATTATTTTTTAATGCTATTTTATTATCTAAAGCTTGTAATCCATCTTGTTGATATTTTACATAACCATCATCAAAAGTAGATTCAATTGGAGCTATAGGATCTTTTGTTCCATCAGGTAATTTAATTTTAGGGTTTGGTTTCCCAGTATAAATACCATCAGATGGTGTATCGATGTAGTCACTTAAGGGAATACCTTTAGATTCTTTTTGTACAGATAATTTTTCTTTCATTAAATCTATTTTTGAAATCATTTTATTATCTTTAGTTTCTTCTTGATTATTATCTTCTTCATCAATAAAACTATCTAAAACTTCAAAACCTTCTATATTACCGTGTGCATATGCATTCCGATCTAATGGAACACCTGCTACCATACTTGCTGTTGGATTTGGTTTTGCATTAGGATCCATAGCTAAATTTGGAGAAGCATTATTCATTATAGCTTTTAATGTATTAATATTATTATCATTCATTGTATTTTCTAATGCAACAGGATTAATTAAATTTTGATCTGAATTAATTATATCATATTTATCATTTTTTATTTCATCGACTTTTTCTACATAAGTTGGTGGTACATCAATAATCTCATTTATAGTTGAAGAAAGATTATTTGTAAATAAATTATTATTTTGTAGAGTTCCTTGAAAATTTTCAATTGATTCTTGTGAAATTGGTAAATTACTAATATCATCTTTTTGAATTTTGCATTCATCACAATTTAGTGGATCTGTTGCTTTATTATTTATATAAATAATATTTTCTATAATTAATATTGAAACTGCTATAATACAAGCTAATAGAATAGCTTCATATGATGGTAAATCAATAATAAATTTTAATAGTAAAAAAATGATAATGAATATGATAGCTATTTTTGAGAAATATTTCAAATTATTAAAAGTTTCTGACGAAATCATTTATATATTTATATATATAAATCATAAAAAATATTTATTATAATAGAAATTTTTGTATTAAAATATATTTTTATTTACTTGTAATTAATAATTGAAGTATTTTTACTGCAGTCATAAAACCAATTATCAAAAAAATAAGTATAGTAATTTGTTGATGAGGATTTAGTTCTTTATAATAATTTAAATAAACTAAATCGTTGTATACATCAAATGCAATTACTGCTAACAAAGCATTATTTACAGCATCTTCTATAATTTGACCAAGAGTTATAGTTTCTTTATCATTAACATTTGTGAAAAAATTAATTAAAAACTGTACAATAAAAATAAATAGAAATAAATATATTTTATGTGGTATAGCTAATTTTCTATCACTAATATTTTCCATAAAATTATTTAAATAAAATATTAATGCTATAGTTATTATTAATAATTTAAATAAAATATTCATTATAATTATAATTATATTAGATTTAAAAAATTTTATTTATTTTTAAATAAATACTAAAATTTACTTGAACTATATTTAATATTTATAATAATATATATTATTGTTAATTGTAAAATAATTATTATAGATAATAATATTAAAAAAGTTAAATAATGAGGTAAGATTTTTAAATAAATTTGATTATATACTGGTAAAAAAAATTCTTTTTTAATTTCATCATCTATTAAATTTTCTTTAACTTTAACTAAAATATTTTTTATAAATCCACTAGATTGTTTATATTTTTTTTTTCTATTTTTTTCTTCATTTTTTAATTTAGTAGAGTTATTTGATTGACTTTTATTTGTATTATTTTCATTTTGAGAATTATAAAGTGTTGTACTTGAAAATATATTTGAATTATTCATTTATTATAATTCAAATAAAAAAAAATCTTAATTTATACATTTATTTTTTAGAAGTTTTTTTGGATGTTTTTTTTGCTTTAGTTGTTTTTGTCTTAGTTGTTTTACTTTTTGAAGATTTCTTTTTTGGAGAATCTGATGTCTCAGTAATATCAAAATTTGTTTCTTCAGATTCATCATTTTTCTTAGATTTCTTTGATTTGATTGATTTCTTACTACCTTTTTTCTCTTCAATATGTTTTTGAATATTCTTTTCTAGTTCATCAAGATCAGGCATATCTTCAATTAAATCAGATATTTGTTGTTCACTCATTTTACTAATTGATAAAATTTTATCTAATCCACCCATTTGTGGATTCTTTTCAGTTACTTTTCTATAAATATAAGCTTTAATTAATTTTGCATTTTTTTCATTTGCTTTAATAACAACTGAATCTTTAACTATTTCACCTTTATTTAACATTGACATTATCATATCTAAAACTTGTTCATGAAGATTATCTCTTTGTCTTTGCATCATTCTAGATAATTCATTAGTTACAGCACCATAATCTGATTCGTTGTAAAAAGAAACATATCCTTCTTCTGAAATACCTTGTTCTGAATCATTATTATAATTTATATTAAAAGATTCTGAACCAAAAGAATTATCTGTTAAAGCTAAATTTCGAAATCCCATAATTTTTTCACCACCTTGTTGTGATCTTCTTCCAGTTTCATTTAATTTATTAATAGCTTCCATTAATTCATCTGTATCCACAACATCAGAATTAATTGTATTTACATTAACTATATCTTTTTTTTTTTCTTCATTAGAATATTTTTCAGCCAGTTTTTGAATTAAATTATCAGTATCAGATTTATATTCTTCACTTTTAGGTTCATCTGTTTTCACATTAACTATCTCAATATCACTTCGAAGACCTGGTTGGGTTTCTCTAAGTGGAGCATATATAATATCACCATCTTGTTTTTTATCTACCATAATATTACCAACAGATTTAATAAAATTTTCTAAATAATTTCTAACAGCTTGGTTAATATTAGTATTATTTTTATTTTTATTTTGTGGTTTAAAATCTGTTTCAAAATCAAAACTTTCTATACTAGTTTCATTCATATTTTTTTTTGGAAATAAATCTTTTAAATTAAAAATAGCTTCACTAGTTTCAATTGTTTTATTAGTTAATTCATTAGCATTTTCATCTTCAGCAATAACATAATTTCCAAAATTATCTTTTATTGATAAATCAGCACCTGCTATATCAAGTTTATTAGCTACATTATCATTTTGTTCTTTTATTGCTAATAAAATTGGTGTTTCACCATTATTATTTTGTGCATTAATACATGTTGATATATTTTTATTTTTAATTAACATATCAATTTCATCTTCACATTCGTTATTATTTTTAGAACAAAGTACCAAATGATGTAAAATAGTATTACCATTTTTATCACCACAACCTAAACAACATGTTCCCTGCCTAATTATATATAGAGCTAAATCAATATTCTTTTTATTAAAGGCATTAAGTGCTTGCATACATGGGCATAAAGATTCTACTCTTCCTCCACCACCCCTCATTGAATTTTGTTTTATATTTGACATAAATGCAGAAGAAGTTGCGGATAAATCATTAAAGTTTATACCAGAAAAATTGGCGTTGTTTTTACTAGCCATTTTGTTTTTTGTAAAAATAGAATTATTCATTATAATATAAGTATATATATAATTTTTTTTTACAATAAATATTTTATATATAGAATATATAATCTATAATGAGCAAAGATATACGATTTCTTTTAGTATTTTTAATTGTAGCCCTCGCTGTGCTTGTTTGGTTACAAAATCAAAGTTGTAATGCTATACCAAATAAAGGCGCCATCAATCAATATTTTACTTCAGATCAATTAACTGGACCTGAACAAACAAATCAAGCATTAAAGATAAAACAAGCTGAAGATAAAGCTCGTGCTATTTTAGAATCAAATAAAGTTACATCTAAAATTGTTGATAATATTCTTAAAAGTGAACAGGCAAATAAAAATAACAATATTATTAATTCTCAAGATTTAAGTTCAATGGGTTCACAAATGAGTAATAATGTTCGTAGTGAATTTGCCAATCCAATTTTAGAAGATATAAACAATGATAGAAATTCAATGAGTTCAAGTCAAGCTGCTCTTGAAGCATTAATTCAAGATGTTAATACAGGTAATAATTTACTAGTTGATAGTCCACAAGGTCAATTATATAGAGATAAATCTAAAAGTATTGATGCTGCTCCTCCAGGAACTTACCGCAAAGTATCTTACAAAGATTCCAAATATAGATATGATTTTGACAATGATGGATCTCCATCTCAATCTAGTCAAGATGAATTAAATAGTTTATATGATGATGCTTTAATATTTAAGAATAATGAATATTTAAACAATAATGGATATACTGGATTTAATGAGATGCAAACTACTTTTGGTGATGCTAATTTAAAAGATTTTACACCAATGGGTAAACAAACTCAACAAGAAAAAATTATGGCTCTTTACAATTCAAATGAATATTTACCAAATAATGATTTATTAGATAATAAATTAACCAAAGGTTTTCAAATCTTAGAAAATCCTGTTTCTGTATCAAATCCAAATTTAATCCCTGTACTTAAATCTATTCCAGTTTCATCAATCTTAGGATCTAAAAGAAATTCAACATGGGATATTAGAGCAGAACCTCCTTGTCCTAAAACAGTTGTTTCACCTTTCCTCAATTCATCAATTATGCCAGATATTTATGCTACTCAAAGAGGTTGTCTATAATTTTTTTTTTAATTTTGTAAATAAAAAAATTGATAAATTATTATTAATATATCAATTTATAGTGAAAAATGAATACTGATAAATATATTGAACAATATTTAGATGAAATTTTAGAAAATACTAATTTTTTACTTGAAAATGATATTAATACAGTTAATTCATTAAATGAAGATGATTGTCAAGATGATATTACTAGTGAATTGTATCAAAGTATGTATGAAAATAAATTTAATTCAGATAAATCTAAGCAAAAAGTAAATTTTAATTTAGATAATAATAATATTTTTGAATTTGATAATATAGATGATAATGATAAAAATAATTTAATTGATTTAGATATTGAGCTAGGATATTATTTAAATTTAATAAATATATTTATGCTTTATTATAATGAAAAGTTTGAAAAATCTGAAAATTTTTTTTCAGGTGTTCATAATGTTGATATGGATACATCTAATCAAATGGAATTATTTTTTGAAGCAATTATTGAATTTAAAAATTTAAAAAGTAAAATATCAAAAGATATTGAACTTAATGATAAAAATGATGTTATATTAGAAAATGAAAATTCTTTAAATAATATTACAATGAAATTTATATTTAATGAAACACAAGAAGATAAAATAAAATATTTATTTGATTTATGGGAAGGACAAATTTATTGTTTAAATATTTCATCTGAAAAATTTTTTACTCCTTCACTAATTGTATGTTTAAATTATATACAAACAAATAATTTAGAATTTGGAACATATAATATATTTAATTTAAGAAATTATTAAAATAAATTAAAAAAATAAATATAATTATCAATTAATAGAAAGATGGATAAAGAAAAAAATATTTTTAAAAAAATACAAAATGATATTATACAATCAAATCCTAAAATTATAAATAGTTCAGATAATTTATCTAATATTAAAAAAAATTTAGATTCTAAATATACCGAAGATTTATCAGATAGTGATGATGATTTATCTTCTTATAAATTACGAAACAGAGATGTTATAAATCAAATGAAAACTAAGACAAAACAAAATGTTAAATCTAAAACTTTAAAATTACCTATTACTGAAGAAATTAATCAAATAGAAAAAGAAATTAATCAAATGACTGAAGAACAATTTGGATCTAATGCCAGTTCAATAGATCCAAAAGATAAAAAAACAAAAAATAATTCAAATTCTGAATTAAATTCTGATAATAGTGATGATTCTGAACTTGAATATGAATATACTGAAGAATTAGCTTTAAAAGTTAAATCATATGTCAAAAATGATGATAGAATTAGAGAATTACAAACAGAATTAAAAAAATTAAATAGTGAAAAAAAAATAGCAGAAATGGATATTTTAAAACATTTAGAAAGATTAGGTGAATCTAATATTAATATAACTGGTGGAAAACTAAGAATTAATCAATATGAATCAAAAGGTAGTTTAGCAGAAGATGTTGTAAGAGAAGCTATTCAAGATAAAATTAAGGATCCAAAAATAATTGAAAAAATTTTTGAAAAAATTAATGAAAAAAGAGCTGCTAATGGTAAAATTCAAATATCCCTTAAACGCACTTTTGAAAGAGGAAAAAAATAAATTTTTTTAAGAAATAAATATATAAATTATTACATATTTAACTATAAGTTATTAAAGTTGGTAAATTATTATTAAGTGAAACATTAACATATGGAGTAAATGAAGTACTAAATGTTGGTATTAAAACATTTGGAATACCATAAATAGTAGGATAATAAGTAACACTTAAAACATTATCCTTAATCTTTGATTTTGAATTTGGATAATAAACATAATCATCTGAAGAAGAATCTGAAGAATCTGATGAACTAGATGATGAATTATCATATCTTTTTTTTCTACCACCATTTTGACTAATAACTTCATTTAATAAATCATCATCAACATTTTTGTTAAATTTACTTAGAGTATATTTAACTTTACCACCTTCTAGATTTTCTAAAACCTTAAAGTGATAAAATTTATTTTTATTGGTATCTTGAATTGAATAAAAAAATTCAGGAATAAATTGTTTAATATTACTTGATAATTCATTCCAAATTTCTTCAGCAGCATCATTTACTGATTTTTTGTTTGATTCTAGGACTTTGCCCTCTACATAAGGATTTGCTAAAATATAACTCATTAATATATATTTATATAATAAATAAAAAAAAATTGATTTATAATTTAAATTTTAATATATTATAAAATAATGAATCAGAATATTAGTAAAAAAATCCTCTATCTTAAGACGGGTTATGTTATACCTATTAAAACTTTAACTGAAGTATTATCAAATGTACTTACAGAAACAACATGGGTATTTACAGCACCTGATCCTAAAGATCCAGAAAAATTTGCAGGTTTAGAAATAGCAACCGCTGATACATCAAGAACAATTTTTATTAAAGTAAGATTAGATGCTAAAGAATTTGAACCTTATCATTGTAAATATGATAGATTAGAATTAGGAGTTAGTTTAATAAATCTATATAAACTTTTAAAATCGGTTGATAAAGATGATACAATGTCATTATATGTTGAAGAAAATGATAGACAAAATTTAATTATTGAAATAGAAAATCAAGAAAAAAAATCTAAAACATTTTACAAATTAAAGTTAATGGATTTAGATCAACCTCAAAAAAAAACAGCTAAAATTGATTTTGATATTAAAATTACAATGCCTAGTAATGAATTTCATAAACTTTGTAGAGAAATGAATAATATAGCTGAATATGTTGATATTAAATGTACTAGTAAAAATATTATTTTTACTTGTAAAGGTGATTGTGCTGAAAGAAGTACTATATTTAAATCAGAAGAAGGTGGATTAAATATTTCTAATGAAAATAAAAAAAATCACAATATTGTACAAGGAATTTATGAATTAAAAAATATTGTATTATTTACAAAATGTGCAAATCTATGTAATGATATTGAAATTTATATGAAAAATGATTTTGCTTTAACTATAATTTATACAATAGCTACATTAGGTACAATTATTATTGCATTGTCACCTGTTAAAGAAGAAAATATTAAAAATATTTCTTATTCCTATTCTGATGATGAAGAAGATTTAGATATTATCGGTGGAGGTGCAAATATACTTAAAGAAGATGCTTAAAATTTTTTTATAAAAAATCACTAATCTTTCGTTCCACCATCATATCTTTTAGCTAATCCTTTTTCAATCATTAAATTATTTATATTTTCATTATTATAATAGATTGTACATAATGGTCTACCATATTTATCATTTGTACTAAATTCAACTTTTACTACTTTATTTTCTATTAAATTTAATAAAAAATTTTTTGCTTTAACTGCTTTGTTAATATGTTCTTCTCTATTTGGTATATTTTTTAAAGGTTTTAATTCTGGTGTATCAATCCCCATTAATCTAGTTCTAATTTCAAATAAATTTATAGCAGAATCTGGATTTGAACTAGAATTATTATCTATTTTATCTTTTGAAATAAAAGAATAAACTGACATTCTTATTGGAACTAATAAAACAATTGTATCACCATCATAAACAGATTTTACATAAAAATTACCTTTAATTTTTGAAAGATTAAATTTTAATGTTTCATTATTTGTTATATCTAAAATCATTGGATTTTCATTTAAATCTAAATTAGTTTTTGTATTTATGCATCCCATTATATTTATAATCTAATATTTATTATTTTAATCAATTTTTATTGATTAAAATATTTATATAAAAATTTAATATTCAGGTTTAATAGCCTTAAATTTAATTGATAATTTAGAAATTAATTTATACATATCATCACTTAATATTTTATCTATTGTACCATAATGAATAATATTTATTTTAAACCATATTTTAATAATTACACATGCAGAATTAATACTTATATGATCTAACTTTCTTGGACTAAAAGATAATCCATTGACTACATTCCAAGTATTCTGAGAAAATTTTAATAAAGTATTATTTACCATTTGATAACAAAATGATTTTAATATATTATATGCTTCTTCTAATGAATCAATTTTAATTTGACATAAAGAACCATTTCTATTATCAATATCTTCCCATAAAGGACTAATATCTCTTTTCATAATAAAAATATCAAAATCAGAATATGAACTTTCTCCAGAAGCTATATTTAATGTATTAAAAAATTTTGGTACATCACCCCATTTATTTAAAGTTGTAATATTATGATAACTTAAAAAATCCCAATTTTTATCATCATTATGATGAGCTAATACTCTAAAATAATTAGTCATTTTATTTTCAAAAAAATTTTCTTCAAATTGTTTATATTCACATTCAATAACTGGTTTCTTCTTATTATTTGAAACAATAAGAAATTCTTCATCATTATTTAAATTTTGATTTATATTCTTATTATATTTATTTTTTGAATCTTTTTTAACAGTAAAATATTTAAAAACTTCTTCTTCTAATTTATCTAAAACAGGAGAACCTATTGTTTTATTATTGGTATTAATTATCGTTTTTGTCTCTTCGTCATCACTTTCTTCATTTAATAATGAAAAACGATTACTACCTGCTTTATTTTCTAATAACTGTTTTTCAGACATTTTAACTATATATTAAATAATAATTAATTAATTTTTAATCAATTTTTTTTATTATATAAAATTATTATTTTTTTTTGTATTACTTTTCTAAATAAAAAATTGATAAGAATGATATTAATTGAATATTATCATTATTACAATATGTTAAATTTTCATTTATTAAACATAAATTTTTAATTATACTAACTACTTTTTCCATTTTATACTTGATTATTTCTTTATTATTATTTATAATAAAGTCTATAAAATAATCATAAACATAATTTATTAATTCAGCAAGAGATATACCATTTTCTATAGTTAAATTATTTACATAATTATATGATTTATTAAAATCATTTTTTTGAATAAAACTAAGTATTTGAACTATATGTTTATGTGTAGGACATGATAATATTTTTGATATACTTGTTTCATTTATAATTATTTGATTTGAATTAATTTTATCAGAATTAGATATTATTTCTGATTTTTTACAAATAATATTATCCAAATACATATTAACTGATTGTAAAATATTTAATAATTTTCTCATATCACCAGATGATCTTTTAATTATTAATTTTATTGCATTTGAAGTAATTTGTAAGTTTTCTTTTTTACAAATAGATATTACAAAACTATAAAGATAATCAAATGGTATTGGATTAAATCTAAAAATTACACATCTTGATTGTATTGCTGGATTAATTTTTTTAAGATAATTACAAATAAAACAAAATCTAACATTTGATACATATTTTTCAATTACTTTTCGCAATATAGCTTGTGCATCTTCAGTCATTGCATCTATTTCGTCTAAAATTATTAATTTAAAAGTTGGTGTATTTGGATTTTCAGAAATACCTTTTGTTATTACAAATTGTTTTATTCTATTTCTAACTGTTTCTATACCACGTTCTTCTGAAGCATTTAATACTAATATCATATTGTCATAATCTTCACCATAATAATGTTTGGCCACTGCTATTATTAATGAAGTTTTACCTGTTCCAGGTGGACCATAAAATAATAAATGTGGTAACTTTTTATGATCCATATAATTTACTATTGCTTTAGTTATTTTTTCATGATATATAATATTATTTATTGCAGATGGTCTGTATTTTTCTGACCATGGTAAATTATTATATTTTTTTAAACTAGATAATGACATTATTTAACTATTATCTATATATATTAATTAATATTTAATAGGATTTACAAATTTTTTAATTTTATATATTTTAAATAAATTTATAAAAATTATTATATAAATTAATTTTTATACAAATTTTTTATATAAAAATTGATTTTATTTATAAATAATATAAAGTAATAGAATATATATATATATCATGAATGTTCATAGGTATAATGAGAAGACATCCTCAATTGAAAGGATTGATTTTACAATCCTTGGTAATAAGGAAATCAAAAATATGTCTGTGTTAAATGATAAATCTGGTCCTGGTCCAGGATTAGTTGTACCTGATTTATATGATAATACTGAACCCAAAAAAGGTGGTCTTATTGATCAACGAATGGGTGTTACTTCAAATGAACTAGAATGCACAACATGTGGTTTAAGTACAAACTATTGTGTTGGTCATTTTGGTCATATGGAATTAGCAGAACCAGTATTTCACATGGGATTTTATGATTATGTCATCTCAATTTTAAGATGTGTATGTATTAAATGTTCTAAAATATTAGTTTATAAAAATGAAAAAGAAATTATGGATATTTTAAAAAATAAAACAGGTAAAGGTAGACTTAATGAAATTAAAAATTTAGTTAAAAATGTTACTTATTGTCAAAAAGCTTTTTATGGATGTGGTGCACCAGTACCTAAAATAAAATCTGATAAAAAAAAAACAAGTGAAGTATATATTGTTGCTGAATATTTATTATCTTCTTCTACTGAAGAAGATCTAGAAAAAAAACCGATTAAAGAAACATTAACACCAAATTTAGTTTATAATATATTAAAAAATATTTCTGATACAGATTGTATGATAATTGGATTTGATCCAAAAAAAAATAGACCTGAAGATTTAATTCACACTATTTTTCCGGTACCTCCTGTACAAGTTAGACCTTCTGTTAGAGGTGATTTTGGTTCTTCTACTACACGTGAAGATCATTTAACTGTGATACTTTCAAATATATTAAAAGCTAACATTAGAATGAATAAAAATAAAGAAAATGTTACAGAAAATTCATTAAAATATATACCTGATCATACTACTTTACTTCAATATCATGTAGCTGTTTATTATGATAGTGATTCTCTTAAAATTCCTGAAACTCAAAGAAAGAATATCACTACTAAATCATTAAGTACACGTTTAAAAGGTAAAGAAGGACGTATTCGAAATAATCTGATGGGTAATCTGTTTCTCTAGGAAAGAAACAATAGCTTGCTCACAATAGGCGACTGCTTATTTGGTTGTTGTATCACCAAATAAGGAAAACAGTATAAATACAATCTAGTAATAGTATATAATCGTCTAGTGGATAAATTAAATTATTTATCTGCAACACTTCCAAATTGCGGGAACATCTAATTTTGCATTTGCAAATAACTATTTTATACTTCCAGAATATTGAAAAATATTTTGTAATCAACGGAGAAATTCGTTAAAAAATAATATGCTTAAAAATTAAAATATATAAAAAGATATATGAAAAATGAATATTGGTGAAATTTATAAAATTACTAATTTAATAAATAATAAAATATATATTGGTAAAACTAAAAAATATTATAAAAATATTGAATTTGGTTATTTAAAACGTTTTATTAATCACAAAGTATCAGCAAATTCAGAATCTAAAAAAAATGATTGTCCTAGACTATATAATGCTATAAGAAAATATGGTAATAAAAATTTTAAAGTCGAAATGATTCATGAATGTGAATTAAAAATCATTGATGAAAAAGAAATTGAATTTATAAAAAAGTACAATTCAACTGACAGAAATATAGGTTATAATATCGCCCTTGGTGGTGGTGGTCGTAGTGTTGTTAATATATCTGAAGAAATTCGTTATAAAATTTCAAAGAAACAAAATACTGAACATCCAATGAATATTAAACCTTATTTAAAAAACAATGTACTTGTTGGTTATACAGTTCAACGAAGAGAAAATGGTATGGTTTTTAGAAAATATTTTACAAATTCTAAAAATATTCCAGAAATTAATCTTGAACTTGCAAAAAACTGGTTAAATGATATAATAGATAACAAAATCGATAATACAAATATTAACAAATATAATAGAGATAGTAATTTACCAAAAAATATATATCAAATTATTGAAAATGATAAATTAGTTGGTTATAAAGTAAATATAATGATTGATGGAAAAAAATATACAAAATCATTTCAATCAAATACTACACTAATTGAAGAGCTTTTGCAAAAAGCTATTAAATATAAAGAAAGCATATTAAACAGTTATAATTAAAATAGTGAACTGGGAAACCAGTATTAGACAATCCGCAGCCAAGTTCCTAAGTATATTTTTAATATATATGGAAAAGGTTCAGAGACTAGATGGTAGTGGGTACTTGAATTTTTAATTCTTGTGCTTAAGGTATAGTCCGTGTCTTGGTGACAAGACTTCCAACTTTTAAGGAGTTGGGGTTTAAATGATTTAAAATAGTTATTTAAGCTAGTAGATATCAACCTAGACCTAAAGGTTAAATTAATTTAAAAACTAATTTAGCCCATGGTTGAAGATATCGATTCGAAGAGAACAGATTTTTCGGGGCGTACAGTAATTACGCCTGATCCAAACTTATCTATTAATGAACTTGGAATGCCAATAACAATTGCTATGAATATAACATTTCCAGAAATAGTAACTCCTCATAATAAGGATTATTTGGAAAAATTAGTTAGAAATGGTCGTGAAGTTTATCCAGGAGCTAATTTTATTATTCCTGCAACTTTAAGTGATTCGGATTCCAAGTCAATTATTGATTTAAGATTTAGAAAAAATAAAATTGAATTAAGATATGGTGACATTGTAGAAAGACATACAAAAAATAATGATATTGTTTTACTCAATCGTCAACCAACTTTACATAAACAAAGTATGATGGGACATAGAGTTAAGGTTATTAATAATCCTAACTATTGTACGTTTAGAATTAATCCTAACGTAACAACTCCTTAATGTCAGGGAGTAAAAGCATGAGAAAAACCTTATGCTAGTTTGCTAACAATTTATATTAATTGTTATACAAGCGAAATAGTGATATGCGGGAAAGTCCTAAAGTTTTAGATACTAAGTTGAATAAAGAAATTTGTTTGATGGCTTTGGTGAAAAATCAAGGGTATAGTAAAAATTCTAAAAATAATTAAAGTATTTTAAAAATTATTTAATATAGATATAATAGCTATGGATGAAAGTCAAGATACTGGAGTTATATATTGTATTGAAAATATAATCACACATAAAAAATATATTGGTCAAGCAAAATCTTATATATTAAAAAAAGGTAAAATTGTTAAACACGGTTTATCAGGTAGGTTTAAAACACATTTAAAAAGTGCTTTTTCTGGTAAAAATAGTTGTCCTAAATTATACAATTCAATTGTAAAGTATGGATATAAAAGTTTTTCCATATCTTTATTAGAAATTTGTTATTTAGAATTTTTAAATGAAAAAGAAACTTTTTACATAAAAAAATTTAATACTGTAGAAGATGGTTATAATATATTATATAGTAATTCAACAATTCATAAAAACTTTGATAGTAGAAAAAATGTTATTGAAAAAATATCAAATACTATGAAAGATAAATGGTCTAATGATGAACAATATATAAATAAAACTACTAAAAATAATCTTAAAGCAGTTATTGAAAGAACCAAAAGAGGAACTAGAATTATAAACAAAGAATTACCAAATAATATATATAAAACAAAAAATGGTTTTGATATAAGAATAATGAGAAATGGTGTATATAAAATTACATCAGTTGAAAGTAAAATTTTAACTCATGAAGAACTTATTTTAAAAGCAATTGAGAAAAGAGACAAAATATTTGAACAAATTAAAAATAATGATGTGATTAATTTTCAAAAAAAATATGACCACAATGGTAATGATTTACCAATTGGTATTCATCTTAAAAAAGCAAGAAATCAAGATGCATATGGAGTAAAAATTATTATTGATGGTAAAATTTATGAAAAATGTGTATCTGATAAAAAACTTTCAATGGATGAAAAATTAATAAAAGCTAAAATATTATTAAATGAATTAAAAATACTTTATAAAATGGAAAATCCGCAGGTTCAAGTCTAAATTCGTTATGATAGAATATGACAAGGACCTCAGAGACTACGTTGCTATTGGTCAATAATGATAGTTTAATCAACTGGAATTGGCTTAAGGTATAGTCCACTCCCACAGGAAACTGTGTATACAAGTAGAATTGTATAAGATTGTGATAACAAGAGGAAATGCTTGTTTGAATCTGGTATTTAAGGTACAACGCAGATTTTGACGGTGATAGATCATTTTGTCACCAACAGCAAGCTGCCAATTAAGTTACTATTCATACTTAATTGGGTAAACAGTGTAAGAATAGTCTAGATATAACTTGCTAGTCTTGTTTTAAATAAGGCAAGATTACCAATTTGTTCGGGAACCCCTTAAAGCACTACATACTAAACATAATTTGAAAAAATTATGTGGTTTTGCGCAATGGCAAAAATTTTTCATAGCAGAATATAATAAACTTTTAAATATACTTAAAAAAAGCTATGAAATAAGTAAAAATTGTAGTGATATTCCTAAAGGATAATAGGAAACCCGCAGCCGGTCATCTAAGTTCGTTTGATAGAATATGATGATGGTTCAGAGACTTGATGGTAGTCGGTCGGTAATGAAGGTCTAATCAACCTGAACTGGCTTAAGATAAAGTCCAATTGTCTTCCGAAAGGAAGAATGAAAGATATTTTAAAAATATAAACCTAAGTCAATAAAATGATATGGTTTATGGATATCTTCATGGAAATGAACATTTTTGCACCTCAGAGTATTGAAACCCAATATGAATTAGAGGAAATTGCAGATTTAAAATTACAAATAATTACACCTCAATCTTCTTCACCAATTATAGCGATGAAGCAAGATCAATTATTAGGTGCATATAATTTAACTTCTGAATATTATAAATTAGATTGGAGAACTACTATGAATTTATTAGCGTCCACTCAAATGGAATCACTTGATAATGTTCCTAAAAACAAAGATTATGCTGGAAAAGAAATTTTCTCTTATTTAATTCCTAAAAAAATTAATCTTATGAAGGGTGATCCTACTAAACCAACTATTTTAGTTAAAAATGGTATTATGGAATCAGGTATTTTAGGGGATGATTCGCTAGGTGTAAAAAAATCACCTAGTTTAGTACAATTAGTCTGGGATGAATATGGTGTTGAGAAAACAAAAACTTTTTTGGATAATACTACCAAATTAGCAAATAACTTTAATTTATTTCACGGTATGACTGTTGGTATTAAAGATCTTTATATCAGTAATGAACTTGATAATAAAATGCAACAGACTTTTGATACTAAAAAATTAGAAATTCAACATGAAATTACTGAAATTGAAAATAATCCAGATATGATGGATGGTGATCTTTTTGAAATGTCCGTTAATCAAAAATTATCAGTTATTCGTGATGATGTATCCAAAGTTATTATGGCTAGTATGACTAAAGAAAATAATTTTAGGATTATGATTGAATCTGGATCAAAAGGTAAACCAATTAATATCACTCAAATGGCTGGATTAGTTGGTCAACAAGATTATCATGGTGGACGCATATTGAAAAACTTTAATAATAGATCTTTACCTTATTTTTTTCAAAATGATGATCGTGCCGAATCAAGAGGTTTTATTGAAAGACCTTTTATGCATGGATTAAATATCTCAGAATTTATTTTTCATCATCTATCTTCTAGAGAAGGTCTAATTGATCAAACTGTGCGATCTGTTACTCCTGATACTAGAATTACTATTATTGAAAATTCGATTCCCAAAACTGTTGAAATAGGTCCTTGGATTGATTCGATAATTAAAATAAAATCTGATCAAGTCGAACACGATGTTAACGAATTTGAATTAGTTAATGTAACTGGTATTACAATCCCAACTGTTGACTCTGTTGGAAAAGTTACTTGGGCTAATGTAACTGCAGTTACTAGACATGCTAAAGGAAATCAATTGTTTGAAATCGTAACTAGAGGTGGTAGAAAAGTTAAAGTTCCTGAATCTAAATCACTTTTGATCTGGAATAATGAGACTAAACAATTTGAAGATAAACTTACTCCAGATGTTAAAGTCGGAGATTTCGTTCCTGTTACAATGAATTTACCTCAACCTCCTATTATAAATAATCATATTGATATGACAGAATTTAAAATACAGGAAGAGAAAGATTCGTTATTACCAGATAAATTTATATTAAATAAATTAAATGGTCAATTCATTGGATTATTCTTAGCTGATGGTAATGTTAATTATGAAAATGGCTATATACATTTAAATAATTGTAATGAAAATGTGTTAAACTTTATTAAAAAGTACTTTGACGGTCTAGATATTAGTTATAATGAGAATAAAAAAATATTAGAAATAGAAACTATTACTGATATTAGTGGTTATTCTAGAATTTTATGCAAGTTCCTATATGCTACTTGTGGTAATGATGCTTATGAAAAACATGTTCCTGATTTTGCATTCAATGCTCCTGAAGAGTTTGTTATTGGACTAATTGATGGATATATATCTAGAAATGCTTGTGTAACCGAATCCTCTATTACTACCTTATCTTGTTCATTAAAGTTAATTGATGGAATTAATATGTTATTAAATAGAATTGGTGTATTTTCTAAAATTAGTACTCATAAATATGATAACAAAAACAATGATATTAAAGCCAATTATAATATTATTGAAATTGGTATTAGAGCACAATGGGTGCGCAAATTTAAATCTAAAATGATATCTCTAATTAACTTTAATAAAAATGATAAATTTTATAAAATAGAAAGTTCAACAATTACTCATACAAATTACATAGAACAAGAAGATGTTGTACTTGATCAAATTGTTGAAATTAATCAACTTAATCCTGAAAATTATCCTAAACTATATGATTTAACTGTTCCTGGAACTTTTAACTTTATAATAAGTAATGGAATGGGTTGTCGAGATACTGCAGATAGTGGTTATATTCAAAGAAAGCTAATCAAATCAACTGAAGATTTCATGGTAAATTATGATGGTACAGTTAGAAATGCTGTAGGTAGAATTCAACAATTCGTGTATGGTGAATCAGGTGCAGACACAGTTAAACAATATGAATATAAATTTCAAATAATGGAACTTTCAAATTCAGAAATTGCTAACAAATTTAAATTTACTAAAGAAGAACTTACTAAAGTCAAAAATTTTACTGAATCTGATAATAATAAATTTTATCAAAATATATTAAAATGTCGTGATCATTTAAGGTTTACTCAAATGAAATCAACTGTTGAATATAAAATTCTTAATATAAAATACATGTTACCAGTTAATATATATCGTATTATAAATAATATTAGAAATGATCCTGATAAAAAAGGTAATGTAAATTATGATTGTGAATATATTCTAAACTTAATTGATAGAATTTTAGAAAGTAAAAATACCAAGTTATATTGCATGACTGAAGAAGAAATGAAAGATGAATCTTCTATTAAATATAAAGATGATCAAATGGCAAAGACAGCCTTAAAATATGCTTTATTAGAATCACTTGCTCCAAAAAAATGTATTTATACTTATAAATTTACAAAGGAACAGTTAGAAGATGTAGCTACTGATATTATTTCAAGTTTTAACTCAAGTATTGTTGAACCAGGCGAAATGGTTGGAATTATTGCTGCACAAAGTTTAGGTGAACCAGTTACACAGCTTATGTTAAATAGCCTTGACTGGACTGAAGAAATACTTATTCATGATTCAAAATCAAATCAGGATACAGTTTTACCTATTGGTCAATTTATTGACAACTTAATTGATAATAATAAAGGTCAGGTAACTAATCCTATTGATAACTTGGAAGCTGAAATGAAAAATATTTATTATCTAGATACAAATGATTGTAATTATCAAATCAAGTCAGTTGATGAAAATGGTAAAGTATCATGGAAAAAAATAGAAGCAGTTACAAAACATTTACCTATTAATAAAGATGGTACTAATACTTTAATTAGGGTAACAACTAGAACTGGTAAATCTGTTATTGCTACTAAAGGAAAATCATTCTTAACACAAAAAAATAATAAGATTGTTCCTATTAGGGGTGATGAATTAGAAATTAAAACTTGTTTACCTATAATGAATAAATGTTTAAATTTAGATGGTATTACCTATGAATATTATAAACATAATATTCATAATATACAAGAATTTGGTGATGTGTTTATGGATGAAATTATATCAATTGAAGATATTCAACCAACAAACACTTATGTTTATGATTTTACTGTTCAAGATACTAAAACATTTATTATTTCAAATGGTTTATGTTGTATGGATAGCTTTCACTCGTCAGGAGTAGGTGGTAAAGGTAGTAAAAGTATTGGTGTTGATCGAATCAAAGAAGTTTTTAGTTTATCAAAAAATCCAAAAGAACCAATAATGATGATTTATTTGAATAAAGAACATAGAGAAAAGAAAGATTTTGCGAATAAAATAGCTTCTCACATTAAATTTACCACCATTAAAGACTTGAGGACTAAAATTGAAATATATTATGATCCTAAACCTTATAGTAAAAATGGATTTATGGAAAAAGATAACATTAATACTATATTCTATACTTATCAACAATCTAAACAATGTTGTGCTAATACTATTGATGGATTACCTTGGTTAATGAGAATTGAATTTGATAGAGAAAAATTACTTTCTAAAGAAGTTTCTCTTTTAGATATTAAATCTCAATTCTGTTTTAGTTGGGAAAAACGTTATCAAGATATTAAAAGTGTTAAACGAGAAAAACGTGTTATTTTAGAAAAAATTTCACAATTAGCTGTATTATCTAACACTGATAATGATGATATACCAACAGTGCATTTAAGATTCGATATGACTAACTTTAATTCATCTACATTAATTGACTTTATGGATATGTTTGTTGATGACTTTAAACTTAAAGGTATGTCGAATATTGATGATATTAGAGGTGGTGGTAAAGCAATTGAAGAACGTTATATTAGTTTTGATAATCCTGAAAATTCTTTTGAAAAGAAAAATGAATATGTCGTTTATACTAATGGAATTAACATGTATGATATTCGAAATATTATAGGTATTGATTTAACTAGAACTTATTGTAATGATATTATTACCACTTATGAAATATTTGGTATTGAAGCTGCACGTAATCTTATTATACGTGAAATTATTAATGTATTATCTTCCAATGGTTCTGGTACTAACTATCAACACATTGGTATGTTTGGTGATTTAATGACTAATCAGGGAACTTTAACATCAATAGATAGACATGGTTTAAATAAATTAGATACTGATCCATTCTCTAGAGCATCATTTGAAAAAACTGTTGATCAATTAATTACTGCTGCAGTATTTAATGAAGTTGATCATATGAAATCAGTTTCTTCTAGAATTATGGCTGGTCTTTGTATTAAAGGTGGTACTGGTTTATGTGATCTAATTTTAGATAAAGATTTGTTAGAAAATTCAGAATACACTATAGATATTGGACAATTATACAATAAAACTTATCAAGATATTACTGTTCAACAAAAACAACAAGAAATAGATATTGAAGTATTTATTCCTGATTTATAATTTTAAAAAATTTATTTATTATTAAAAAATTTATTTATTATTAAAAAAATATTTAGTAATTTTTCATTCTTACAAGTTTATCAACGTTAAACCTATTAAAATTTTCAAGCTTTTCATCTTCAGTTAAATCTAAACTAAGTTTATTTTTATACTTGATAAATCTTGAATCTTTTTTATTATTTATGATTGCACAATCATAATTTTCCTTTATATTTTTTAACTTTATAAAATTTTTACCTCTTGTAATTAATATTTTATCTATTTTTTCTATATCTTCATTCGATAGTTTAGGTCCCATAGTTATTATTGAAAAATTATGTTCAGGTGGTAAATAACAATCAATTATTGGTAATCTGAATAAATATTTCTCAGGATTTGAACCTCTTGATTTTATTTCTAAATCAGGACCAGCTCCCACTAAATCACCATAATATCCTTCAAATTGTCCTTCAGGAGGATTCCACAATCCTTTAAATCTATTCAAATAATAATAATTATACAGATTAAATGCATTAAAACATAATGGTCCTATTGGATCTTCATCTATAATCATTCCAGTATATGGATCCCATCTATAATTATATTCAAATAATAAATTACTTGGTATTTCTTGATCAGTTAATGGATCTATTTTAAACTGTCTTTTAATTCTATATATTTCGGTAGTTGTTTTATCATATTTTTTTAAATTTGTTAAATTATTCTTATTTATAACATGATTTCCTTTTAAATCGTCAAAATCTATATAGTTAAAATCCATTATATTAATAATATATTAGTATAATGTTATATTTTTATCAATTTTTTACTTTATATAGCAAATATCATATTTAAAAAAAAATTGATTTATTAAAAAAAATTGATTTTATTAAAAAATAACTATAATTTAAATATAAAAATATACTTATTAATAACATGAGTCGTAAAATTGTATTTGAACCTATTGCCTTTGAAGATGAAAGGCAAAAAAAATCAACTCAATTTAGTACTACAGTTGGATTAATGAAGGATGGAAAAAAAGTATATCCTGATGAAACTACCGGCTTTATGTACCAAATGTATTCTGGATTTGCATCATCAATGTTTAATCCTCCTGAAAATCGTGATTGGATTAAACTTGATATTAATGAAAATGAAAATACTTATGTTGAATTTATGAATACTATCAATGAGTATGATAATGAATTTGAAAAACAAAAAGATAATATTTTTGGTAAATTTTCTAAATTTTACAATATTGTTCGATCTGTTAAAGAGCCTAAAGAAGATGATGAACTTGAAATGGAAGCTAATGCTGATAAACCTGTTAAACCTAAATATAAATCAATTAAATTAAAACTAAAAATGGGTTGGAATTATTATTATGATAATGTTTTACTCGATCAAATTAATGCATCAATTATCCGTAAATCTGTTAACGAAACTCTTGCAAAAAATAATGATAAGAAACTACTAGAAAACCTTACTTTTACACTTAAAATTACTGATGAAAATGGAAAAAAAATAGATAAGAAAATTAAAATGAGTGAAATCGAATCTCGTAAGGAAATTATTACTAAAGTTTATTATCGTCAAAAAGATGATTCTGTTGACCTTAAAAAAGTTACTGATTGTACTGATAATGATGAATTAGAAGAAATTTATGGTAAACCTGAAGAAGTATTTGTAAAAACACCTGAAGATTTTGATAGATATCATAAATATAGATGTTTTGTTCGTTATCTTTATTCACCTTCTAAAGTTTGGGCTTCAAAATCTAAAGGTGATGATGGTAAACGTAGAACAAGTCTTCAATTTGTATGTCATCAAATTGATATTATACACATTAAAGAAAAAAAAAATAATACATCTGCTGTTCGTTCAATTTATTCTGGATATGGATTTGGCTCAAGACCTGATACTGTTTTTGATGTAACTGAGAAAGGTATTGACAAATTAGAAAAAGAAACATCTATTCCAAAAAATAAAATTAAAGATAAAGATAAAGATGAAGATGAAGATGAAGATGAAGATGAAGATGAAGATGAAGATGAAGATGAAGACGAAGATGAAGAAGATAAAGAAGATAAAGAAGTCATTAAATCTAATAAACATACATTAAAAGTTGAATCTGATTCTGATTCTGATGAATCAAAACCTCCTAAAAAAAATTCTAAAAATAAAATTGTTGAACAAGTAAAAACTACAAAAAAGAATACTAAACGTAAGTAAATATTAATTTATTAAAATATATTTATCTAATTAAAATTTTATTTTAACTTATTTTTTATTAAAATAAGTTAAGACTTTGTATTTTATTTATATATATATAATGGACGACGAAAAAAAAAATATTATTAGTCCTTTTGATATTAATGATAACAAATTATTAGATGCAATTGAAGAAATGACAATTTCTGAAAACAAAAATGCTGATTATATGGGTTTAACTATTTATTTATCAAGACTTGAATATAATAAATTACCATTTTTATTTAGACTAGATAATATTAAAGTTGTTAAAAATGATGCCATTAATAGTAAATTTGTTGTTAAAATTGATAATAAAATTATTAAAATTTTAAATAAATTTGATATTAAATGTCAAGAATTATTAAAAAATAGTATTATAATTAATAATGATGATGAAGATGAACCTTTTTGTATTAGTTATATGGATAGTTATGAAGATGGTAAATTATTTGATATCATGTATAACTATAAAACTAATATTCTATGTAATGATGTTGAAATGGCTCCTGCTGATGTGCAAATTGGAGATAAAATTAGCGCTATTTTAATGATCGATTCTATAATATTTATTGTTAATACTAGAGAAGCAAAAACTAAATATAATATCGTTTTAATAGATCTGTATACAAAAAAACCAAGAGAATCTACAAAAAAAAATATGATTGAAGAATTTATTTATGAATTAATTAAAAATAAAATTTCACAAGATGAAAAATTTATTCAAGAAAAAAATGAAGAAAATAAAGAAAATGAAGAAAATGAAGAAAATGAAGAAAATGAAGTAAATGAAGTAAATGAAGTAAATTTTAATAATAAAATAGTAAAAGATAATTCTGTACAATTGAAATCAAAAACTGTTAAAAAAATAGATGAAAAGAAACCAGTTAAATCAGTTGAAAATAATAAAAGAAAAAAACCTGTAAAACAAATTGAAACAGTTGTAACAATTGAACCAGTTGAAACAGTTGAATCAATTGTAAATAAAAAAACAAAAAGTAAAAAAACTGTAAAATCTGCTGAAACTGTTAAACCAGTTATAAATAAAAAAACAAAAGTCAAAGATAAAAAAAATGTTTTAACAGTTAAAACTATTGAGACGGTTGAACCAGTTGAACCGGTTGAATCAATTGTACCTGTTGAATCAGTTGTACCTGTTGAAAATAAAAAAACAAAAGGAAAAAAGACTAAAAAATCTGTTGAGACAATTGAACAGGTTAAAAATAATAAAACAAAAAATTAAAAAAATAGTATTTTTATAACTTACCTTTTAAAGATTCAACTAATGAATCTTTAGGAACAATTATTTTAGCATCAATTGCTTGAATTAATAAAAATATTAATATTATTAAACTAATTCCATATAATAATAAATTTGTTATTGAATTCATTTAATATATAAATATATAATTTTTTTATAATCAAATTTATTATAAATTATTTAATTATAATTCTAAAAAAATATTTCTTGATACAATAGGATTCTTATATTTTATTTTTTTATCTTTTTTAATTTTATATTTTGATTCTGAAGATTTAGATTCTGATTTTGAATCTAAAGATTTTGATTCTGTTGATGTTAATTCTACAGATTTTGATTTAGAATCTGATTTTTCATCAGTAGTACTGAAAGAATTATTTTCAATAACATGTTTTTTAAAGTAACTATTAACGTGTGATAATTTAGTTATAATATTTCTATAATTTTCTTCAGTATATTTTATTATATCATATGATATAGCCCATCTGAAAAAATTTAATTGACCTAAAGTTGTTAATATAACTAAATTATTTTTTTCACATATATAAAAAAACTTCTTCTTTCTTCTAAATGGATCAAAATATTTTTTTTTAAAAGATTTTAATTGTGCCTTATAACTTATATTAATATTAAAATCTTTCTGTTTTATATATGAATTATCAACATTAATTGATAATTTATATAAGTAACAATATCTTGTTACAAACCAATCTAAAAATCTTAATGATACTAAATGATTACCATTAATTATATCAACCATCGTTTGACATTCTTCTTTTGTACTATTATTAAAAAAATTATCTAATTTTTTATAATGCATCAATTCTTTACATTTTAAATCTTTTATACTAATAACATTATACATTAAATTTTCATCAACAACGTTACATTGAACATCTGTTTTATTTAAATTAGGATCTTGTTCACAATCTAATTCATTATTTAAGTTTGAAGTATATTCAGAATCTTTTGTTAATTTAACATCTAATTTGTTATTTTTTAATAAATTATGAATCTCTTCTAGTTCATCTAAATCATTTAAAACAGATTTAGATATTTCTGAACTATTTTTTTTTATATTTTTTGACATTATATGATAAGATTATTGTATTAAATTTATATTAATTTAATTTTATTAAAAAAATAATTATTTTGTCTGATTTGATTTATAAATATCTTCTTCTACAGAATCTTTAATTAATAATCTAAATACTTTTATTTTACTATGTTTATTTCCTAATCTTCTTACTCTACCTATAGCTTGATTTTCTGTATTTAATCTATATTGTTTATCTCCATAAATAGGATCTAAGAAGATAACTTCTTCAGCATTATTTAAATTTGAACCTGAAACAGTACTTTCTGATGATAACATGATAATTTTAAAATCATTATTATCTGGATCTTGACTGTTAAATAATCTTAAAACTTTATCTTTTTGATAAACATTACCTTGACAATACAATTGCTTAATACCGTTAGATTCTAATACTTTGCCAACTTCTTTTAATAAATAATCCCATTGAGAAAAAATAATTCTATATTTATTTGGTGTTGATTTTATGTAATTTATTATATAAGCGAGTTTAGTACCTAAATTATTTACTTCAGATGATTTATTTGAAGAAATTAAAAATATTTTATCTAATTCTAAAAATTTTTTACAACAAGGACAATTACTTTTAATACCAGATCCTTTTGATTCCTTAACTATTGTACTAATACAACTATAGCAAAAAATATGACCACAGAAAGTAATACCTAGATCATTTTCTTTAATTTGATCCAAACAAATTGTACAACTTTCTTGTGTAACTTTACTCATATCTGAAATTAATTCTATAAAAGTTTTATAATATAAAACTGTTTTTTCTTTACCATCACGAATTTTTTTATATTCATGTAGTTTTAATTGAGCTAATTCTAAATCTTCTTTTAAATCCTGATATCCTTTTAAATTAATCTTTCCATCCTTTTCCATTTCTTTCATATCTTTTTTAAATGTTTCAATTCTATTTAAACAATTATTATAGATTTCATCAGCTTTTTCATATTCACTCATATACATTTTTTTAATCTGATTTCTTATATCTTCTAAAGATTCAACTTTATTAGATATATTTTCTCTAATTTTTTCTGAGATCATTGGATGACAACAAATTTGTCTCAAAAAAACATCATTCATTGTATTGTTTGGATCAGCTAAATATGCATTATAAATCATTCTTTCAGTTTCTGTAAAATTTAACCAAATTGTTTCTTCAATTATTTCTGGTAATTTTAATATTTTTATATTCTTACTATGAGTATTTCTACTAAAATGATTTTTAATATATGAGTATTCTTCTATTTTACAAATATCTAGTACATTAATATTATTATTACCAAAACTTATATAATCAATTACAGATGATAATGATGTTGTGTCGATTTCATTGTGATCATCTATAATTTTTTCTTTAAACGGTGTTCCAGAAATTATCCATCTATAATCTGACTCTAAATATTTTAATTTTACAAATAAATTAGAATCTTCTATTTCATGGAATTCATCTATTACTACACGATGCCAATATATTGAAAAAATATTTACATCTTTATCAAATATATTTATTATATTATATAATGGATCAATTTCCTCATGTTGATTTAATTTACAATTTGTAAAAAAGTTTGCTGAAATTATTACTACATCTGCATTTATAAAATTAAAATAACTATATTTTTTATAATGAACTTTCGTTAATAAATTTATTATAGTAATTTCTTTTTGTAAATGGATACCAAATTCCCTTGACCATTGACCGCATAAATGATTTGGAACTATTATTAATGTTGCTTTGCTAAATATTTTTTCTTTATATACTAAACATTTTTTTTTACTTTTATTTGAATTTATTAATGTAATTATTTGTAAAGTTTTACCCATACCAACCTCATCAAATAAACCTCCACCTTTAAAATATACTTTATTAGTTAATTTCTCATGTATTTCAGAATAATTTTTATTTTCAATATCTAACATCCAATTTAAATTATTTATTTGATACGGATATAATTCAGTTTTAATATTATAAAATTTGGTTATAATTACATCGGATTCTGGAGAATTATCTAAAATTTTTGCAATTAAGTAATTTGCTATTTCTGTTTTAATTTTATTTAAAATATAATATCCATTTTCATAATCTTCATCTAATATTGAATTAGAAATTCTACTAATAATATTATTTTTTTCATTATCATACTCTTTTTTTTTACACTCAAAAATATTTTCTAATTCATTTGATGTTTTATTTTCTAAATTCTTAGTATTTAAAATATCTTCATCTGATTCATATGTATATTTAGAAACTTTAATTTTATTTTTGGATTTTGAAGTTTCAACTGTACCAAAATTATGAATATTTATATAGGATTTTAAAGCATCATTATATACCTCATTATATGTATCAACTATTTTTAAAAGTTCAGTAAATAATATAGAATCATTTCTTATATCCATAATTTTATATTATTTTGTAAATTTATAATTTTATTCAATTTTTTATTAACCACTAAATTAATAAAACATTTAAAATTTTTGATATTAATAATTTTATATAGACCATGATAAAAATTAATAATAAAATTTTAGATGAAAAAACAACTATAAAAGAACAAGATGTTGATAAAAATAATCTAATTAATAATGAAAATGATTCTAATAATCCCTATCAAAAAATAATTACACAAGCATATGTACATTTTGAAAAAGCTAATGAAGAAAATAAAAATGGATTATTATATTTAAAAAAATTAAATAAAGTATTATCTAAATTAAATAATAGTAATACTAAAAATAAAAAAAATACAGTTGTTGTTAAAAAACAAACAGGTTTTAGTGAATTAAGAATTGTACCTGAAGAACTAAAAGAATTATTAGGAATTAATGAAAATATTTTAGCTAGAACTGAAATAACTAAAAAAGTTTATAAATATATTGACGATAATAAATTAAAATATCCAAATAATAAAAGAATTATTAGAGTTGATGATAAATTAGCTAAAGCATTAAAATTATCAAAAGATGAAATAGAAAAAATTAATAATTCACAAGAGCAAAAAGATGCAAATGGATTAAATTTTTTTAATATACAAACTTGGCTTGCTAAATTATATGTTGTTGATAAAAATGATCAAATTGATCAAATTAATCAATTAAAAACAATGGATATACCTTCTAAAAATATAAGTAATACTAATATAACTGATTCAACTGATTCAATTAATAATAATATTATATTAAATGATGATCTTGTAATATTAAAAAAAAATAAATCACTTAAAACTAAAAAAAAATAAATTTTTTAATTTGAATTTAATTTTATTAAATATAAATTACCTCTAATCATTTCTAAATTATTTGAATCAATAATATTATCATCAGTATTATAATAAAATAATCCTTTATTATATATAGTATATATATATCCTATATCTACTTTTTCTTTATTTAATTTTTCTAAATTAAATAAATAGTCTATTTTATCTGGTAATTTTAATAATATTTTTTCATCACAAATTTTATCATATGATATTTTTACATATAGATCATTCAATATTATATTATATTTTAAATCATCATAAATTGATTCATTTATTTCAATATTTACTATTAAATTACCTGTAAATTTAAATGAATTTAACATTATACTTTCACCTTCACCTTCATATATTTGTTTTTTATCTATTGGATGTATATATTCTATAAATATTTCTCTACTTATTCTATCATATTCTAATAATCTTGCTTTATTTATATATAATTCTTCAAAACTAAATTTTAAAGTTACTTCTATATCTAATATTGTTGTAATTTTTTTTAATAATTCTATTTTATTACCAAATAAAATATTTGAAATCATTAAATCTAAATCAAACACATTACTTGAATTTTCTAACTTTTTTTTTATTATTTCATACAATGTGATATAATTTTTATCTTCAATATTTTGTTTAAACCACTCATCAAAACCTATTTTTACTTTACTTTTTGAATCATATTCTTTTCTTGTATTTTCATTTGATAATATTTCATAAGCAAACTTTATTTGATAAAATTTTTCATTTAATTCTATCGAATTTTTATTATTTACATTCTTATCTGGATGATATTTTAATGCAAGTTTTTTAAATGCTTTTTTTATTTCTTCTTGACTACAATTTTTTTCTAAATCTAAAATTTTATATAAATCTAATATTTTTTTAGATTCATTAGCATAATTCATTTTATTATATATTTTTGTATTATTATAATATAATTTATTTTTACTTAAATATTATTTTATTTACATATTATTTCAAGTTTATTTATAAATATTTAAATACTATATTATAGTATAATTTAAATTAAAAATGAATAATGTAAGAGATAGAGATACTTATAATATGAAAAAAATTAAAAAATTTAATTCTGTCGATCATGCATATAATACTGAAGATCTTAAAAATCTTATTCTTAAACAAGAAAATATAGAAAAACCAAATATTGATATTAAAGCATTAGCAAATCAGCGTGAAAAAATTAATTTAATTGAATTTAAAGAATCTGAAAAAAAAAGAGTTAATAATCCATATAAAGGAATTATAAAAGATTTTAATTATGATCAAAAATTAAAAAAACAAGAAGACTTGATTATTCATAAAGTTACTCAAGGTGATAAAGATAAAGATCAATTTGATCAAAAAATGGGTGTTTATAAAACTAATATTACTTCTCACAATGATGAAATTAAAGAAGTTTATTCAATTGATAAAAAAAATCAACATAAAAAAGTTTTTGAATATCAGCATAAATATAAGTATAGAACAAAATTAGATAATAATAACGAAGAAGCTGATTTAAGAGTAGATCGAATAGACTTTTATAAAAAAGAACAACAAAAACTTGAAGATAATAAAAAAAAAATTGATAATATTTTAATGGATCTAATTGATGTAGGAATTTTATCAGATTCTATGGATTCTATTAATTTTGATAAAATTGATGCTGATAAATTAGCAGAAACATTGAAAAAAACATTTGGTCATGAAGAATACGAAAAACTAATTAAAGAACTTAGTTAATTTTTTTATAATTTAATAAGGTTTAATACTGTTATTATTAAACCACATAAAGTTTTATTAACAATATTATTTAAATGAATATACATCAAGGAAAAAAATCTAAACCTGATTTAAATAAAAAAAAATCAGATAGTGATAATTCAGATACTGATTTAGATGATACTGTAAAAGTTGATAAAGGTCATAGAGATAGTTCTGATAGTTCTGATAGTTCTGATAGTTCTGATAGTTCTGATAGTTCTGATAGTTCTGATAGTTCTGATGAAAAAAATACAAAAAAGTCTAAAATTATTAATAAAAAAAGAAATAAATCTAATAAAAAAAATTCTAAATTAGAACCTAAAATAAAAAAACAAAAAAATAATAATTTAGAAATAGATACTGAATCAGATGATAGTATCAATGGAGATTCTTATGGTAAATCATATGGACTAAATTTATTAAAGAAAATTAAAAGACACAATAAAAAACTTTCAACTAAATTAATATGTGATTTATATCACAAATCAGTAGTAAAATTAGATTCAAAACTTAAAAAAATTACTGATAAAAAATCTAAAAAATATATTGATTTAAAAATGTTTTTAGATGAATCAAAAGAATTAGATAATAAAATTAAAGATGAATATGATTCAAAAAAAAATTTTAATATTAATAATTTTATTAAAGAACAAGAAAAAAATCAAATTACAAAATTAGATGATTTAATATTTACAATTTTTTTTAATCAAAATGATCAAAATGATAAAAATAATTTCTTGTTGACAAATTCCTATAATGCTGAAATGGATATTGATGACGATGATGAAGATGACGATGATGAAGATGATGATGACGATGATGAAGATGATGATGACGATGATGAAGATGATAAAGATAATAAAAAACTAAATAATTTAACAAAATCATCTTATTTAAGAAAAAAAACTGGTAAATTAGATAAAGAATTTGAGGAATTATATGATCAAGAAAATGTTAATAATCAAAATGGTTTAAAATACTTTAGAACTTTATCACTTGATAAAAAAAAATTATATTTAGAAAAACTAAAGAAGGTAAAACATTCTTTTAAAGAAGAAGAAAAAAGACCAAATTATATGAAAATTTTAGATTGTGATACAACTGAATCTAATAAAGCATTAATTTTACAAAAAATAAATACATTTGATAATTTAAAGGGATCATCTGAATTTTATAAATTAAAAAATTGGATAAATAAAATTATGAAAGTACCTTTTGGTAAATATATACAACCACCTGTTTGTAAAATAGATGGATCTGATAAAATTCGTGAATATTTACGTGGAGTAAGAAAACAATTAGATGATGGTATTTATGGTCATGATGTAACTAAAGATCAATTAATCAAGATTCTCGCTCATACCATCACAAATCCTCAAGAAGGTGGTAATATATTCGCGTTACAGGGTCCACCAGGTGTTGGTAAGACTGCTTTAATCCAAGATGGTATTGCAAAAGCTTTAGGACGTCCATATTCTTTTATAAGTTTAGGTGGTGCAACTGATTCATGTTTTCTAGAGGGACATGATTATACATATGAAGGATCAAATCATGGTAGAATTATTGAGTTAATTCAACAAGCTGGTTGTATGAATCCTGTAATTTATTTTGATGAATTAGATAAAGTTTCTGAAACAGCAAAAGGAGAAGAAATTATTAATATTTTAATGCATATAACTGATGCTACTCAAAATTCTCATTTTAATGATAAATATTTTGGAGGATTAGATTTTGATCTTTCAAAAGCCATAATTATTTTTTCTTTCAATGATGAACAAAAAATATCAAGAATTTTACGAGATCGCATGAAAATTATTAGAGTTAAAGGATATAAAATTTTGGATAAGATTAATATAGCAAAACATTATTTAATACCAAAATTAATTAAAACAATTGGATTAGAAGATCTTAATATAACTTTTCCAGAAAATATACTTACTTGGTTAATTGATAATTATACAAATGAAGGTGGTGTTCGAAAATTAAAAGAATTATTAAATGATATTTTATTAGAAGTTAATTTAAGAAATTTAGAAGATACTAAAATTAATTCAGAGACAATTGGTAAATTAATTATATTTGATCAAGCTATGTTAGAAAATGATTTAATTAAAAAAAAAAGAAAGATTGAACATTTAAAAATTAATTCTGAACCAAGAATCGGAATTGTAAATGGTCTATGGGCTAATGAATTAGGTGTTGGTGGATTAATTCCTATTGAATGTTGTTGGATTCCTTCTACAGATAAATTACAATTAGAGCTAACAGGTATGCAAGGAAAAGTTATGAAAGAATCAATGTCTGTAGCTAGAACTGTTGCATGGAGAATTTTACCTGATGAAATTAAAGAAATGGTTAATAAAAAATGGAAAAAATCATTTGATTATGGTATTCATATTCATTGTCCGGATGGTGCAACTCCTAAAGATGGACCTAGTGCTGGTGGAGCAATTACAACATGTTTAATATCTCTATTATCGGGAATACCTGTTGATAATACGGTTGCAATGACTGGTGAAATTAATTTAAAAGGTCATATAACTGCTATTGGTGGATTAGAAGAAAAAATATTTGGTGCTATTAAAGCAGGTGCAAAAAAAGTATTATGTCCTAAAGAAAACTCTCATGATTTGGATGAAATTTTATATAAATATCCTAATTTAGTTAATAATGAATTTCAAATTGTTATGATTGAAAATATCTGGCAAGTATTAGAAAATGTTTTACTTTCTAATATAAATTGGATTCGTTTTGATTAATTTTTATTTATTAAAGATATTTGAGTATCATATGGAGGCTTTGTTTCTAAAATCATTGGTACATTTTTATAAGGTAAAATAAATTTTATTAATTGATCTATTTGAATATATCCTTTACCTATTTGTTCATGTCTATCAATATGTTGACCAACTTGATGGTATGAATCATTCAAATGTATTAATTGTATTTTTTCTTTAATAGGTTCTAAAGTTTTATGAATTTTTTTTATAACTTTATCAGAATTTAAATCATATCCTGCTTGAAAAATATGACAAGTATCTAAACATAAATTTAAATTTGAATAAAAATATAAGTTTTTAAATCTTAATATAAATTTTACTAACTCATCTATTTCAAATAACATTTCTCCTCCTTGACCTGCTGGTGTTTCTAAAAGTAAATTTATATCTAATTTTTTAGATTTTAATTTTCTAAATAATTCAATAATAAATTTTACCATATTATTATAAACATGATCTGGATCATATTGTTTTTTAACATTTTTACCAGTATGTAATACTATTGCTTTCATACCTATTCTTACACCATATTCTATTTCTTTTATTAATATATCAATACCAATATTATAAAGATCAGTTTGAGATGGTAACAAATCTGTACCCATATTTATTTGATATGATGCATGAACATATATTTTTTTATATTTAGATAAAATATAATTAATTGATTTAATCTCTTCTTTACTTAATTTTGTTTTTGTAAACATTATCTGTATACATGAAAATTTTTTGGCTAAAGATTTTATTATTTCAATATCCTCTACTGAATAATCTGGAATTTCTGAAGTATAATCCATTGGCATACTTGTACTAAATCCTGTTTGAATTTTCATTATAAAAAAATTACAAATTAATATATTTATATTTGATAAAAATATATATATAAAAAAAAATGAATTAATATATGAATATATCATTTATTAATATTAAACCAATTGTAAATAATGGATGAAATCCCTATTACCGAAATTAATGCTAAATCTTCCAAATGTAATATAGAATTTTTAGTTGATAAATATATTCCTAAAAATATTTCAGATATATTTGATGAAGATACTGAATATTTACAAAAATTAAATAAAAATATTAAATTAGAAACTGATTCTTGGATAAATACAAATCCTTCCAAGTGTTTTTTTCATAAAGAAATTTTTAATAAATTAAAAAAAATTGCTGAAGATGATGGTATGCCTCATGTTATTTTTTATGGTAATCCTGGTACTGGAAAAAAAACTATGATAAATTTATTTTTAGAAATGATTTTTGATAAATCAATTTATAAATTAGATGATTCTAAATATACTGTAATTAGTTCAGGCAATATTGAAAATGAAGTAATTGTTAAACAAAGTGATCATCATATTATAATTGAACCTAATAATAATAATTTTGATAGGTATTTAATCCAAGATATTGTTAAAGAATATGCACGAAAATATCCTTTATGTATTTTTGAAAAAAATAGAAATTTTAAAATGGTTCAAATTAATAATTTAGATAACTTATCATATTATGCACAAACTTCACTAAGACGCACTATAGAAAAATATTCTAAAACATGTAGATTTATCATGTGGTGTTATTCGTTATCAAAGGTTATTGAACCATTAAGAAGTAGATGTCTTTGTATTCATGTACCAACTCAATCTGAACAAGATCTAGTTCAATGGACATTTAATATTAGTTCACTTGAAAATGTTAATATTAATTTTCCTGTTTTAAGTTGGATTGTTCAAAATTCTAATGGAAATCTTAAAGATATACTATGGAAGTTAGATTTATACAAATATTGTGGTAAAATTCAAAATGGATATCAAAAATCTTTGGTATTATTAATTAATGAAATTACAACTGATGGAGATATTCAAATTATTAGAGATTATATTTATAAAATGATGATTACTAATATTTCTTCAAATGTTATTATTAAAGATATTCTTAATATTATATTAATAAAACTTGATAATGATAAATATCCTAATTCTAAAAAAAAATCTAGTAAAATTATAGATCATGCTTCTAATTTTGAATATAGACTTTCTAAAGGCCGCAGAGATATTATTCACATTGAAGCATTTATTTTAAATATTATTAATGTACTTAAATCATAAATATATTTTTTTATTTAATAAAGTTAAATAAATAACAATTTATTTAATTATAAATTTAATTATGTGTGGAATTTGGGGTGTACTTTCTTCAAAATCAATTGAATTAGATCAAAATAAATTATTTAATGCATTTAACCAAATTAAAAATAGAGGTCCTGATAAATCTATTTTAATTCAAAATTCTAATTATATTATTGGATTTCATAGATTAGCAATTATAGATACTAGTATTCAAGGGGATCAACCATTCTCTCATTCTTATTATTATACTAATGATTCAAATGAAAAAATACTTAGAACAATTTATTTAATTGTTAATGGAGAAATTTATAATCATAAAGAATTAAAAAATTCTATTGAAGTTAATGATGTTTTGAGCAAATATAATTATACATTTAAATCAGGATCAGATTGTGAAGTTATATTACCAATGTATTTAGCTGAAACTAATGTTGATTCACCAAATAAATCTGGTATATCAAATCTAATTTCTAAATTATCTGGTGAATTTGCTTTCGCTATTTTTGATATTAATTATAATACTGTTTCTAAAATTGAAACATATAATTTATGGACAGGACGTGATCGTTTTGGTATTCGACCATTGTTTTTTTCTAAAATAGATGAATATACTATTGTATTTGGTTCAGAAGTCAAATCACTTATTGGATTAAATTCTTTATCTAATAATAAAATAGAAGTTCATGATCCTAGAAGTTGGACTAGTTGGTCTGGTCAAACTAATAAACCATTAGAAATTAAATCTAAATTATATTATGCAGTTGGAAATCTTCCTGTTGTTATTAATCCAGAACCAAGTGATGTTTATCGTATGATTCAAACTAAATTAACTATGGCTGTTAAATCTAGATTAGAATCTGATCGTGAAATTGGATGTTTGCTTTCAGGAGGTCTTGATTCAAGTTTAGTTTCTGCAATTGCAGCTAAAGAATTAGATAAAGAAGGTAAAAAATTAAAAACATTTAGTATTGGTATGGAAGATTCTCCAGATGTACACTTTGCCAAAATTGTTTCTATGCATATTGGTTCTGATCATACCAACATTGAAATTCCTGAATCAGAATGGATTGATGCAATACAAGAAGTAATTAGAATTACTGAAACTTATGATATTACAACTATTAGAGCTACTACTGGACAATACTTAATTTCAAAATGGATTAAAGCGAATACTGATATCAAAGTTCTTTTAATTGGTGATGGTTCTGATGAAGCTACAGGTGGATATTTATACTTTCACAAAGCTCCAAATCGTCATGACTTTCATTTTGAATGTATTAGATTACTACATTATATTCATTATTTTGATGTTTTAAGAGCTGATCGTGGTATTGCTTCAAATGGTCTAGAAGCAAGGGTTCCTTTTTTAGATCATGAATTTATTAATTTATATTTTCAAATTGATTTAAATATGAAAACTCCTAAACCACATACTATTGGAGATAAAACTTGTGTATACGAAAAATATTTATTAAGAAAAGCATGGGATTCAACAGATATTTTACCTAAATCTGTATTATGGAGAAGAAAAGAAGCGTTTTCCGACGGAATTTCTAGTTCTTCTAAATCTTGGTATCAAATTATTCAAGACCAAGTTGATACTATGTATTCAGATTTAGATTTAAAAAATGCTCAAGAATTTTATAAATCAATTAATACAATTATTCCACATACTAAAGAGGCTTTACATTATCATAAAATTTTTGATTCATTATATCCTAATCAACATCATTTATGTCCTTATTACTGGTTACCAAAATGGATTGAAAATGCATCTGATCCATCTGCAAGAACTCTTAAAGTTTATGCAGAAGTAGATGATTATGTATAAAAATAAAAAATTATATAAAAATTTTTCATTCTAATTAAATATTTTTGATTTTTTATGATAAATTAATCTTTAAAATATCATCTTTATGATTAAAAAAAATTATTTTAAGCTCTTCTAAAATTTTATTTTTATTATCAATATTTTCTCTATCTTCTTCATCATATAATTTGTTTAAATATGAATTTGCATATTTAATCCATTTTTCTTTGTTTTTAAATTTAGAACTCGTTTTAATAAACTGAATAGTTTTTTCTATTTTATCTTTCTCAAATGGCTCAGTCAAAATACCCTGAACTTTTTCAAATATACCATTAATTTTATCATTTGTTTTTCCAACCATCCATTTTTTTCCATTAAAATATTTACATTTATTTCTTGACATATCTACTACACAAAAATTTTTATTTTCAGGTTTCGAATCATTTAAATATAAATGTTTTGTCATATTTGGAATTATATCTTTGCATTTTATCGTTGCTAAATAATTTAATATTATCTGAATATCTATTTTATCAAACTGTTCTGCTCCATGTGCTAAAATTATATTATTATTTGTTGTACTATTTAATGTATTATGTTGTGTATTATTTATTGTTGTATGTTTTAATTTACCTAATTCATTTTTTAATTCAGCACAATTATTTTTTAACTCTTTACAATCATTCTTTAAATCATTATTTAAATTTATTAATTGCTTATTTTGTTTATATAATGCTGTTAAAATTAATTTTGTTTGCTCATCTATTTCTATATCCTTTATTAATTCATTTAAATATGCATCATCTTCTTGATGTCTTGAAACTATATTCATTGACCTTGAACATTCTTTTATATCTGTACTTATTATTTTTTCAAATTCTTCTTTATCCTCCTCTTTTATATCATCTAATATTTTACAATATTTCGATTTATGACGTTTTAATGTATCTGATCTGGAAAATATTTGTAAACAAATATCACACTGATGTACTTTTTTTACTCTTGATGTTGATTTTCTAATAGGCTGCTCATGTGTGGAGCAGTGTGGAGGTTGTGCGGAGCTTGTGTGGAGCAGTGTGGAGCAGTGTGGAGGTTGTGCGGAGCTTGTGTGGAGCAGTGTGGAAGTTGTGTGGAGGTTGTGCGGAGCTTGTGTGGAGCAATATTGATCTGGATTTGAGCTGTCAGAATCAGGATTTACATTGACATTAATTGCTTTACATGAATACTTATTATTATTTATATGTCTTTTAAAATTATATAGTCTATTAAATCCTTTCCCACAATTTGGACATAAATGATTTGACATAAAGTATTTATATATAATAATTATATTTAAATTTTAAATATATTTTATATCAAATCCATTGCTCCAACTTGGAGCAATAGTAAAAAATTATTTAATTGGTTCGCCGATATTTATTTTATACTTGTTTTTTCTTAGTTTATATTACAAAATGTCTAACACAACACAACTTGCTCCAATTTGGAGCAAATTACTCAAACATACACATTGTTAACTATTATACTTTTTAAATGTTAATAATATTATTTTAAATTAAAAAAATATATATGTAACTAACTTGCTCCAAGTTGGAGCAAAACTCCACACTGCTCCAACTTGGAGCAGCATCCACACAGAGTTTGTGCGGAGGTTTGCTCCAAGTTGGAGCAAAACTAATTCGTTAGCTTATTAACATTTATTTTTATCATTTTTTGCGTTTTTTATCAAAAAATATATAAGTATACTACTTGCTCCAAGTTGGAGCAAATTACACAACCATACACATAGCCAACCGATATACTTTTTATCAATCTTTGTTAGAATTTATGTATAACTGCAAACTAATTTACACAAATCTCCACACAAAATTTCTTAAAAATTTGTGTGTGTGTAGGAGGGGTAAAAAAAAATAAAATATATTTTTTTTATAAATTTTTTTTTTATTTTTAATTTTAAAATTTTTTTATTTTTTATACTTTTATTTTTAAAATTACGAGATGATAAAAACAAAATAAAAATAAAAAATATGGTCTGATTAAGATTGCATTAATATAAAAAAATAATATATTTACATCTGATAAAAAAATTCAAGAGCATAAATGGTCTTAAAGATAAATAAAATATAATTTTAATGATCTGTATCATCTAAAAACAAGATTATAAAGAGCATAAATGGTCTTAAAGATAAATAAAATATAATTTTAATGATCTGTATCATCTAAAAACAAGATTATAAAGAGCATAAATGGTCTTAAAGATAAATAAAATATAATTTTAATGATCTGTATCATCTAAAAACAAGATTATAAAGAGCATAAATAGTTTTGAAAATATAAAAATATCAAGCTTATGATCTATAAAATAATTTATAGAGTATATAATTTAAAAATATTATAGTTCTTCTGATATTGATATAAATTTTGTTTGATTTTCAATATCAAAATACCATCCCCATAATTTATCATCAGTTATATAATTTTCAAAATCAGATGGTTCTTTCTTATAATAAAAGTTTGAAGATTTAACAAAATATCCAAAATTATTCCTTTTAATAATTAAATTTAATGATCTAAAACTTTTTATTGTATTAATTTTCAAGTTAGTATTATTACTTTCAGATGGTATATTTTTTATTAATTGATTAAGATTATTATTAGATTTGTTAAATTTAATTTTTGAGTTATTTTTTTTTTTATAAAATATTGATTTAATCAAATTATTTAATTTTATCAAAATAATAAAACCAATAATACTAAACAAACACCAAAAATCTAAATTAATTAAATTTTTTTGGTTTTTGTATAAATATAAAATAATATATTTAATTAATTTAAATATTGTGAAAAAAAGTATAACTGTATAAAGTAAAATTTTTTTATTATTTAATATATAATCTATTATGTTAATTAAAATAGTATTTTTATTCATAACATTTATATTAATTCTAATAATAAGTATTAAGATTAATTTTTTAATTAAAAAAGATATTATAATATTTTTTTTTTTACAGATAAATAATTTATCAAATTTTTTTATTCTTCATTATAGAATAATGGCTTTGGAAAAGCATATCCACTTAATATAGCTTCTCTACTATCAGCTGTAGCATAAACAGGATATGGAACATTAACATTAAAGTTATTCATTTCAAGATCATGTTCTCTTTGTTTTTTGTTAAATTCTTTAATAATTTCATGATCTTGCATAATTTTGCATTCACCAAGAGCAGAAAATGAATAATAATTATCATCGCCATCAATATTAGAAACTCTTTTTGATGGTTGAGCAGCACAATCATAATCATAATCAAAGTTATTAGTATAATAACCATCAATAAAAATATATTCAATAGCAACTTTTTGAAGAGTATTAATACCTTGAGGTTGGGTGATTGAACAATCTTTTGTCCACATATTAACACATTCTCCAGGATCATTTATTGTAACAAAATGTACAGTAATTTTAAGTTGATCTGAAACAGATTTAAGAATTTTTTTGATAACAAAAGAAACAATATATTTAGTTTGAGCTTCAGTATATTCTCTAGTCATACTAATAATATCAATAAGTTCTACAGGTGAGTTTGGTGGAGTATCTGCATATAAATTATAATCAACTCCGATTTCTTTATAAAATTTATTTATACCTTTATCTTGAACATATTTAGAATCTTGTGAAGTTAAAGGTAAATAATTATTATAATTATTAATAATTTCAGCATTTTCAGGAAGTTGTTTGACTTGTTCATTTAATTTATTAAGAAATTGAGCAACTAATTTAATAAATTCAAATGGTGGGTAAGGATTTGTAGCTTTAGGATTATAAATAGTAGTTGTTACAGGTAAAGTTTGTAAATTAAAGAATGATTTTTGATCAGGACAAATATAATTAAATGCAGTTAGAATATCTCTATAAGCATCATTAAATTGTGATTCAATAAAAAATTTATTTAATTTTTTACATGGAATAAGAGATTTTGTTTTAGTTCTAGACTTCTTTTTACTTTTTTTAGATTTAGATAAATTATTTTCATACATATTATAATTATGCATATTTAGTCTTCTAGCAAGATCTGAAGAATTAATAACATTGTTAGAGTTTTCATCGGACATCAAAGGTAAAGTATTAGCTCCAAGTATTTGACTGTTATCAGGTATATTTGCACCTAATTGTGCTTGACTCAATCCTTTCACAAAAGGATTAGTAATATTAATATATGGTTCTTCTTTATCTACATTACAATTATTCATAGATTTATTAGAAAAGGTTGTATATATTTTAAAAATTACAAGTATGATTAATACAATTAATATAATTCTTATCCAATGCATTTATAATTTATAGATATATAAATATTTTATAATTTAATTTTTATTTACTACAAAATAAAAAGTAATTTTATTAAAAAAATTTAATAATAGTATTCTCCCGGTGAAAGAACATTGTCTTTAATCATTTTTTGTATATTATCTCTAAATTGGTAATTAGAATATATATCAAATCTTCCTTCTTCATCAAGAATTTCATCTCCCATATCATATCCTTGAGTTTCCTCATAATCATCATATAATTCATCTCTACGTCTTTTTTGTTCATCTTCGGATAATTTAGTAAATTCTTCTTCAGCATTAACTTGTTCATAATAGTCTATAGCATCTAATAAAATATCTGCATTTTGTGTTTCTATATAAAATTCAGAAGCATATCTAATTTGATGATAATAATTAAATTCTTTATTATGATAATATACTTCATAATTATAAGTATTAAATAAAATACAAATAATATCAATAATAAAGTGTGCAATATTAGTTTTATTTGCTTTATTAGTATTATATTCAAGTAAACGCATAAATTCATCTAATATATAATTTAAAACAAAATTACCGATAGTGTCATTTTTAATTATATAATTATAATCAATATAATTAGAGAATTTAAGTTGATTATTTTTATTAATTTTAATACTAAAAGGTAAATAAGTGATTATATCATTTATATATTTAAGAAATGTATGTGTATTATTTTTATCAGTAATTTCAGTTTTAATATCAGAATCAATTTTCTTCTGATATTTAACATATAAAACATCAATTGGATTATTCGAAGGATCAGGATATGAAACTAATTGGTTATTATTAGGGTTAATAAACTCTACAATTTCCAAGTCTACTTTATATTTATATTTAAATCTGTTAATATATTTATTTAATTCTATGCCTAATTTTTTAATAATTTGAAATCTTCTAATACAAACTTTATCAATAAAATCTTTCATTGAAAAGTATTTATTATTAATAAATTTATCATTAATATCTTGTTCAGTCATACCATACATTTGTGGATACATATCTTTAATATTAATTTGTTGTCTAGTAAGACCAAATAATAATAGCATATTTTTAATAGAATAATTAATTGTAAGTTTACAATTATTTTTTTTTAAATTAATATATTCTTTATTTACTTCACGATAACCAAGAAGATTTTTTTCTAAGAAATCATAAAATAATTCATATTTAGTATTTCTTTGCATAGTATAAACTAACACGTTTCTTTTAAAATATGGATGATTTTCTATTACTCTAAATTTATTTTCTTTTTCATATATTTGAATAGGTTTATCTAATTTGGTCCCATTGTAATCATGATCAATAAAATAAATATTGTAATGTAAATTGTATACATTATTATTAATAATAATATCAATACCTAATAATTTTTGAATGGTATCTAAAATTATATTGATAGATTTATTGATATCATTATCATATTTTTGAAATTTATACATAATTTTATCAAATATTTTTTTAACTTTATTAATTTCATTAGAATTACTTGTTTTAAGATCTTTAATATATTCTGATATTTTATTATTAATATGTTTTTTTTTTTCTTCAATAATATCAAACATTTTAAATAATTCTTTATCAGTGTTAAGAATAGGTGATCCTAAATGATATTTACATTTAGAACAAATACTAATATCTTTTTTCGTGTCATAGTCAAATTGATGAATATTACCATTAATGCAATATTTATTAGCTAATTTACGCAGATATAGAATAATTTGTCTTTGATATAATAATTTAATACTATCTGTAATTAAATTTTTAGGATTTACTTCTTCTTTACATCTAGAACAAATAAATGTTATTCCATTATGTTGAAAATTATGAAAAGGTCCATCAATACAATTAGTTAAATTAGAAATTTGATCAATTTCAACTAAATATTTAGAACGATATTTATAAATAAATTTTTCCAATGAGAATTTTTTATAAAATTTATTATAAAGATCATCAAAATAAAAATTATTAAAAATATTATTATTAGGAATTAAATCATATTTATTAGAGTCTATTGATAATTGTTTATCATCTTTATTTGAAATAATTTGTAAATACATTTTATCAAGTTTTCTAATTAATTCAGTATCTTTAAAAAGATCTAATTTAAAATAATATTTAGTTTGAAGTACTTCATATACATAATATTTATTTTTTTTCATTTCATCTGAATCAACCAATAAAATAGTATTAAATATTTCAACAAAAGTATTAATTATGCTTTTTTGAAGAACAACTTTATGTGCATTGAATTTATTTTTATCAGAAATTTTAACTTCAGATGATAGATCAATCCAAATATTATATTGAGTCATTAAACAACTAGTTAAGTAAATGATATAACATAATATTGGATATTCTTTGATACTTACATAATCACCAGATTTATTGATGATAATTTTAAGATTATCAAAAAGACTAAAGCCAATTTTTTTAAATATATAATATGAACAAAATTTATTATTCGTTAAAACTTGAATTTGTGTATCATTTAATTCAAAAATAATGTTTAATAAAATGTAACATAATACATTATTATATTTAATAATTTTGTAATAATCTTTATCTTTACTAGAATAAATAAATATATCATTTTTAAGTTCAAAAATAAAAAATATAGAAGATGCTTTATTTATACCAAATTTTTGAATATAATCATCTCTATGACTTTGATATTCTTTTTTTAAATAATTATATTGTACTAATACTAAATCAATTACATCTTTAACAAGATTTCTTCTTCTACTTCTTATTTGTGAAGTTGATCCTTTAAGACCATGTAAATTAAATATTGAAGCCATACGTTCAATGATTTTATCAATATTTCTTATGGATGTTTTATATTTTTCATATTCTGGTAATTCTTCAATATTAACATCCATTTGTATACTGAATGTAACAAAAAAATTAGTATTTGTATCAAATTGTCCATCTTGGATATATTTTTTAACATTAATAGGTGCCTTACAACTTTTACATATATAATCAAGATTGGTACTAACATCAACATATTGTTGAATAAATTCATAAACAAGATCAGAATATTTAATATTATTATTTTTTTGAAGTTCACCAATTTTATCCCATGAAATATTATGTTGACAAATACCTTCAATATATTCTTTATCTTTAATATCATAATCTTCTTGTTCAATTTCACCTTCTTTAATTAAAGAAGGAGCTTCATTAATTAAATCTTTTTTTTCAAAATCTGGCGTAACACTTAAAACAGGAATTGATGGATATTTTTTTTTAGGTGCATTAGGTAATTTTTTAACATCTCCATATAATCCGGGAAATTCATCTTCATTATAATCATATGTATCAGATATTTTAATAGATTTAACGTAATAAATTAAATATTCTAATTCATTTAATTCTTTAGAATGTTGTGGATAAGCAATTTCAGGATATATATGTTTATATTTATCAAGATTATCAATATAAGTAGTAATTAATTTAGGATGTGAAGTATTAATGTCTTGTTTAATAACATCAATAACAGTTTCAATTAAATAATCATATAAATATGATGTAATTATTTTAACAACTTCATTTTTTGACATTGAATCAGAAATATCATAAAAAGGAATATTGTATTTTTGTTTAGATAAATCAAATAACCAGAAATAGTTATTATCTAAACTTTCATTTTTAGTTTTTTCTTTAGATAATATTTTTTGTTTAATTTTATAATTAATTAATGTTTTAATTGAATCAAGTGGTTCATCAGTTTCATTAGTAATATTAATGAAAGTATTTAAATTTAAACAATTCAATTCATTTAATTCTTTTTTATTAATAATAGCAAAACCAATTATATTCACCAACATATCATCTGACATAATTCTAGTTTGCAATACATCAAATTTTCTTTTATTTAATAATGAAACTGAAGAATTTCTTATTGCATCAATAGTTTTATTTGATGAAAAAATAAATCCATTATTCTTAAAATCTTTAAAAGATATATATGGATAAGCTCTATATGTTAATAAATCATTGACTAAATCTAAATTTTCAGAATTCATTTTAATAATATTTTTTTGTTTAGAGATAATTTTAATATCTTCATATGTATTAATTAAAACAGCATTAGAATCTTGTAAGGGTACATAAAATAATTTTTTTATTTCATTAGGATTTTTATAAAGTTCTGAAACAGTATTAATTTTATTAATAATATATTTTATTTTAGTTTCATCTTTCTTTTTTGGAGATTCTACTTTATCACCATGTTTTTCATATTTTTCATTATCTTTATGATATAATAAAAAATCATCAACAATTGGTATGAGTATATGAGTATCTAATAATTTTTGAATTTTAATATCATGATCAGTAAAATATTTTCTTTTTTCATTAATATCTTCTGTATAGTCTTCATTAATTAAATCAAAAATTTTATCTGGTAAACCAGTTTTAAGATCATTTGGATTTAAAATAGCTTCAATATCATTATAATCAATATAATCACTACGAGGAACAACAACATCTATAAACATAAAATCTCCATTTGAAGTTTCAGTATTTTCAATAATATTAAAAATTTCATTTTTTTCTTTATCTTTAAAGATAATTAATTGTATCATCATAATTGTTACACTATGATCAACAATAATTTTATTTTTTTCATCAAGAAGTTTATCTACAATATTTTTTTTAATATTTTCTTCACCAATTTTATCAATAAATTCTTTAAGTAAATATGAATAATTATCTAAAAGATTAGCATTTTCTTTTTTAGATTTAAGTTTATGTAAATAATCTAAAAATTCAATGATTAAGTTAATAGTTTTAATAATAATTGAATTAGATTCAGTATTAAAAAAATTTTCAATTTTAATTTTAAAATTTACTTGATTTCTACTAAATTCGATAAGATTATTATTAAATAACTCTATTTTTCCAGTATAATTAATTCCAATCATTATGAACAAATAATAACACAAAAATTTAGTAATAATACTGTTTATTAGTATTATGTTTTGTTTTTTTGTTACTAATTTATTAATTTTATCATTAGGAATAATTGATTGTGAAAATTCAAGAATATCATTAATTTGTTGTTGATATTTTATAAAGTTAACTTCTTTAATTATTTTTTTAAATTCTAAAAGTTTAGTATTTTTGGAATTTAAAATCCATATTCCCATAAAGTTATTTAAGGTTTCATTTAATATATCATCAATTTCTGAAATATACATTATTTTCAATATAATATATTATATTGATAATAAAATTTTATAAAAAAACATTTAATAAATTATAGATAAAACAATACAAAAATAAAGTTTATTAATTTTTAATTTTTGATTTTTTATTATCAGATAGTTTATTTTTTTTTTCAACTTTTGTTTTTTTTCCTTCATATAATTCAATAAAATTTTTTTTTATTTTTTCAAACATTTTGCTAGTTGCATCAATTGATTCATTTAATATGTCAATAGGTTTTTCACCATCTTTAACTTTAAATTTAATAATAATATTTTTTTGCATAAAATCTGGATTTGTAATTCCAGAAAATAATACAGCTTTATGATTTTGTAAATGATAATTTAATGATCCACCACAGGTGTAATCTTCGTTTAATATTTCTAAGATCATAGAATTATTTTCTGTAATTACAACTTGATATTGATCTTGATTTACATTTTCTTTAATAATATTAAGTTTTTCAATAATAATATCACATCCTCTAATTATAATATCATATTCATTAAATTGTCCACCAGATTCAATTATTAACTCAAACTTATTATCAGCAACTTCTTCATAATAAACATTTGAAGCATTAAAAATAGAATCTAATTCACCAACAGCTAATACAGCTTTCATTGAACACTCAAATTCTTCACCTTCTCTTAATTGAATTAACAAAATAGGATATTCAATTGAATAAAATTTAGAATTATCAACTACTTCATTATTTATTGTAAGTTTAATATCTGATGTAGAAATATTTAGAATATGATCTGGTCCAACATTTTTTGCTTTTACATATATTTCGATATCATTAATATCATCATAATGTTTAATTAATTTTGGATCAGTAAAATTAATATCTTTATAATATTTTGTAGCTAAAAATTTGATATTATGATTAATTTTTTTAATAGGTAACTGACTAAGTCTTTCTTTCATATATGAATTATCAAAAATAGAATTATTTTTTAAAATATTTATTTTAGAAGGATGATAAGCATAAATAGGTATTTGATTTATACATACTTTTCTAATTGAATTAATAATTTGATAATCTACGTCTTTACCAGATAACTCTAATTTAAGAAAACTTGAATCAAATTCATCAACTGTATATTCTAATTCTTTAATATTTATATCAAAACTCATCTTCTATATATAATATTTATTATTTAAATATTTAATCAAATTTTTTATTGGTTAAAATAAATTAAAATTATCAATTTTATATATAAATATACAATTATAGATAAATGTCAAATTTAACTGAAACTAAAAATATGAATAATACATCTCCACCAAATGTTTTATTTTATAGTATGAAGTGTCAAACATGTAAATTTTTTATGACACAAGCTCAGAATGTTGGTTATTTAAAATTTTTTAAATTAATATGTGTAGATGGTCAAGAAAAAACATTTCAAACTAAAGGTTTAAAAATGATTCCTACAATCATAGTACAAAATAATTCTAATCCAATTGAGGGGAAAGGGTGTTTATTATGGTTAGAAAATATGTTAAAAAATCAAAAATTAAAAAATATAGATAATCCAAATGATCAATATCTTCCAGAAACAGGAATTAATCAACAAAATAATAAAGAAAAAACAGGTAATTCTAATCAATTTTCTGTATCAAATACAAATGTTTTAAGAAGAGGTGCACAAAATATACAAACACCGCCTATACAAATTACTCCTATACAAATTACTCCTATACAAATTACTCCAAAAATTATAAAAGGGAAACAAGTTCCAAATATATCTTCAAATAAATCAATAAATAAAGGTGAAACTCAACTAAATTCTATTCAACAATCAAATACAAATTTAGTTCAATTAAATAATACAAATTCAGGTCCAAATGTAAAACCTCGTAGTCAATTATTTGGTTTTTTAGAAAATGAAATGTCTGGTTGTTCAGATAATTATGCTTATTTATTGGTAGATAATGCATTACCTAAATCATTTTTACCTCCAGATAAAGATTTACAAATTTATACAGCTCCTGAAGGAAATAAATTAGATAAAAAAACACAAGAAATGTATTTAAAAAATATGGAAATGTTTAGAGATAATGATAAAGATGAATATAAAAAAACAATAGAAAAACAACATAATGATGTATTACAAAATAATTTAAGAAAGTAACGTGTAATAAAATTAAAAATGGATTTAGAGTATAAATTGAGTAGATTTGATATATTGGTAAATAATTATGTAGATACAATAAATTCTATATTAGATTTGGCTGTATCTAATAGATTAGTTCCATTTAAATATTTATTAGGTTTACCATTAATGAAAAATTACATAATAAAAAATAAAATAGATATTTTAGAATATGGTGTAAAATATCTATTAATTTATAAAGATACAATATTAAATTTTGATATAAAAAATTTAGATGATCTTGATGAATTAGATTCAGATTCAAATGATAATGTATCAAGAAAAGAATGTGTATCCAAAATATCCAAAATAAAAGAGGATATATCTTTAGAAAAAGAGATATCAAATGAATTAGATTTAAAAAAAAATTCAAATTTAGGAATAGATTCAAATGAAATATTAAACATTATAATAGAAATAAAAAATAATTATAAAAAACTGGATGATTTTAGTATGAATATGTTTAAAAAATATATTGAACTATTAATAATAATATTAGAACAAATAAAAATATTATTTTGAATAAATATATAGAAAATATTTAAATAATTATGAGTTTAAATTAAAAAAATTATTTAAAAGCATTATATAAATAGATATTATATGTCTTCATCTCAAACACCACTTGATTATAAAGATTATTTTTACAAGAAATTTGTTGCTTCATTTAAAAATTTAGTAACAACTTTAATTCAAAGACTTCCAGAAGTAGATGAAAAAAAAGATTTAAATAAAATATCAAATTTGATGGAAAAATTAAACTATGAAAAAATTATAACTAAATTAGCAACAAATAATAAATTAATGGAAGTATTATTATTTTTAAATAAAAATAATTTTAAATCTGAAATATGTGAGAAATATTTAAATTCAAATGATAAATATTGGTCTTTAATGCCATCATTTAGTATAAATAAAATAATATTTTATTTAAATGAAGAGAGTAAAGCTGAATTACAACAACAATTAAATAATTTACATGTATGTGCAGTTACTTATTCAAAAGTTATTGAACAATTAGAATCTTGTAAAGATGGATCAAATTTTAATCCTTTTGAATCAGTAGGTAAAGTAGCTGAAAATATGGATATTAATACATTATTTGAAGGAGTTGAAGTTAAAAACATTTCTGCTTATGAAATGTTAATGGAAACAATTATTAATCAACAAATGGATAATAAAATGACAGATTATATGTCAAATATTAAAGAAGATGATGTACACGAAGCAGCTGCTAAATTAAATGATGTATTAAATAGTGATAAATTTACATCAAATAAACAAACAACAAAAATTCTTTCAGATATGTTGAGTAATATTAAGAGTGAAGTTATTAATTTAAAATCAACAGATACAGATAAAATGAAAGGTAAACAAGGTGTTGAACAACTTTTGGGAATTGCTCAAAAAGTAGCAGGAAACATGATGGGAACAATCAAAGATAGTAATGTAAGTGTATTAGATATTTGGGACGCAACAAGTAATTTAGCTAAAAACACAGTTCAATCAGATGCATTAAATATAGTTGATGGTTTAATTAGATCAAATATTGAACAAAATATGCGCAGAGAAAATGGTGTTGGTATGCCACAATCACAAGAAGCATTTATGCAAAACTTAACAGGTGTAATGCAGGGTGATATAAATGGTATGCAAGGAGCATTAGAATATGAATCTAGTAAAGATGATAGGAAAAAAAGAAGAGATAAACGTAAAGAAAATAAAAAAAAGTAAAAAAAATTTTTTAATATGTAATTAAAAGTAATTTAAAATTACATATAGAGATTAAAGTATAAAATGTCAAAAAATATATATAGAGTTAACAAAAAAAGTGATTTAGATGAAATTATGAAAAATAATTTCTTAAAGCCAGTTTGTATAATTTTTGTATCTAAAAATACTGATAATAAATTATATGATGATATTACTACATCAATTTTAGCGGTATCAAAAAATAACACTTATAATATGACAATTTTAATTGATTTTGATGATTTTTTAGATAATAATGGATTTTTTGATAGTATAAAAACTAATGTACCATATTTTTTAGCATTTTTTAGAGGGAAAAATATATCTTCAATTGATAATAAAGATAATTTTATACCTCTAATAGTTAATAAAATGGAAGAAATTCATCAATCATATATAAGTAAATTGTCAACAGCATTTGCACAGACTAATGAAATACCTCAAGAACCAACAGTACAAAATGATGTTCATGTTTCTAAAAATGTAGTAAAGGATAATCAATCAATATCTTCTAAATCATCAAATAGTTCCAAATCAAGTAGTTCCAAATCAAATAGTTCTACATCAAGTAAAATAAGTAGTTCAAGTAAAACAAGTATTTCAAGTAAAACAAGTAGTTCTAAATCAAGTAAATCAAGTAAATCAGAAAAAAAATCGTTAAAATCAAATGATACAGAAAAAATAAAGCGTGATAAAGAAAAATTAAAAAAATTAAAGGAACTTCAAAAGTTACAGTCAATGTTAAATAATAAATAAATTATTTTTAATGAATGTAAAAATTAAATAATATTTTTAATTTTTATTAAATTCTAAATATAATAATATAAGAAAAATGGATACTTTTTGGATAAATAATCCATCTATAATATTTAAAGATTATTATCAAATAATTCCAAGTAATTCGATGAGTAGAATAAAGCAAATGAATACTATGACAAGATTTTTTATATATTTCGTTATTTTATGTATATTATTCAAATCAAGTGAAAATTTTTTATTATTTGGAATAATAGCAATTATGTTAATAATTGCATTTTATTTTATATATAAAACAGATTTAGTAGGTATACAAAATGATTTAATTAATGAAAATCTAAATGAAACTGAAAAATTTGAAAATCTAAATTGTAATTCTTGTGAAAATGATTATAAAAATTTATTAGATAAAACAATAATAGATATTTATGATAAAAAAAAAGATCAAATTTTAAAAGGAACAGCAAAAACAGATAAGGATATAATATTAGAATCTGGTTATATTGATTCAGATGGTAATTATAAAATTGGTAAAGATTATTCAGATATAAATTTAGAACAATGGAAAAAAGAACAAGATAAATTAAATAATAAAATTTCTTATGATAAAAATCAGCTTTATATTAATAATACCTGTAGAAAACCAACTGTCGATAATCCATTTACTAACATAGTATTTAGTGATTATTTAGATTCTTCAAATATTGCTGAACCATGTAATATTGATAATAAAAATGTTCAAACTGATATGCAAAATTTATATAACAGCTCTATCTATAGAAATATTGAAGATGTGTTTGAAAGAGAAAATTCTCAGAGAATGTTTTATACAGTACCAATTAGAACTGTACCAAATGATCAAACCGAATTTGCTAACTGGTTATATAAATCTAGTCCTACATGTAAAGAAAATTCTCAAAACTGTACTTATTATGAAATACCATCAATGTCTTCACAAAGATATTAATCATTATAAAAAAGTGATAAAATCATATTACAACTAAAATTATATTACAACTAAAATTATATTACAACTAAAATTATATTACAACTAAAATTATATTACAACTTTATTAGGAATTTTTCTTGCAAATACAGAAAATCTAAATATATCAAGAGGACTTGTCTCATAAAAAGGAAATGCGTCAAATAATGTATAACCATCTTTTAAGTATGTATCAATTGAAGAATCTAGTTGATCAACTCCATAAATATGATTATTTTTTGATTTATATAGTTCTAATGCATATTCACCATTAAAAAAAGTTGTTCCAGTTGAAGTAGCTAGACGATTACCATTACTATTATTTGGATTATTAGGGTCATACATAAATATAATAGAATTAGATGGTAAAATACTTTCACTAGTAGTTTTATAAATATAATAAGCTTGAGCACCAGGAAATTTTTTTAAAAAATTAGGTAAAATTGGTAGACCAGTATAATCTAATGGATTATCTAAACCAGTGGACCCAGTAGCCATAGATGAACCATTTAGATCAGAAAAATTTGTAAAATTTTCTTGCAAGTTTATTAATTTTAGTTGACCTTTTTGTAAAATAATAGATTGAACCGGTGTACCATCTAATGTTAAATATGGATTATTTGGTTGCATTTGAATTAAATTTACAATAAAATTAATATCAAGTTTTTGACCATTTTCAGTTAAAACATTAATTAAAAAGAATGATTTATCATAAGTTTGTGTTTTTTCAACAATAAGTTTAATAGGTTTAATAGTATAAATCATTTGGTTGCCAAAAATTTGACTACCATTTAAATTAGCTAAATATTCACCGTATGGATTATAAGGTTGATAAGGATCATATGCAAATACCCATGTATTGGTAGTTAACATATAACTTGCAGAATCTCTAACAAATAATAATTTTGCTCCTGGATATTTTTTTATAAAATTATAAATTAATGAAATATCAGGTTTGTTATCAGAATAAGTATTAACAAGACCATTTAGTCCATCATAATCATTTAAATTATTATAATTTTGAGTTAAATTAAAATTATCAATAATTTTATGGTCTTTAAAAAATATTAAATAGAAAATTATTAATAAAAATATTATATATAATAAATTAAAAATTTGTTGTTCATTCATAATGGTTTTATATTAAATATCTAATATAAAAAATTTAATTTTTTAGAAATAATATTGAATTTTATCAGAAAAATTAAAATTTTCAAAAACTTTAGAAATAATAAAAAGTTTATCAAAACCTTCAGATAATGTAGGTTTATTAAAAGATTTATTTAAGGTTTTATAAATTATTGGATTAATTAATTTAGATCCAAACCAAAACATTCTCATATAATTTAGATGTTTAATAACATCTTGATCATAATCAAACCAAATTCCTATTTTAAGAAATGAATCAAAATTATTTAAAATTTTTTTTCTATTATCAATATTAAGATTTGTATTATCTTCGATAATATTATTATAATTTTGTAAATTTTTATTTGTTAAAATAAGATGAGGATCATGTATTTTATTTTGTAAATCATCATTATTGATGTAATAAAAAGAATAATATTTTTTTATAATTTCTTTTCGGATAAAAGATTTTCCTGATGCAGGAAAACCAATTAGAAGGATTAGTATTTTATCATTTGTTTCTATTAAATCATAAATATTTTGTAAGAAAGTATTTTGTTCATCTATTTTCCAATAATTAATTATTGGATAAGTAATTGTTCCATTAACAGAATTATTATTTAAATTAAATTTAAAAAATAATTCAGGAGTTTTAAATTTAAATTTGCAATTTATAGCAAATTTATAATCAGTATCAGAAAAATCATTTCTTCTACCAAAAGCATCACCAACATAATAAATTTTTAATTTTTTTCTAATTTGATCACAATCAATAAAATTAAGATAATTATTTTTAATATAATCCCAAGAAGAAGGTAATGGTTTTCTAAAATTATCATCTTTAAGTGAAACAAAAACAAAATGTAATCCAAGTTTTTTATTTATATTATTCATTTTATCAATCCAATTATTTATTAATTCTTTATTTTTAAGTCCTTTTTGATTAGAAATTATTCCACAGATAGAATTATTATTAATGTATTGTGTAATAGTAAGTGGAACGATATCAATAAGATAATCCCAATCATTTTTATCAATAGGAAAAGTTTTACCAGATTTTGTTTTTATAAGGGTATAATCTAGATCAAATAAAATAATTTTTTTAATATTTGAATTATTTATTTTATTTTTCAAGTCTTCATCATAACCAAATAATATATTATCAAGTATAATCCAGTTTAATATAGAGTTCATTATAATTAAATATATATTAAATGTTTATTTCAAATATTTAAATAAAAAACTATTTATAATAATCAACTTAATGGAAAAATCTAGATTTAAGAATAGTCAGAGAAATGACATAGAAAATTTTAATTTAAATAGAGAGATAGATATTGGTTATGGAAATACAAATGATAAAATAAATAAAGAATATTTAAATGATCGTGATATATTTAATAAATTTTCAAATGGAAATGATATAATAGATTATTCTGATATAAAACATAATGAATTTACCTATGGAATGCCAATTTTCAATGGTCAAATTCAAAATAATAAAAAGAGTTTAATATCAAGTCCTTATATAATTGAAAATAATAATAAGGATTCATTTATTTCAAGCATTATGGCATTAGATTCAAATGATATATATGAAGAGATAAAAACAAAAAATGACAGTCCTTATGAAAATAATTTTGAACAAAATAAGAATTATAATAAATACAATGATGATATATTAAATAGTATGGCATATAATTCTTATACTATAAATGGTTCGATAGGTAAAGAAGAAATAAACTTAGATTATACATGTAAAGTAGAAAAAGATATTGCTGATTTTGAATTTGAATTAAATTTAAATAAATCAAAAGATTTTATTGTAGATATAAATAGTCCGTTTGCACTAGGATATTTATGGAAATCATTAGTTTTATTAACAAAAAATCCAACAACAGAAAAAATATTAACATTATTAGGAATTAAAAAAAAAGATAATTTAATATCTGACATGAAGTATAATTCTGAGGTATTCGGAGATTCAGGCGAATTAGAATTAATAATTCCAACTGGTAATAATATAATAAACAATAATTTTATATCAAAAATAGAGAATATTTACAAGATTAAAATTAATCCTATATCAGAATCATACGAAACAAAAGCAATATTAAATATGAAATATATTTTTAATTTAGACATACCACTTTATTATCAACCAAAAATAATTAATAAATATTTATTAGGATATAAAGATAGTAAAATAAAATTTTTAGAATTAATAAATGTTCCAATTAGTTTACAAGTGGATCATGAAAAAAATTATGCTATAATAGAAATACCATGTGCTTCAAATATGATATTAGGATTTGTATATGATGTTTCAAGACAACATGTTAAAACATTACCTTATAAAAAAATGTTAGAAAACAAAATACCGGATGTGGTAGTAAACAAGTTGATAATACCAAAAATTAATAGAAATAAAAAGTCAGCTTATGGAAAAAAATTCAATAAAGAATTAGAAAATATTCATTTTGGAGAATTAGCTTATGGAACAATGTATAAATTAGATATAAATGTTATAATGGGTTTAGAGTTAAATATTAGCAATACTATATCAAAAGATAAATATGAAATAAAAAGAAATATTGAAATTATAGAAATAAATCACAGGTGTTATTATTATATTAAAAATAAAAATATAGAAAACAAAATATTATCAAATGGGATGATAAATTATATTTAATATAAGATATATCAAAGTTTAATATAATTAAATATTTTATAGTATTTAATTATATATGGATAATTTTTCAGATACAGATATTAATTTATTTTTAGAGGCATATAAAAAACACACAACAGAAAGTCCATTATTAAATCAGAAAATTCCAATGTGGGTTGAATATTTAAAAACCAAAAAATATTATAGAGATAATGGTATGGAAGAAGATTATTTTTTTAATAAAAGGTTTGCAATAACACAAGATGATTTATTAAAAATACAAGCTCTAATAGATAGAGTAAAAACAGGTAAATCTATAGATAGAAAGATAAAAACTAAGATTCAAGGAAATCAAGGTATTGGTTCATTAACAGGATTATCAGCATATTCAGATTTTAATGAGGTAGAAGATTATTCAAAAAATGGAAGTCAATTTGAATTATTAAATGAAGTTCAAGACGCAATGGATGCTTATCATAATAAGATGAAGAAAACAGCAGCCAGAAGGAATTGGAAACAACAAAAAGCAACAGCAAGAAGTTGGTCACCAGAGGGAACAGTTGCTGATGTTCAAGATAGATATTATACTGAAGATTTATTTTCAGAACGTCCTCAAATTTCATATGATGTACAAGATTTTGCAAAAACTGGTTTATTAAATATGAGTAAAACTAATCAAATTCAGAAATTAGAAAAAATAAATAATATATTAAATTACAATGATTTAATAACAAATGATTTTGATGCTGATTACAAAAGATCAGTACCCAATATAGCATGTAAAAAGAAAGTACAATTTTCAAATGAGATAGATCCAGTTTTAGGTGTAGATGAACAAGCAAGAAACTGGGATATTGGAGCAGCTAGATTTTGGCAAGATCAAGATATTTTAAATAATGGTCCAAGTTCAACTGATAATAATAGGTCTATTCCTAATAAAAATCCATTTGAACATCAATTTCAATATTTGGATACTAATTATAATCGAGTTCCAGATCCAAGATTGATGGGTCAATCAGCAAGAAATGATAATCGTTCTATGTTTAGAAGATAATTTATTAATTAATTTTGCAAAAATTTTTACAATCATTCAAGTTTGGAATTCCAGAGTTTGGTTCAGAATTAGGATTAAATAAACAAATTTCTTTAATATTCGTTTTGGTTTTATTCCAATTAGACATATTTTTATAATCAGAACTTGAATCTACTGAACATACCATACATTCTGGATATTTTTTCATAAAATTAGGATCTAAATTTAAATTAGATTCTTTATAACAAATTTTATTTTTATCAATATTAAAGTCAGATGATAAATTAACAATTTCTCCAGGTTTATATATATTTTTAAAATTAGAAGCTATTTGAGCTAATTTATTAAATTCATTTTGATCATTAATAACAATATATTTTGATAAATCAATTTCAGGATATAAATCATTTAGTTGTAAATTTAAAGAATTATTTGTTATAGAATCAGGATTAATTTTAATAAAATTATTTGAAATATAAGCAGCTTGATCATATTCTTTAATTCTATTTAATATTTTTTCTTTAGTTATTTCATATTCATTTTTAGTCTGTTCAAGTTCTTGAATAATTTCATTATTAATATTTAATACATCAAAAGCTTCGTTATAATTTTTATTAACATAAATAAATTTATAGATTAAATATATTATAGTAATAAAGACAACTGTATATAAGATTTTATATGATTTTTTATTTATAGTATTTTTAGAATTAATATCCATTATATAAATAAAAAATATATAAAAATATTAAACAATAATTATTTTTTTGTGTATATAAATATATATAAGTAAATATGAGTTATTCAACCCAAGGAGCATCAAATAGACAGATTTATGATTGTTGCGATTATGCACAAACATTAAAACAATCTGTAGATCCCCTACAATACAATTTATATTTTGGATCAGGTGAAAATTGTTCCAAATGTATCGATAAAAAAGCATGGTTTAGACAAGATAGACAAATAGTTGATATTGAATCAGAATTAAGAAATCAAACTAGACCTTTATCAAGATGTGATTTTTTAAAATATAATCCTAATTGTAAGACTTCAGATAGTTGTATCAGTACTTTTGATCCAAATATTCCAAGAATTCTTTCACCAAGTTTATGTCCAATTGTTTATAATAATATTCCAGTTCAAACAAGTCCTGGTTATACTGTACCAAGTCCTAATATCTGTGGAAACAAAGATGATTGGAGACGTGCTGATGATATTAATACATATAAAGCCTATCAAGAAAGTAATAAAACTATATTAGCTAATTCAGATAGACCAGAAGATGTATTTATGTTTTTGAATACTTGTAATTCACAACCTTTATACAATGGTTCAATGGAAAGAGTTAGACCTTATTTAGCAGGTGATATGATTTCAAGACCATACAAAGCTGATAATCAAGTTTATATGCCTGGTGAAGCAAGTAAAGGTCCAGTATCATATGGAGGAGTAGCAGGAGCTCCAGGAATTCCAAATCCATCACCAATGGATGTAAATATGGGTAGAAATGTTCCAGTTACTGCAGAAATGAACATGGGTATTGGTCCAATGGATAATGCCTTAAGTAAAATGGCTCAAAATGGTAATATATCAAAAACATTAAATAATATGATTGATAATAGCATGCTTACAAGAAATGCAAATATTTCAGATCCTAACGTTGGTGCCCCAGTAATGGTTGGAAATAATGTAAGAAGAATGGAAAGTGAAATGAATATGAGAAATCAAGGAGTAAGAGGTATGATATTTGGATCGGAAGCAAAAAATATGATGAGTGTTTCATCAGAATCAGAGAGTGAATCAATGTATGATTCTGAGGAAGAATATCAAACATTATAAATTATTTGAAAAAATATAATTTTATATGAAAAAATAAATATAATATAATTATTTATTTTTCTTGTCATAATTATATAATGAATAATCTTAATCAAGAATATCTAACATATAGAAGTGATTGTCAAAATTGCGATAAAAAACCATGCGATGATCTATATCAAAATAGATGTATCCCTAACTTAACAAATAAAGTATGCACAAATTCTGGATTTAACTATGGTGTATCATCAAGATTAACTTATGATAATGATTATATTAATGATAATATTGAACAAAGTACAGCTCCATTATTATCAGTAATTGATCCTAATCGTGTAAAGAATTGTAATCAATGTTTAAGTTATTTTGGTCCTAGACAAGGTCATAATGGTTGGGGTGATTCGATTGCATTAAGTGAACCTGGATTAACTCCAGCTCAATCATTAGTTGATATTGATTCTATTATGACCAATAGAAACGTTAAACAAGATAGATCTAAGAAAGGTATGGTAAATATGGTTGATGTATTTAAATTTAAAACCTATGATTCAAAAATTTGTGATAGAGCATTAGATCCTTTATCATCAATAACAACATTTCCTAAACAGTTATATAGAGAAATGTCTATTAATAGATTTTATGATTTAAATCTAAATCCTCAAGTTAATATTTATTATGATTGGGCTGTCAATTCTCAACTTGAAGCTAAAGATAATTATGATTATCCATATCCTTTTATTTTAAATACTGATAACACATTACCAAGTCAAATTCCAGGAAGATCATTACCAACATCAGTTAATACACCAGCAAATTGTAATACTAAAGTTTATAATAGAAGAAATGATCCAAGTTGTGAAAGTCAAGTTATGAGTGAAAACTTTAGTGAAAATTCAAGTGTAAGTTCAGAATCAGATTCAGATAATGAATATATGTAAATATATCTTAAACAAATTTTTAAGTTATAAAATTTTTATTTATAATGTATGTTAAATATAATAATATATTTAATTTTTTAAATGGATATAGCAATAGGAAGTGGTTTAGGTATATTCGGTAACTTAATAAATAATAATTCAAATTATAAAGAAAAAACTATTAATCCTCAATTTAATTATGAACAATCTTATCCAATAAATTATTTAAATAATTATGAAAGTGATATTTGGAACACGAGAGATAAAATATTATATAATACAATAAGTGATTTATATAAAAAATCAGAAGATGATAGTAAAATAGTAAGTAATATTTGGAGAATACAGAATGATAGTATAAGTCAAATTAAAAATAAAGAAATTAATAATTTATTAAATAATGATATAAATATGATAAAAAATATAGGAAGTAATAATATAGAAAGTATGAAAAATATAAATGATATTAATTCTGATTCAGATAGTATATTTTCAGATAATTTTTCTTTGCCAGAGTATATACCTGAAAATAAAAATTTAAGAAAAGTTAATATAAATGATAATATATCAGAATATTCTGATAGTGTAGATTCAAGACCAAATATTAATACAAGAGTTTTAAATACTCAAGATAAATTTTTAGAAGATATTGTCTCAAATTTATCAGGAAAATCAAATGGATTATCAGAATCAAAATCATATGCTTCAGATAATTGTACTACATTTGAAAATCAATTTAAACCATTAGAATTTAATCATAGCGGTATTCCGGGTACTTTACCGAGTACTAAACAAATATTAAATATTTTTAATGATAAATTACGTTTTAATCCACAATCAAATTTTAATCCAGAATCAGATGGTAGATATGGAGTAACGTCTGATATGACTCATGATAACATGCAACCATATTTTAAATCAAAAACTTATGGTTTTAATCCTGAATTTGATAAAGAACAAACAAATTATGCTGTTAGAAAAGTAGAATTATTTACAGGATCTGATCAAAACCCACAATTTAAACACAAAACAGATGTACCTTATTTATTTCCTCCAGAAATTGGTAAAATTGAATCTGTTACAGGAGTGCCTAATTTTTCTGATTTTTTTGAATCTAGAGTAATACCATCCGATAAAAGACAAGGAGAAAGACCATTTCAACCAGTTAGAGTAACACCAGGTTTAAATTTAGGTTATAATGAAATAGGTAATACTGGATATCAAGATTTATATAGAGCTTTACCAAAAAATGTAGATCAATTAAGAACAGTTGATAATCCAAAAGTTTCATATCAACCACCAGTAATTGTAGGTCAAAAGGGTGATCGAAGAGGTGCAATTGGTAATTTTATTCAAAAGGGTCCAGATAGATTTTATGAACAATTACCAAATTCATTTATGCCACAAATAGGTGATTTTATAGCTCCTGCTATTTATGGTAAACATTTAAAAACAGTAACTAATCGAACATTAAATCCAGATAATCCTCATTTAAATCCAGTTAAATCAGATGTTGATTTTGCAACACCAGAATATCTTTGGGGTCAATATAGAAAAACATTTAAAAAAACATTTGATTATGATGGTCCAAGAAACGTTCAAGAAAATACTCGTGGTCAAATTATTAATCAAGAAACATACGTTCCAACAAGTACCCAAAGAGAATCTATGCCTGAATTAGATTTATCAAACATTAAAGGCAATTATATTTCAGTACCATTAAATAACTATATGAATTTTGTTCCTGAAACAACTCTGCGTGAAATAATGTTAGAAGATAATGGACGAAAAAATTTAACAAACGTTTCAAATTCAATTAAAAGTTATTTATTTAATGCTGTAAATTCGGTTCCTGATGAAACTTTAAGATCAATTTTAACTGAAAAAATTATTTTAACAAATGTTAAAGAAAATTCTGAACGTGGATATTTATTTAATAATAATAATGCTATTCAAGATACAAATATGAGAAATTTATCAGAAGATAATTTAATTTTAGGTGTTTTATCTAATAAAGAACAAGGATATTTATTTAATAATATAAATGCTATTCCTGATACTAATCTAAGAAATCTAGTAAATACTATGTATGAAAGAGGTGGTTTTGGATTTCAAGGTAATCACCAAGAACAATATATGTATAATTATAATAATGCAACTCCTCAAAGTAATTTAAGAAATTTCACTGAAGATCAACAAAATATTGTTGGAACAAAAGGTAATCATTTAGAAAATTATATATTTAACTATGCAAATGGTATAAGTGATGCAAATTTAAGAAATATAATTGAAGATCAAAAATATATTATAGGTGCTAAGGGAAATCATCAAGAACAATATGCATTTAACTATGATAATGCAATTCCTAATACTAATTTAAAAGATTTAACTGCTGATCAAAAAAATATTATTGGATCTAAAGGTAACAGTATAAAGCAATATAATTTTAATTATGAAAATGGTACTCCAAATACAAGTTTAAGAGAATTAACTGCTGATCAAAAAAATATTATAGGCACAATTGGAAATAAATTTGAACAATATAATTTTAACTATGATAATGCTACACCTGATGCAACAATGAGAGTTTTTTCAGGTCCACAAAAGAATCTAATAGGTTCTAAAGGTAACGGTACTGGCACAGTTAATTTTAATTATAAAAATGGTACTCCTGATGCAACAATGAGAGTATTTTCAGGTCCACAAAAGAATATTATAGGTACACAAGGTGATGGAACACAATCAAGATCAAGATTAGATGCAGATAATGCTTATTTAAATGTATCAAAAGAAATAGTTGCTGAAGGTAGAGATCCAGTTCCAGTAAAAGAAAATCGTGGTCCAACAACACAATTTACAGAATATGTTTTTTGTGATGATTCATATTATCCAAAACAAATTTTTAGTAGTGTAAGACCTTTATCAGCAGTACAAAATGAATTATATACTTTTTCTCAAGAATAAGTATTATAAAAATATAAATTATTCCATTTTTTTAATTAATTCAACAATAAGTTGTGGAGTAATATTTTTAGTAAGTAATTTAGAATAATTATTTAAAATAAATTTATTAATAAAATTATATGTGTCTAAAACTTGTTGACATGAATTTGAACCAGCAATAGTAATTGATCCACTTTCAAAAACAAAAATACTAATTGTTTTATTTATAGTATTTCGTATTTGATATTTAATATTAACACATGCATGAATTATTGGATCAAATGTTACATCAAAGCCAATTTCTTTTAATAATTGATGTAATCTTTCACGATTAATTTGAAATTGAATATTAAAATTAGTATTTATCATTACTATTTTAAAATTATCAACTCTTTTTATATCAAGTTTTATAGGATCATCTATAAAATTTTTTGTAATAAATTTCATATCTTTATCTAAAACAGCTTTACAAATTTTTAACTTTTCAAATAAAATTTCTAAACTTTTTTTAATATTATCTAAATGTTTACATCCTGTCATCTGAATAGATCCATTTATAAATAATTTGACATTAACTGTTTTAAATCTTTCTTTTAAACTTAATTTTTCTGGATCTAATCCCATTAATGTTGCAGATCTAAATATTAATGATACTTGATTATAAAAGTTTTTTTTCTCACGTCTTTTCTTTTTTTTACATGATTTTAATTTTTTTATATTAATTAAATTATTAACAATTCTATTTCCATATCTCTTACCTATTATTACATCATCAAAATCATTAAAATATAATCCAATATTTTCTACATTAAATATTATATCTAAATGACATGTTATTGTTGTAGTAGATATTTCTAAATCATAAGGTAAATTTAATAATTCTAATTTAGCTTTATAAAGACCAGTTAATAAATCTGTCATTGAATATATTAATAATTATTTATTATTAAATTATCAATTTTTTATATAAAAATATATTAAAATATTAATATATAATACTTTAATGGATGAAAATATTATAATATTAGCTAATATGAAAAATTCAGATAATTCAAAAAATAATTCGTCATCTTCTTCATCTTCTTCATCTTCTTCATCTTCTTCAAATAGTTCATCTACTTCTTCAAATAGTTCATCTACTTCATCTACTTGTTCTAATAGCTCATCTTCAGATACTTCATCAAATTCTTCGGATAGTTCATCTACTTCAACTACTTGCTCAGTTAGCTCTTCTGATAGCTCTTCTGATACATCAGATGAGTTAACAGAATTTATTGAAACTGGATCGTATAGTATATTTTCAACTAATAAAAATGTTACATTAAATTCAAGTAAATGTAAGACGATGGATGAACAAATGGAAAATATTTTAAGTAAATATTCGAATATAAAAATAAAGTTAAATAAATTATGGAACAAAGTACATTAAAATTAGTGTGTTATAAACTGTGTTAAAATATAATAATTAAGTATATATAATGTCAAATAATAAAAATTATTATTTAACAATAGATGTTGGAACTGTAAATTTAGCATATTGTTTAGCAGAAAATGATAGATCACAAACTGATATAATTAAATCAGTAAATATTATTGATTGGGGTATTTTAGATGTATCATATAAACCATTATATTGCAAACAAATAAAAAATAAAAGAGCAATATGTAATTGTATAAGTAAATTTTATCAGTTGAAGGAGGGTACTACAGATCATTTAAATCCAGAAAATTTAATAGGATTTTGTAATACACATGCAAAACCAATAAAATTATTTAATGCTAAGAATAAAAAAAATAAGATTAAATTATACAAGATATCCGAAAATCCAATTTATAAAAATAATTTTAATATCCAGATGGAAAGATTATTAGAATCATTGGAAAAATTTTATAATAATATAATTTTAACTCCTTATGATATTGATGAATTTGGTAATTCAAAATATGTATCAAAGCTAAATATTTATATAGAAAATCAACCAGTTTTTAAAAATCCGGTTATGAAAACTATATCAATAGGTATTTTTACTTTTTTTTGTTTAAAAAAAATAATTAATTCAAAAATAATATCAGGAGTTAATTTTATTAATGCAACAGTTAAAACAAAATATGATTTTGTTTCAAAATTATTTAATTTGATAGAAGTAAAATCTTATATAAATAAGTTTAAAGAATATGATAAACGAAAGGAATTTACTATAGATATAACAAATCAAATAATTCCAAAACTTCCTAATTCTATAAATAATATATTATCAACAAATAAATATATATTAAATAAAAAAAAAGACGATATGGCTGATACATTAGTTTATCAACTTTACATAATAATTTATTTAGCTTAACTAATTTGGTATAATATATAAATATAATTAATTTCTATTCAATATAATTATCAATACGTTTAGATGCAATATTAGAAACAGGTTTATTTCGTTTAATAACCATATTATCAGATTTTGAGTTAATAAATGAATTAATATTTAAATTTTTTGTAGATATTTTACTATTGTTAGTTGTTTCTTCAAATCCCATAGAAATAGGTAGAAATGGTGGAATTAATTTATGATATTCTCTTCCTAAAATTTTTGCATTTTTTCTAAATTCAGTAATATTCATAGGACCACCAAATTTTTCTAATAATTCTATTGGACCAGCAACATTAATTTCAATATCTGTAATTGATTTAATTTTATCCTTATTAATCATGTAATACATTTGTTTTATTAAAGAATATCTTTCCCAAACTTTACTATCATTTAATCTTAAATTATATGCAGCTTCACAATTAAATGAACAAAAACATCCTGTAACATAAAATTTACCATCAGAATATTTTTCTGGCAAATATGTTGGTAACCAATCAAATGTATATGTACACCACCAACAACAAATGTTAGTTTTTTTAGGAATTAAAACATTATTTTGATTATCAAATAGTTTTAAATCAATTGGATATATTTTTTTTATTTCAGTAAAATACATCGGTGTTATTTCACTTAAATATTTTTTTAATTCATCATTTTCATCTTTTAATTTTTTAATAACATAACCATATTGTTTTAAATTATAATCTAATAATTTATCTTTATCAGAATCATCTTTATCCTCAGAAGATGTATTTGTTAGATTAGCATCATAAAAGTTTGATGTATGATTTTTATTTACCCCGTTATAATCATCTATAATATCACCTAGTTCTACATCACCCATATTAAAATTTTTAATGTCTTCTCTGGAAATAGGTAAATGTAAAATAATTTCATCGTCTTCTTGCTCTTCATCGTCTGAATAATGATTTTTTATTTTTTGATTTGAAACAAGCATTTGAGTTTTTTTAGGACGACCTCTGCGTTTTTTTTCATTTTGATTAATTTTATTCAAATCAATCGCATTGAGTATATCTTGTGAATTTATTTCTATTTCAGACATAATTGTAATTATATATCTTTATGTCTTTATATATATTCAAAACGTTTTTCAATTTTTAATAAATTATTAAATAAAAATAATTTATTAACTTTTTTTTTTAACTATTTATGTATCAATTGTAATACCACTTCTTTTATATTGACGTTTAGAATAACTAGATTGATTATTTCTTGAACTTAGACTTTTTTCTATTTGATTTTTTCTAGAATTATAAGTACCTCCACTAGATTTTGATTTAGCTTTAACTTCAGAACTTGAAGAACTAGAACTTTCAGATGAAGATGAACTTGAAGAACTATCAGATTTTTTATTATTTTTAACACTAGATTCTGAACTAGTATCAACACTAATACCATCAGTTCTTTTTTTAATATTAAGTCCAGGTTGTGGATACAATTTATCTGCAGCTAAATCTCTCATATCTTGTGATTTTAATTTAATATTGGATACATTACTTTTCATTGCTTGCAGTTGTTGATCAATTTCTTGTCTTCTTTGTTGAGCATACAATGTAGAAGGATTATCTTGAATATTATTAAAAATAGGTGTAGCATATTCATTTAAACTACCAAAAGGTCTAGGTTGAGATTGCTGTTCCATTGCTGCCTTAATTCTTTCAAATTCTTGTATTTTTTGCTTTCGCATGGATTCTTGTTGCATAAATTCTGTTTGTTTTTGTTGTAATAATAACATATCTTGCATTTGTTTTGCAGCTACTTCATGCTCTGCTTCTGATTTTTTTTGTAAAGCTTCTGCTTGTTTTTTATTTTCTTCTCTCATTCTATCCAATGCAGCTTGTTGTCTCATTTGTTCAATCATTTTTGAATCTTGATTTGGCATACTAGATGAACCCATTGGACCAGATCCATTTGATAAACCATTGGTTATTCCATTAAAAGTTGGATTTGGTATACCTAACTTATTTGAAAGAGCAACATTATTTAAATGAAATTTAAGTGCAGATCCACCTAACATTAATATTAATTTTAATTCTGGACTCATAGATTTACCAGGTTTATTATATTTTTCATATATTTCACCAAAAACATCATAATAATTTGTAATATCAGCATTAATTTGTTCTGACCATCCAGTTAATTTAAGTTCCCATGGATTATATTTTTCATTTAAAATTTCTAAACCATAAATACAATTTAACATTAAACTAGATGTCCAATTTACAAAATTTTGTTTTGCTCTAATATTTGTATGTAATTGATATTCATATTTCATTGTAAAATAATCAGAATTCATATTGTAGTTTTGAGATAGTTTTACTTTGTATTGTGCTAATTCACCTAATTTTCTAAGCATATCTAATCTTTTTAACATTTTCCCTTCTTCTGATAATTCATTATAATTATCATAATCTTCTGGTAAATCAATTCCTTTTCCTTCATCTTGATTTTTAGACTCAAATTTGTATCCATCACCTTGAATTGATCTTTGAAAAATATTAGTTGATGGTTGTGAAGGTCCAGATTGTTGCTCATTTGTATCTGAATAATTTTTATCATTTTTTTTTTCATTTATATAATTTGTAATATCGTCTGAACTATCTGATCTATTATCTGAATCTTTTTTAACATATCCAACTCTTTCATCTTCTGGTTTAATTTTATCAGAGGCATGTAGATAATTAACCATATAATCAGTTGAGAAAGTTGTACCCTTATTTCTATTTGCTGTTGTCTTTTTATAAGAATTTGAATTATTTGAATTTGAAGTATCTGAACTCATTTATAATATATAAATTTAAGAAACTATATTTTAAATATAAACCCAATTATATAAATATATTTTTTTTCTAATTAAATTTATCTTATAAGATTATATAGATCCATTGAAGGATGGCTTATTGTAATATATCTGATGCATTTAATATTAATCAAAAATTTGATCAAACAGTCAAAGGGTTACAATCATTTAACCCTTCCAAATACGAATTATCTAATATGAGAAATAGTTATGGTACACTTAATAGCGTTGAAAATGAAAATGAAATGTCTTACGGAGCACCATTTAATGATGATCAAAGTTTAAATGGCACTGATCTATCTAATTTATTATCTGAAAATCAATCAAAAAATCAAATTAATACACAAGAAAATTCTAAACCAAAATTAACTCATAGAGATTGTGTAAATATTTATACTTCTCCAAAAAATCACAGTGACGATATAATTTCGAATGCATTAAAACACATTACTAAATGTCCATTATGTAAAAATGAAATTAAAAATATTCAAAAAAATTTTATGGAAAATACATCTGCTTTATCTATTTCAGAACTTGATCAAGCTAAAGAATCTAGACAAACTTCAGCTCTTGGTAAAATGTGTGGAACAGCAACAAACACTATTCCTGCTATCATGACTTTTTCACAAGATAATGTTCAACAACCTCCAATTCAATCACAAATGCAAGTTCCTGTACAACCTATTCAATCTTTGTATACAGTTCCTTCAGTATCACAAGAATCTGCTGTAATGATTGAAAATAAATTAAAAATGCTTTCTGATAAAATTAATGAAGAGAATAATTTAAAATATCAAAATGCAGTATTACAAAATACTATATCTAAATATATTGAAGATGCTGAAGAGAAAAAGCAAATTAATTCAAAGATGGATAGGATATTAAATATGTTGCAGCAAAATCAAATAAATTCTAATATTCAAAAAGAAAACTTTACTAATTATGGTTTTAGACCAGAACATTTTCAATCTATGAATAATAATTCCAATAGTATTGATTTTCTAACAATTGGAATTATTGTGATTATTATATTATTAATAGTAGATATCTATTTAAGGGTTAAACAGAATGTAAAAAATGAATAATTTATATATATATAATAATATATGGATTTTAAATATAAATACTTAAAATATAAAAATAGATACTTAAAATATAAAAATAAATTAACTAAATCAAATAATAATCAAATTAATGATAATGAATATAAAAATAAAGATTTACATGCTTTTAATATATCAGAATCAATTGAATTAATAGGTAATTCTTCTTTTATGGATAATAAATTAAAATATATAAATATACCAAATTCTGTTAAAAAAATCGGTTATTATTGTTTTATGAATAATCTATTAGAAAATATACATATTTCTAATTCAATTGAGATAATAAATGAATATTCTTTTGCTAATAACAAATTAAAATTTATTGAAATACCAATCTCAGTTAAATACATTAATGATTATTCTTTTTTTAATAATAATTTAGAAAAATTAATATTGCCAGATTCAATAATAACAATAGGTAATTCAGCATTTTTAAATAATAAATTAATAGAATTAGTTATACCTGATTCTGTAGAAAAAATTGGTTCTGAATGTTTTAAAAATAATAAAATTAATAATTTATCAATTTCTAAAAGTATAAAAGTTATTACAGAATCTGTTTTTTCTTCAAATAATTTAAAAAAAATAGAATTACCAGAATCTATTATAAAAATTAATAATTATGCATTTATGCAAAATGAATTAACTGAATTAATAATACCAAATAATGTAATAAGTATTGGTAAACATACTTTTTCTTTTAATAAATTGAAAAATATATTAATACCAAGTTCAGTTGAAAATATTGATGAGAATGCATTTTCTAATAATGATTCATTAGAAAATATATCATTACCAATAAAATTTAAGGATACAATGAACAAAATATTAGGGAAATCAGATTTTTCTAATATTAAGATTATATATATTTAATCTAGATAGTATTTGGTTGTAAAGAGTTAACAATATTTTTCCAACTAATAAAAATTTGTTTATTTGTACAAATTAATGTTTCAAAATTTTTTTTTCTTAATTTTTGTTGAATATATTGAAGACATTTAAAAGAACTATAGTTTTTATATCCAAAAAAATTATCTCCAACTGTAAAAAAAACATCAGTTAATTTCATATCAATTGCATTATCAATTTTAAGTAAACATTCACGATATTTTGTTTCATAAAGATCTTTAGTTTTAACTTTTTCATTTTTATCGTTATTTTTTATTTTATTAAGAATATATTCATCATCTAAATTATTAATAAAAACTTTTGATTCAACTAAATTATAAACATTGAGGGTATTTGAATGTGTAAAATCTTCATGATTTATATCACTATCAATAAATAAATTTTTAATATTTATATTATTCATTTAATAATATATTAGTATATATTAAAATATGGAGGATATACCATTATATGTTGGAAAACGTAGAAACATTTTAATATTAAGTGGTGGTGGTATAAAAGGCTTGGCAATGTTAGGAGCTCTTAAATGTTTAATTGATAATGATATTATTGTAAAACCTGATATTATATGTGGTACATCTGTTGGATCAATTATTGGTTTATACTTGGCAATTGGATATACTCCACAAGATATTTATAACTTATTATTAGAATTAGATTTTGCACATTTATTAAAACCTGATTTTGATAATATTTTAAATGAAATATGTTTTGGTTTTAACAGTACTGATAATATAATATATATAGTTAAGACTTTGATTGAAAAAAAAAATATTTCTAATAAAATTACATTTAAAGAATTATTTGATAAATTTAAAATAAAATTAATTATAACAGGAACTTGTTTAAATGATTCAACATTACATTATTTTTCAGTTGATAATAGTCCGACTATGGAAATTTTAAAAGCAGTTAGAATTAGTATTAGTATTCCAATTTTTTTTAAACCATATATATATAAAAATAAGATTTGGATTGATGGAGGATGTATTGAACACTATCCTATAACTTTATTCAAAGATAAATTACATGATGTTATTGGAGTATTACTTGATGATAAAAATAATAATATGGAATCAAGTGATTTTGATAGTATTGATAAATATATTGTGAAAATAATTAAATGTATAGCTTTTGGATCTATACATAATAAATATGAAATCTATTTAAAAAATACAATTCATATAAAATGTTTTAATGAAGAAACAGAATCATGGGAAATTGATAATGATTATAAAATAAAAATGTATAATCTTGGTTATGAAACGGCTAATAAATTTATTAAAGAAAATTAGAATTATTTTAGTTCACGCTTTCTAACATTAAAGTTTTTTGATTCTTTAACTATTGTTGATTCATCTAAATTAGAATCTTCTATTTTAGTTTCATTTAATTTAGTATTATATTCATCAATATCTTCTGATAAATGTTTATTTTTAAGATATTTTTGAACTTCTTTTTTTTTTGAACTACTAGTTAAATTACATTCAACTTCATTAAAAATTTCTTCTTCTTCTTTTTTTCTTTTATCTAGAGAATTTTCTATTTCTAGTTGAGATAATTTTGTATCTACTTTTTTTGTTGATCTCCAATTTATAAATTCTTCTTTATTAACTTCAACTTCTGATAAATTAAAGGAATCTTCGTTAATATCTGAATATAAATTAGATCCTACAAAATTAGAATCAGATCCAAAAAGCGAATAATTTGAACTATAACCAGGTAAAGTATCTAGTGTACCTAATTCATTTACAATCAATTCACTTGATTTATTTGTAGATAAATTATTTTTAAAGTATTCAAAAAATTCACTAATAGTTATTGGTTTTTCAAGATTTTTATTAAGTTCATTCATCATTTTTAACAAACGATCATCTATTGATTCAATGTTATCATTTTTTCTTTCTAAATCAATATCATTAATTCTTCTTTCTAATTCATTTTCTTCAATTTTATCTTCTAAAAACTTTTCTCTGTCTTTAAATATATCTTCATATAATTCATCCAGTTTTTCTTTACTAATTGGTCTAATATTTGCATCTACAAAGTTTTTATATTCTGATTTTAATCTTAATATATCATCACCTTTAAATTCATCCATACTTTTTTTTAAATAATATAAATCATACTCTTTTCTAGAATCTTTGTTATATAATATTTCATATGCTTTCGTGATTTCTTGATACATTTCACTATTACCACCATGATCTGGATGATGTATTTTTACTAAATTAATATATGCATTTTTAATAATTTCATTTGATGCTTCTATATCTACATTTAGTATGCTGTACAAATCAACAAAGACTTCAGAGTCATAAATAAAGTCTAATTTATCAGTCATCTTATATATAAAATATATAGTCTTTTTTATTTAAATAATATTTATAGTGTTAGAAATTTTTTTATTATAGATTTAGGATCAATTTCTGAAATTTTTACAAATTTATCACCTTTAACTATAATGCAAGTAGGAACATATTCAACATTATATTTTTCAAATAATTTGTTAGGATCTTCATCTGCAAAAACTCTTTGATAGCTTATATCTGTATTAGCAAAAGCTTTTTCTAAAATAGGATGTGTATTTTCGTTATAAGTTACACAATGAGGACATGTTTTAGAAACAAAAACATAAACAATTTTTTTTTTATTATTTGAAATATTTTCAAATTTTTCAATACAAAATAAGAATTGATAGGCAGCAATTGATAATAATATAATTAAAATAATTAATAATAAAGTTTTGTTATCCATGTTTATATATTAATAAATAAGAAAAAATATTTTTAATATAGATATTATTATTAATTTAAACTAACTATATCTTTACATTTAAAATTTTTAATATAAATTAGTTTTAAAAAATATTTTCTATAATTTAATATATACATTCAATGTCTGATAATGAAATTGTAAAATTACCAATATTAGAGCCATTAGCTAGTTATTTTGGCACACTATATAAATTTAAACCAGGTGGAAACCCTGGTGATGTTAAAATAAATTTTTCTTCAGATAATCCTGAACAAAATGATATTTTTTGGAAAATGTATGCAAATACACAGTGTTATTCAGCTGATTCAAATAATGATGCAAAAAATGGTGATATTGCTCATCAATTTACTCAAGCTGTTGTTGCTCTTGCTAACAATCTTAAAGAAATTGATCCATCTACGACTAGTGGTACTATCCAAGAATATTTAGTTAATAAAATTGAACCATCAATCAAAAAAGTTTTTCCTAATGGTATTAAAGAAAATAAGTTGGTAGAAATTTATTTTGAAAAAAAATCTGGTCGTCTTCGTAATGAATTGCTATTAAAAAAAAAATATTATGATGAAATTATAAAAGAAATTTTAGATGATTTTAACGAAATTATTCAAATTAATAAAGATAATAATAAAAGTTGTAATAAATTTAAACAAATTTTATTAAATTCAATAAGTGAACCTTTTGATGATCGCAACAACTATGTTACTTTAAATGGCGAAAAAGATGCTGATATATATGAATTAAATCAATGTAATGCTTATTTTAATGAATACCTTCCTGATTCATTGATAAAATTAATTAAAGAAGCAGGTGACCAATGTTTTAGAAGAGAATATAAACTTATTAATCAAATTAATGGTAAAGATAAACAAAAAATTATTAATACAATCGAATTAATAAAAGAAAATAATAATGCAAATATTTTATTTAATAAATATTTTGAATTTAAAGATAAAGATAATAATAAAATTGATAATTATAAAAACTTAGATTTAGATAATACAAGAATAAATCTTAAAAAAAATAATACAGGTGAAATAAAATTATTTAGAGATTTACCATTAAGATCAAAAGATGGTGAAATTTTTACTTCAAATAAACAATCTATTCATTCTACAGAATTATTTGACATAGCTGATACTTATTATAATGATAATACTAATACTAATTTTGGTTATGAACTAATTGATGCAAAAAATGACTCTTTAGATTACACAGAGGCAGTTTGTACAAATATTAAACCTAAAAATAATACTGTATTTAATGTAAGCGCTATTAAAAATTTATTACAAAAATGGTTAAATAAAGAAAAATCTACTCCAAGTTATATGTATAGTACACCTTCTTCATATAGAGTGCTTTCTACAAAAGAAGATCTTAAAAAATTTGAAGATGAACTTGTAAATGAAGAAGAAGAAATGAAAAAAATAATTAGAGATTTACCAGAGAATAAATGGGTAAAAAGAGGAAGTGTTTATTTTAAAAGAGATACTTCTGGTAAAGAAACACTTTATGAATTAAATAATAATGCTCAATTTGTAGAAACATGTGCTTCAGTTGGTTATTCTAATGATGATACTAATTGTATTAGAGTTTTAACTGATGCTGTAAGTGGAGATTTAGAAAAACTTAAAGAATTATTAAAGGATGATACTTTTGTTAAAGCTTTAAATGATCCAAAACTTGTTCAAAATTTACCACCACAAATAGCTCTTAAATTACTCAAAACTTTCGGATTTAAAAAGACAGCTATTCCATCAGTAAAAGGCACAATGTTTATTATTGAACCAATTGCAGGTTGGTTAAATAGATTAAGTAAAACAACAAATGGAAAAAATCTAATTTCAACAATAAATTCAAATAAAAATTTTATGACTTTAATAAGATTTTTAATTGGTATAGTTCATCAAAATCCAACAATTATTGGTAATAATCCAAGAGTAGTTATTCCTAAACAGCCAATAACACCTACAAATATTGTTACACAACCACAACCTGTAACCTGGAGAACATGGCCATCTATTCCTGTCAAAACAATAGAAACAACAAAAGAACATGTTTTAACTATAGAAGAAATTAAAAAAAATTTAAAACCATTAAATTTCTTCTATAAAGGATTAAACTTGTCAAATACTCCTTTTGGTTTATCAAATTTTAATCCTGTTTTAACAAAATTTTTATCATATATACCATATAATGGAAATGGTCTTATACGCGGTGGTGGTAATTCAAGAATAGTTGCTAAAGTTCAATTTGGATTAGGTCTAAATTATGCAGATGAATTTATTAGAGTTTATAATATAATTAAAGAAAAATTAAAAAAAGATTTACCTAAAGAAATTGAAAATAAAATTAATTCACAACTTACAACATTTAAGTATCAAGAAATAACTCTTCTTGAAGAGTTAAGTAAATTACAAAAATTATCAACTTTAAAAGAATTAGATTTATTACAAGGTGTTGTCGATGATAAAAATTATATTGAAAATAATTTAAAAGACTATCAACAGAAAATAGATGATTATATGAAAAATAGAAAAAAAACAGATAATACATTAAAAACACTTATGAGTATGTATAAAAATATATTGCCATCAAATTTATATAATATTAGTATATAAATTTTATAAAATAAATTTTATTTGATTATCTTTTTATAAAAAAATATAATTAAAAATTAGAAGTAAAAATAGTAGCAGCGACACCATTAACAATACGTAAAAAATTATAAGTAACTGCATAAGATTTGAATACATATTTATTATAATTAATATCGATAGGATTAAAATAAGTATTAATATCAAAAGTATAAAATGAAGATATATTACAAGATCCAGATGGTTGTAGATTATCAGGATAAAGACAGAAAGATGATAAACCAAAACCATTTGTATTATAAGCCATAGGAAAATGTATAAAAGGAGTATAAGAAGAGTAATATTTCATATCAATTTCTTCATTAGCAAGAGTAGAATTTAGTGAGAAAGATGCAGATTTAATAACAGTTTTATAATTAATAGTTTTTGCAAATTTAACAAACTGTGGTTTAAAAAACAAAGTGTTATAATTAAACAGATAGTTTACATTTGGATTAAGAAAATAATTAACTTGACCCATAAAAACAAAGTATTTACAAGGATTAATAAGTTCTAAAGTATTTCTGTTAAATTGATTTGAAAGATATCTAGGATTAGAAAAATATACTTGTTCGACAAGATAGTTATGTTTATTTTGAAAGAATTTCGTTCTTTCTTCTCTATCTAAATAAATATAATCAATTAACAAGTATAATTGTTTTAATGTGATATTACTAAAAAAAGAATAATTATAATTTTTTTGAATAAAAATAGAATTTGGATCAAGTGAACTAGATTCAGATGGTTGGAATAAAGATCCGCTATCAAGACCATAAATAATATAATTTTTAAAATTAGTATCATTAAAATATTGTCCATCTATATTTTGATAATAAGTATTTGTAGTTGTAATAAATTCATTATCAGAAATTTTTCTATAATAAAGATAATATGAAGTAGGTGCTTTAGTAACAGGATCATATTCTGCAATTTCAATACTATCAAACTCACCCCAAGCAATACCTTGTGGAGTGTATTGAACTATAGGTTCACCTAAAATACCATAACCATAATATTTATTAATTTTAATATAGTTACTAGGTGAAAAGATAGAACAATTTTCAAAATTATTTAACTGTATATTAAACCTAATAATTGAATATTCTAAACATAACATTGGTAAAGCTAATCCTGATGTATTACAAAACCAAAAAAATAAAGGAATATATAACATTTTAGAATTAATACCATTTTCAACATATTCATATGTAGTAAAATCAGGAGTATTACCAATATATTCATCGAGTGAACTATTATAATTATTCCAATTAAGTTCATTTAATACATTCATCCATTCACCCCATTGTTTTTGAATAGTTTGACCACCAATTTCTATTTCAACATAATCTATTAATGCATAAGCAACTTTTTGTGCCCACTTAAATTTAATTCGTTTATCAATAATATTATCTAATGAATAAATTATAGGAATATCAGGTAATTCAATAACCAACCACATTTTATGAACAAGATCACCTAATTTTCCTATTTCAATAGAATATTTTTTTCCAAATTTTGCAGTATAAAGAAGATCATTTCTAACAGTTTCAATAGAAAAATTTGTATATCTTCTATAGATAATTTTAAAAAATGTTATTTGAGGGTCTTGATTTAAGACAATATTTTCATCACCATATGCTACTAATTGTATTTCACCTGCAGGCATTTTTAAGTTATATTATATAATATTATTAAATTTAATTAATTTAATTATTAAAAAAAAAATTAATTGTTTGATATAAATAATAATCCTGATAATCCAGATTGATACCTAAGAATATTATATTGGATAGTTGTTAAATTAATTTGTGCAGAAAATTTACCTAAATCAAACAATGTTTTGGTATTACCAAAATAATTAAGTAATCCTTTTTTATCCATGATAATTTGTATTGAAAAAATTCTAGTTGTAGTTAGATTAATAGCTCCAGTTGGTTGAAAATCTTCAGGTTCTAAAGCAAAACTATAAACATTTAAATTAGTATTAACTTTAGCTCTAGTATTATATTTATATTGATTAAGAATAGTAGTAATTCCATTATAATTATTTGAACTTAAATTATTTACTCCATCTCTTCTAGCTCCATCTAAATAGAATTTAGTGTTTAAAATAAAATCATAAATATTATAACTTTTTTCATTAATTTTTTTATAATTATTTGGTGTAATTTTATTATAATTTAAAAAGAATGTTAATTCCCAAATTATTTCTTTAACTAAACTATTAATATCAAAATCAAATTGTAGGGTAATAGTATCATCAAATTGATTTACAAAATAATCAAAGTCTAATGTTCTGATATAATTTCCATGTGTTTCAATTAAATTATCAATAGCTTTTTCACATATTATTTTTCTTTCGTCTCTTTCAACAAATATAAAATCCATATTTAGTGCTGAACTAACATTAAAAGGTATTAAATAATTGATAGCTATAGAATCTTTAAAAATATTTTTAGAAGAAAATAATGCATCAATTTTAATATTAGTATACATACATGCAATTAATGGTATAGCATTACTAATACCTTGAAAAAAGAAATTTAATGGAATATAAAAATTTTTATTTCCCATATGAACTATCCAATTAGTTAATCCAGTGGTTAAATAAGATTCATTATCACCAAGAGTATTAATTCCTAACATTTCAACAATTGCTTGATAAATATTAAGATTAACATTTAAATTAATAAAAATTTTGTACATTTGTTTATTTAAAAAATCGATTTGTTGATCATCAAAATTTAAATGAAAATATTCAAATATTTTGATAATACCTAATTCATTAATATAACCTCCGTTTATTTCTTTAATATAATTCATATAATCATTAGTTATATTAAGTAATGAATTAAATTCATAAATACTTTTCATTTGTTTAATCACTTCACATTCATTAAAATCAACACAAACACCTAATAAATATTTCCAAACATTAGTTTTATTATTCTTAATATAAAAGTTAGTTTCTTTTGATTTAAGGTAACTATTTAATAATTTAATATTATTAGGTGTATTAACACTAATTTGTCCATTAAAAGTTTTAATATTAAAAAGTACTGAATCGTTAATAATATTTTCATTAACATATAAATTATTGATAACAATATTTGAAAAGAATTCTTGGCAAATTAAAATAAAATTAAGATTATCGTAAACATTAAATAATATATTATTAAGACCATTAAAAAATTTATTAACTTGTATAAATTCTAAATCATCTTCAATATTAGTATCTGTTAAACTAATAAATTCCATATATTTAATAATATTTGTATTAATTAGATTAGCAAAAGTATAAATGATATTATCTAAATCATTTGTATACCTATTTCCATAAGTAGATAACCATGTTAAATAACAATTATAATAAAATAAAATAATTATTAGGTCATTATTGTTTAGAGAATCAATACCATTATATATTAGTGTAAATATAGTAATAATATTTTCATCAAAAACAAATGATTTGCCATTGAATAAAGTTATTATATTTGAAGTTGATAGATAAATATTATCAAATTTATTAGAATAACCACCAAGTATATTTTTAAATGTATCTAAATTTTGTTTGATATTTTGTAAAATATTTTTAATAACTGTTGTAGTATAAAGAATTGGTTTATTATTAATAGAATAAAATTTATTTACTTGACTACTATAGTTATTTATTAATCCATTGATAGTGTTATTAATAATTGTTGAACTAATTGAATTCTCTTCAAATATTTGTAATTCATTAGTATAATTATTATAAATTTGTATACTAAAATCATCTAAATTATTTTCTTGTTCGATAAATGTATTTATTTTATATTTAGTAATATCTTTTATAGTGTCATCTTGTATTGTTTTATAAAAATTATTAATAATATTTTTTTTAATAAAATTTTTATTGATAAAATCAAGAAATGTAGCTGGACTAGAAGAAATATCTAAAGTAATTATTAATTTACCAAAATAAATAAAAGTGTTACATGATAATAATATATTGTTAAAAATATTATAGTAATCTTCGATATTAATATATCTATTAATTATAGTAGTAGACATTATTCTATATAATATTTGTAGTTTAGGTATGTTATTAATAAAAGTAGTATAATCATAATTGCTACCTTCAAAAGAAATATTTAAATCTAAATTAACAAAACTGGTATAAGAAAAATAAAAACTATAAAAAATTATTTGTGAATCTAAGAATTTATTAAGTCTTTTATCAAAACTATTATGATATAGAATACCCCATAATGTTTTTTTTAAAACATTAAATAATGTTTCAGTAAAATAAATTGATTCTTCAATTCTGGTACCTATATAATTAAATTCTTGTTCAAATATCAATTGATAAATAGTTTTGAAATCTATATCAACATAAGTATTATTTTGAAAAACACGAAATAAATATAAAAAATAATTTGAATATAAATCAACATATTTATTAAATAATTTATTAGTAATATCCTCATTTAAAAAATCAAAATATTGAAAAATAATAGAGGTAAAATTATTAAAATTTAATATAAAATCTTTTAATTCAAAATTATTATTTGCAAAATCGTAATATTTAAAAATAATATTTTCCCAATATTTTTTCCAAATTAATTCAAGATTATATTCAATACTATAGTCATTTATATAATAAATAATTTCTTTAACAGATTTACTAAAAAGTTTAACAAATTCACTATAATCAACTATGTTTACAATAATTTTATATGGATTATAAATATTTAGAAGAAGTGATTGATATTTAACATTAAGTGTATAAAAAAATTCATTAATAATATTTTTATCAGTAAATGAAATAATTGTTTTATCAATAATTTCATTTAAGACTGTTTCATTATAATTTAAAGTAATACTTAATTTATATTCAATAATTTTAATAATTAATTGTATACTGATTTTAATTCTATAAATTAAATTTGTTAAATTTAATTTGTATTCTAAATTAAAATTTTTAAATTTATTAATAGTATTAAAAAATATCACTAAATCATAATTAGATTTAGTTGGATTTATTTCAACAGAATCATATAATAGTATATAATAATATAAATTAATTAAGTAATCATATAATTCATCATAATTAGTAAATGTACTATTTCTTAAAAAATAATTTTGTAAAATTAAATTTTTAGTATTTGATACATTAAATTTATTAATTTGAAATTGAAAATTAAATTGTTTAAATAATTTTAAAATATAATTATAGTTATCAATATATTCAAGAGGATTTTTTGTATTTAAACTATATAAATTTTTAGATAATATAGTATTTATTATTTGATAAAATATTTGTTTATATACTTCAATATTATTTTCTTTTATATTTATAATTGATTCTGGATTATCAAGAATAATCTTATAATAATCAAATAATCTTTCATATATAACAACATAGTTTTTTTCAAAATTATAGTAATTATATTCAAAATTATAATATTTTTTAAATAATTGTAAATAAATTTTTTTAAAATTAATATTATTAGTTGATAAATCATAATCACAAGGAGTTATAATAGATAATTTATCTAAATTATATGCTATATTTTCTAATGAATCAATATTAAAAAATCTAGTTAATATATTTTCATAAATATATTTTTCATTAATCTGATTTTTATAGCTTCCTAAATTATATGATAATTGATAATTAGATGTTAATCCTTTAAAACCTTCAAGTATATCATTAACAAATCTTGCTCCAAGTCTTAAATTTCCAATAACGTTATTAACATCATTATTTAAATTATTATATGTAATATTATAATATTTAAGTAATGAACATACTAAGTTAAATGAAATATTTATATTAGAAATATCTGTTTCTTTATAATTTTTAAGATTATTATCAATAAATTGTGATACAGTATAACTTGAATTATAATATATATTATTTAAATCATATATTGTATTCGATATTTTAATATCTAATAAATTAATACTTTGTATAGTTAATTCATATTTATTTGGATTATTTATAGTTACATCATTATTATATACAATATTAATTCTTTTAATTAAATTAGAAACGGTTATACCTTTAATTGGTTCAACTAATGTAGTTGTATAAATATCATCATTACCAATAATTAATTCATATGATTTAATATATTTTTGAACAAGTGTAATAAAATATTCATCAATATTTACTGAATTTTTAACTAAATTTACAATATAAATAATATCATTATAATAACTTAAGCTAGAATCAATATCAATCTTAATTTGATTAACATTATCATCATTAAAAGAATAAACAGAACTGATATAATAATATATGATTTTAAGATTTGATACACTCAGAATATCTTGTATAGCAAAATCTATTAATTCTGTTTCAATATCATACTCAAATTTTGTTTCAGGATTTATAGAAAAGTTTTCAATTAATAATATATGTATAAATGATAATACAAGATAATTATAGTATAAATAGATAATAATCTTTTTTTTAATATTATCTGTTAATATAGATATAAAACAATCTGCTTGATTATTTTTTTTTAATTCAACAATAGAATTATATATATCATTTGGAGCAAAATTTTCACTTAGAACAGTTATATTAAATATTAATTGATATAATTCATTCAAATTTGCAACATCATTAAAATAATTAATAACTGGAATATCATTGTCTAATTTAAATAAAAGAATTTCTTCGAAATTTTTAATACAATAGTTTCTAAATGTATTATAATAATAATAAAATGAGTTTGTTTTAGTATAGTCAACATCTAATTTACTAATCATAACATTAATCCATTTATTTTGTAAAAAAGCATTATAATCAGACCAATTTTGATAATTAAACATTTGAAAAACATCAATATCTTCATAAAGTGCTGTATTTGATCTATATTCTTTATAAAAAGTTTTTTCTACAGTTTGCTTAGATTCATAAATTTTAACTATATCATAAAGTGTTTGTGTTTTAAAATAATTAATAGTTTCTTGTAAATTTTTTGATTTAGAAATAGCATAATTAGTTGCAAAAATATATAAAATTCTATTCATATTTTTTTCAAAATTAATAGAATTTAGAATATTAATATTAATATAATTACAAATTAATTGTATAAGATTATCAGTCGAATAAAGTGGATTGATATTATTAATATTTAAAACTAAATTATTTAATTTAGTTTTTTTACTTATAATACCACATTTTTGAAAGAATATTGTATAAAAATAATTGGATAGATCTCCTTCATAAAAATATTTAACAGTATTTAATAGATTATTTATAATTCTTGATTTAAAATTATCAAATATACTAATGGTACTATAAGCAATTTTTAAATTATTATAAATGTTATTTTCAATATTATAATTAGTTTCGTTATATAAAATATTTAAAATATCTATGTATTCTTCTTGTAATGATGTTTCAGATAAATTATCAACGGAAACAGTTTTACCATTTATACCTCCATTTAAAATTGAATATAATATTTTATTATATTGATAGATAAAGTTGTTTAAATTATTATTAAATTTATGAAAAAAAGTAGGAAAGGAAGATATACTATAATTATTATTTAATACATTTATAAAACTAAATTTATTAATTAAATCAAATAATGTTTTATTATTTGATTCAGTTATTTTAATATCAGTTGATTGCATATATCTTAAATAATCCTGTTTATAGTCTATAATTTTATTTTTATTAGATAAAGTTTCTTCAATATAAATAGTATTATAATCAAGATTAATTAATATTCCAGAGTTAGATAAAATTATAATTATTTCATTTACAGATTTAGTATATATGTTGGTAGAGTATTTTTTAGTAATATAAATATCAAAATTGTTATCATTAGAAAAATTTTGTGAATTAATAAAAGTATTCACATCTGAAGATAAACAATTATAAATAAAACTCATATACAATAATAAAATACAAATTATGTTATTTTTAGTAAAGGATGTATTAACAAAGTAGTATTTTGAATCAATTAAATTAATATTTGTATTATTAGTTTGATTAAATATTACTATTTGATTAATTATAATATTAAGACATTGATTAAAAATAATTTCGTTGACACTATAATACAATAAATATGTAAAATTTTCATAAATATATATATTAATATTATTTACAAATTGTATATAGTATTTATATGCAATAATATTGTAACTTAGTAATAAATTATTATATTGAGAATATATATATTGAAACACATCGGTTATATTAGAATTATCTAGATAATTTACAAATTGTTTTATATCATTTGATTTATTACCATAAAAATTATTAATTTGATTAAAATTATTGTATACAATAGTTAAATTAAATGTTTTATTAATTGTATTTAAGTTATCCAAGTTAATATTATCAAAAATAGTACCAATTGCAAAAATAGAATAATAACAATTATAATAAAATTTATTTGTATTTAAATTTTCAAAATTTACTACAATTTGTTCTGATAAAAATACTTTTTTAATATCTTCTACAATTATTTCATATTGTAAATTTTCTTTTTTAAAAAAATTATTAACTAAATTATAAATTAGATCATAATTAATAAATTTTAATTTATTTAATTCCATTATTTTTAAAAATTCAATTATTATAAAATCATCATAATTATATCTGAAATCATTTATAAAATTATTAATCTTATCAAAATTTTTTTGATCAATTAATATATCTTTACTTATTGCATTAGCTATTTTTTTAAAATAGAAAGATTGATATAAAAATATCAATGATTTACTTGAATCATTTGGATTAATACTTAGTAAATAATTAAAATATAAATCTGAAAATAAATTTATTTGATCAAAACATAAAAAATTATTAATTAAATTAAATTTATTATCTAAAATAGGAGATACATCAAGATTAATTGTATTAATTTGATCAATGATTGAATTATTTATATTATTAAAAAATTTAATAAATGAAATTATAAATTTAAAAGCTAGATCTCTAAGTGTAATAAAATCTTCAGGTATTTTATTTTTAAATGATATGTCTAAACTCATATTAGCAAAATATGTATATAAGAAATATATTCTATAAATAGGTGAATTTATAAAAATAAAATTTAAAAATATATTTGGTTCATTAAAATTAGTTTTTATGTATGTACATTCTTTAGTAATAGGGTCATGTATCTTTTTAAAATATTTAAAATTAGAGAAAGAATTATTATAAAGATAGTTATCTGTATAATTAAATAAATTTTCCATAATAAATGTATTTATTGAAAATGGAATATTAATATTTGGTAATAACAAATTAAAATTAATTTGTGTTAGTTCATATAAATAATTCTTTATTAATTCATTATTATATTTATTTTCAACTTTTACAACATTATTATAATATTCATCAATTACATTATTAAAATTATTAATATTCAAATAGTCATTAATATATTGATCAATATCTAAAGTATTATTAAAGTTACATTTAAACAAATTAAAATCAAAATTAATATTATTTTTTATATTTTTTATTAGATTACTATAAAAAATATCTTTTGACTTGTTAAATATTGTTACAGATTTTAATATACTAACATCCAGTGTTGGACAAGGATCAACAAGTGATTCTGAATACATAAAAATATTACTTGAATATGGAAATATTGCAGAAGCATAGTCCATGTTATAAAATAAGTTTGTTAGAATACCATTTGGTTGATAAATATCAAATGAATTTTTTATATAAATATTTGCAATTACATTAATTGATTCTGATATTATTAATAGTAATGAATTTTGAAATAAATTCTGAATGTATATTAAATTTTCATTGATTGGATTACTTATTAGTAAATCATTATTTACATTTATAACAAAATTAAATAAGTTATTATTATATATGTAGTTTGTTACATAAGATTTTCTTACAACTGAAAAATTATCTTCAATAAAATTATTTTTTGTTAAATTTACAAGTTGTGATAATAATGCATCAAAAGAATTATATGTTTGATTATATCTAGAAGTAAATTTATCTAATACATTATAATATAGATAAGCACTTATTATAATACTTTGATAAACAGATATCTGTCTATTTGCAAAAGGAATAGTTGTATTCTTTAATACAAAATTATTTTTAACATTATTCTGATATAAAATCTTCTTAAATAAATTTTTAGATAATATTAAAACATTTGGATTAATTAATATATCAAGAATTTTATTGTTAAAAATACCTTGACCTAAAGAATCTATTTTTTTAAGAAAATTAAAATCTTTATTATTAATAATTTTTATATATTCTTGAATGGATATATTACTATTACAAATTAATGTAATTAATAATCTAATATATAGATCTGTTGGTAAATTTGTATTATATAAATTAGAAATATTAATTATTTGTGTTTCATCACTTATTAAATATTCATTAAAATCATTATTAGTTAAATTACCAAAAAATGGTGTATCTTTTAATATAAATAAAATCATTTGAGTTCTTTCAACATTACTTATAATGTCATAATATGTAATATAATTTTTATCAATATTAGAAACTATTTTTAGTATTTTATTAAAAGCATTATCAGTCAAAATATATTTTTTACTTTTAATTTTATTATCAATTATTTCCAAATTAATTTGATTAATACTACTAAAAAGAAATACTATAAATTGGTTATAAAATGTATTAAGATCATTCAAATTATTATAGAAAAGAGAAATATATAATGTATTTTTATCAATTTTAATTTTACCAAATATTGTAAAATTATAATTATTAATAATTAAATTAAATAATTCTAAATATTTTTCTTGATCTTCTTTTAAAAATTTTATTCTAAATGAAGATTTAAAATTTTCTAAATCTATCCTTATGTAATCTAAATTATTAAAATCAATTTGATTAAATAAATATAATATTAAAGTATTTGAAGTTATAGGTTCATCAGAATACATATTATATCCATAAAAATTATAATACTGATTAATATTATAAAAAATATTATTTTTATCAGTTTCTAATACACAATTATAAGTATATTTAAAGATTTCTGAAGGTTCTGATTCAATTTTAAAATAAGTATTCATAATAGTAAGATAATTAATATCATCATTAATAAAGTTAACTTTTGAAATACTTACTATTTTTATTAAATTTTCATTAAAAAAATTAATTTTTATACTATATGAATTATATTGATTTAATATATTATTAAATAATGTACAGTACAATGAAGGATATTGTTTTAGTAGTTCTGTATAATTTTCATCATATGCTATTTTTAAATATGATTTTGATAAAAAATCACCACTTTTAGGAATATTAAAACTTAATAATGAATTATCTTTCAAGTAATTACCTCCAATTTCATAATTATTAATAAAAAAATTAGTGTGTCTTCTATAGTATATTTTAAAGAAGGTTATTTGAGGTTCTTTATTAAAAATATTATATTCATATCCAGGTGTAATTAATTGAATAAAGCCAACTCCCATAATTAATATTATTATAGATTAATAATATTAATTAATTAATTTTTAAGACATAATTAATATGTATAGGATAAGGCTCCAATTCCTAATATGTATAGGATAAGGCTCCAATTCCTAATATGTATAGGATAAGGCTCCAATTCCTAATATGTATAGGATAATGCTCCAATTCCTCCAATTAATCTCAATACATTAAAATTAGTAACCTGTACAACTAACTTATAATTAATATCATTATTATTAATTAACTTATTTTCCTGAAAATTATTAATTATACTATAATTAAATTTGTTTGTATTCGCTGTTTCACTTAAGAATATATCACTAACTTTAACTTTTAATATAAAACTAGGAATTCTACTTAAATTAATACTTCCTGAAGGTTGTGTTTCTGTTGGATTAAGTGCAAATGAATAACAATATAAACCTTTTTGTGGACTAGAATTATAACATTTAAATGGCATAAGATAATTAAAGAAATTTGAATTATCACCAATTAATACTGTACTATTTAAATATAAATATGATTCTTCGATTATATTATAACTATCAATTAAATTTGTATATTTATTAAAAAGATTATCATTTATATATGCATAATAATTTTTTGTAAGTAAATTTGTATTAATAAGTTCTTTTCCTATAATAAATTGTGTTGGATTAAAGTTTTTTTCATTATCAAATAATATTTTTAAATATTCAATAAAATAATTTTCTTCATTAGTTGTTGAATCAGTGTTATTTAATATAGAATATGTAAAACCTTGATTATTAGTAAATATATCACGAATATTATTATTTTTAACAACAGACCAATACATATCTTTACAACAGTGAAAAAAATCAAGATCAAAAGAATTATTATATCTATTAAGATTATCAAATTCTATTTGTTGAACCTGAGTAATTAAATATTCATGACCTGATTGAGCAAATTTTTTCCTTTCAATACTATCTAAATAAATATATTCTGCCAGCATAGTAATCTCTAATTTATTTTTCATTATTTCATTATTATTTTCAATTAAATAATTTAGAATATCATTTTCTACTTTCTCATTATTATAGTCTTTATCGATATTAATTTTAATACATTCATGAAATTTTTTTAAATTAATTTTTACTTGAATTGTATTAAATTGTAAAGCAATTAAAGGAAATGATAATCCATAATTTCCATTAAACCATAATGGTATGGGTAGATATAAATAATTATTATCCTTTGTTAAACTAAATAAATTAATTTCTTGATTTGCACCAATTAAATCATTATATAATTCAGGATTTTTATAAAAAAGATCTCCATAATTATTAATATAATAATCACTAAGAGAATTTATTTTATTACTACCTATATAAAAGTCAATTGAATTAAATAAATAGATCCCTATTTTATCAACCCAACTAAAATTTATTATATCATTAGTTACAATAATATCTTTTAATCTATTATACAAATCTTTATTTAGTTGTTCAATTATATCTAAATTTTTATAAATAGCAAATTTAAATAATTCATAACTCATTTGTTCTTCAGTCCAATTCTCGTATATATAAACTAAAGTATTATTAATATCCTTAAATAATGAGGCATTTGTAAACAAAGTTATATTTATATTACTTATATTAGTTAAAAGACCATTATTATAAAAATAATTAATTACTGTAAAGTATTGTTGATACTGATCCGAATTAATATTACTTAAAATAAATAATGATAAATCATTGATATAAGTAAGACTTGTTATATTATCATATTTTTCAAAAAATAAGTTGATTACATTTAGTAAGTTATTATAAAATTGTATAAAATAATCATAATATAAAATATATGTAAAATTATCTAATATATTTGGTAAAATATTTTTACTTATTATATCTTTATTTAAATTTGAAAAATCTATTTTAGGAAGCTTTATTCTTAATGTTAATCTTGATAATAAATCACCAGAATTTTTTGGTATTGTTAACACTGCTGTTTCTCCAAATTCTACATTATTATCAAATGATAATTGATTTACTCTTTTACCAAAATTTGTATATCTTCTATATATTATATTAAAAAATGTTATTTCTGGGTTTGCAGTTAACATTATATCTTGATTACCATATGAAATTACTTGAACCAGACCACCAGCCATTTTAATAATAATATAAATTAATATTTTAAAACTTAATTAATATTATTTATTTATTATGGAAAATTTAGATGAAGAAAATACTTTTAACTTTGATAACATTTGTTTAGGTATAGATTTTGGTACTACTAATTCTTGTTTAAGTATTTGGTATAAAAATAAATCATGGATTGTTCCAGATATTGATGGTATTAATATTATACCTACTGTTATTGAAATAAATTCAGATAAAAAAATAATAGGTAAAGAAGCATATTTGCGAAAAGATATTTTTGAAAAAACTAATGATATTAATATTAAAAATACTTTTCTTGTTTATGAAATTAAAAAATTATTAGGTAAAAAATTTTCAGAATTAGATAAAAATTTTATTGATATTGTAGCATATGATATAAAATCAGATGAAGAAGATAATATTATTATTCAAGATAATAATTCTGGTAAATTATATTATCCAGAAGAAATTGCTATACATATATTTATGAGTTTTAAAGTTAGAGCTGAAAATTATTTTTCTGAAAAGTTTAATCATAATATAAAAATATCAAATGTTATACTAACTGTTCCTGCTTATTTTAATAAAAATCAACGTCAAATAATTAAAAATTCAGCTCAAAATGCTGATCTTAATGTAATTAGATTAATTAACGAACCAACTGCTGCTGCAATTTGTTATGGATTAGGTAAAAATTTAGATCTAATCAATGAATCATTAGGTATAAATGTTATTATATTTGATTTTGGAGGTGGAACACTGGATGTTAGTTTATTAAACATAAATAATGGAGTATATGAAGTATTGGGATCTTGTGGAAATAATAATCTAGGTGGATCAGATTTTGATAGAAAAATTATGGAATTCTGTATTACTAATTTTATTGAAAAAAATAAATTAAATTCAAATGAATTTATTGATAAAGTTGAGGAAAATTCTTTACAAAAATTAAAATATTTATGTGAACAAGCAAAAATAACATTAACTGATAATATAAATACCATTATAAAAATCACTAATTTTTATAATAAAATTGATATGATACAAACTTTTAATCGTGAAGATTTTGAATTAATTACTCAAGATTTAATTAGATTAATTATTAAACCTATTAATGATGTATTAGATAATTGTGAATTAGAAAAATCAGATATTAAAGAAATAATTATGGTTGGTGGTATGACAAGAATACCTATTATTAGATATAATATTGAAAGATATTTTAATCGTGATGTTAATTGTTCTATTGATCCAGATATAGTTGTTTCAATAGGTGCTGCTATTCATGGTCATATGTTACTTAATAAAACATCAATTGAAGATAAATTATTATTAATAGATAGAACTTCACTTTCTATCGGATTAGAAACTTCTGGTGGTATCATGGACACTTTAATTCCAAGAGGTACAATTATTCCTATTAAAAAAATAAAAAAATATACAACTGATACTGATTATGTAGAATCAATTGATATAAAAATATATGAAGGTGAACGAAAATTTACAAAAGATAATTTTTTAATTGGTAGTTTTACTTTAAGTGGAATAGAAAAACAAAAGAGAGGAATTCCTGAAATTCAGATTACTTTTGAAATAGATTCTGATGGTATTATAAAAATCAAAGCAGAAGATTTAGATAATCCTCTTAATAAAAAATCTATTTTAGTATCAGGAAATAAACAAAATTTATCTGAAGAACAAATTGAAAAAATTATTATAAATGCAAAACAAATGGATCAAATTGATCGTATTGATAAAATGAAAAAAGAATCATATTTATCATTAATTGATTCAAGTAAAAAAATTATAGAAAATTTAAATTCAAGTGATTTACAAATACCTTCAGAAACTAAAGATGATATAATTAATAATGTTGAAGAAATATTAAATTGGTTGGAATCAAATAATTATTTAGAAATAGAAACAGAAAAATATAAAGAGTTATTACATGATTATAAAATGAATTATTCTATATATTTAATACAACAAACTAATCATTTAATAAATTTAGAATCTGCAAATGATAATGATAATAAGGGTATAGAAATTTATGAAGATGATAATAATAGTAGAAAATATTTTGAACAAATTAAATATTTTAGAAGTATTGTTGATGAATATGATGATATTAAGAAACAAATTAATATTTATAAATATCTAGATTTAACATCTAATAATGATACTGAATTAATTATTAATAATATTGAAAATAATTTTAAAGAAGTTTATGACTATGCTAATGATATATTAATTAAATTTTTTATTGAAAAAAATATTAATGATGAAATAGTAGATAATTATGTTACAAATTTATATCAATTAGATATTAAATTTAAAGAATATTTTGATTTATTCAATGAACAATTTAATTTAGTTAATAAACTTATTCAAAAAATAAATGAAAAAGAAGAGTATTTATTAAAACAATTAGAACAAAATATTGAAATATCTGAACCAAATATTGAATTAAATAAAAATATATCATATGGTACAGATCTTTTAGATATTATAAATAATACAGAAACTAATTCAAATAAAATAGTTGATGAAACAAATAATAAAATTAATGCTATTAATTCTAAATTAGAAATAATTTTAGAATTTCAAGCTATAATTTATAAAATTAATTCAGGATATATTAAAGTTGATTTAAATAAAATTAATAATATGATTGATGTATTAGATAAAATTATAGATACCTAGTCTATACTCTTATCAATATTATTTATATAAAAATTAAATAATTCAAATACTTGAACCTTTGGTAAAATTGCTATATCTATATTAGTTTTTTTACATACATAATAAGTTGATTCTATTACATTAACATCAATGTATTTTATCAAAAATTGAATACATATAATTAAACTAATCATTATATCATCAGAAAATATAGTTATTTTTTCATTTTTATTATAAGATTCTAATATAAAATTATTAATTTTTTCAAAATTTATTTTTTCAGTATGTAACTTATCTTTTAAATATATTTTATTCAAATCTAGTTCTAAATTTAATATATTCAATTTATCATTTTTAAATGATTTATTTATATTAATAATATTTCCTGTTATATTCGAATCTGTAGATGATCCAATGCATAGTCCAGGAATTATTTCTTTTGAATTATTAATCATTTTATATAATAGAATTATATAAAATTAAAGATTTTTTTTTATATAATTATATTATATGACAAATTTTAAAAAAAAATATATCAAGTATAAATTAAAATATCTTAAATTAATTGGAGGTGTTATAGAAGATGCACTTATTGCTAATTTAAGGCCATATGAAACTGAAAAAAATTCTGGTACAGTTGATAATATGACTAATCAATGTTTATGGATTTCTATTTGTGATTATATTAAACGATTTAATATTGAATTAACCGTTAGAGAACTTAGAAATTTATTAATTGGTCATAAAATTGAAATTAATAATGAAAGAGAAATGGCAGATAATGGACGTCATCAATTAGAGGAAGCATTTAAACTGATTGGTGAGATATTTAATTTAAAAATTAAAATTTTTCCAATTGCTTATGAATATAATAATAAAAAATATATTAATAAAGAGTCGGTTAGTGTATATGGTGATCAGAATTCAAATAAAGTTATTAATATCGCTTCAGGAGGAATAACATTTGGTAATCATTTTGAATTAATTACGGAAATATTTGATAAACCAATACCGCCTGAAGAATATAATAATTTTAGAGATTCTATAGAAAAAAATACAATAAATCAAAATGAAGTTGAATTAACATTTCAACCCAATGAAAAAAAACCTATGGGATTTGATTTAAATGATAAAAATTTAGTTATAATAGGAGTTACAGATCAAGGACATGCATTTAAAAAAGGTATGCAAATAGGGGATCAAATTATTCAATATAATTATGAGAATGTTAATAATTATAAAGAATATTTGAAAATAGAAGGAAGAATTAATCCAAATGATCCTATTGTATTAACAATAAAAAAAAAAGATAATGTAAAAAAAAAATCTTATGTGAATTTAGATGATGAAATATGTGAACAAGATCTTATGAATTCAAATTTGAAAACAAAAGAACAAGAATCTATGGAAAATGATAATTATCAAATAACATTTAATTCAGATGAACAAAAGCCTATGATGGGATTTTCATATAATCCTAATAATTTAGTTATAATGGAAGCTTCAGGAAAAGCATATAATAAAGGTATGCGAGTTGGAGATCAAATTATTGAATTCAACAATATACCTGTTAATAATCATCAAGAATATATAGATATTAAAGATAATTTGTATGATACAAATCAAATTATTACATTAAGATTAAAACGATTTGAAAATTAAAAATTATTGTGTAAATATATTTTTACATGTATTATGATGTTCTAATATTATATTTTCCATCATTAATTTATATAATTCTATTATTTTGGTATTTTTCATATTTTTATCAATTATATTAATTTCTAAATTATCTATTAATGTTGATAGATCTGTTATCTCTTTTTTTATTTTTTTAATATTTTTTTTATTTTTTTCATTTATTTCTAAAATCATATTTATAATATATATTATTAAATATATATTATTTTTCTTAATAATACTTTAATTTGTTTGTTAATGTCCTTAAAAATATTAAAGTTTTAATAATTTAAATATTTGTGCATTATCTTTTGCACTATTAACATTATATGAATTACCCATACTACTACCAGTTGCTGTAGTACCTGTTGCTGTAGTACCTGTTGCTGTAGTACCAGTACCTGTACCTGTAATTAATCCTGATGATATCTCAATATTTTTAATTTTAGGAAATTGTTTATTTTTAAGTTTATAACTAGTAATTGTATCATTAATTGTATCATCAATTTCTTTATAGCCATTATCAGAATCATCAGATAAATTTATTTCTGCTAAATTTTGGTCAGAAAATAAATCAAGAAAATTACTAATAGGAGCGCCATTTTTATTTTTAATATTATATTTTTTAATTATACTTTCAGAATTTGATTTTAAAGATTCATTTTCTTTAGTAGAACTATTTAATGATATATCAGATTTATTTTCATTATTCTTAACATTTAATTTATTTGATTCATTAACTTTAAATGAATCATTTAATTTATTAACATTTAATTTATCAGTTAGATTATTTTCATTTGAATTTTTACAATTTAATGAAAGATATTGATTCATATTGAATAATTGATCATTAAGATCATCTTTAATATTTGTAAGATTATTTAATAACATTTGATTATATTCACATGAACTTTGAATTTGTAAAATATTTTTAAGAATTAATGTACTAAATCTATATACAAAACCAGAATATATTTTACTAATTTTTATATTTGTTTCAGAATCTTCAAAAACAGAAATATTTTTAAATAACCATATTATTAATTGATAGTAAAATATTATTAATAAATTTTTATAATTTTCAGCTTCTTCTGCATCTATTGATTCAAAATTACCTATAGTTTCATAAATAAAATTTTGTAATTTTGTCATACAGTCTAAACTTGAAGTAAAAACAGAATTTACAAAATTAAATTCATTAACACCTAAATTAGGATTTACACTAATTATAAAAATATATTTCTTAATACATAATTTCCCTTCTACTGAATTTAATATATATTTTAATAAATCATTAAAATTAAATGAACAATCCAATTCATTATTTTCATATATGTTAAACATATCTAATTCTTGATTATATTCAACTTTGTGTAATAGTTTATCTCCAAAAACTTCTTGTATTAAATTTCCACCTTCTATATTATATGTATTTGTTGTGTTAGGATATATACTTTTTTCTTTTTTCTCTAAAATATTACTAATATTATTTTTATATTTTTCCGGAGTATTTACTTCAACTTCTTCTTTATTTGATTCTAATTTAAATAAAGGTTTAGATGCACCTTGTTGTACTATATTATTATTTTCTTTATGATCTACTTTTTCAGATTTATCATAATCATGTTTACTATTATCATGTTTAGAACTATCATTCTTTGAATAATGACCAGATTCTTCATATTTAGAACTATCGTATTTATTTTGATCAGGACTATCAAAATCATTTGAATATTTTTTTTTTATTGGTTTTGTATTTAACATATGTTTGTTATATAAATTATATAATAAAAAAATTAAATTATTTAATTTACAATAAATTAATTATGTATATAAAAATTATTCTTCATATATCTTTTCTTATTAAAAATAATATATCATAAAATAGTAAGATTCCTTACTATTTTATAGGATAAAAAAGTAAAATTAATTAATTAAAATTTATACTTTTGGAGCTTTTTGAAGCTTATTGTGATACTTGTATTCAATTTGTTTAACTGATCCATCAGCATTGGCAATTTGAACCTTTACAGGATTATCAAGTACTTGACGCTTTCCAACATACATATAATCTTTATGCTTACTGTTTCTAGTACATTCTCTAATTGTAAAATTAATATCAACATTAACTCCACCTTGTTGTCCACCAGTTTGTTTTAAACTCTTAATAATTGAACTAAAAGCCTTATTTGCAGCTTGCTTTGGTTTTTTACCACAATAACGTCCTTGAACAACATCATTATAAATAAGTTTAAAATATCTTAACTTATTTCCAACAACTTCTTCTTCAGCATCAGCAGTAGCATCAGTAGCATTAGCAGCATTAGTAGCATTAGCAGCAACTGTTGCACCACCTACTTGATCTTCTACTTTAACAGGATTCTTTTTTTCAGTTTTCTTTTTATCTACTAATTCAGTTTTTACATCTGTCTTTTTTGTTTCTTTAACTGCTTCTTTTACAGTCTTTGTTTTTCCCTTTTTATCAGCCTTAACTTCTTCCTTAGTTTCAACAACTGTATTTTCTTGTTCAAGTGCTTTAACAACTTTATTTTTGGAAGCTTTTACAGGTACAGATTCAGATTCAGTATTTTGAACAGTAGTTGATTCTAAACTTGTTTTCTTACCACCCTTCTTTTCAACTGTAACAACTTTGTCTTCCATTTTATTTTCAACAATTGTGTTAGCAGTTGGTACATCAACAACTTTTTCAGCTACTGTCTTTTTTGTTGTAGTTTTGGTCTTGGAATCTTTAGAACTCATATGTATATCATATACTCTTTTTTTATTTTTAAATTGTTTTAATATAATTTTGTTATAGACTCGATTTTTTTGTAATCAAGGGGAAATTAATTAAATTTTTTTTTATTATAAATTATATAGATGAGCTCAAATAATTTAAATAAATTAGAAGAAATAGATATTTTAAAATATAATTTACTAAAGAAAGAATATAAAATATTAAGTTTAATATTAGCTAATTTACAAATAATAATAATAGAAAATGAAAATATTTTGCTTTATTCAAAAAATCAATCAATGAAATCACTAAATGAATTAATTAAGAAACTAAATGATTTATATAATAAATCATTTTTAGATATATATAATAAAGATAATGAAAATTTATTAAATAATGAATCAATGTATTCAGAAATAGGTGATATAAAATCAGAGGAAAATAAAACTAATAAATCAGTAGAATCAGTAGAATCATTAGATTCTAATAATTTAGATAAATTACAAAAAGATAATGTTATTTTATCATCTGAAATATTACAAACTGTTAATATATTGGATACTAAAAATAAATCAAGTCAAGATAATTTAATAAAAAAAAGATTAAATAATAAAGAAGATTTAGAATGTAATTTAAATTTAGAAATTTTAAATGATATTAAAAATATTTATTATCAAGAAGATAAATTTAATAATTATGGAAAGTATTCATATTTAGTAAATTTGATTAAATATAATCCATTTGAAGAAATTAAAAATCAAATAATACTTTTATCAAAAATAGTTGGTTTTACTTCAATAAAAGATATAATATATTTATCTTTAAATAAAAATGACTTTGTATTTGAAAAAAAAGATAAATCATTATATGAATTATTATCATCAATATTTATACCATTAGATTTTGATATATTAGATTATACAGAAAAAATAAATATTAATATTTCAAAACTAGAGTCAACAAATACTATATTATTTAATAGTCAATGTTTAATAAATTTTACAATCAATAATAAATTGTTAAAAATTAAAGGATTTATAAAAAATGATCCACTTAATATTTTTTTGAGAACTTCACAAATTTCAAATAATTTTTTATATTTAAAAAAGTGTAATTTTGAAAAAATAATAAATGAAATTGATAAAGAACCATGTGATTTAATTATAACAAGAGATACTTATAATAAATTACAAAAGATTAATAAAGAATTTGCTATAGTATATCTCAAAAATATGACAATTTGTGAAATATTAATATTAGATTCAACACAATTTGTTTTAAAATTATATGAAGATTATAATAAATTTAATGAATTAACAAAAATACAATTTGTTAAATTAATTAAAAATTTTACAAAAGACTCGAATGAAAATTTATCTAATATGTATAATACTATTAGATTATTATTATTAGGTACTGAAGAAAATTGTTCAGTTGCTAGTTTGTTATTTAATTTATTAAAAGATAAAAAAAGTACAAATTCAAATGAATATATTGCAAATATAATATATAATCAACTAAGTCATATATGTCAATTAAAACTTAAAAAATCAACATTTAATATTAAAAATGAACTTGAAAAACTAAAAAGTATAACAACATCAGATATTGATTTAAAAAAACAGGTATTATTATCAAAAAATATGCCTGATCATATAAAAAAAATATGTTTAGAAAAATTAGAAGAATTAAAAAATGCAAATAATGAAACATATAAAATAAAAATGTATGTAAATATTTTAGTACAATTTCCATGGCCATCAGATTTAGATGATAATATTTTTAGGATTGTTGGATCTGATAAAAAGAAATCAAAAGAATTTTTAGAAAATGTTGAAAATAAATTAAATTTACAAATTTTTGGTCATAAACTTGCTAAAAATAAAACTTTACAAATATTAGCTAAATTAATATCAGTACAAGGATCTCATATATCACCAATAGCATTGTCAGGACCTCCTGGTGTTGGTAAAACAAAATTTGCTCAGGTATTAGCTGATTGTCTTGATATACCTTTTGTACAAATCACATTAGGTGGTCAAAATGATGGTGAACTTTTACATGGTCATGGATATACATATTCAGGAGCACAACCTGGTTTAATTGTTAAAAAAATGGTTGATGCGGGATCTGCTCGTTGTATTATGTATTTTGATGAATTAGATAAATGTGTATCAAAAAATGGTCAAGTTAATGAATTAATGAGTATTTTGATACATTTAACAGATCCAATGACAAATGGTTCATTCCAAGATAGATTTTTCCAAGAGATTACTTTTCCTCTAAATAAGGTTATTTTTATGTTTAGTTTTAACGATACAAGTAAAATTGATAAGATATTATTAGATAGAATGGAAGTACTAGATGTTGAATCATATAGTATTAAAGAAAAAATAATTATTGCAAATGATTATTTACTTAAACAGTTATGTAAAGATGTTGGTTTTGATAATAAATCTATAGATTTTAGTGAAGAAGTATTAACAAAAATCATTGAAGATTATACATTTGAACCAGGTGTTCGTTCTCTTAAACGTTCTTTAGAAAATATTTTATTGAAATTAAATATTGATAAAATTTATCAAAGAGGTTTATTTGAAACAAATATTGAATATTCTATTGATAATCCTATTAAAATAACATTTAATATTGCTACAGATTTTCTTGGTGAAACAAAAGTAAATTTTAAATGTATACACAGTAAAGATATGATTGGTGTAGTAAATGGATTATATGCTACTAGTTTATGTAGTGGTGGTATTGTTCCTATACAATTAACTGCAAATCATCTAGGTAAAAATTCTAAATTTATATTAAAATTAACAGGTAATCAAAAAAAAATTATGAAAGAATCTATTTTATATTCTTTTACAACTGCAATAAATCTTTTAACTGATGATGGTAAAGAACAATTTTTTATAAAATATCCAAATGGTATACATATACACACACCTGAAGCAGCAACTCCTAAAGATGGACCTAGTGCTGGTGTAGCTTTTACACTAGCATTTTTATCTATTATGTTAGAATTACCTATTGATAGAACAATAGCTTTAACTGGAGAAATAGATTTATATGGTAATGTAACAAAAATAGGTGGAGTAAAATATAAAGTTCAAGGTGCATTTAAAGCTGGAGTTAAAACAGTTTTTTTACCAATTGAAAATAAAGAAGATCTTGAAAAAACACAAAAAGATCTTCCTGAAATATTTACCCCGGATATAAAATGCTTTTTTGTTGAACATGTTTTAGAAGTAGCTGAAAAAGCATTAATTGGTTGGGATATTAAAAAAATTTTAATTAAATGAATTAAATAATTTAGCATGTTTAATAGTAAATTTTTTTAGTTCATTTATATCATTTGGTTTAAATGATTTTTTTTCTAAATCAAATGATATAGATCCAGGACTAGTTAAATTATAATATACTATACCGTCAAATGAATATATACCAAATAGTTCTTTTGTTAATATTATTTTATAAATATCTTCATCAAATAAAAATCTATATAATTTGTTTGAATATAAAAATATAAAAAGTTTATACATATAAAAATTTATTGAATAAGCTAACTTTTTATTTTTTCCTTGATTTAATTTTTCAATTAATTTATAATTTTTAAAAATATTATTAGTTTTCATTTTGATATCATTTTTTTCAAAAATATATTTAAATATTAAAAATATTAAATGATATTCTTCTTTTGGTACTTTATTTTTATAATGTTCAAAATAAAAAAATAAACTACTAAATGGACTCCATTTTATTCTTACAGCCCATGGTAATTTATTTTTTATTAAATAATTTGTATAATCAACATTTAAAAAATATTCATCAAATCCATAAATAAAATTTTTATAATTTTTATAAATTGAATCTGGTATTTTTCCACCTAAATCTTTAACTTTATTTTTATAGTTTGAAAAAACTTTAAATGGATTTTTTTCCATTTTTTTCATAAAATCAATTATTACTTTATGATCAGTTTTTTTGTAACCAGAAAAACTAGATGCAACTGAATACGGATTTATATTACCATGATTTAACATTTCTAAATCAAAAATTATATTTTTTCCTAAATTTCCTCTTTTTAACATATATATTTGATCAAAATTTTTACATTTCAATACATTACTTTTATTAATATCAAAATAATGATAATCATCAATATCACATATTATTACTAAATTTGCATCATTATTTTCAAAATCAAATAGTGGAAAAAATCTTAACATTGTTCCAAAAAATCCATAATGAAATTCTGTATTAGGTATTTGATATTCCTTACACTTATATAAAACCAATTCTATTTTTTCAAGCGAATTTATTCTACTCATTAATTGCGAATCTTTATATACAGATTCATCAATAAATAATCTTAACGAAAAATTCATTGGATCTGAAATAACTTTTTCATATAATTTTTCTAAACCATCAATATATAAATTAAAATCCTTATGTGTCGATATAATAGCTTTAAAAAATGATGATGATACTATATTTTTTTTAATATTTGGATTAAAATTAAATAATGGTTCTAATTTACATATATTATTTGTTAAATATTCCATTATATTAATTCATTATATTTTAATTAAATTCTAGTTATATAAATATAAATTTATAATTGAGAATATTTAAATTTTAAGTCAGCATAAGTTTGATTTAATATGAAAAATTCATTATCAATTTCTTTATCTTTATTATTAAATTCAATATTATGTTCTACTATTAATTTATTATTAATAACTAATTCATTTGTACTATCATCTAATAAACTATATATTTTATTAGCCGATTTACCCATTGTTTTTTCAACATCAATGTTAAATCTTAAAAATTTTGGTTTTAATATTTCTAATATTTCAATATCATCTTGGTATTTTTTTATTTCAACACTTAATTTATCACAAATCTTGTCATTTGTTAATATATTTACAAACGGTTCTATCTTTTTAAAAGCTTTTGCTATTGTTACTTGTGAAACATTAAATTTATCTGCTATAATTTTTTTTTGAATATTTAATCCATTTAAATGAATCATCATATATATAGATCCTGTAGCTAAACTTAAAGGAGTATGTACTGATGCAATCTGTAATTTTTGAACATTATTTGATATTTGTATAGCTTGTTCTATAAATTCATTTTTAATTTTTAATTCTTCACAAAATCTTGTAATAAAATGTTCAGGCTTTGTAAAATTAAATTTATAATCAATCTTTTTTAATTTTGCTAATTTTTGAAATATTTTACATCCTTTTGTTATTTCTGTATATCTTAATCCAAATAGTTCTGCTATCTCTTTGGGAGATCTTGTTTTATTTTTTTTTCTACATGCATATAAAATACATCCAGCAATTACACTAATTCTATTCTTTCCTCTAATAATTATTGCTTTACCACTGTTTTTACCTGATATATGTTTACAATCAGATATATTTTTATACATTATTTTTGCATCATCTTCTATACATTTTAAAATATTACCTTCAGCACATTTAGCTTGTATTATTTTGAATACATCATTTAAACTTCTTTCTTTATAAGGCATTACTGTCCATTTATGAATTGTTTTCATGCGCGATGAACAAGATATTGCTATATTTGTAGATGTTGATGATTGAGGTAATAATGTTGATATATTATGAGAACTTCTAATATTATCTTTTTTATTATCATCATTATACTGAGTCCATTCACCATTTGTATCCATTAATGTTGATATTACTTCACCACATTTCTTACAAACAATTATCCCTTGTGATGTATCTTCAACAACATCATCATCTTTACAACTACAACAATAAAATCTTCTTTTTTCTTGCTTTATATTTAAATCATTATTTTCATATATTAATTCAATCAAATCATTATATTTATCAAAATCTTCAATATCAATATTAACATACTCTTTTGTAAATGTTTTTTCTTTATTTTTTAATAAATTTATAGATTTTGATATTTTTACTGATTCATATTCAGAATCTGAATCTGATTCTGAATCATCCAATTCTTCTAATTCTTCCAAATTTATAGATTCAATTTCTTCTGATACTAATTCTAATTCCTTCAAATCTTCATAAATATCAAATTCATCATCAATTAAATCATCAATTAAATTATCATCAATTGATTTTAATTTATTTTTTTTACTCATCTTCTATCTTTTATATATATTTATTTTTTTAAATTGAAATAAAATCAATTTTTATATATAAAAATTGATTTTAACTTATAATAGATATTAAGATTGTATAATGAAAAAATTTAACTTGGTAATAAACAAGAATTGGATAAAAATATTTGATGAAATGGATAAAGATGTATATGAAGAGACAGAAAAAAATTACAATAAGTTATTAGATTCAAAAATAAATATTTTTCCTATTTATAAAAATATATTTAATTTTACTAATTATTCAATACCTGATGAAATTAAAGTTGTATGTTTAGGTCAAGATCCGTATCATGGATTATTTATGAATTTAAAAACAAACTGTTTTAATCCTCAAGCAATGGGATTAGCTTTTTCTGTACCTTCAGAATGTAAAATTCCACCTTCATTAGATAATATATATAATAATATGCTTAAATTTGGCCATATAATTAAAAAACCTACTCATGGAAATTTAGATTTTTTTGCTTATCAAGGTGTATTATTATTAAATACTAGTTTAAGTGTTGAACAATCTAAACCAAACTCTCATCAGCAATCATGGCTTATGTTTACAGATGAACTATTAAAAATCATATCAAGTAAATATAAAAACTTAATATTTGTATTATGGGGATCAAGTGCTTATAACAAATTAAAAATTATATTAAATAAAGAATCACATAAATTTATTATTTCTTCACATCCATCACCTCTTTCAGCATATAAACCATTTAAAAATTACAATAGTTTTATTGAAACAGATCATTTTGGATTAATAAATAATTATATTAATGATTTTAATGAATTAGAAGAAAATAAAATTAATAATAAATATATACAACCAATTGTGTGGAATATTTATTAAATTTTATAATTCATTGTATTAAAGATTTCATTTAATATTGTAGTATTACATTCTATATTTGAATTATTTAAATCATTTGAAGATTCATGTACAAATTTTTTTGATATTGATCTTGAATTAATTTTAGATTTTTGTTTAGAATTATTTTTACTAAATTTTTTTTTATTATTTACATATTTTTCTTGTTTAATTAAATCATTATTTATTTTTTTATTATTATTTACCCATTTTTCATAATCTTTTTTATTTAAAAAAATTGATCTATCTGATTCAGTATCATCATTTTTTTTAATAGTTTTAAGTTCTTCAGAAAGATCAATACATTTATTATAATTTATTTTTGAACAAGACTTTTTAGATTTTTTATTAGATTTATCATTATCAAAAGGTTTTTTACATAATGCTGTAGTACAAATAATATTAGACTTAGATGAATTAGATTTACATTTACTTGAACTTGAACTTGAACTTGAACTTGAACTATGACAATGTTCATGACAAATTTTTATTAGCCATTTTATAAAAATAATAATTTTTATAAACAAAAATATTACAACTATTTTAAAATATTTCCAAAATATGACTAATAATTTATATATTTCACATAATAATATTTTAAAAAATTTTATAATTAATTTAATAATATTACAATCTGATGGACTAGGAGAATTAGATGAACTTGATGAACTAGATGATTCTGAACATTCACTAAAATTATCACAATTATCTAAATTATCAAAATTATTATTGGATTTCTTTTTTTTTGAATTAATATTTTTCAATGCTTCTTCAATTAAAGATTTTGAAGCACTGTGAGCTACTTTAGCATTAGAAATATTATTTCTTCTATTATTTATAAATTTTTCAAATTCAATAGTTGTTGAAGTTTCTGATTTTTTTTTTTTTGATAAACTTTCTAATTTTTTATTTACATCAAATTTTTTAGAAGGTTTATCTATTTGATTACATTCAATATTTTCTTTATCAGAATTAGATGTTTCTGTATTTTCTGAAGATGTTGTATCAATTGTAGTTTCAGTGAAAATATAAGATTCAGAATCAGTTACATCTTTTTTAATTTTTTTTTTATTTTTTGTAAAGATTTTCTCTAATTTCATATTGTTTATTTATAATATATATAAGAAAGTTTTTTATAATTGAATAAATAAAATATATATCTATATATTTACCTTTATTGATAAATTAATTTAGTTAGTATTGGATAAAAATTAATTATAGAGTGATTAAAAAATTAGTTAAACAAATAGAATATATAATATAATTATATATATACTAATGTTAGAATATATTGCAATATTTTATAACTACTTTAAGTTATTTATTAGTTTAAGTTTGTTTACTTATATCTTTAAATTTTGTTTTGATACTTGTAATGAAAAAATAACTATAAAAAATAAACATGGAAAAAAAAAGCAAACTATAAAATCGAGAATAGGCTTAGCTATAACATATTTATTTTTTTGTATTATGTTATATTTTAGTTTAACTCCATATGTATTTTTTACAATTTTTAGTTTAATTGGCATTGGTACACTTTATGCATTAGATAAATTTGATAAACCAACTGTTAATCAATTATGTGTTTATGATAAAAATAAGTTATTAAGAACAGTATGGAAGATTTTGTATACTGTAATTAATATAGTTTTCTATTTATATTCACCAGTTCATAGTATTATGAGTTCTAATTTTACTAATTTATTTGCAAATGCTAAAAATAAAACAACAAATACAGTTAATAAACATTTATTTTCTGGAATGGGAGAAGGATTAGGTGGAACATTAGGTGGAACATTAGATGGATTAGGTGATATTACAACAATGGTTAGTGCTAAAGGAAAAGATCTAGGACAAAATCTTAAAAAAGTAATTCATGAATTAACTTCTGATGATAATAATGATAATAATGATAATACACTTTCTTCAATGGGTGATTATATAAATAAAACTGATAATGATAAATCTAAGCAAATTATTAGTCAAAATCAAAAAATGATTATTGAAGAAGAAACGTCAACTGAAAATATAAAAGAAGTAGAAGTACAGTTAACACAAAATGAAATAGAAGATTTTAATAAATTAAAAAAAATATTAAATTCTGATGTTGTTGAACAAGAAGAAGAAAATGAAGATGATCAAGACTGTAAAATTGAAAATAATGATATTGATCAAAAAGAAGAGTCAGAAAAACTTTTAAAACTGTTTAAACAAATGAATGATATATTCAGTACTACGGAAGAGGAATCTACCATAATTGATAATGTAAATAATACTGAAAAAACAGACTAAAACTTTATTAAATTATTAGTTAAAACTAATAAAATTTTTTTTTTTTCTAATAGTAATAATTACTAATAATTATTAAAAAAATTGTATTAATTTAAATATAGATTATTATTTATATATATAATCCATGCAGACTATTGAGCCAAAAGATTCAGAACTAACAAATAATAAAATTTTCGAGCTTTTGGATGCAAGATTTGGCCGCAGATATATTTTATATGAACATCTTCATAATTCTTACAACGAATTAATTAATCAGATTATTTATTATTTACAAACAAATGATAATATTTTTCAAGAAAACAGAATTGGAGATTTAATATACAGATATCGGTTCAAATATGAAAATCTATTTGTTCGTCCTCCCTTAAATGATAACGGAGATTCACTTATGTATCCTATGGATGCACGTGATAGGAATTTAACTTATTCAATTAAAATTTTAGCAAAGATTACGCAACTACAAGAAATTTATGATTTAAATAAAAGTGAAATTATTAGTGTTAAAGTTATAGGAACTCCTGTCGAAAGAGAAACAGCTGTTATTTTACCTTGTATGGTCCGTTCCAAGTATTGTTCACTTGAAATAAATCGTGACTATAACAAGAAGGATTGTGAATATGATCCTGGAGGATATTTTATAGTTGGTGGTTCTGAAAAAATAGTTTTATCAATAGAAAGGATGGTAGAAAATAAACCACTTGTGTTTATAAAAAAAGATGCTGGTTTTATTAATTATTCAGTTAAAGTTAATTCAAGATCTTCAAATCCAAATATTATGATGCAACCAATTGAAATTAGAATAGAAAAAAATTATGATATTAAAATTAAGGTTCCAATTTTACAGGAAGTATCAGTATTTGTATTAATGAGAGCATTAGGTTTAGAAACTGATAAAGAAATTATCAAATATATTTTATACAATGATAATGACATTGATATGTTAAATTTACTTAAAATATCTATAGATCTATCCAAGACTGAAAATAAGAAACTTATATTAACAAAAGAAGATGCTTATTTTAGTTTAACTAATAAATTACGAGTTGTTAAAAAATTTACTGATAAAGATAAAAAGCTCTTATATGATGAAAAAAAAGAGCATTTGCAACAATTATTAAGTACAGCATTTATGCCACATATGAATAATAATCATCATGCTGATATTTTTAAAGCAAAAGCTTATTTTTTAGGTTTAATGGTAAATCGTTTATTAAATGCTTATTTAGGAAGAACTGAACCTGATGATCGTGATTCATTTGTTAATAAGCGAATCGATATGCCAGGTGAATTAATTTTTGATCTATTTAAGCAATATTATAAAAAAATGTTAAATGATTGTAACAAGTTTTTTAATAGAAGATCTGCTTCAAATCATGATAATCCTCTAAATATTATTAATCAAATTAAGCCAACAACTATTGAACAAAATATTAAATCTGCAATGATGACGGGAAATTGGGGGAAAAAAAAAGGTGTTGCGCAAATGTATCCAAGACTAACTTTTTTACAATCATTATCTTTTCTACGTAGAGTTGATCAATCAAGTTCAGAGGCATCTGCTAGTAAATTAACTGGTCCTAGACATTATCATCCATCTCAAGTTGGTTTTTTATGTCTAACAGGTGATACAGAAGTGTTGATGTCAGATGGTTCGATAAAGTTAATAAAAGATATTAAAAATGGTGAATCAGTTATTTCGGTTGATAATAAAACTATGACAGAGGTATCAACTCCAATTAAAAATTGGTTTAAACAAGATTGTGAAAAATTATTAAAGATAACAACTATTTCTGGTAGAGTTATTAAATGTACTCCAGATCATAAATTATTAACTAAAGTTGGTGATAAATATGATTATGTAGAAGTTCAAAATTTAAAACCAAATCAAGATAGTTTAATTACTCGTCATACAGTAAAATATATTCCTCTAGATAAAACAACTGAAGTTATTATTACTGATGTATTAGAATTATACAAGATTCCATTACTTGAATTAGGATATTTAGACAAGTCTATATCACAAGAAAAATTAGAAATATTAGCAAGATTAATTGGTTTAAATATTGCAAATGGTCATATAGAAATCAAACCTGATGAAAAATACTATAATTGTGAATTTTTAGTAGCTGAAGAAAAAGATGCATTAGACTTATTAGATGATATTATGAAATTAGGTTTTGGAACTTCATCAATTAAAAGTGTAAAAAATAATCATATTAAATATAAAAATGGTAAACATACTATTTATAACACATGGAGTATTATTAAAAATGGTGTATTTGCTTATTTACTAAATTATTTGGGAGCTTTTGATAGAAAAAATCAATTAGAATGTAAAATTCCTGATTGGATTATGAATGCAAATAAAAGAATTCAAAGAGAGTTTATAAGTGGTTTTATTGCTGGTAATGGATCTAGATTATTTATGAATTTAAATAAAGGTATTTTTAAAATTAATTGTAGTAGATTGTGTCAAGTTTCTTCAAAAGTAAATGTAGTTGACACAATTAAATATTTAGAACAATTTATTATAATATTTAAACAGTTTAATATTGATTGTTATGTTAGTAAATTAAAAGAAACAGATGATTATGATAAAACACGTTGTGAAATTATCTTTAAACAATCTTATGAAAATTTAAATAATTATGCTGATATAATAAACTTTAGATATTGTAATGAAAAAAGAAAAAAATCAGCTTTAACAATTGAATATATAAAATACAAAAATTATTATAGTGCAAATATTCCTAAAGATAAAAAACTTGGTACTAATCCATGTTTAAGTTATAAAGATTTTATTAAAGAAACGAATATCAATGATGAAAACTTTTTAATTAAAATAAAGTCGATTGAAGAAATCCCTACAGAACCAGTTTATGATTTTGAGACAATATATGATACACATAGTTTTGTAGCTGGTTCACTTTACACTAGTAATTGCCCGGTAGAGTCTCCAGAGCATTCTAACATTGGTTTAGTAAAACATTTAAGTTTAGTTGGATCAATTACAGTAGGATCTCAAGATCAGTCAATATTAATATATAATATGTTAAATGAAAATAAAAACTTTATACATTTAGATAATCATTCTGCGACATACTTGGCTACAATAACAAAAGTATTTTTAAATGGTGAATGGATTGGTATGACAGATAATCCAGATGATTTATATCAAGAATTACGAACTTTAAAACAGAATGGTATTATTTTAAGAACAAATGGTATAACTCTCGATTATACAAGAGGTGAAATAAGAATTTATACAGAGTCTGGGCGTTTATACAGACCGGTATTTACTGTTAAAAATAATAAATTATTAATGACGGATAAGATAATTGATGATATTTGCAAGGATTCAAAATTAAAAGGATTAAATAAATTTGATGCATTAATTACTAAATATCCAGAAACAATTGATTATTTAGATATGGAAGAACAGTTTTATGCATTAGTTGCAGATTATAAAGATAAAGTTTTAGAAATGAAATCTAGAGAATTAAATGTATTTGATGATACAAACGAACCTATTATTAATCGTTATGATAAATCAATGATTATGAAATATACTCATTGTGAATTTCATCCAACTGTTATCCTTGGTATTATTGCTGGAAATATTCCTTTTGCAAATCATAATCAAGGACCAAGAAATATTTTTCAGTATGCACAAGGTAGACAAGCGATGGGTATTTATTCAAGTAATTATCGTGATAGATTGGATATTTCATATATTCTTTATCATACACAAAAACCGTTAGTAAATACTAAGATAGCAAAATATGTCCACACAGATATTTTACCTTGTGGTGAAAATGCTGTAGTAATGATCGGATGTTATACAGGATATAATCAGGATGATTCTATTATATTTAATCAAACATCTATAGATCGTGGATTATTTAGATCTACATCACTTAAAAAGTGGAGTTCAAAGATTGAGAAAAATCAATCTACATCACAAGATGATATATTTATGAAACCAGATATTTCAAAACTTACAGGAACAAGACATGCTGTTTATGATAAATTAAATGACAAGGGATATGTTCCTGAAGAAACTGTTGTTGAAAATGGAGATGTAATTATTGGAAAAGTAACTCCAATACAACCAGCTCCAGGATCTAACAAATGTTTTAAAGATTCTTCTGAAATCTATAAATCTCAAGAAACTGCTATAATCGATAAAGTTTTTACGGGAATACATGATTCTGAAGGTTATGAAATGATTAAAATTAGAACAAGATCCGAAAGAATTCCAAAGACAGGAGATAAATTTTGTTGTTTTAGCCCAGATCATGACATTTTAACAGAACGTGGTTGGATTGGAATAAGTGAAGTAACAAATATGGATAAAGTTGCTTGTTTAAATTATGGAATATTAGAATATAATAATCCAATTCAAGTAATGAATTATGATTATGAAGGTAAAATGTACTTATTAGATGCATATCAAGTAAATTTAAAAGTAACTCCAAATCACAGAATGTATGTTAAAAAAATAAATTCTGAAAATTATAATATAGAATTAGCAGAAAATATATTTAATCAGACAAGAATATATAAAAAAAATGCAAATAATTATTTAAATAATGATAAACATCAATTATTAAGTTACTATAATGAGACTTTAAAAATTAATGTTCACTATCCAACTGGATTTATTCTTAAAAATAATGAAGATATTAATGATATTAAAATATTAGATATTAATGCATGGTTATCATTTTTTGGAATATGGATGGCGGAAGGATTTGCTGCTAAAACAGCAAGATCTTTACAAGTAAGTTTTGCCGCTCATAAAAAACGAGTTAAAGATGAGTTAACACGTGTTTGTAATATTCTTGGTTATGAAATTAATAAAAAAAAAGATAAATCGTACTCACTAGAAGAAGATATTTGGATAATATCTGATAAAAAGTTGAGGAAGTATATGGAACCCTTGAGTGTTGGTGCTGTGAATAAATCATTACCAGATTGGGTATGGTATTTAACAAAAGAACAATGTAATTTATTAATTGATGGTATGATGTTAGGTGATGGTTATAAAATTAAAGGAACAACTACACGAAGATATGATACATCATCATTAAAATTAGCAAATGATTTTCAAAAACTATGTTTACATGCTGGAATTTGTTGTAATTTAAAACTTAAATATAAAGCTGGTAATGAAACTATTATTAAAACTCCTGGTAGAGAAGGAGAAAAAATAAAATCAACAAGAGATGCGTATAGATTAACTATTATTTCAAAATCAGAACAAACAGTAAATATTAATAAATTTAATGATTCTTATATTGATTATAAAGGTAAAGTTTATTGTTGTAGTGTTCCAGGTGAAGGAATAATTTATGTTAGAAGAAACGGGATTCCAATTTGGTGTGGAAACTCGAGACATGGGCGAGTAACTTTTACCCATAACAGGAGGCTGTGGAATCGTGAGGTTCCAATTCAAGTATTGAATTAACAATACACAGTGTTACCTTCTAGTCGGCAATATCGTCGGGCTAATATTGAATTTTTCAATATCAAGTGATGATATTGTGGTACGTCAGAGACATCTGATACCTAGGATAGTATAATCATACTATTTGAACAGGCAAGAATTGTGAAAACGGTCAAAATCTCAAGAAAACCTTTGAGACAAGACCGTCGGTGTAGTAAAGTCGCGAGGCTTTATGATATCGCGATCGACTGGGTCACAGTTCGGTGAAGTTATAAATTAACTTTGCTTAATGTACAGTCAGCCCCCGTGGTGATACGGTGCTACAATGATCAGGATATATTGAAAAGATATTCTAGGGAAGTTGTAGGTTAAACAAGATATATATTTACTTGTTTAATGATTAGCGAAAAAGGTACTATCGGTCTAACTTTACATCAATCAGACATGCCCTTTACTAAAGAGGGTATTAGTCCAGATTTAATTATTAATCCAAATGCGATCCCGAGTGAAATTCGCTCATGTGGTCTAGCAATAGATTGCAAGTCTCTTATTTATAAAATAAGAGGCAACACTTTCAAATTGCGGGAAAGTCGTCAATAAGTATACAAATAAAATTGTCTTAAAAATAAAAATATATTATTAAATAATAAAATGTTAAGAGTGTGCAAAATATGTAATATTGAAAAAGATATTAATGAGTTTAGATGCAAACTTGTTAAAACTTAAAAGTAAATGATCCTGAAAAATATAAAGAAATAAAAACTAAACAATCTAATAGAGACAAAAACTACTATGATAATAATAAAGATAGAGTTAATCAAAGAAATGTTTTAACTGGACAAATATTTCACCATTATTAGCATCTGAAAACAGAAAAAAAATAATAAAATATATGATACACATATTTTAAGACAAGAATTAAGAGTATACTTATTTAAACAGATTATGGATACCGCATCTATATCTAGCGATATAGAGTAGCAGGTGGTATAATGGCCATCGGATGGTAAAAACTCCATGATACACGGTGACAATCCGCAACCAAGATTTCCAATAATGGGAATAAGGCTCAGAGACTAGACGGAAGTGGGCTTGTTTTATTTTAATAAGACAGGCTTAAGGTATAGTCCACCCCCTAATGAAAGTTAGGGGATTAAGTGAGAATGACGATCGCACAATTAATTGAATGTTTAATTGGAAAAGTTGCTGCAATTAAAGGTTTAGAAACAGACGGCACATCTTTTAACCAAATAGATATAGAAACAATAAAAAATGAATTAGAAAAATTAGGTTATGAAAAAAATTGTAATGAATACTGTTATAATGGTATGACAGGTCAAAGACTTAAAATACCAATGTTTATTGGTCCTACTTATTATCAAAGATTAAAACATCTAACCGCTGATAAAATACATTGTTTAACAGGTGATCATGATGTTTTAACAGAAAATGGATGGATAAATATTCAAAATATAACTAAAGAAATAAAAGTTTTAACTTTAAAGTCAGATATAGAATTATATGATTATCCAAATCATGTTTATAAATATGAAGATTTAAATGAAAAAATTCTGTATCATGTTAAAAATGAAGATATTGATACAATTATGACTGAAGAACATAGAGTTTATATTAATAATAATTTATTAATTAAAATAAATCAACTTGATCATAAAAATAATACAATATATAAATGGTATAATAGAAGTAGTTCATTTAATGTTAATCATACTACTGATATCACTATTTATCAATCTAAAGATAATGTTTATTGTTTAAGTGTTCCAAGTGAAATATTTTATGTTAGAAGAAATGGTAAAGAGTTTTGGACTGGTAATTCTAGAGCTCGAGGACCAAATACAATGCTTACACATCAACCACCAGAAGGTAGATCAAAAGATGGTGGATTACGTTGCGGTGAAATGGAGCGTGATTCAATTATAGCACATGGAATGAGTAAATTCTTAAAAGAAAGATTTTTAGATGTTTCTGATGCTTACTCATGTTATGTATGTGATATTTGTGGTTTATTCGCACAGCGTGATAAAAAGAAAGATAACAAAACAGTACCACAAAATACAGATATTTACAAATGCATTAATTGTAAGAATAAAACAAAAATTTCAAAGGTAATTATTCCTTATGCATTTAAATTACTAATTCAAGAATTAATGTCAATGAACATTGCACCAAGAATTAGAACTAAACAATATAGTTTATAAGCTTAAATATTAAAGTATAATTTAAAAAATTTTTATATAAATAATTTATTTAATATAAATTATTTATTTAATCCACCCATTAAATAAATTTTATATAACATAATTCTATATTATGACCGGTTGTTCAATTACACCTAAAACTTTTCAAATCGCTGTTAATACTGTTGCTGATGGTTTATTAGTAGATAAACTTAAAACATTTGTATTAGATATTTTAGTTAAAATTCAAGATCTAATTATATGTGTTACTGGTATTGATATTCTTCTACTTTTACAATATTTAACTATTCTAGCTGTTATTGTATGGTTATACAACTTAATTAAAAATGTTGTTGAAACATACCTATGTTGGTTTAAGTGCAAGCCATCACATAAAAGTTCTACACATTCACATTCAGATAATGATAGTGATTGTGATTGTCATTAATTAATTATTTATTTATATTAGTTCATATTCAACTAATATTTTTTTATTTTTTTATTTTTTTATTTTAGATATAATGAAAAAAATATTATCAAAAGAAATATTTTTTAATATAAATAATATTTCACATGAATATAAAAAAATTGTTAATAACTTTGATAATGTTATTCAATTAAAAGAATGTAAAATTTGTCTTAGTGAAAATTCAGAAAATCAACTAATAAGTCCTTGTTTATGTAAAGGATCTTTACAATATGTACATATAAATTGTTTAGAATATTATCATTATAAATACAAGAAAGATATTTCTAAGTGTGAAATATGTGGATATGAATATCAACAAAAATCTAAATATAATTATCAACTAATTTACAAATTAACATATATTTATTATACAGTAATTTTTATAAATATTTTTACAACAATATTTTTATTTGACAGTGATATATTTTCTTTTATAATTATTGGATTATTTTTATATTTATTTAAGATTATATTTGAATTTAATAATTTTTATAAATACAATATAGATGTATACTTACCAGAAAAATATAATCTAACGGAATCTGATTATAGAATTTTACTTAATATTTATAAAAATCATTTAGTTATTAGTTATATTTTAGTTATAATATATAAAGTTTTTATACAAAATAATATAATTTATACATTATTAAATAAAAATATTTATAAAATTTATTATCTTTTAATTAGCTTATTTTTTTTGATTTATATAAATAAATTTATAATCTCTAAATCAAAATATTTTATAATTATAGATAGAAATAATTAAATATTTTTTGTTATTAATTATTTATTACCCAGTAATAAATTTAAAATATAATATAATTTTATATATAATGTTTTTAACAGAAGTTTGGGATGGATTATCAGATCTTGCAACATTACCTACAAAAGCATTCACTTTAGCATTACAACATGCTATAACAAAACAAGTTGCTTCCTTTTTAGGAGAGTTTCTTGGAATTTTTGGATTAGCTATTGATTGTAACATTTTATTAATTTTAGCATTTGTTTTAATTGCTGTCATTGCTTTATGGGTAATTAATTGGGTAATTAGTTTATTTAAACATCATGACCCTTGTGATTCATGTAGTATTGTTGACTGTAATGAATCAAGTTGTTGTGATTTCAGTGAAGAATTTGAATGCGATTCTTCTTTATTAGAATAATTTTTTAATATCTTACTAAAATAACTATTTAATTTAGTAAATCAATTTATTTTTACACATTGTGTTAATTTAGGTGGAACTAAAAATTCAAAAATATCAAAAGGTGAGTCAGATTTCTTAATTTTTTTTTCTAAATCTTTTATTGAATTTTTATCAAGTTTATCTTTTGATATATAATAATAATCTTCTATACTATAATCGTAAAATTTAACTAAAAACCATATATACATAACAGAATGAGTTAATCCAGTATATACTATAGACTTTTTAATTTGATCTTTTTCTAATAATCTTCTTAGAAAAAAACAATCCATAAATACACTACCCATTTTTATAATAATTAATTGTAATTTATTAGTTTCATTTAAAATATTTTCCCATTGTTTATCATATTCAAAAAAATCAATACCATAACCAATATACTTTGATTTTAATTCCAATTTATTATTTAAAACAATATCCTTAACTATTAAATCTTGTTGAATATGTGATTTATCTAATGATATATATATATCTGATACTATTTTAATTAAATCTTTAATATATAATACTAATTTTTCAGATAATTTTATGTAATTTTCTTTAAAATATTTAGTAATATTATTTTTTAATTCTTTATTAGTATATTTATTTAAAATTTTATCTAATAATTCTGCAAAACCAAAAGTTAATATTTTATCTAAACTATAATCTTTAGAATCATTATTTTTTTTTAAAGTTATATTAATTAAATCGATTGATTCATAATTAATTTTTGAATGAAGTGTTAATTCAATATAATTATTTACTAATTCTAATATTAAATTTATTTTTTTTAGTTTTTCAATAATAAATAAAATATTATCTAATTTATTACTTTTTAAAATTGAAATTATTTCATCAACAATATTTGTAATATCATATATATAACCATAGTCTCTTACATCTATAAAATGTAATCGAATATTTGAATTTGGTTTAGACTGATTTTCAGCATAAATTTTTTTAAATATTTTTTTTGTTTCAGTTATATAATTATCATTTGAATAATATTTGTTCATATTGTTAATTTCACTTGGTACTATTTCAAGAAAAAAATCTAATGGAACTTTCGTTTCTTTTAATTCATTATATATATACATGTTCACATCTTTAGCATCATATTCTTCACATTTTTTTTGTTTATCAATTGGTACATGATAATCCATTAAAATAATCACCCTTTTATTTTTTTCTTTGTTATATATTTTTATATAATTAACAGGTCCATTAATAAATATCTCCTTATTATTACTCATTTTAATAATATTATTTACTATAGAATATTTTATTTAATTCTTTAATAATTAAATATTAGATTTTTAAATATTATTTTTAAGGACATTACCAAAATTATTATTATTGTTGTTATTACATTAGATATTCCGTAATAATCAGTTATATTATATATGGAATTATAAAAATTATAAAGATAATCAGAATATACAATTTTATCAGTTTGTTCTTTTTTTTCATTTATATCCAAAAATTTAACTTTATTTTTGTTTAATTTTTTATTTTCTAAATTATTAATTTGAAAATCTTCTGATTTTATAGAAAACTCATTTGAATGTTCTATTAATTGATTTGTTGAGAAAAAATTTATATCTTTTAAATAATTTATTAAACTAGTCATTTATATATTAATATATAAATATATTTTTTTATATTAGAGCATGACATATCTATATTATAAATATTTATTATGTACTTCAATACAATTTGAATATTTTATATTTGATTTTATTTTATCTATAGTTGTTACACCAATATCATAAATAATTTTATAATCATAATAGTTTGTTAAAATATATTTTATATTCATTGCATGAAAAAAACCAGAATTTATTAAAATTATATCACTTTCCAAATAATTAGTTAAGATTATTGTATAAAATTCCATAATACTATTTATTATATGATCAAATAAATCTAATACATTATATTCAAATATAGATGTTGAATATGGAAAACCAACATCAACAGAATATTCTAATTTTGTTAAAGTATTTATAAAATCCTTTATTAATACTTTTTTATTAGGCAATACATATTTTATTAATAATAGTTCAACTGCAGATTTTAATTTTATATAATAATCACTATTTTTAAATACATCAAAAACTTTCTTAATCCACATTATATTTGTATCAGATTCTGATAAATTTGAATAATCAATTGTTGAATTTAAATTTTTAACCAATTCATTTGATTTGTTTAATTTATTTAATAAAGATAATTTATAAAAATCTTCTAAACTAATTAAATTAAATATAAAAAGTATATTTCTAAAATAATTAGGTGTTAAGTAATTTATACTTTCAAAATAACTATCATTATTATAATTTATAATCATTTCATCTATTGATACATCAAATAAACATAATCTAATATCAATCGGAAATGTTTTACATATTTTTGTATAATAACATTTTTTTTTAGATTCAGCATAATGTTTTCTAAATTTAATAATATGAGTTGAATCATCCCAAAGACTTAAAATTTTAGTTTCAGATGATATTAATGGTTCCTCTAATAAAAACATAATATTTTGATATTTATTTTCTAATTTATGATAAATTTCATCTAAAAAATTTATATTTCCACTACAATATATTTTATTAGAATGATCATCAAAAAATAAATATATTTTTTTATTCATTTTTGAATTAAATAAAATTGTTAATCCTATCGCTCCTGATATTTTAGTTATATCAGATTTAACAATTTTATATTTTGTTAATAAATTATTATTCATAACTCTTAATATATAAACAATTATATTATTTTTTTATAAATAAATATAAAAAAATTTGTGTAATTATATACTTTTATAAATTTATTTCTAATAAATTTTATGTTTTTGCCTTGTTATCCTTTGACTTTACAACTAAGCGATAAGCAGTATTTTCAACAGTCATAACTGAAGGTCTAATTATTTTTACTATATCTCCTGGTTTCATATTATAATACTTTGCAACTGGATCAGTAGTTCTTATAATCATCATATCTCTTTTTTTGGCACGATATGCTTGTAAAACATTATCGGTTTCTTCCTTAGATAATACAATGTGTGTAGGTACTAAAACATGTTCTACAATATTAATCATCAAATGATTTATTTTAAAAACTTCAGTTTGAGTATCATAACTTTCAATTATATTTTCTGATTTTTGATTTATATCTTGAACAATTAATATTTTATATTCTGTATCATATTTACTTATAAACTCACCAATTGGTGAGTTTTTATTTACTGAAGTTATTTTATAATCAAATATTTTAACATAAATTTTTTTATTTTTTATTGTTGTGTTATAATTGGAATCATTATCTAATTCTATCATATATTCTTGATCATCATTATCATCTTTTATTATTTTTTTAATAATTTTTTCCATTGATTCTTTATTAATTAAATATCTATTATGCAATATTTTAATTAAATTTATTTTTACTTCATTTATTTGTTGATAATGACTTTTTTCAATTGGCAATAATTCAGGAATAAATGAATTTATATCTATATTTGACATTTTATATAATACTATATGTTAAATATATTTTATATATTTAAATCAATTTTTTACTTAACTAATATGACTAGCTAGTAAAAATTGATTTTTATTTATAAAAACTAGATATAACCAAGAAATAATGATCATGTTAATACATGAGTTAGAAAAATATTTAATAAAATATATTGAATCTAATGAACCAAAAATAATATATTTTGGGATCGGAAGTGAATTTTATAATTCAAATAATAAAATAAATTTTTGGAAATCAAATGAAAATCAACAATTTCCTTTATTTTTACATGATTTTAAAGAAAAACATATGGATATACAAATAATTATTATTTTAATTGATATTAATATGAGTTTTACACCATATTTAATAACTGAACCTAATAAATTTTATTCAAATAGTTGGACAAAAGATGAAGAATATTTAAATATTTTTAGATCTAAACATAAAATAGATGTAATAACCATAAAAGATGAAATTTATTGGGATGAATTTGAAAAAGTAAATATTACTGAATTATATAATTTTACAAGATTAATAATTTATTTGAGTGAAATAATTTCAAAATCAGATAACTGTTTATTATTTTATCATGAATTTACTGGAAAAAATGTTCATAAATTTGAAAATATGATTAATAATTTTTGTTATAATTTTAATTTTGAAAAAATATGTATTGATATTACAAGAGGTTCTGATTTTTCATGTTATTTTGACTTGTCAAAACCAGAATCATATCCTATAATAACATATTTTGAAAATAAATTAAAATACATAAATCCAAATATGTTAAAATTAAAACAAAAAAAAAAAATTTGTACAAAATATAACAAAAATGAATTAAATTATTCAAATATATATTATGATAATGAATTTATATTATATAAACAAATTATTCAAGAAAATTTAATAATATTAAAATTATTAAATAATACAATTGTTCCATTTATAAGAATATGTGTAATTGAACCAACATTATTTATTACAAGAGATATGACTAAATTTATTAAAGAATTTACATATTTAGATTATATACAACAAAATAAAGAAATATCAGAATGTTTAACAAATGCTAAAAAAATTTATTACAATATTATTAAATATATTAATAAGAATGATTTTAAATATAAATTAGAATGTAAAATTGATATTAAATTAGATGAAAATTTTAATCAATTAATTAACTGTTTTTTAGAAAATCTTTATGAAACTATTGATTTAATTATTTTTAAAATTGGTTTAAGTTTTAATATAAAAGAGAATTTAATTTATCAATTATGTTGGAATATTAGAAATATTAATGATAAATATAAAATTTCTTCATTAATTCAAAATTATTTTTTAGAAAATAACTTGATATAAATAATTTACATCTTGAAGATTTAAAAATGCCTAACTTCGTAAGCGAGTAAAGTTGCAGACAAAATCTGGCTAACCTAGCAAGCGAGTAAGGTTGCAGACAAAGTCAGGCTAACCTCGCAAGCGAGTAAAGTTGCAGACAAAGTCAGGCTACCGATTTTTATTATAAAATCTACTTAAAGAAATATTACAAATATATATATTTGTAATGAATAAACCTTTTTAGATTTGCTATTAATCGATAGCCTGACTTTGTCAGCAACCTGATAAATTAGGCAAATGGTTAGGTTATAAAAAAAAAGTTTATTTTCAATTTTTGATGAAAATGATGAACTAAAAAAGATATTACTTATAATGAAAATGATTTACCAGAAGATTTAAGATATTTTACTGAACAAGCTGAACCAGCTAAAATTTAATTATTTACATTTTGATTATTTTTAATCGATTCATATATAACATATTTTATTTATAAATTCATTTTTATATAAATTAAGTGACATTGAAGCACCAATGATACAAACATTTCTTGATAGATTTTATAAAAACAGAACTGAAATCCGCATTTTACTTGAACAATATTTATCGCTTTTTGAAAATAATAATGATGAAAACTATTTTGGAATAATTAATTTAAAGAGTGAGCCTATTAAAATTATAAATAATATTATTAGCGATTTACAATTTATAATTAATCAAAATAGATTGGATATATTATTAGATGATATTATAAAGGTGCATAATAATGTTAATATTAAAATACCATGTATGGAAAATTATCTTTATTATGTTATTTTTGAATTACTAAAAAATAGCACTCAAGCTGTTTTAGATAAAAGTAAAATTGAAAATAACTATAAACCATTTATTAATGTTAACATAAATAGTATTGATAGTAATTATATTCTCATAACAATAGAAGATAATGGTATTGGTATAAAAGAAAAAAATATGGAAAAAATATGGTATTATAGTTTTACAACATCATTATTTGATTCTGAAAATATTATTGAAGAGAGTGATTTTAATACAATAAGTCCTTTATCAGGTTTGGGATATGGATTACCAATATCTGAAATTTACATAAATTTTTTAAATTCATCTAAAAATAATATAAAAATAAATAGTGTTTACAAAAAAGGAACGACGGTTTATCTATATGTAAAATGTTATAATGAATATTTATAAATATATAAAGAATTTATTAAATTATTATTTTTCCATCATGTCTAAATATACATTTATAAGTTCTTTATAATTATTTGCATATAATAATCTTAAAAAATATTTTTCAGGAATATCTATTTTTCTCACTGAACACCATCCAAAATATTTTTTAAATAATATTGGATGATAATATCTGAACTCTTCATTTATTTTATATAAAATATTATAAAAATAATCATAATTATTATAAAAAGTAGCTTTAGTTATTTTTTTATCAATTATTAGTTGATCAATACTTTTACTACTTTTCCTATATTTAAATATATATTGTAAATCTTTTTTATATTCTGGATATAGTTCTCCATATTTTTCTATTGCATTTTTGAAAAATATTTCATTTTTATTCATTAGTTTCTTCATACCATTACACCATAAATTATTATTTATCCATGGTGATATCTTTTTTTTAGATTTAATACAATCTTCTATCATTTTTTCATAACTACTTAATAAACGGTATGTGCAAATAAATATTTCAGTAAAAATATGTTTATCTTTATCTATTGAAAACATCTTTTTGTATGGATGTCTTTTATAATTTATACCAAACTTTTCATGAGTAACTTCGCCATAATCTATTGCAACACATTGAATTCCATAAAATGGAACTTTGTAATTATTTAATGTAAAATATTTTTTTTTAGTTTTAGTTACCATTATATTTGTACCTACATGTAAATCATTATGAGAATAACCTCCGTTATATAATATTAAAATTATTTTTATTATTTGTAATAGTATAGACAATCTTCTTTTTTTTGAAAGATTATATTTAGACTCATATTTATCTAATGTATATTTACCACAATAATCCATTAAATATTTAACACATAATTGTGATTTTTTTGTTTTTTCTGTTTTTAATTTATCTGTAATATTTTGATAACAGTCATTATTTATTTCAAAATTATATAAATTTACAAAAAAACTTTTATCTTCATTATTTAACTTAGATATATAATTAAACAAATCAAGTTCTCTAAATATTTTATTTTTAAAACTTTTTTTTCTTTCATTGTTTAAAATATGTTCAATTTTTAATGCATATTTTTTATCTTTATATTTTACCAAATATGTTTTACCAAAAGTACCTTCACCTAATTTTTTTATAATTTTTAACATATTATAAAATATAGTTATAATATTTTTATCAAAAAGTATATAAAATATTTTTGATTATAATATATTATAATCAAAAAATGTCATTTTACCATGAAATTATAGATAATTTATATTTAGGAAGTGTTGAAGCATCAAAAGATGACGACTTTATATACAATAAAAAAATAGATGTTATTGTAAATTGTTCAAAAGATCTTAAAAATGCCTAACTTCGTAAGCGAGTAAAGTTGCAGACAAAATCTGGCTAACCTAGCAAGCGAGTAAGGTTGCAGACAAAGTCAGGCTAACCTCGCAAGCGAGTAAAGTTGCAGACAAAGTCAGGCTACCGATTTTTATTATAAAATCTACTTAAAGAAATATTACAAATATATATATTTGTAATGAATAAACCTTTTTAGATTTGCTATTAATCGATAGCCTGACTTTGTCAGCAACCTGATAAATTAGGCAAATGGTTAGGTTATAAAAAAAAAGTTTATTTTCAATTTTTGATGAAAATGATGAACTAAAAAAGATATTACTTATAATGAAAATGATTTACCAGAAGATTTAAGATATTTTACTGAACAAGCTGAACCAGCTAAAATTTAATTATTTACATTTTGATTATTTTTAATCGATTCATATATAACATATTTTATTTATAAATTCATTTTTATATAAATTAAATTATATTATATAAATAATTATATCAGATTACAAACAAAAATATCTTAAATACAAACACAAGTACTTAACATTTAGAAATAATATGTATAAACAAAATTGAGTTTCTAAGGATGGAATATATGTATTTTTTATTACTAATAATATAAATAATTGGAACTTATATTTTGAAAAATTTATTTATGTTCTTGTGTGATGTATTTTATGGTTGGTTCAACTTTAACAAGTATAAATATGTTAAACACTTATAAAACTATATCCAAATGAATTAAATGTTGACACCAATACTTGTAATTTAGTTGCTGTTTTTTCAAATAATCTTCCTAGTAAAAACTATAAAGATATTACAGTAGAAAAATTGTAAAACATAAAAAAAGAAATCGAAAAATAAGAATAACCTACAAATTAAAGAAATTAATATTATATCTAATATTAAAAGGTAAAATAACAATAAAAGAACATATAAAGTAAATTAAGAGGGAAAATTATATTATCAATAAATATTTAATTATAACAGATTTTTTTATAAAAATAATATATATATAATAAATTATGCCAGATTATGAACAAAAGTATTTTAAATACAAAAATAAGTATTTAACATTAAAAAGTAATTTAGAAGCACAAACAGGAGGTAATTATTATATGGATGGATATTATGTTTTCTTCATCTATGATCATGATTATAGTAATCCTGATAATACAGTTGTACCAAATGATGACTATAAAAAAGATCAACATTATGGAAGAATAAGCATGGATAATTTTACATCAAAAAAAATAAATAATTGTTCCATGTTTTTTAGAATTAGTGATGGTAAGTTAGCATTCAACCGAAATGATTCTTTTAATACTTATAATACAGTTTATCCTAATATATCTAATATATATGCTATTGCACCAAAATTTTCTTCACAAGCTGAAAATACGTGTCCTTTTAAATCATTTAGATCATCTCAACTTCCTATTTCATCAAGCATGAATTTTAATTTAGACTTTAATATATTAAAAAGTATTATAGATGAAATGAAAACAAATATAGCAGACAAGTCTAATAATTTTAAATCAATTTTAGTAGTTAGAAATACAAATGGTTATGTTCAAGTAAGAGCAAGGTACAAAGTAGTAGAAGGTACCGTGACACAAACACAGGAAGATAGAACTCATCAAACTACACCTTCTGAAAATACTGCACCTCCTGAAAATATTCCACCTCCTAAACCAGCAAGACATCAAAATCAAAATCAAAATTAAAGAAAAATAAAAATCAAATATTTATTGTTCAATTATAAAAAATTAGCTTTGTACCATATTGGTGTAAAAAATAATGCTTATACTTATTTATTTAAGATTGATTGAATGCCAAGTGAATAAGCATAAGGAGTATTACCATCAGGACAAGTAGAATCAATATCAGCATTCCATGTTATAACTCCCAACAAACCTTTATTAACATCAAATGTAGTTGAGTTTAGAGAATCTTCTAAAGAAAGAACTCTTGAGATGTCATCGGGAACCAGACATAAGCCCGGAAATCATTTTTGGTTGGATCAACTTTCCAATTATTTAAATAATAGAGTTTGATACAAAATGATACAAAATCATACACACGCAAACGTGCAAATTATGATTTTGTTAAGGTGACAATCCTAACTGATTTATTGACAGTTGTCTCATTTTAAATCTTCAAGGTTGTAAAAAGGGTCTTACTCTAAATATTTTTTTTAACAAAATTTGAAATTTACTAATAATATTTATAAGTAAATTATTATACATATATAATCATGAGTAAATTATTAATAGTTGAATCTCCTGGAAAAATAAAAAAAATAACAGAATATTTAGGAAATGATTATATTGTAGCTGCATCAGTTGGACATATTATTGATTTAGATGAAAGATCAATGAGTATTGATTTAGAAACTTTTGAACCTCAATATAGAGTTTATCCAAATAAAGTTGATGTTGTTAATAAATTAATAAAACTATCTATTAAAGTTGGAAAAGAAAATGTATTTTTAGCTGCCGATGAAGATCGTGAAGGAGAAATGATAGCATGGTCTTGTGCTAAAGAATTAAAATTAAAAAATTCTAAAAGAATTGTTTTTAATTCTATAACAGCAAAAGAACTTAAAAATGCTGTTGCAACTCCAAAAGAAATTGATCAAAATTTAGTAAAGGCTCAACAAGCTAGAAGAATTTTAGATAGATTAGCTGGATATCTAATTAGTCCTATTCTTAAAAAAAATGGTTTTTATGAAGCAAAATCTGCAGGAAGAGTTCAATCTGTTGTAGTAAAAATTGTTGTTGATAAAGAACGTGAAATAGAAGAATTTTATAAAAAACAAAAATCTACATACTTTTATATCAGTTGTGATATTAATATAAGTGATTATGAATTATCTACAAAATTAGTTAATAAAAATACTAAAATTGAAATATTAGATAAAGATAATGAAAATTTAGATAATTCTAATAATTTATCTGATGAAGAAACTGATAAAAAATTAAAAAATAAAAGAGAAACTAAACAATCTTCAAAAATAAATAATGTTTCAATTAAATCGTATGTTACATTTGATAAATCTGAAGAACAAAATGTTGTTAAATTAATTAAAGCAATGATGAAAGGTGAATATTCTTTATTAAATAAAACTGAAAAAATTAGAAAAGCAAATGCTCCTCCTCCTTTTACTACTTCTACATTACAACAATTAGCTTCACAAAGATTAAATTTAAATGCAAAAGAAACTATGAGTATTGCTCAAAAATTATATGAAGCAGGTCATATAACATATATGAGAACAGATTCAACAGCTATATCAGATGAAGCATCAAATTTAATTAAAGATGTTATTAAATCAGAGTATGGATCAGAACATCATGAAAAACATACTTTTGTTAATAAAAAAGCGAATACTCAAGAAGCTCATGAATGTGTAAGACCAACAAAACCACAATTTGATAACATAGATGCTTCATTTAATGAAAAACGTCTATATAGTATTATTTGGAAACGTACAATTCAATCACAAATGAAAGCTGCAGAATATCAAAATATTTTGCTTGAAATTCAAATTGATGATAAAAAAAAAATGCTAGAAAATTATAAATTAGTTGGAACATTAGAGAATTTAATATATGAAGGGTATTTATTAGTTGATAATAAAAAGAAATCTAATCCATTAGATACAAAAAAACTAAAATCTATACAATGGATTGATATTTATGGAATTGAAGATACTCAGAAACCACCTACTAGATATAATGATGCTTCATTAATAAATAAAATGGATCCAAAAAATCTTAATATTGGTAGACCATCGACTTATGCATCATTTATTGAAAAAATACAAGAAAGAAATTATGTAAAAATATGTGATATTGAAGGAAAAAAAATTCAATTAAATAGATATAATGCAAATAAATCTGATCTAAAACAAATTAACATGGAAACTAAAGATTTGATTTTAGGAAAAGAAAAGAAAAAATTAGTTCCTACTGAACTTGGTATAAACGTGACTACATTTTTAGAAAAAAACTTTGAACTATTAATGGATTATAAATTTACAGCAAATATGGAAAAAGAATTAGATGATGTAGCAGAAGGTGAATTAAATAATATTAAAATTATAAAAAAATTTTATGAATATATTATTAAATGTCTTAATGAAATTATACCTACTCCAGGTCAAAATCTTTTAACAAATTCTATTATTCTAGGTAATTTTAATCAAGAAGATATTAAATTATTAAATGGAAAACATGGAAGATATATTCAATGTGGTAAATTTAATTATAATTTTCTTAAACTTTTAGAAGAACTTTGTATAAAAGAAAATGAATATGAATCTAAAACTAATTTATTATGTGATAGCATAATTCAAAAAATAAATAATCCTGGGAAACAATGGAAAATTGGAAAAAATATTTATACACTTGCTAAAGGTCAATTTGGATATTATATAAAAGAAACAAGTTCTTCTAATAAAAAAAATAAAAATTATTCTTTAAACTTTATTATTGATAAAATTGCTAAAGAAAATAAAATAGATTTAAAAAATTCTAAATCTATTGATGTAATATTAGATATTATTAATGATCAGCATATTATTGAAATAACTGAATATTATAAAAATACTAAAAATAATAAAAAATAATAAATAAATCTAATTATCACTTATTTCTAATTCAGATAACTTCCATCTTTCAAATCCAGAATTTGGAATTGGTCTTTGTATTATTAATGGTATTAATTTATTTTTTAATTCCAATAAAGCAATTTCTTTAGAAGATAAACCCTCTGTATTTTTAATCAGTGGTTTAGCTCCATTTGCTAATTGTTTAGCTCTTGTACTTAAAATTCTAACTTTTTCATATTTAAATAATATTGGTTTTGATAATCTTTCTATTTTATTTAATTTAAAATCATCATTCATAAATAATTCTTCTAAATCAATATCATCAGTATCTAATAATGCATATTTTGAATAACAATCTTTTTTAATTACCTCTTCATTATCATCTAACTTATCATCCTCTATATTTTTTTTTGTTTTTCTTTTCTTTTTTTTTAAATTATTTTCATCATTTTCATCATCCTCAACACTATCTATATCAGTATCTTCGTCATTTTCTTCTTCTATTTCTTCTTCAATTTCTTCATCTATATTTGTGTCATCAACTTCTAACTCTATTTCATCTTCATCATCTTCATTATCTTCTTCATCTTTATTATCATCATCAGCTCCTCCAGAATGAGTGGATTGTTGAGAACTATGTGAATTATTATCATCCGAATATTGATTATTTTTTTTTAATTTAGTAGTTTGTTTACCACCTCCTTTTAAATTAATATCTGGATTATCTAATAATTTATTGATATTAACATTATTTTTATTTGAATAAAGTGTTTCTTTTTTTTTAGTCATTATTATTATAATAAATAAATATTATATATTAAAATCAATTTTTATATAAAAAACGTTAATAAATTTTATTTTTCGATAAATGTATTCCAAAATGAATCACATACTGAACAAATATATCTGGTAGAATAAGATCCTTTTTTTCTATAAAATATGGCATTTTTTAATTTTGGTTCTTTATGTGTTGAACACTTATCGTTAATACAAGTATATTTTTTTGTATTTGGTAAAGTAGGATCATTTTTATAATTTATAAAATTAAAATTATAAAGATCATCTTTTTTTTCATCACCTCTTGAAAATATGAACATTTTATCAGGAATAATTTCATAATAACCACATGTCTTACAATAAAAATAACATTCTTTATTTACAACACTATCAGTTGATTTTGATATTTGACCAATTTCTTTATTTAATTTTTGATTAATTTTATTAATTAAAATAGTTTTTTCTATATTTGATAATTTATTAAAATTTGGATTTTTTGTTAATTCTTCAAAATTTATTTTTTTAATTTTTTTTTCTTTATCTTCATCATCTGATTCTTCTGAATAATCTATTTTACCACCTAAAATACTTTCAATTAATTCATTATTTATATTCATATTTGTATTAATAGTATCAGTATCTGTTTCTTCTGTTGAATTAAAACCAGATGAATTTGAAAAACCATTAGTATCATCATATTCATTTTCTTGTCTTTTTTCAAAAGAAATAATATTGTTTGTTATATCCATAAAATTTTGACATATCTTGCAAAACATTTGACTTATATATATTTATATATATTATATTATTCTAAATTCATTTTTTTATTAAATATTAAATTTTTTTATCATCTTAAATGCAGTAAAATTATTTTATTACTTTCTAATCTCTTCTTAACCTAATTTTTATATTAAAAATTGATTTTAATATAAAATAATTATATAGTATATAGATTAATATGAGTAATAATATGTACAAAGAAGATGATAAAGACCATAAAAAATATAATAATTTTGAAAATCATGGTCTGGAAAATAAAAAATCCGTAATACAACGTATTAACTATTTAAATTTACAAGAATATATTGAAGCGAATAAAACTGTTGAGAAAAGTGGTTTAGAAACTCATCAACAATGGGTAGGTGATGCAGTTTCAAGAGAAAATGGAATATTTAATATAAATTTCAAAGTTAACGATGATGATTATGAAGAATTTATAAAATTATACATAAAAGAGTGTTTAAAAAATTACGGTAGAATGAACATAATGGAAAAACCTAGAGAAATTGGACCATTAGTTTTAGATTTTGATTTAAAACAAACTACTTCTCAAAGAAAATTAACATCTAATGAGATTATGCAAGTAATTGAATGTATTAATGATACAATAATGAAATATTTTAGTTTTAATGATAATGAGATCTTAGAATCATATATTTTAATGAAAGAAAGACCATTTTATAATAAAAAGAATACTAATTATTCAGATGGATTTCATGTGCATTATCCAAAATTATATTTATCAATCGAAGATCGTTTTTTAATATTTGAAGAAAGTAAACAAGAAATTATTAATAAAAATCTATTTAGTGAAGTATTTAATGTATTATGTAGTACAGATGATTTTAAAAATAAAAATAGTTCTGATAATGAAACAGAAGAGTTGATTAATGATTATAAAACTTTAGATGAAGAAAATTTTGATTATGTTAAAAATTTTTATGAACAATTAAGTGAAAAAGAAAAAAACGAAGTTCATGATAGTGTTTTTGATAGTTCACCTATTAAAAAAAATAAATGGTTCCTTTATGGATCTGGTAAAAATATTGGAGGTAAATTTAATCTTTATGAAGTTAAATATATTTTTGATTACAATGCAGAACTTATTGATGAAATTCCAGAAAAAGAAGAATTAATTAACTTATTAGCTATTAGATGGAATTATGAAGTTAAAGTAAAACCTAGAAAAAAATCAGATTATTTAAATGTAATTGAGTATATTAGAACAAAATATATAAATAAAAATAAAATTAATATGAATCAGGCTTTTTTAAAATCAGATAAAGTTAATATTCAATCTGAAGATATTATTTCACTAGATGAAAAATATATGAAAAGTACTAATGTTGAAAATAAATTTAATTATAAAGCTAATGAAAATGAAAATTTTAAAAAAATTAAAGATGAAATAGATATTACTAAAAAGCTTGTTAAATTACTTTCTGCTAATAGAGCTTATAACTATAATGATTGGATTGTAGTTGGATGGGCTTTATTTAATATTGATTGTACATTACTTAATGAATTTATAGAATTTTCAAAAAAAGCATCTACAAAGTTTAAAATAGGTGAATGTGAAAAGATTTGGAAACAATGTGAAGACCGCAGAGATATAAATGGTGAAGGTAATGGTTACACTATTGCATCTCTATATCATTGGGCTAAAGAAGATAATTTTTCTGGATATAAAAACTTGATGTCTGAAAAAATTAATGCATTATTAGATAATGGTAATATTAATACTGATTTTGATGTAGCATATATAATTTTTACAATGTATCAATATGAATATGTATGTAGCTCAATATGTAAAAATATATGGTGGCAATTTAAAGATCATAAATGGTCTAGAATTGAAGAAGCATATACACTTAGTAAAAAAATGTCTGAAGAAGTTTGTAGAAAATTTGCAGAATTGGCAGCAGATTGTTATTCACAATCGAATAAAGAATCTATTGCTGGTTATAAATCTGATTTATTAAGACAAAAGGCACTTAATATTGGAAAATTAGTTGAAAGACTTAAAAAAAGTTCTTTTAAACAAACTATTATTAAAGAATGTTCATTGCTTTTTTATTGGGAAAACTTTGAAAAAGAAATGGATCAAAATAATTATTTGGTAGGATTTGATGATGGTGTATTTGATTTACAATCTGGTAAGTTTAGAAATGGATATCCAGATGATCTAATCAGTAAAACTGTTGGATATAAATATAAAAATTATACAATTGATCATCCTATCATAAAAGATATTGAAAAATTTATGAAGTCTATTCAACCAGAAGAAGATATGAAACGTTTTGTACTTTGTTATTGTGCTTCATTATTTGAGGGTGGTAATAAAGATCAACGATTTATGATTTGGACGGGTTGTGGTTCAAATGGTAAAGGCACTCTTATAAATTTATTAAGTAAAACATTGGGTAAATATTATGGTACTGTTCCACCTACATTTTTAACTCAAAAACGTGGTAATAGTTCTCAAGCAACACCAGAACTTGCTGATAAATATGGTACAAGATTATTAACAACACAAGAACCTGAAAATACTGATTCAATACATATTGGTTTTATGAAAAATATTACTGGTGGTGATGAAATTATGGCTAGACCCTTATATGGTGATCCATTTACTTATGTTCCACAATTTAAATTAGTTATGGCTTGTAATAGATTACCAAATATTCCAGAAGGTGGTGATGGAGGTGTTTGGAGACGTATTCGTGTAGTTGATTTTGGACAAAAATTTGTTGATAAACCAAATGCTCCTAATGAACATCCAAAAGATAGAGATTTACCTGAAAAACTTCCTAAATGGACGCAAGCTTTTACATGGCTATTATTAAATATTTACTATCCTATATATAAAAAATATAAAGATATAGATGAAATAACTCCAGCAATTGTATTTACTGCTACTAAGAAATATGAAATGGATACAAATGTTTATATGGAATTTATAAACGAAACCATTGAATTTGATGACTCTGAATCCATAGATAAATCTGATTTATGGGGATATTTTAAACATTGGCATAGTACTTCTTATGATGGTGTTAAGATACCACATATGAAGAAATTTTATACTTATCTTGATAATAATAATTTTAAAATAAAAGGGTCTATAGTTAAAGGTATTAAATTAAAAGCTCAAGAAGAACGTAAATTAGTAAATGATTTAATTTAATTATAAAGTTTATATATACATATTTTTTAATAAAAATTGAAAATAATGATATATTAAACAGTGTACATTCTTAACTATAATAACCTATGACTATGAAATCTAATACTTTAGATTTAAAACCTTTAAAACATATTAGTAAAATAGAACAATTAGAAAAAAATAATAAAGATTTAATAAATTATGTTAACTTATATATTGATAATATTAATAAACTAATATTAAATAATTCTTATAATAATGATGATTTTTTAAGTTATCTTAATACTATAAATGTTTATCTGAATAAAACATGTGATGATAATAAACATAATTTACTTATAATTAATCAATTTACTGAAAAAATTAATCAATTTTGTAAAAAAAGCATAGAAGATAGTTTAAAAAAATGTAAAAATTTTGATAATATAAATATTTCAAACTCATATTATAATTCTTATGGAGAAGTAATTTCTTATGGAGAAGTACCTTATCAAAATCCTTCAGAATGTTGTAATATGTCTAGAAATTCAAATATTAATTATTGTTGTAGTCCAGATATTGGCCTTGATGGTTAAATGAATTATTAAAAATAACGCTCTAACTTATTTATTCTTAACATTTTTTTTATTGATTCTAATATTAAATTATTAAATTTATTATTTAAATCCAAATCTATATTTTTATCCCAATCATCATATTTTATTATTTTATAAAATCTTAAAATTTTTGATTTATTTATTAAATAATTTTTTCTTGGTGATTTTATTATTAATTTTAAAATTTTATCATGATTTAATCTTCCCATTTTTTCTATTAATAATTTAATATTTATTAAATCTTTATCATATCTATCAATATTGGTATCTTTTTCTACATCTAGTATAACCTTGCCAAATAATAATTCATAAATACTGCATCCTAAAGACCAAATATCACATGTATAATCATATTCTAATCCTAAAACTATTTCTGGAGCTCTATAATATCTTGTTTGAATTGTGTGATTTTTAGAACCATATTTTTCTATTAATCCAAAATCTGTTAGTTTAATAATTGGATTTTCAAAATAATTCATTATTTCTATTAATTCATCCGATAATTTAATATTTAATTGATTAGAAGTAACACTATTTTTTTGTAATATTGTATCTTCTTTATTTAAAAAATTATTATCTTTATCCGTTTTTTTAGAAAATTGTTTTTTAGATAAATAATTTAATATATCCTCAGTATGAAATATATCTTTTACTAAATTATATTCACCTTCATCTGAATTATATGATGAACAATCTGTATCATAATCTGAATCAGAATAATATGAAATTACATCATTTGCAAATAAATTTATTCTTCTTAAATTAGAACTAGAATCAGAATCAGAACCAGAATCAGAACCAGAATCAGAATCAGAATCAGAATCAGAATTAGTATCAGTACTAGAATCAATTTCTGATTCATCCATAATATTGTCTTTTAAACCAAACTTTTTTGATAGATCTTTAAGATATTTATAAATTGGATCTGTAATTATATTATAAAAACTATCACTTTCATAACGTTTTATCTGACCTAATTTTTTTATTTTATCTTGTAATGAATATTTAATTGTCCAAGATAAAATATCATTTTGTAATTTTGTTGTACCCATTAATAAATAATTATCTGGCTTAATATCAGTATGTGTATAACCACATTTATGAACAAATTTTAAACTAGAAATCATTGGATTTATAAATTTATAAACTATTTGTGGATCTAATTTTCTATTAAATTTTTTAAGTATATCATAAAGTGAACCAATTGCTAAATCATAAACTACAACAACATTAATTTTATCATGAATAAAATAATCTATCGGATAGTTAATATTATCTGATTTTGTATTATTTAATAATAGAACTTCACTTATTTTTGTTTCTAAAATACCTTGATCATAACTATCATCTAAATGTATTTTTAAAGCTCTCATTTTATAATCAAATTTTTTTTTTATTCTTGTAAAATACATTAATTTAGGTACTTCAATACAATACCATACTTCTGCATAAGAACCTTCACCTAATTTATATATTTTTATATATAAAGTATCTTTATCAATATTGTATAATATATTTGTATCCATTTTAAATATAATTTAATCTTATTGTTAAAAATTTAAATATAATTAAAAAACTATTTCTCTAAATTTCTAATTTTTTCTTTTAATTTTTTTATTTTACCATTTAATTCTTTAATTATTTCTTCATATTCATCTTTAATTTCTTGAATTGACATCTTTTTATAAAATATTGTTCCCTCTACCTGAACTGACCACTCTACTCCTTCTGCATTTTTTAATATAACAAATTTTGGTAATCCAGTATTTGATTTTAAATTACCACCCATTCTAAATATCAATTCACCATCTTTTTTTGCAAAATATCTTAAATGTGTTCCTATTAACACATTACTTATGTCGTCAACTTTTTTATAATCTTCTAATTTTTTTTCTACATCTTCTTTTGATAAATTATCTGTAAATGTTGATTTTGGTCTCAAAAATCCTTTTTTCCCTTTTACTTTATTTGAATTTTGTGAATCATTATCTACATCTGTTTTTGATTTCATTTTATTTATATAATTATTAGTTAATGTTTTAACTCCTTGATTTTTTGTTTTTTTACCTATTGACATTAATACATCATTAATTTCATTTTCATTAAGTTCTTTTGTTTTTTTAGATTTATTTTTTTTATCTTTATCCATTTATATTTTTAATATATTAATATAATATAAATTAATTTTCAATTTTATTCAATTATGTTATTTATAAACTATAATTATTTTTTTTAATAAAAAATAGTAAATTTATATAAATATTTATGAATAGTTAATATATTATTATGGAATTAGATTGGTGTTCAGATGAAGACTTAAAAAATACACAATTATTCAATGATAATTCCGTTATATCTTCTAAAAAAAGAAATGAAAAAGAAAAAAACTTGGATGATTTAGATATAGAAAAAGAAATATTACCTGAAGATTGTTTTAATTTAAATATTAAATGCGATACTTCTTCTCAATTACTATTAATTATGAATTATCTCTCATGTGTATCAAATCATTTAAGAACATTAATTAGAAATAAAAATATTAAAGATTCAAATAAATTAATTACTAATGAAGAACTTGAAATAATATTAAAATATCAAAAATGGTTAATTGATACAGCTGATAATATTAAAAGTTTTTTTGGTACACCACAAAGAAAAGATAATAGTTATGATCCAAATAGTATTAAACTATTTAAAACTTCTAGTTATAAGTTTTGTAATTTTAAAGAATCATGTTCTATTCATAAAAATAAAAATAGAAATTGTGATAAAAATCATTTTGTTTTTGATATGATTATTAATGATATTAAAAAATTATCTGATTCTTTAAATATCATTGGTATTGATAATTTAAATTATATTTTAACTAATAAAAATTTAAAAGTTACATGGAATAATAATTCTTATATTATTGAAAGATATGATAATGTAATAAGTTTAGAATCACAAATTCACAATCCAGATAATGAATTTATTATTAATAAAAATTTAATATTTAAATCTTTTGATGTTGCTTCGTATGTATTAAATAAAATGTATGAAGAATCTTTATCTTTTCTTAAATATGGTTTAAATTCATTACAAATTAATATATAATTATTCAAATAGTGTTAAAGAACCTGATTTAGAATTTGCATTCATTTCTAAATCTAAATAATCCCAATCATGATCAAAATTATAATGTAATTCTTTTTTTGATAGTTCATAATATTTATTACAAAAATCTATTAATTCTTTTTCTAGATTAATTGTTTCGCTTATATATAATTCATCTATATTTATTTTATTTAATACTTCAAATATATTTTTAATTTTTTCATTTTTAACTGCATTTTCAATATAATTATATTTAGCTGTAAATAAAATTGGTATTACAGGTTCTTCTCTCAATTTTAACTCTTCTTCTGACTTGAAAATATCTTCCAAAGAATCTTTATTAATAATATATTTTATTTTTTTCCATGTTTCATAATCACCTTTTGTTCTTGATATATCTGATATAATTTTTTCTCTTTTCTTCTTCTCAAGTTTTTCTAGTTTACTATCTAAAGATTTTATTTTAAACTCTATTTTTTTTATATTATTTAATTCTAAATTGTATAAATCCATAACTTGTTCACATTTTTTGATCAATTCTTGTTTTTTCTTCTCTTTTTCATCATTTTGTTTATTATCTTCTATATCTTCTTTTAAAATTATTTCTTTTTTAACTGGTAATACTTTCGAATTTTCTTCTTTAAAAGTTATTGTCATTTGTTTATTAGTATTTAAGTTACCAATTGAATTTTGTGATACAAATATATAACTTAAATCTAAATTTAAGTTTTTTTTAATACCATCATTAAATTCAAAAAAATTATTACCATCATAACTTATAATATATTCATATTTAACACCATCATATTTAACAACATATACATTTTCACAATATTCTTTATTTCTTAAATATGTCTTTTTATATAATTGTGTTAAAATATCAAAATATTCAGTTGATAATGATATTTCTGGAATTAATAGATTTTTGTCAACTAATGTATAATTCATTTGTTTAATAATAAGGTATTATACACATTTTTTTAAATTATTATTTATACATTTTACTAATTTAATTTACTAATAAAATATTTTTATATGATTGTAATATAATAAATAAATTATAAATGGGTAGAATTATATCAAATATTATAAAAATATTTTTATTAATAATAATTTTAATAGTGATTTATAATTTTATTATGTCATTTGATCCAGAAAAAATAAAGCAAGGTTATAAATGTAATTTGGATAAACTTGATATAGATGATTTAGTTATTATAAATAGAAGTCCTGAATATATTAAATATATTAATAAATTAATTGATGATAAGAGTTTTCTCTTTACAGATGAACAATTAAAAGTACTTAAAAATCCAAATCAATTTTATAATGTTGATAAAGAATCAAAAAATATATCTAATATATCTAATGAATTTTATGTAACATGCCAAGATGACTTGGATACACCAGTTGGTAAAACTGTTGAATATTTTGAAGATTTAAATGATGAAAAAATAACTTCTGAAGATATATTAGAAATTGATTCTAGTAAGGAATATAATAATATTATTAAACAATTTGAAAATAATATTAAAAATACTGTTAAACCAGATTGTGTTAATAGTTGCGTATTATCTGATCCTAAATATCTTAAAAACTATTATTTAGATTTATATGGTAATAATGTTAAATCTAATCTAATTGATTATTTTGCAGATTATTATACTAATATTAATAATAATGAACAAAAAGAATGCATACCAGTTGAAACATTAAAAGGACAAAGTAATTTTATTATACCAGATCAATATAGTATCCAAAATTATTTTACAAATGCTTATAATGTTGATTGGAGTAGAATTGTCAATCCCAATACTATATTTTAAATATTTATAAAAAGTTGAAAATAAATAATAATAATTTAAAGTTATATATATATATTATTTTAAAAATGTCATTCCCTGTAGTAAATAGCACTAAAGAAGAATTTATTAAATATATTAGTCAATCTAATCTTTCAGAATCTGATTTTGATAATATTATAAAAACTATAAATGAAAGTTACATTGAATTAGCGCAACAAATTAATTTATTACATGATAAACGAACTGATCTTTTAATTAAACTTCGTGAAACACATAATGAATATAAAAAAGTTATGGGTCACGGAGAAATTCAACAAATTATAGATGCAGAAAATGATGGTGAAGATTATGATGTAGAAAAAATTAAAACAAATAAACGAGGTCGCAAAAAAGAAAATGTAGTTGAGGAAAATATTAACGAGAAAAAAGAAGAGTTAAAACTTGATGAATTAGAAAAACAAGTATTATCACAAGATTTACCTGAATTTAAAAGTAAAACCAAAAAAATAAAAGAAGTTGAACCAGAAAAAAAACAAGTTGAACTAGAAAAAAAAGAAGAGGTAAAACTTGAAGTTAAAATTAAAAAGAATAAAGTAAAATCAAAATCAAAAGAAGAAATTAAAGTAGTTGATACAAATGAAAAAAACATTACTAAAAAAGCAAAATAAACATTTTATAAATATATATAAATTTTTATAGTATAAAATTTAATTAAAAAAGTTGATTTTTAAATATTAATAAATTATATTTAATATTTAAATACATGTTTAATGATGATAATGATGAGAATGATAAAAATATTCGTTATAATAATTTATTAAAAAAATATGAAATTATAAAATTATCTGATGATTATGATAATTATGTGAAAATTTATGAAGTTGGTAAGAAAAAAAAAATACATAAAAAATATTTTAAAAAATATTGGTTAAAAATGAATAAAAGATATTTTGTACCAATATCAACTGATAATAAATATATTAGTATATATAATATTAATCAAATAGAATATTATAGAGATAAACAAAATGGCATTAATATAGATCATTACAATAGTATTCAATATCATAATGATTACAGATATCATATTTATAGAGGTTTAAAAATAAATAATGATAAATGTTTACTTTATTACACAAATACTAATTATGATTTTTTAAAAGATAGTTATAGTAAATCATTATATACTAATTTATGTCATTCTAATTGGGAAAATAGAAGTCCTAGTGAATTATATGGTTCTACATTAGTTAATAATTATGAAAAATATATTGGTGATTCTAAAATAATAGATTTTTTAAATAACATCCAATCTAAAAAAAAAATTAAAAATAGTTATTTTGAAACACAAGAGGATCATGATCCTTTTTATTTTTTAATTTTATTAGTTTTATACAAGTAATTATTATTTATAAAAAAATTGATATATTAATATAATATAATTAATTTATTGTTATTTAAAAATGATATCAGACACAGAGATAATCGATTATTTAAGAGATTTTATTGATAAATTAGAATTAAAAATAATAAATGGAAAAATTATTAATATGCTAAAATTAGATAATATTGTTATTGAAATTAAAGAAAAAATCTGTGATTATAATAATCATATGATTAGTTGGTATGATGAAGAATATAATGAAGACATTAAAAAATTTGATAAAACTTTAAATGAATTTAAATCAAAAATTTTTATTTTTAATGATTTATCTTTGGTCTCAGTAAATAATCAAACTATTAATTTAAATTTTTTATAATAATAATTTTTATTAAATTATTGAAATTAAATTACTATATCCTCCAATAAATTTACTATTTAAAAAAATTACTGGAAAAGTTTTGTGATTAGTATCAAAAGCTAATTCTGGATGTTTTTCTACTAATTGATTTAATACTTTAAAAAAAATATTATAATATTTATCAATTTCATAATACTTAAATGGAATTTTTTTATCTTCTAAATATTTTATTGTTGCTTTAGAATATCCACAAAATGATAAACCAAAAATTATAAATTTATTATTTTTTTTTTTTATTTTTTTATATAATTTATCATCTATATTTTCCATATTAAAAAAATTTGATATATATTTATATTACATAATAAATTAATATTAAGATGAATTTAATATATGTATTTGATAATTATTATTTTAATATTACAAATACATTTGTTATTAAAAATATTAAAAGATGGATAATATATGAATTACTAAATTTAATAAATAGTAATATATATGAAAATATTATTTTAATAAAAACAGGACCAACTATATGTTCATGTAAATTAAATTTAAAAAAAGATAACGTTATTATTAGAATTATTGAAATAATTAATAGTATAATTTATAAAAAATATAATACTTATCCTAATATTAATTTAAAAAGAATAATTGATGAATTAAATAATTATTCTGATCAAAATAATAAAATTATTATATTTACTGCTATTTATCAACCTGGTTTAACTCAATACAATAAAGAATATCTTAATAAAATTTTAAAAAAATTTAATTCATCTGTTGTTTTTTACAATATTTCAAAATATAAATTTTTAAATTTGAACTTTCAAAATATAACAGAAGTATTTATTGATTTTAGAATTAAAGATATTTCAAAATTAATATTACCAATTATTTTTTCAATTGATGAAATTGATTTTTCAGATGAATTAAAAAAAGAAACAGAAATTATACTTGTGCAAAATATTTATAATTATTTAGAATTATTAGAGTTTATAAATTATGAATTTTTACAAAATGATAAATCTATACAAATTGATGAAAATGATCAAAGAAATCAATTAAATTATAAATTTATATTTTATTATATTTTATTATCAAATAAGTTAGAAAGAATATTAATAAAAAAAATTAATTATGATGATTTAGAAAATATCATGTTAAAATTTTTAAATATTGATTTAGATAGTTTTGAAATTAATAAAGAAATAATTATATTATTAAAAAATTTTAAAAATGTTATAGAAAATATATTTAATAGAAATAAAGATATTTGCCCAATTATAATACCTACTAATCAATTAAATGAAGAATCATTAAATGTTATATATATATTAGAGTTTTATAAAGAAATTTATTCTAAATTTATTAATTATCATATTGATTCAAATAAAAAAAATTTTAAAATATTAAATGTTAAAACAACTGAAATTTTAATGAAAAATTTAAAATTAATTAATAAAATTAATACAAATGATATTTTAGATAATTCTAAACTGTATATGATGTCTAATATTACATTAAGTAATTGGTTAGATGAATTTAATGAATTTAATCCATTTGGTATTTTAATTAAATATGATATATCTAAATTTGCTTATAAAGGATTAATAGATGAATATTCATCTATAATTTATAATTATCCAGAAATGATAATAAATTCAGTTTCTAATAATTGGGTTAGTCTATATGATTATTATCAAATGATTTTAGCAGATGTAAATTATGAAAATGATGAAGAATGTATAAAAAAAAATCATCAATTTAATTTAAATGAATTTATTATTATTGATAATTTAAATGGAGATTCTAATGTTATGCTACCAATTTATATTAATAAAAATCACTGGAGATTAGTTAAAAATGTTTGGTCTTATCATATGACTTTTATTAATAATTCATTTGAATATCAGTATAATAAAAAAATGGATAATATATATTATTTGGTTTTACTAAAATGTTTTAATAATTTAAATGATAATACTAAATCTAATAATAATTTATTCAGATTATTCATTTGTATTTTAAGAACATGTGCACAGATTAATATTGATAATAAATATATTAATAGCGTTAAAAATGAAAAAGATAAATATTTTAACAAAATAGTAAATTTTATAAAAATAGAATCAGACAATAAATATTTTAAATTTAAACATGTTTTTATTGATTATTTAATTAGAACTATTCAATTAATTGTTTCTTTTAATTCAGATATTCTTACATTAAAAAAAGAACTAGTGTATATTAGAAATATAAAAATTTCTATGTTTATAGAATATAATTTTTCTTCTGACTACTGGAAAAATATTAACAATATTTTTAATGATGATAAAGAAAATGAAATTTTAATTTTTAAAAATAAATGTATTGAAAATAATATATCATGGTTTAATTTAGAAAATGACATTATCTCATTGTGTGAATTTGTAAATTTAATATATAAAATAAAAAATTTTAATCAATTTTTAAAATATGTTGACTCTGTAAATGGATGTATACCTGTAGATATAGAAGGTTTAATTAATTGTGAAATAATTAAAAATATTTATAATAAATTAGAAAATAATAAAGAATTTAATATAGATTTTTATTTGAAAGAAATTGATTTTAATAATTTAATACCTATAGATAATTAATCTACCTAAAAAATTGAATAAATAATTAAATATTTAAAATTATAAATTATGAAAATTAAAGATATAATTACACAACTAAAAAATGATCCAGAAAATATTATTAATTCTTTGGATCAAACAAATTTAAAAAAATTAATTGATTATCTTCTTGATAAATATCATAATGAAAATATATCATTAGTTTCAGATCAATTATTTGATTTTATTAAAGATTATTATGACAAAAAATTTGGAAAAATTAAACAAGTTGGTGCTCCTCTTAAATCAGAAAATAATAAAATAAAATTACCTTATTATATGGGTAGTTTAGATAAAATTAAACCATCGACCGGAACATTTAATAAATGGATTAATAATTATCCAGGACCATATGTAATTTCATATAAATTAGATGGTATCTCAGCATTATTATATAAATCTAATGGTAAAATTCAATTATTTACAAGAGGTAATGGTATCGAAGGTAAAGATATTAGTCACTGTATTAATTTAATTGGAATTAATGTATCAAAATTAATTGATGGAGATGCAATACGTGGTGAGTTAATTATAAGCAAAGAAAATTTTAAAAAAATTGCAGATAAGATGGCAAATGCAAGAAATGCTGTATCAGGTATTATAAATACTAAAAAACCAAATCCTGAAATGTTAAAATTAATTGATTTTGTTTCATACTGGGTTCTTAATCCAGAATTTAAATGCTCTGATCAACTTAAATATATTGAAAAAAAAGAATTTGTTCCAAGAACAGTTTATTATGAAAATAAAGAAAAAATAACTATTGATTTATTATCTGAAATGTTAATTAATTCAAGAAAATCTTATAAATATGAAATTGATGGAATTGTTGTTATTGATAATTCAAAATTTTATGGTCAAGAAATTGGTTCTAATCCAGACTGGGGATTTGCTTTCAAACAAGTTTTAACAGATCAAATTACAGAATCAACAGTTGTAGATGTTATTTGGGAAATTTCTAAAGATAGATATATTAAACCTAAAATTAAAATTGATACAATTGAACTACTAGGATCTGAAATAACTTTTGCAACAGCTTTTAATGCAAAATATATTGTTGATAATGTGATTGGTCCAGGTGCAATTGTTAAGATAATAAAATCTGGAGATGTTATACCATATATTCAAGAAATTATTAAATCAGCTGATACTGGTAAACCAAAAATGCCTAATATGAAATATGAATGGAATGATACAAATGTTGATATTATAGCTGTTGATTTAGATGAAAAAAATATGAATAAAATTATTGTAAAAAAATTAACATATTTTTTTTCTGAACTTGATATTAGATTTATGGCAGAAGGTACAATTGAAAAATTTGTTAATAATGGATATAATGATTTACCAAAAATTCTTAAAGCAAAAAAAAATGATTTATACAAAATTGATGGCCTTGGTACAAAATCTATAGATAAAATTTATGAAAGTATTGATTTAGGCTTAACTGGTAGAAAAATTTATGAAATTATGGCTGCTAGTCAAATTTTTGGAAGAGGTATTGGAACTAAAAAATTTAAACTAATTATTGATGATTATTCTAATATTCTAGAAATTTATAAAGAAAATGGAAAAGAACATGTTACAAAGTTAATTAATACTATTAACGGATTTGATACAAAAACTACTAATAAAATTGTTGATAATCTAGATGCATTTATTGCTTTTTTAAATAATTTAATAAAAATAAAACCTAATTTATTAATTCAAACAAATTCTAAATCTGAACCAACGTTAGCTGATAAAAATATATTAAATCAATTTCAAAATAAAACAATTGTTTTTACTGGTTTTAGAGATAAAGATATCGAAAAAAAATTAGAAAATATTGGTGTTAAAATTACTACTTCAGTTAGTAATAATACTAATTTTGTTATTGCTTTAGATCCAAATGAAGAATCATCTAAAATTCTTAAAGCTAAAGAATTAAAAATAGAAATTATTTCAAAAGATAAATTCTATGAAATTATTAAATAAAAATTTTTATATTGACTTTATTATTTTAATTATATCAGTTGTTGAAATTTCATTAAATCTAGATATGTATTTATAATTATTTAATTCGAATGCTCCTGGATACCATTCCTTGTCTTTATTTCCTTTATATTCTTCACCTATGATTACTACATCATATTCACCTTTTTCTATTAAATCTTTTGTTATTACTAACGGATAATTTTCTACTATTTCATCTACATATTTACATAATTCGACAGTTTTATATCTAATTTTTTCATTAATAATTGGTTTTCTTTTATAATTTGCACATACATCATCTCCATGAACTCCAACTATTAATTTTATTGGAACATTAAATGACTCATAAATTTTTTTAAATAATATCATATGTCCTAAATGACACATATCAAATACTCCACAACAAAATACTCTTAATTTAGTTTCTTTTACTATAAACAGATTTATTTTTAATTCATTTGCAATCCTATTCATAATGTTTATAACATAGTTTATTATTATTGGTGTTAGTAATATTGGATTTAATGTAAAAATACAAGGAAAAATACATAATAAATTACTTGATCTTTTTTTAAAAATTTTAAATGTTATTAATTCTAATAATAAAATTGAATCAACTATGGTTATTGTCCATATAAATTTTGTTGGATATATTATAATTGAAATATACTTTATTAAATACCAAACACCTATAAAAAAACCTAATTTAATATTACTAGAATTTGCATTTTTTTCATATATTAATTTTAATAATTTACAAATATTTAATAATAATATTCCACCTATAAATAAAAATAAAATATTGTTATTTATTAATATTTTTGGTAATTTTAATCCACATAAAAATACTAGTGATGTTGTTGTTAGAATTAAAGATACATCTGTTAAACCTTCAAATATAATTTTTCCTTTAATAATTGCCTCATAATGTGGTATCATAAAATGAAAACTTCCTGCTGTTAATAAATAATTTGATATATTTTGATCAACTTCAAAATGATACATTAAACAATCGAAAATAATTCCAGCATTTACTAAATCAATTATATGATCTAAATATTCTCCAATTATTGATGTATTTTTTATATTTCTAGCATGTATACCATCTATAGCATCAAAATTCATATATAAAAAAACACATATACCCATTATCATATTTGAAGAATAATTTTTAAAAATATTATAACCAAAAATTACTGATATTAATCCTAATAATGTAATTATATTTGGATGAATATATTTTGGTATCATTTTTTGTACTAATTCCCAAAAAAATCTATATCTTTTTGTTAAAAATGTATTGTCTACAGATACATATTTATATTTTTTATAAAAATCTAAATTTTCAATTGATAAATATTTTTTCATTAATATTATAACTTTGAAAAAATTTAAATTATTTATATTTATTAAAAAAAAAATATATATAAAATCAAAATAGATATCATTATTTATAATATTGAATGCAAATAGATAGTAAAAAACTTACTAATAATTTTAAAAGTTGTATTTTATTAAATGAAAATACAAATAATAATAAATCAGATTTGCAAAATAATAAAGAAAAAAAAAGAAATGAAAAAAATAAGTTTGATGAATCAAAAGATATTTTAGATCAATCTGAACGAATGCCTGCAAAAAAAATTAAATTTTTTCTTAAAAATTCACAGAATATTGATGATGAATCAGAATATACTAATACTCCTAAGGCAAAATTTCATTGTGATAATATATTATGTGATCATAAAAAATATTTTCCTAAATGGTATGAATTAAATAAAATAAATTTAACAAAAATTAATACATTAGATGATCTTATGAAATTAGCAGAGTATTATCATTGTAGAATGAGAAGAAATTATAATGGTATTGATCTTAAAATATTATTTGAAATTACTAATTATCTAAAAGAATTAAATTCAATGATTGGATTAAATATTCTAAAAGAAGAAATTGTTAATATGATTATTTATTTAATGATTATTAAAAATTCAGATAAAGGTTTAACTCCTGATATGCTTCATGCTGTTGTTACTGGAAGTCCTGGTTGTGGTAAAACAACTTTTATTGAAATTGTTGCAAAGATTTATACAAAACTTGGTGTTTTAAAAAAAGGTCATATTGTTAAAGCAAAACGTTCAGAATTAATTGGAAAATATCTAGGTCATACTGCTGTACAAACTCAACAAAAAATTAATGAGGCAAAAGGTGGAATTTTATTAATTGATGAAGCGTATTCTTTAGGTAATCCCGAAGGTAGAGATTCTTTTTCAAAAGAATGTATTGATACCTTAAATCAAGCACTTTCTGAAAACAAAGATGACTTTATTTGTATTATTGCTGGATATAAAAATGCATTAGATAGTTCTTTTTTTAATTATAATGAAGGATTAAGACGAAGATTTCCATTTAGATTTGATATCAAAACTTATACTGCTGAAGAATTAACATTAATATTTATGAAAAAAATTACTGAACACAATTATTGGATAATTGAATTTAAGAATGAAGAAGTAGAAGAAATAATAAAAAAAAATTTTAAATTATTTGAAAATCAAGGTGGTGATATTGAATCACTTTTTTTAAATTTAAAAATTGTTCATAATAAAAGGGTATTTTTATTACCTATTATTGAAAAAAAAAAATTATTAATTATTGATGTAAAAGAATCTATTGAAAAATTTATTAAATTAAAAGGTGATTATATCAATAAATATGAAACACCATTTGGATTATACGTTTAAAAAATTTTTATATAAATAATAAATATAAATTTGTTCAAAAACTTTCTTTTTACTTTAACTCTAAAGATTCTGAATTTATTGTTAATACACAAAATATTAGTACAAAGCTAAATAATTTAATTCAACAAGTTATTATTAGAACTCCTATTTATAATAAATGTGGAAAAAAATTGAATATAAAGCTAATAAGTTTCTTCTACAGAAATGCTTGTTAGAATTTATAATACATACTTTATTGAAGGAAAAGGAACAATTAATTGGAAATACTCATTTATCAACGATAAACCTAATTTTTTATATCCTGTAGGTGTAATGGCTGAATCAAATATAGTGTTAGGCACTGGTATTTTTTTAATTTGAAAGGTAGTTACATTATATCCTACTCATGATTTATTAAAAAATGTAAAAATATTACACCCATTTACAAAAAAATGGGACAGTTTTATTTATGTTTTTTTAAAAATTCATTTGCTCTTAAAAAAGAAAGACCTTTAAAATATAAAAGGAATTATGATTTAGAAAAAGGAGAGATAATAAAAGAAATAAAACAAAAGGTGATAACCCCTAACAAAAATGACACTACAAATCAGGGGGTCAAGTATCAACCAAGCCTATAATAGGTGCAATTATGCCTTTAATTTACAAATTAAGAGTGTCCCACTTTTTTGTAAATGGGTGTAATAAATAATATAAAATTAATATTTTTTAACAAAAAAATTTTTATATAACCCTTATATATATAAAATGTCAGAATTAGCTAAAAATATATTAATTGGTATCGCTATCTTTTTTGCTATTATTTTTTTATTATATATTATATTAGTGGCAGATAAATAAAAAATTTTTTTTAAAATAAAAAATTTTAATAATTTATTTAAATTTTTAATATATATTTTAAATTATAATGTCTAATCCTACAAATAGTTCATCTAATATTAGTAATAAAAGATGTATAAGTAAATTTTATTTTGGTACAAAAGATTCAAATCCTTTTGTTTACCATAATAAAGATACTGAAAAAAAAAAATCTATTAATAAAAAAAGAAAACATAAAAATGATGAATCTGATAATGAAGATGAAGATGAAGAAAGTGATGATCCTTTTACAATAAACAAAATATTTTATGAAAATAAAATATTTCTTAAGGAAAATCATTTGTATTTTCATACTAATGTAAATCAAAAATCTTGTGAACTAGTTAAACAATTAATGAGAACTTATAGTTCTAAATTTAATAAATTACAAAAAACTCATACTTGTGTTAAATTTGAATGTAAGCCATTGTATATACATATATATTCTCCAGGAGGAGATGTTTATGCAGGTCTTGCTCTTTATGATTTTATAATACAATATCGTGAACATATTCCTATCTATACAATTGTAGAAGGAATTGCTGCTAGTGCAGCAACATTTATTTCTGTTGCTGGAACAAAGAGATTTATTACACCAAGTTCATATATGTTAATTCATCAACTTTCCACATTTATGTATGGAAACTTTGAACAATTAAAAGACGAATTTGATAATTCAAAAAAACTTATGGATAAAATTATGAATATTTATTCAGAACATACTACTATTACAAAAAAACGTATTCCTAAAATACTTAAGCATGATTTAATTTGGGATGCTGAAGAATGTGTTCAAAATGGACTTGTTGATAAAATTAAATTAGTCGACTTGTTTAATGATGAAGATAAAGATGATGATCAAGAAGAAAATAATGAAGAATAAAATTTATTTTTACTTAATATATTAAATATTACATTAAATATAATATATGTTTAATTTAGAGCGGTGCGTATTTTAAATGCCGATTTTAATGACAAAAAAAATATTTATAACTAGATGAATTTAAGATCATTAATAACATAAAATAGTTTATTATCTATACAGATGATAAATATTTATTAACATATTTTATTTTAGATGTTAAATAGATGTAATAAATATACTAAATAATCTGGTCTTAAGACCATAAAATTTTAAAAATATTCATAGTTTAAGATGATATTTAAGAGGATTTAGAATTTTTATTTAGATTTCTGGTCTTGAGATGATAAAGTTTTTACACCTTTTCTCATTTGAAACGCCCATTTATAATAAAAAAAATTGAAACACTTTTATTATATTGTACTATTATTACATAAAACACATTTATCTGTAAAATGTATGCCGTTGTTAGATATAACGATTATCGTAAAGAACAAGATTTTGAAATCATTGCAACTACTACTGATGTAGAATATGCTAAAAAAATAGCATTTAATAAAATCAAAGAAAACATACAAAACATGCCTGAATGTAAAAATGACGATGAACTTTATAAAATAGAAACATATATTGAAACAGAATATTTCCAACCAATAAATAAAGAAATAATATCTTATAGAATTATCAAAGTAAAAAAGTGTAAAAACAAATTCAAAAAAATATATCATTATACAACTAAATATGCTGTTGTTGAATTTGCAGTAGGAAATTCTGAAAATTTAGAAGAAATAGATACTTCTCTCATATGTGATGATTATATTATTGATGACGATGAATAAAAAGCAAATAAAAATGGAGGGAAACCTCTTTTTTTATTTACTCCCATAATGTGGGCGTTTTAAATGAGAAAATGTGTAAAATATTCATAGTTTAAGATGATTTTAATAAGTATAAATTTTTTTTTTAATATAATAAGAATATACAAATATATATAGTATAATGTCTTTTAACAATGTACAATCGTTAAATGGTGTAATTAAGCCTCATCGTATAGTAAATGTTAATTCTAATATAAGCAGTAATCCTAATTCTCAACTTGATTATTACAACCAACAAATAAATTCAATTGAAACGGATGGATACAAACCTTCAAGTTCTAATGTAGACAAAACATCATTAGAATTAGCATTAAATATATTAGGTATAGAACATAATATATTTGAAGGAATGTCTAAACATGAATTTATGCATTATTATGATAATTTTAAAAAACAAAATTCAAATTTAAATCGTTCATTAGCTGCACAAATAGCTTTAAAATATAAATTAAATAATGTAGTTGAAGTAAATTCAGGTTTATTTCAAAAAAATAATAATTTACAAACCAATAATAATTTTTATCAGCCTGAAAATTATCATAACCAAAATATTAATAATTATTTTGTTCAACCAACAAATAATAATTTAAAAAATCAATCAAATGTTTTCCAATATCAAGTACAATCTCAAGAAAACGATAAAAATTCTAATACAAATAAAACATTTTTACAACAAACTAATAATAATATTAAAAAAATAACACCAAATTATGAAAGTATGGAATTAAAATCAAACTTTAAACCTGTTCAGGTAGGTTTATCTGATACTAATAAATATTTAATTTCTTCGAATACCCCACCGGTTATAGATCAATATTCTAGAGATTTTGATTTAAATAGTATTATTAATAATTATTCTAATCAAAAAAATATTGGAGTAAAAAAAAATATTGATATTTCATTCAATATTCCAAGAAGAAACTAATAAATATACTTAATTAAATATTCTAAATAATTTTATAATATAATTTTAATATATAAAAACAATATGGATTTAAATTTTTCAGTAGGAAGAATTATATTATTAACATATATTATAATAGCAAGTGGTTATTGTACAAATTTATTTTCAAATGGATTAAAGAATGCTATTCAAAATAATAAATATGCACAACATATAATTTTAATATTATTAATTATGGCTCTAATGATATGTTTTGGTAATCCATTTGGAGTAGAAATAACATCAAATCAGCAAGTTAATATAGTAATAATGAGTTTATTAGTTTATGTATGGTTTATAATGACAACTAAATTAGATTTAGCATGGAATATAGGGATTTTAATATTATTAACAATATATTTCTTATATGAAAGTAAACAAATATCTGATTATAAAGCAATATCATTAGATCCACAATTAGATTTAAATAAGAAAAAAAATATTTTAGATACTTACATTTCTACTCAAAAATATATTTTGGTAGCAATATTTGGAGTAACAATTGTTGGTACATTAGTATATGCTAATGAAAAACAAGAACAGTATGGAGGAGGATTTTCAATTAATAAATTTATTTTTAGTTAGAAATAATTAATTTAATATTAAATTAATTAAGTTTATAAAATTACATACCAACATAACCTGCATATTTTGAACTCATTGAAGAAAAAGATTCAACTGGTTGTAATTCTTGACTTAGATAATCTGTTGCTTTATAATAATATGCATTTTGAGGTGAATTTAAATAATCATCCTGATTAGTATGATTTAAATCATTACAATCAGAAGACATCGAATGAGCAAATCCAACAAAATTAGGAGAATAAGGTGCACTATGTGTAGAATTAATTCTAGTAGCGATTGATTCTCTATCCACAGAATCAGATAGTGATTTTGATGAAGGACCATCTGATAAATTTGGTATACCAGAAATTTTAGTATTTTCAATATTAAAATTCATTGGTTCATTCAATTGTTTACTTATTTTTTCAGACATAATTTGATCTAAATATTTTTTTGATTTTTTAACTTTTTTATCTTTTTTAGTTTTTGTTATGCTTGAATTAGATTGTTCAGATTCTGTTGAATTTTCATCCATATTTTGTTCATCATATGTTTTTAATTTATTATAATAATTAATTATTTTTGGAATATCTTCATGTTTTAAATTAAACTCTGATTTAACAGTAGGATAATATTCTAAATCAGGATTAGTATCATCACATGATTCAATGTCACTATGAAATTTACCAATTAAAAATAATATAAGATGTGAATATTTAGAATTATATGGATCTTGACTAATTTTAGTACTATTTGCTATATTATCATAAAAAACTTCTAAATTATCAGAAGAATTATATATCATAGCAAAATATTCTACCATTTCTTTAATTTGAATTTCAGAATAAGTTGTTGGAACATATGATAATACTTTTAAAACACTATCAATAACTTTTATTTTATTAGGATCAGTTAAAAATGGAATTGAATAGGTAGAAATAGTTTTAGGAGGAGTAAGATCTTTTGTCATATCAAATCCTTCAAAATAATCATTATCTAATAAATTACTAAAAGTTTCTTTAAAAACAACAGTTTCTGATTTATTAAGTTCAGCTCTTTCTTCAGGAGATAATTCTCTTTTAGTAACAAATACAGGTTTACATAATGGTTCATTTTTAGGTACAACATATACATCGTAATTATAAATAAACACAAAAATTATTATTATTATTAAAATTAGTACTATATGTTTATTGGTGAAAATCATTAATTATATAAATGTTATATATAAAATTTATAAAAAAACAAAATATTACTATATGAATTTGATAAATAATTGATAATTTTTAGTTTGAAATATAAAATAATTTAAAATTGTTTATAAATTATTTTTTTATTGTTTATTAGTATTAATATAATGGATTCTAAAAGTATTATAATAATACTACTTTTAATTTTAATATTTTTAAATATTTGGGATATATACAATCGTGATGGTTTTAGTAATATTGGAAGTCAGTATTTTAATGTTGATTATAACACAAGAAAAGTTATGTGTGATGATTTAACAGGAACAAATCCATGTATTGTTCAAACAGTAAAACCAAATAGAAAAGAAGTATGTACAAAAAAATTAAATTTTATTTCACCAAATGAAAGAATTGGAATGCCAAGTCCTACTCTATCAAACAGAAGATTTAAAGATCAGATTTCAATTGATAATGGAATGAGTTTAGATCAAATGGATGATATAGAAGATGAAATGTATAGTGTTGATAATCAACTTTATAAAACAGAAAATGAAAATACATTAAGTGATGTTGATGAACAATTATTATAAAATGTTTAATTTATATAAAAAAAATTTTGCGTTTATTAAAAATATATATATAATAATAATTTTTAATATCACCAATAAAAAAATTTTATTATTAAATATATATATATAAATAATGCCTGCAAAAAATTATAGTTGTGAAAACTCAGAATCATGCTCATTAATGTCTGTTACTAATTTAAATACTAGTTCTCATTTGAGTTCTGGCTCTGTATGTCCTGATTCAGAATCTGTACATCAACAATCTGCTTCTGTATGTCCTGATCCTAGTTCAACATGTAATAATTCAAGTTCCTTATGTCCTGACTCAAGTTCTTTATGTCCTGACTCTTGTTCATCTGTAAATAGTTCTTGTGTTACTTATTCAGATAAAACTTCCTGTTCAATAACTGTTGATGAATCCATTTGTAATAAACCATATACAAATACTTGTAAGAAAATCGATGAATGTGAAATTGTTGATATTAAAGCATGTGATAAACTTGTTCAGAAATATAATTGTTCAAGAGAAGAATTATTGGCTATTGCTGACATTATCGTTTTATTAAATTTTATTAAGAGTAAATTAATTGCTGTTAAACCAAATGTTATTTTGAGAAGAACAGAAAATTATACTGTAGATGTTAATATCGCTTGGCTAGAAAGTTTTATTGATACATTATTTTGTGTTTTAAGAAAGAATGAAGCATATAAAGTAATAAATGTTAAAGTATGTAAATTAAAGAATGATAGTGATGAAGTTATTTCAAACAGAACTTATTTATTAAAAGTAAAGTTTAGTACTAAAAAAGGATGTATTGTTAAAAATATTCCAATTACATTTTATTGGAGTCAATTAACAAATAACTTATCAACAGCTTATAACAGTGTTTTAGATATTACAATTAGAAATATTACAAGTGAAATTACTGTTTTAGATGCAGCATCAGTTCGTCCTTTTTTACAAGAAAACCCTAAACACTAAATTAATTTTTGAATACTAACTAAATAATTTTAATTATTTAATTAATCTCAATTTAAAAAGAAGTTAATATATAATTAATATAATGAGTCGAATTTTAAATGGATTGAATATGTCAGAATATGTTGTATTATCACAATTAAAGAAAAAAATGAAAAATTACTTGATTGATATTAATTGTGATAATTTTAAGCAAAGTAATTTTTCAAAAGGTTTAGTATTAAGTTTAGTGATGATTTTAGAAGAGTTATTAAATGATTCATTAAAACATGTGGTTAAGAATGAAATAAATGGATTATATAAAATTAGTCCATTAGTTATTAATACAACAATAAATGAGTATTCCAAATATAATTTTATTTATAAATATTTAAAATCATATAATCAAATTGTAAAGTATCATGATTCTGTTTTTTTTAATATTAAAAAAGTTTTAGATAATTTAGAATCAAAACATGGATCAAAATTAATGGTTGAAACTGAAAGTAAAAATATTTTAAGTTATATAATTTTATCTATTCAGTATGATTTAATAAATTTGACAGTAAATATGGTAAAATATTCCAAAAAGAGAACATTAAGTTCGGTTCCATTATTATTTAGTATAAAATTTTTAATTCATGAAGATATAAGTTCAAAAATAGAGTTAAAATTAGATAGTATGGAAGATAAGAATATCGAAGTTGAAGAAGATAAAGAAAAAGATACAGAAGATGAAGAAGTAGTAGAAATAGAGGAAGACGTTGACGTTGATGATGAATTAGAGGAAGATTAAAAATATAATTTAATAATTTAGTTTAGATATATAATAATATATATCTAATTAATAATGAAAAAATTAAAAAAAATAAAAAAAGAGAGTAAACTCAAGACAATAGATAAGAATAAATTTTATAGTGCAACAAGTTTAGTAAATTTCATAAGATCAGATTGTATAGTTGATTTAATTGAAACATTAAATAAAAATAATTATATAATAGATTTTGAAGATGAATTAAGAATAAAAAAAAGAAATTTAGAAGAGTCATCAAATTCTAATTCTAATTTAAGTAATAACTGTTCTGATCTAATTACAAAAAGAAGAAGAACATCATCATTTGATTATATTGTAGATGATGGATATAAATTTGAAGCGAATATAATAATTAAAATAAAAGAAAAATTAATAGAGAATAATGAATTATCAAAATTAATAGAATTAAGTGATATTGATATTAATATTAGATATGAAAGAACTTTAAAATTACTTTTAAGTAAATCATATGATATATTATTGGGTAGTATATTAATTAATGAATCAAATAAAACATATGGCTATCCAGATTTAATAGTTTCAGGTTATTGGATAAAAAAATATATAATTAATAGTCCAATAAATATAATAGGTGATAGAAGCAAATACTATATTATTGATATAAAATCATCATCAATAAATTTGATTGGAGGTGGTGAATATGTGTCATCAGGTTTATTATATGATGGTTATAAAGCACAAATTTATATATACATACAAGCATTAAATAAAATATTAAAATCAAATATATCAATTGGATTTATATTAGGAAAAAATTATCAATATAGTACAGGTGGAAATAAAATTAGAATAGATGATCCATTTGATAAACTTGGATTAATAGATTATTCTTATGAAAAAAAGAATGGAAGAGATTTTGAAGATAAAATAATACAAGCACTTAAATGGAAAGATGATTTAAAAAAAAATTATAATAATTATTCTTTATTGCCGATTGAAAATAATTTATTATTTCCAAATATGAAAAATCCCTATGATAAAAATTATAAAAAGATTAAAAAAACTATAGCATTAGCTAATAAAGAAATAACATTATTATGGAATTGTGGATTAAAGAATAGAGAACTAGCATGGTTAAAAGGAATAAAAAATTATGATAATGAAAATTTATCACCAGATATATTAGGATTTACAAAAAAATCATCAAGATATAATATATTATATTCAATGTTAAAAATAAATAGGGAATCAAATGATTTGATAATATTTAACCCAATAAATAATATAAATGAATGGCAAAATAGTGTTTCAAATGAATTTTTTGTAGATTTTGAGACATATTCAAATGAGAGGGTGTATGGTGAAGATATATATATGATTGATATTAATACTCAAATAATATATATGATTGGTGTAAATTATTCAAGTAAATTCAAGTGTTTTATATTAAAATTTAATTATCATGAAGGAATAAAAAATAAAATTAAAATAAAAAAAAATTTAAAATGTAATTATGAATCATATGTATTTTGTGATAATGAAAAAGATTTAATAATGCAATTTGTAAAATTTATAAATTCTTTTAATATAAAAAATGATTTATCTATTTACTATAAAAATACAAGATTAATACATTGGTCAAAAGCTGAACCAATAATATTTAATAAAAAATTAAGAGAATATAAGTTAAACGAATTAATGTATAATTTACCATGGTATGATTTATTAGATATATTTAAAAATGAGAAATATCCAATTATAATAAAAGGTTGTTTTGGTTTTGGTTTAAAAGAAATAATAAGTAAATTAAATCAGTATGATTTTATAAAATTAAGTTGGCCAGAATTAGATGATGGTTTATTATCAAGTTTTAAGGCAAGAGATATATACACAGATAAAGTAGAATCTGAAAATAAGGCAATTACAATGATAGATATAGTTGAATATAATTATATTGATTGTATAGCTTTAGATATGATATTAAAATGGATTCGTGGTCTTATTGTATAAAATAAAAAATTGATTTTTATTTATTATAAAATTATTAGTGGAAAATTTACTATAAGAATGATTTCAAATTACAATATATTAACAGAAAATGATGAACAAATTATTCAACCAAAAAATGTAAAGGTTGAATTAATGAGTCATCAAAAAACGATGGTCTGTAAAATGTTAAAAATAGAAGATTCAGGAGAAATACATATAAATAAATTAATTCTATTAAATGGAAAATCTATTACAAAATTTATAATAAAAACAAATTTTGCAGTTTTAGGTGATAAAGTAGGTGCAGGAAAAACATTAATGATATCATCTTTAATAAGTATTAGAAAAAAAGTTAAAGATCGTGATTTAGATTATGGAGTAAATTCAAATATTGTTTTAAAAATAAATAATAAATTTGAAAAACTAGATACGAATCTAATAGTTGTACCACATAAACTTGTACCTCAATGGTCAGAAAATTTTGAAAAAAATATAAGTAATTTAAGCGTTTTAACAATTACAACTAACAAAGATATAGATTCTTTGATTAAAACAATAATTGTAAATGATAAAAATATAAAAGAAGTTAATTGTTTTTTTCAATATGAAGAAATAATTCCAGAAAGGATTAATATTTACGATGTAGTAATAATAGGTGAGACAATGTATAGAAGATTTTATAAATTATGTCAAAATTTTAAATTTAATAGATTAATTATTGATGAAATAGATTCAATAAAATTACCAAAATTTATGTTATGTAATTTTAATTTTATGTGGTTAATTACTGGTACTCCAACTGGTTTATCAAATCCAAAATCAAATTATTTAACTAATTTTTTCCCAAGTATATATAATTCAAATTCAGTTTTAAATAATTTTTTTGTTTTTAAAAATGATGATAAATTTATTGAACAATCTATTGTTTTACCTAATCCTAAACGTTTAAAAATAAAATGTCTTACTCCAAAAGAATTAAATATAATTAAAAATTTAATACCAAGTTCAGTACTCCAGATGATAAATGCGGGTAATTCTGAAGAGGCAATAAAAGCTTTAAATTGTAATGTTGATACAAATGATAATATATTACAAGTAATAACAAAAAATATTTTAGATAATATTAAATACAAAGAAATAGAATTAGAGATTGAAAATAAAAAAGTCTACGATTTGTGTCAGAAAAAAGAACACGAGTCGAAAGTAAAATTAATAGAAAATCAAATATTAAAGTTAGAAGAAAAATATGAAGATATTAAAAAGAAGATTTATGAAATAAATGATTCTCATTGTCCTGTATGTATGGGAGAATTAATATCACCAATAATTACAGAATGTTGTAAAAGTTGTTTTTGTTTTGATTGTTTAGCAGTATCATTAGGTGAATTAAACACAAATAAATGTCTAAATTGTAGACAAATTATTACTAATTCAGATATTCATGTAATTTCTGAATATAAAGAAGATTCTAAAATAATAACAAAAAAGTATGATCTAAAAGATAAATTAGATGTTTTAATAGATCTAGTTCAAAATAAACCAGATGGTAGTTTTATAGTATTTGCAAATTATGTAGAAACATTTGTAAAAATTGAGAAAAAATTAAAAGAATTTGGAATATCTTATCATATTTTAAAAGGACAAGCATCAGTAGTTAAAAAAAATATTGATGATTTTAAAGAAAAAAAAGTAAAAGTATTAATGTTAAATGCAGAATACTTTGGAGCAGGTATGAATTTACAAATGACAACTGATTTAGTAATGTTTCATAGATTTAGATATGAGATGGAAGAACAAATTATTGGTAGAGCTCAACGTTTAGGACGCACAACACAATTAAATGTTTATTATTTATTACATGATAATGAATCAGAAAATATTGATTATAACTTTAATTTTGAAGATCAAGGATCAATTCATTATATAGATTGGCTTAAAAATGATAAATTAAATACAAATAATATGACTGATTTAAATGAAGATTATTTAAAAGTTAAAAATAATGAAGAAGAATATTTAATTTATAAAGTACCAGATGATAATGATAAAGAAATAGATGAAGATTTAGATATTTTTAAAGAAAATATCAAACAATTTAATTTAAATTTTGAAGAATTCGAAATAATAAATTAGTTCTTATTATCATTAATAATTTTAGTACTAATCCAATAGATAATAGTTAATTTATTAAATTTGCAAAATAATTCATAATTTGATAATATTTTAGGATCAGATAAATCAAGTTTATTAAAAAATATATTTTTAATTTGATTTTTATTTATATTTGATGAAAATGTATCACCAATACATATATAAAATTTATTTTTTTCATAAAATAAAAATATTTTGTCTTTATTAATAATTTTAGATAATAAATTATAATCTTCGGTTTTATTTATTTTAATTAGTGTATTTTTTTTCATATATATATATTTTTCATTAGAAAAGTCATCATTTAATTTAAGAACGATATTATAACCATTAAAATCATTAGAAATTATATTTTTATAATTTGAAATAAAATTATCAATACTATTAATAATTAGTTCTCCTTGTGAATTAATAAATAATTTAGTAAAAATAATTTTTGAATTTAAAAAAGAGCATACAATATTATATATATCAAAATCACCAATATTTATATTTTTTTGTAATTTTTGGATTAATTTTACAGGTACAGTTTCTAATTGAATATTCGAAGATAAACAATTATTAGGAATTGGTATAACATCTATTTTTGGTATAATTTTTTTATTAATAATTTTAGTAGGAATTTCTGAATTATTAACAATTTTAGTATGAAGTTTATATGAAGTTTCTGTTGATTTAATATTAAATTTTTTTTTAAGTGAATTAACTTTTTTTGCATTAATTGGAATATTGTATTTATTTTTTTTTTTATAAAAAAATAAGTAATAAGATATTCCTATTATTATAATACTGAATATTGTATAAAAAAGATTAAACATATATAATTAGATTATATATTTTATTAAGTATAAAAAAAATTAATATTATTCATCAATTGTTAATTTAAAAATACTTTGCTCATTATTAATTAAAACAAAAGTATCCATAATTGGTTTTACTTCAATAATTTTATTTTGATAATAAATAAAATATGTAAGTAAAAATGAGTTAATTTCTATTTTATTATAAGTAAATTTTTTATTAACAGGTATAATTGACTGTGTAAACATATTTGTTGGATTAAAAAATTTAATTGAAGAAATATTTTGACTATTACATATTTTTGTATTTTCTAAAATATTTTTTAATAAAAATTTATATGTATTAAAAGACATTGAATCATTTGTTATTATTAAATTTGTAAAAGTTAAATCTTCTAAATCTAAAATAAAAGGATTAGGCATAAATATATCTTTGTTTAAAAATACATTATTTTTAACAAATAATTTACTTTCTATATTAACATTATTTTCAAATGTAGACTCATTATTAATATGTAAAACTTTAGAAGAATTTAGATGATCTATTTCATTAGTTTTATTAATAATTTTATCTTGTTCATATCCAATAAATACTGATCCACCTAAATAAACATTATCTTTTACAGCTAATTCAATTTCTGAATTATTTAAATCATTAACAATATTATAATCTGAATCTTTAAATCCAATAAAATTTTTTTCATTAAGATTAATATCCGATTTTAAAACTTTAAAGATACCAACGTTACAATCTAAATTTTTAATATTATTCTTACTCATCTATTTTAATTTATATTCTATTATACAATTCTAAATTATAAATTAAATTTTAATTAAGTATTTTTTATATTATATAATATTATAATAACAGTTGAATGCCTAAAAAAAATTCCAAAAAATTAAGTAAAAATAATAAAAAGGATTCTAAAAAGAATTCTAAAAAAGATTCTAAAAAGAGTTCAAAAAAAAGTTTAAAAAAAGATTCTAAAAAAGTGAAATCAATTATAATACCAGCAAAAAAAATATTATCAGAGGAAAAAATAACTTGGAAAGAAGAAGATATTACAAGAAATATTTATTCTGACTTAGAATATAAATTGGATCCAATTAAACTAATATACAAATATAAAAATAATAATAGAAAAAATCAATATATTACATATATTTATGTTGGAGAACTAGCTAAAAAATATGAAAATATTTTAAAAAAAATAGAAAATTTAAATTTGTATGATACCTTAATAATATTAACAAGAGATGAAGAATTAAAATTAATGAATGGTTTTGGTGATTTATGGATGACAAAATTTTTTAATATTTATCATATAAGTGCTTTTGTAAATAATTTAGAGTTAAAATCTGTAATGAAAAAAGAATTATTAAAAAAATATGATGAAGAATGGATAAGAAAATTTATAATAAATTTTAAAAATGAAATAATTTTTAAAAAAATAAATTATTCTTATTCTGATTTAATTAAATTTCAATATAAGATTAAAATGGGTAAAAAATTAGAAAAAGTTATGTTAGAAAAAGAAGATATTGAAGATATTTCTTTTATTACAAAAGAAAAAGTTATTAATAATAATAATATATTATATGGAATTAAAGATATTGTTAAAGAACAAACAGGTGGTCAATTCGAGGATGAGTCAGATTATGTTGAAGAACAAGTTGATGATGATATTATTGATGATGAAATATTTGATCCTGAATCAATTTATACTGAAGAAAAAGAAAAAGAAGCAGAAGAATCAGAAGATCCTGATGTAGAAATAGAAACTGTGTTAACTGAAGAAGAAATTGATTTTGAAGAAATAGAGAAGATTTATCAGACAGATGAACTTGATAAAAATGTAAATAATACAAGTTCATTAATATCAAATATTTTAGATAATAATAAAATTATTGAAAAAAAGAATAATTATATGATAAAATTTGATGATTCTCAAGACGATGACATTGATAATGAAGATTTGTCTAAAGTTTTTGATAAAAAATTTGTTTATACTCAATACATATTTAAAGATGATTCAATTAAGATTGTTAAAAATAAAATATCATCTTCATTGCGTTTAAATAAAAAATTTGGAAACGAATTATATTTAATTCCATCAAGAATGTATTTATGGTCTGAATATTTAATTAATGATAAATTAGAAAAAGTAATGATTGGACAAAAATGGATGAAAAAAAATGAATTATTAAACATTGATATTGAACCATTAGATATAAATAATTATGAAAATCTTGAAGAAAATATAAAAAATTTAAGAGATACATTAAAAAGATATGCAGGTAAAATTAGAAGAGAAGATGAAGATAATAATATATTGTTTGATTATTCAGATTATATGATAAATAATACAATTTATATGATAGATGTATACAGTGAATTAGGTTTAAATTTTAATCCAAATATGGAACAATTAAAAAATATAACAGAAACTTATTTTAAAATATATTTTCCAAAAATAAAAAATGAAGATATTAAGGGTATAATAGATTTGTTAAATAAAATGGATATAAAAATTGAAGAAAATAAAGTAAAAAATTCATTTGATACAATATACAATGATTTAGTAATGGAAAATGAAATAACTGAATTAATAGAAAAAACAAAATTAGAAAAGAAAAAAGAATATTTAGAATTATTTTCAGGAGGTAATTTTATAGTGCAATCTGTAATTCATGTTTATTTAGATATATACGATGAACAATTAGATCAAGAAAATAAAGAAAATGTATCAAAAATAAATAAAGCTTCTGGAGAATATGGAACAGTATCATTACCAAAGTTAGATTTATTTAGAATATTTAATGACTTTACACCAGACTCTAGATATCCATTTATTCAATATCAGATACCTGATGGTCAAATTATATTTAAATATTATGAAGATTATATGTATGAATTTTCAAAAACAAAAAATAATATAGATATTTTAACAAAGTGGTTTGAAAATTCTCCATATGGTATATCATTTAAAGTAAGATTAAATACTGATTCAAATAATCCAGAAAATGATAAAATAATGGCAATTAATATTTCAGAAATAGGTAAAGTTGATTATAAGACTCAATGGAAAGAGGAAGATAATGCAAATATAAATGATATAATAAATACTTATGGTTATCTTAAAGATCTAATTGTTAAAATAAATGAAACATTACTGAATCATCCAAGAAAAATATCAATAAGAATACCAGAAGATTGGGAATTTAAATTTGCTTTTATTAATTGTATTCAAAAATTTAAATTACCTGATAATAAAATTATTGATCATAATGATTTATCAGAATTTTGTAGATTTTTTTATCCTTATGTTGCATTACAAATTGAACCAAAAAAAAGATTGAGTAAAATATCAAATTCAGAATTAAAATCAAAATATGGTTCTTATTTAAGATATAAACGAGTTAGTAAATTTGAAAATCAGGGTAAAATAGAACAAAGAATATTAACTTATATTAAAAATTTTGATTTAGATGAAGATATATTAAGTGAAGAAATTTCAAAACAATTTAATATTACAACAGAAAAAGCAAAAGAAGAAATTGTTAAAGTTAAATCAAAATTTCCAAATATAAAAGGGAAAAAATCTCAATTCAATCAATCTGATAATTTACCAAAATTTAAACCTCCTGGTATTGATATAAGTATACAAGGTAAAATACCTGAAAAATATAAAATAAGAATAAGTGGTGCTCGTGAACAAGATCAGTTAGAAAGAATAATTTTATTTATGAATGTTTTAATGTTTTTGTATTCAGAAACATATATAAAAAAAAATCCTGAATATCAAGCTATAAAAGAAAAATTAAGAAAACTTACAAATATTGCAAAAAGAAGAAGTAAAGTTGATGAAGTTGTTAATTATCAAAAAGAAGTTAAAGTAGTTAAACAAATGACACAAATAGATAAGAAACGTTTAGGTTTTACACCAGAAGAAGGTCAAAATCAATGGACAAGATCATGTCAAAATTCTGGCAATGATAAAAAAAGAAGACCTTTGCAAACAACACAAAGTAATATTTCAGAATTAATATCTAAAGGGTATCAATTAAATAAAAAAACAGGTGAATATGAAAAAAAAATTTTATTAAAGAAAAAAGGAAAATCTGATGGAGAGATGATATTAAAAGCAATCAAAGTTACAGATCAAGACGAAACAAGTGGTTTAGTAAATGATATCTATTATACGTGCGATCCTGTTGATAATGGTGAACATATGTATGTTGGTTTTTTAACAAGATCAAATAATCCATTTGGTGAATGTATGCCTTGCTGTTTTAAGAAAAATCCATTAATAAGTAATAAAAAAGAAAAACAAGAATTTTATAAAAGATGCCTAAATGAAAAAACAACAAAAGAAGAAAAAGTACAACCAACTAGTGCATTTACAGGAGATATTTTATATATTTTACAGGATACAAATAAAATACAAGAAGGAAGAATTGGTTATTTACCAAAGTTTTTAGATTTAATTATAAACTTAAATTTTAAAAAAAATAAAGAGATAAAAAATCATTATTTACTTAAAACTGATGGTTTTTATTTTAAATATGGTATAAATCAAGATGATTATTCATTTATTAATTCTATTAGTACAGTATTAAATATATCAGTTCAGGAAATAAAATCAAACATTATTGAATTTTTAAAGAAAGATGTTGACGAAATGTATTACTTTTCATTAAACGAGGGTGATATTCGAGCTGAATACAGAATAGGAGATTTTATAAGATTTATAGAAGATCAAGAATACATAGATTATTATTATTTAAAAGATTTATTAAAAATTCCAGGTTTATTTACTCCAAATGGCATTCTACCAATAATTTTTAATAAAGCAACAACGATAATTAAAAAAGGTATAGAAAAAGAGAAAATAAAAGAAGATTTTTATTTAGTAATAGATAAAACAATGGTAATAGATTTTGAATATTGTTTAGATATGTTTGATAATCATGATGTATTATTAATGATTAAAGAAAATAAATTTTATTATCCGATTGTTGAAATAATTAAAAAAGATGAAAATTTAAAAACAGTAGAAATTGTTAAATTATTTAATAAAAAAGATAAAAAAGATATACCAATAATAGATGTAGTTAAAAATTTTTTTAATAAAACAATACAGGATGTAAAGATAGATTTAGTTAAAACACACTCATCAGCAAGAGAAACTTATTTAATTCTTTCTGATATAGCTAAAAAATATCCTGATTTTGAAATAACTCATCAAGTAATTGATTCTAGATATAAATGTAAATTTCTTATAACAAAAAATAAATCAATAATACCTGTTTATCCATCAGGAATTATTGATAATATTCCAACAATATGTTTAAATACAGTAGAATATGTAAATAGAGTAGACTGTTTTTCTAAATTAAATTTTAGTTCTATTGAAAAAACAAATATTTATTTAGAAGAATTGTATAGATTATCTAATCATACATTAAATATAAAACCAATTGGTTTATTTTATGAATCTATTGATGAAAATGATAATGTTAATATTATTGGTGTAATGACATCAAATAATGATTTTGTTCCAGTTACAAAAATATCTATGAATAAAAAAGAATTAGATGATAGTAAGATATTATATCAAAATAGACCATTGTATCATGAATTAGATTTAAAATTAGCAAATTATACACGTGATCATTTTGATTACATTGATGAAAGAATTAAGAGTATTAATTTATATAAATATAATGAAGAATCTTATCAATTATTTAGATTTGAATTGTCAAATTTATTATCTAATAAAGATTATTCGCATATAAAAAGTCAATTAAAAGATTTTATTAATAAAAAACAATCAGATAATATACAAAATTTATTAATAAATATTTCGTTAGGAAAATTAAATAATAAAACTATTAATAAAGATAATATTGTAGGTAATGAATTAGTTAAAATAATTAAAGATCTACCAGATTTATCATATTATAAAGTTAATAATCAAAGAATTATTTGTGAAAATCTTAATGAGGATAAATGTTTAAAGAATCCACATTGTTATTATGATACTAATGGCAAATCATCATCAAAATCATCTGGAAAGTGTAAATTTAGTTTAACTGAAAATAAATTATTAGAATTTATTAAAAAAATGTCGAATGAGTTGGTTGAACAAGAAATTAAAGCTTATGAAATTTTAAAAGAAAAAAAATATTTTGTAACAGATATTGTTGATTATAATAATTTTACTGAAAAACCAGGTCAACGTATAATTAAAAGTACTAATACTAATTTACAAAAAATTCTCACTGATATTTTTGGTAAAGAACATGTTCCTAAAATTGGAAGAAGATATTTAAATAAAAAAATAGAAATTGATTTACAAACATTAATATTAGAAAATCCTTTAAAAGATATTAAAGATGCATATATTCAAAATATAATATCATATAATTATTCAATTCTACGTGCTTATACAAATGGTTATTATTGGATCAAACATGAATTATATACAGTAGATACTAGAAATCTTGGTTATTATTCTGAATTACAAAACGAAATAATAAACCTATTTAGATCAATTATAATTGATTGGTTAAATATTCCAGATAATATTGATTATTTGATTAATTTAGATTCAAAAACCAAATCTATTATTAATAATCCAATTTTATTTATGGATAAAGATTCTAATAAACAATTAATTATAAATAATTATATTGTTAAACTTATGGAAAATAATATTGAGAATAATCTTGGGCTATTCGAATTATTTATTTTAAAACAAATTCATCAAATTTCTATTGTTATTTTAATTAATGGTATTCTTAAATATTTAATTTCTGATGCTATTAGAGAAATAAATGAAAAAACTAGTGAAAATAAATATAATAAATCAAAATATATTTGCATTAATTTAGATATATCAGAAAAATCATTATATCCTAATATTGTTGAAGTTATTTATTGGAAAAATATAAAAAATAATAAAGATTCATAATTTATATATATAATGGTGGGAATTTTCATTCAATATAAAATTTAAATATATAATAGTATTTTTACTATAAATTTATTTTTTAAACACGATTTGTGTTTAATTTCTAAGTATATTTTACTGATGGGAAGAAAAAAAAAAATTATTAGTTCAAATGAATTAGAAGAACTAAATCAATTACATAATATGGTTGATATAGATATAAATAAAGCCCAAGATTCCTTAATTAAAATTGAAAATAATATATTTCTTGAAAATAATAACAATGTTTTAAAAGATGATACCATAATAAAAAAAAAGCGTGGTAGAAAAAAGAAAATTTTTCATATAGAATCATCAAGTATTTTAATAAATAAAGAAGACATGATTTATTCTTTAGAAAAATCTCCAGAAAAAAATAATAAATTAATAGATTCAGATGAAAATAATAATTTGTTATTAAAAGAATTATTAGTTAAGCAGCTAAAAAATATTTGTCCTACTAAAAAATTATTATTTTCAGATATTAAAAGAATTAGTAAATTTTTAAATGAATCAATATTTTATGAAAATAAATGTTCATTATGGCATGGATATATCACAAATGAAAAAAATCAAGCAAAGGGAACATATATTAATTTTTATTTTAATAAAAAAAAAATAGCTTTACATAGACTTTTATATATAAATTATATTGGTGAAATATCAAATAATGAATATATAAAATTTTCATGTGATAATAAAGGAAAATGTTGTTCTATTCATCATATGAAAAAATATTCATATAATAAATATTTAAATCAACCAAATGAAGCAAAATATTCTGATGTTAAAATAAAAGATGATAACAATATTAATATATTAACACAAACAAATGAACATAATAATATTCATATTAATATAAATAAAGATAAACTAGTAATAGAGTTCTAAATGTATGATTGTGTAATGTAAAAAGTATAATTTTTTCTAAAATTAATATATAAAGAAATTAAATGAAAAAGTCTGAAATAAATTTAGGTGGATTTCCTCCAATTATTTATATTAATAATGATATAAAAAAGAAAAGAGAATTTGATAAAAAAGTATCTGAAAATTTAGATTCAGATTCTTATAAAAATCTTAATATTCTTAATATAAAAAATATTTTAAATGATACTTCAAAAAAAGCTGAAGAAAAATAATTATTAACTACTCAGTTAATTTTTTTTATAATTATCTATTAATAAGTATAAATAATAGTTATGAATAATTCTAATATTATAGATGATATAATTCAGACATCTTTAGAATATTATGACTCTTTTCAACCTAAAATAATTGAAATAGTAGAAAAGATACATTATGTTAAATTTAAAAATAATAAAAATATAACAGATGAAATTATCTTTTATGATAAAAATAAAAAAGAAATATTAAAATCATCATTTGAAATATTAGCTGCATTTTTACCAAATCAACAAATTTGGAAATGGGCATGGTCGTTGCCAACAATATTAAAAAAAAATAGCTTTATTTCTAGAAAAATTTTAGAATATGCATTAAATTTAGATCATGAAAAAGATTATTTATTAAAATCAACATTAATTAATTCAAAAATAAGAATTATTAATGATTTACAATTAGATATTTATATAGCATTGTCGGCAAATTTAAGCAGAAAACCATTTATTTTAAAATTATATTTAGCTCCATTAGCATCATATCAAGATGATCAAGATAATTATTATTATCCATATAAAAAAATAAATGATGATCCTGATAATTCAAAATATATGGTTTATTATTTATTTATATTAGATTATAATTAAAATATATTTATACTTTATTTTAATTAAGTGTTTTTGATAAATATAAATATTTTGTTAAATCAATTATTAAATAACTCATCCAACCTATTCCAATATGAAATATCCAATGAGTATGCAGAGGTTTAATAAATTTACAACCAAAATAATCTATAATCCAACATAATAATGATAAATAAAAAATTATTTTAGTTTTATTATATTTGTATTCAATTTTTTTATATATTTGTGCAATATCATAATTATTTATTATATTATTTTTAAATTTTATCATATGATAATTAATTTTTTTAACAATCATAAATCCTGTTCCAAATTGTATAAAAATATGTATGGATGGTAACAGCAATGATGTTATTAAATGGATAAATCCAACAACATAATAAAATAAAACTGCTTTATCTTTAAACATATTATCCAATTGATATTCAGCCAATATCAATATTAAACTAATAAAAAAAATATCGATCCAATGATAAAATTGACTAGTTTTTGAATGAAATAAGAAAGAACCAATGCCTATAAAAAATAAAATAATATTTAACAATAATCTAAAGTTAAACGATCTATTACTAAATTCTTGTTTTAATGAAATACCAGTATGTTTTTTTAATAAATCTGTTAATTCATTAGAATAAAATAATTTAATTATTCCTAATATTCCAAACAATGATATAACTAAAGAACTCCATACATTAAATTTTTCTACAAAAATACTAGAATAATTATCAGGTTCACAAAAATTAACTAATGATGTTCCCATTTGATTATCTAATAATAATTTATAATTCATAGCTAATGTCATTTCTAAATATAAATTATATATATAAAATTTATTAAAATTTAAATTTTATAATACTTAAATTTAATAATACTTAAATTTAATAATACTTAATAAACCAATTAGTGATATTATAATTCCAATATATTTATAATTAAATTCATATAATTTAAAAATATTTGGATCTGTTTTATTATAAATAATTTCTATTTTATCAGAAATTTTATAATTATTATAATTTACTTTATTTACAATATTTTTATTAAATATTATATTATAAACAGAATATTCTACTGTATAATAACATTTTTTTAGATCACAATTAACTGTAGTAATTGTTCCAATCGTTTTTCCCCATTGATCTTGTGAATTATACAATAAAAATCCAATAATAATTAAAATTATACCAATAATATATTGAAAACAAGTGTTAATTATAATATTTCCACCACCTCTCTGATTCATAAGTTTATCTTTTATTGTTATTTTATCCATTAAATAGTGATTTGAAATAAAATTATCAATCATATAAAATTATAATACAAAATAAATTTTGTATTATAATATTAAAATTATATTTACATATTATCTAATAAAAAAATATTTTACATCTAGTTTAATTAAAATTATGGTAATGCTAAACTACCAGTATTATAAATTGGATAAACTTCTGGATTATTCCATGGAGAAACCAATGTGCGAGGAATTACTATAGGATCTCCACGCAAATCATATGACATATTGTGAGTAACACCTAGTTGCATATTATTCCATGGCAAATCTGTATAACCATTTGTAATTGGAATTCCAATATTATTCCACCAATTAGATGTTGGATATTTATATGTGTTTATTGGAAAAAATTGTTGAAACATTTGATATCCTCCAAATTTTTCAAATATTGCTGTTGTATTGACTAAAAATAGTATTAATAGCATTAAAAATATAATTAAACTTGACATCGCTAATATAATTTATTTTAATTTATATTAACTTGAGAAAAATTTTATAATAATATTTACAAATTTTTTTATTTCTTAGAACCTTTCTTTGATCCCTTCTTTGATCCCTTCTTTGATCCCTTCTTTGATCTTCTTTTTCCACCCTTCATACTCTTAGAACCTTTCTTAGAACCTTTCTTTGAACCCTTCTTTGATGCTTTCTTTGATGCTTTCTTTGATGCTTTCTTTGATGCCTTTGAAGCCTTCTTTGATCTTCTTTTTCCACCCTTCATACTCTTTGAACCTTTCTTAGAACCCTTCTTAGAACCCTTCTTTGATGCCTTTGATCCCTTCTTTGATCTTCTTTTTCCACCCTTCATACTCTTAGAACCTTTCTTTGATGCTTTCTTTGATGCTTTCTTTGATGCCTTCTTTGATGCTTTCTTTGATCCCTTCTTTGATGCCTTTGATCCCTTCTTTGATCTTCTTTTTCCACCCTTCATACTCTTAGAACCTTTCTTTGATCCCTTCTTTGATGCCTTCTTAGATGCTTTCTTTGAAGCCTTTGAAGCTTTCTTTGATCTTCTTTTGCCGCCCATCATACACTTAGATCCTTTCTTCGACGCCTTCTTAGATCCTTTCTTTAAAGCCTTCTTTGAAGATTTTTTTACAGCTTTTCTTTTTTTACCACCTTCTTGATTTTCTTGATTAGCAATATTAAGAGTATGATTAATAGCATTTTTAGCATTTAGTACTACATTTTCTAATTGATTTTCTTGAGTTGACATTATATATAATTTAATTTAGAAAATAAATAATTTATATTAAAAAAAATATTACTATGATAAATTTTTTTTAATAATCTAATATACTTTTTTAAATTAATTTTAAATTAAATAATATTTATAAAAAGTTAGTAAGTGTAATAACATTTATAATAAACTAAAAAATTGATAATTAATATATTAGAAGAAATATTTATATATATAATTATCATCATATTATTAAATTATATCATCTTAGACATAATTAAATTGGATGGAAAAATCGTTATTTAAAAATTTAAAAGTAATTGATGTTACTGTAGAAAGATTAGAAGATTTTGATATGTTTGATATAAAAACATCAACAAATACTTATGAAATTACAGATAGTAAGTCTTGTAATTATTTATTATTAAATCAAAACTATAAAAAATTTTTAAAAAGAAAATTTACAAAAATAACATTAAAATATTTAAATTCTGGTTCAAGTGGTGTAATATTATATGATGTAAATAATGAAGATTATGTATATAAAATTACTTATCTATATGATGGAAAAGATTTATCAGGTCCTAATTTATGTGAAAGTATTTTTTTGAATTATTTTAATATAAATTATCCACAAGAAAAAGTTGAAAATTATTTTCCGGTTCAAAATATTTCTACCGAAATAATGACGGTTGATGAATTTTATAATTATTTTGTGATTGATAATAAAATTATAGAAAAATTAAATAGTGTAGGTATTAATTATAAAACAGATTATATAATTTTAAATAAAATGTTAAATTATGAAAAAAATTTAAATCAAAAAATAAATTTAGAAAAATTTAAATTATTAGAAGATTGGGAATCAATAGTTAGTCAATTTTTAAAAGGAATTGGTTTATTACATCAAGAAAATTTAATTCATGGAGATTTAAAAACAGCAAATATACTTTTTGATGAAAATTCATGTAAGATTACTGATTTTGGTGGAATTAAATACTGTAAAACTAATTTTTATGATAAAAGTTGTACCATAATTACAAGACCTCCAGAAGATATATTTTATGAATATTCACCACAATCATTACTTTTTAAAAAAGAATATAGTCCTAGTGGAATAAAAGGAGATATTTGGTCAATTGGAATTATTATATTGGAATTATTGAGTACAATAAATCCAATTAATGTTTTGTATTCTAAATTACGCCAAATGAATATAAAAGAAGATTATTCTAATGATAAAATAATTGAGGAAGATATTGGAAAAAATTTTAGAAATAAAGACAGTATAAATATACTCGAACATGTTAATTTAAAAAATTATGAAAAATATCCTAATATTATAAATTCTATTAATTCTATTCAAAAAACATTAATAATAAATCCGAATGATAGAAATATTACTGTAAATGAATTATATAAAGAAATATTTCAAAAAGATATAAATTTGCCTATAAATACTAAAAATAAAGAAATTATTTTAGTTAATTCAAAGCATAAATTAATTTTAAATAATTTTCGCAGAATTATGTATCCAAAATTATTAGAATATTTAATTAAATATAATAATTTATATTCAGTTGAATTAATAATAAATATAACAGATAGATTTTTGTGTTTTAATTTAAATAATGATGATTTAATGACAATAGACATGTGTAGTAATATGTTAAAATATATTGATCAAAATATACTATTATTATCAGGAGCAATTTTAATAAGTATTTCGGTAATATATAAAAAATATGTTAATTTAAAAGATTTTATTGAAAGTATTAATGATTTTTATTTCAATAAAAATAAATTAATAATAAAAAATATTCAAGATATAATTATTAATATTATAAATATATTGAATATATTAAAATATGATATTATAAATGTTGAATTTAATTATAATTTAACTGTTGAAGAACTAAATGAAAAAGTAAAAATATTAATTCAAAATGAATATTAGTTTTTATTTAATTAATTTATTAATTTAATAATATATCAATAGATTAAGATAATTGATGAAAGAAGATGAAATTATAAATAAATTTTGGAATGAAGTAATTTATAATTCTAATAGAAATAATATATATAATGATAAAATAAATTTAATTCTTTCTAATATATCAAAGTTAAATAAAATATTAAATTCACATACATTATTTGGAATAGGTGAAAATTTACAATTAGAAGTGTTTGATTCAAAATTAGTTATTAAAGATATTGATAAAATAAAAAAAGATAATATTTTTTATTTAAAAACTCATGTAGAATCTATTCCTGAATATTTTAAGTATTTATTTGATCAGAATATTTATTTATCAAATGAAAAAATTATAAAAATATCTGATATTACAATATTGTATGGTAATAATACAAAAGATTCTTCAGAAAAAAATTCAATAATTTCTGATAGTTTATATATAGCTAAAAGTTCTTCAAATAATAATAATTCTCCTAATATGTTAGATTACATTAAATCATCAAATTCTTCTGAATATTTTAATTTTTATAATGAAGATAATAAAAAAATATTAGTAAAACTTTTTAATGAATTTTCTTCTAATCTAATATTTAATGAAAACGATAGTATAAATAAAAATTTTGTTAATAAAATCATAATAAAAATAAAATTAAATTTTAAAAATATTTATGTTGGATTAAAAAAATTAATAAAAAATAATTTTAATAATAAAAAAATAATTTTATTAGATAGTGAAAATCTTTTAAAATCTTTTAAAATACAAAATTTTTTAAAAAATATAATTGGTGAGGAAGAATTTAATAAATATTATGAAAAATGGACATATGGGGATTATAATCAAATATATAAAGTTGATTTTTCAGCTTCATTAACTGAATATACTAATTCAATAAAATATACAGAACCATATAGTTCTATAGGATTAGATTTAAAACAAAAGAAATATTTAATAGATATTTTTATTTCTAATTATCTTAATGATTTTTATATAATTTATTTTCTTAATACAAAGTTGGATGAATTAAATATTGATACAGAATCATTTGAAAAATATACTTTAAGTAATAATTCATTATTTTTACCTATAATATATGATAATAAAAATGATATTAGAGAACAGGATGATTATTTATTAATTTTTTTATATGAATTTTTAAATAAAAAAAAAATAAATTCTATAATTATTTCAGGAGATAAATTTAAATTTTATAAAAAAACTGTAAGATTAAAAAATATTTATAATTTATATGAAATAGAAAAGTTAATGATTTATCCTATAATTTGTAATCAATCTTTTTCAGATGTTTTTAAAATGAAAGATAATACAAATTATTATCTGATAAATAAATATTTTCCAATAATAGAATTAGAAAATCTAATATTATCTAATAAAGAAAAATGTGATTTAGAAAATGTTAATGATATTATTAGTTTTTTTTTATTTAATTATTTTGATTATGTGTATAAATTAAATAAAAAAGAGATAGATATCAAAATAATTAAAAATAATAATCAATATATAAAAAATTTATTAATACTATTAAATAATTCAATAAAAATTATTACTCAACTTAATAATAAATTAAAAATAGTATTTAATTTTTTAGAAAGTAAAAGTAAAAAAGATATTATAAAATTAGTTTTAACTGATATAGAAAAGGATAATTTAAAAATATTACCAAGTTCACTAATAGATAAATTTGATTTTTATATAAATGAATATAAAAAAGTTTTAAATATATATTTAATAGCAAAATCATTTAGATTATTTTATGGATCACAAGAATATATAATTAGATTATCTAAATTATTTACATTATTAACATATTTATATGATTTAATAGATTTAAATATTTTTAAAATAAAAAAATTAGGTAATAAAAATTCTGGATTTAATATAGTATTTTTAAAACTTAATTCTATTTTTAAATATATTAAAAAAATAGGTTTATTCAAAAAAAATTATTAAAGATTATTCATCACATCCACAATCTTCTTTAGGAAAAGCATCATCATTATCTTTATATTCAATTTCTTCTACTTCTCCTGCATCAATTTCAATAACATCTGTTTTGTTACCAAATATTTTATTAATACAACATTTTTTTTTTATTACATAAATAACAAATGCAACAATTGCACTCCAAGCTATTAACTTTAGTATTTTGTTATGATTATAATCTTTGCAAGATGAAGATGATGAAGAAGATGATTTTGAACATTTATTGATAGGTGATAAAGAACATGAATCATTACATCCAGAGCTCTTTGAAAATTTGGTTGTTCCAATTCTAACATTCATGCACATTGAATCAATAAATAGAGTTGGTAAAGTAAGTGTTACTTTAACATGGTTACCAACTTTTGTAACTTTTGCAGTCATTAACATACATTTGATAGCATTATATATAGTTTGTTCAAATGCATCATCAATAATATCACTAGAACTACTAGAACTATCAGGACAGTTTATATTATAGTAATAATGATATTTACCACATTTTTTAATTGGATTATTTGTTTTACCAATATGTGTTACATCAACAATATGAATGTTATTAATCTTTAGATTTTTAGATGAAGCATCAACTGTAAATTTAAACTTACTAGAAAAATAGTTTATATTTTTTTTTCCAGCAGCTTTAGCAGTACAATTAATTTTATTACCATATTTTTTAGTATTAATATCGAAAGATTTTTGATTATTAGGAGGAGTACTTGTAAATTCTAGCTTGACAGTTTTAATTTTAGTCATAAATTTTATATACATTAATTATATAAAATTTTTTTAATTAAGGTAATTAAATAATATTATTTATTTATATATTTTATTAAAATATTATTTGCTTGATTTATTCTTAATTTATCACTTTTTCTTTTTTTAACAATATCTGAAAATCCCTCTAATTGTGTAGCAATAAAAGGAACTGGTATTAAAGCCTTAATTTTATCAAACCAAAATTCATCAATAGGTCTATTCATTTTATCATTTAAAAATAAATCATAAACATTTGAATTATAACAAACCATATGTGTCATATAAGCTTTGCTAAATTCAACCAAAACTTGATCATCAAATCTAATAATTTTTGAATAAGAATTTGGATTCAATGTAGCGGTACCTCCTAAGAATATATTCCAATCATTAAACGAATCTAAATAATTTTTTATTTTAATAAATCTATCTTTAAAAGTAGAAATATCAGTTGGTTCACAATCATCTTCTAAAACCCATATATTTTGTAATCCTTTATCTTTTGCAATTTGAATACATTTTTTATGAGATATAAAACATCCAACCCAGGGTTTATTATGAATTTCTGCTTCAACTCTAATTAAATTAAATTCTGGATAGGAAAATGTTTTTACTATATGATCCCATCTATCTTTTCTATGAACTAGATTAATTACGTATATATCAATCATAAAATATGTAATTATATTATATTATATTTTACATGAGTAATCTTACATTAATCACAGCTTGTGGTTTTGGAAATCAATTATTTTATATATTTAATGCAATTTCTTTAATAATAGATTACAATATGAATTTAATTATAGATAAAATTAATAGAGATCGATTAAGACCTAGTTTTACAAAATATTTAATATTTAATAGTGAAAAATTAAAAAGTTCATTGTTAGAAATAAATGATTTAAGAAATATGAAAATAGATTTAATAAAAAAAAAAATAATAAAACAAAAAGGATATGAATATGAAAAAATACATTTACAGGCTAATATAGATTATTTAATTGATGGTAATAAAAGTGGTTTTTTTCAGTCGTATAAGTTTTTTTGGCATAATAAAGAAAGAATAAAAGAATATATAAATTTTCCGAATGATAGATTTAATAAAATGAAAGAAAGAATTAATCAAATAAGAAAAAAAACATTAGGTATTCATATAAGATTAACAGATTATATAAAAAATCCTGCTTATTTTTATAATTATCCAGTTAGTTATTATCAAAATGTATTATCAAAATTTAATTTATCTGATTATCAAATAATATTATTTAGCGATGATCCTAATAAAGCTATTCAAATGTTAAATTTTATATCTCATGAAAATATAATTTTAGCAAATACAATTAGCTTAGATGATGAAGATCAATTTTATTTATTAATGTTAACAAATGTAAGGATAATACCAAATTCTACTTATTCACTTTGGACATGTTATTTGAACGAAATTTATGAAATAGTTAATGATGCTGAATATTGGTTTGGAAATAAATGGTTTGGACCAAGAGGACCAAAATACAATTTTAAAGATTTAATACCAGTAGATAATCATAAATTTAAAATTTATAATATTTAATAAAAATATTTTTTTAATAGTTTCACATCTTTATCATTATAAGAAAATATATATCACATGTTTAAAAAATATTTTTTTTATAAAATATAATCTTAATATTATATGAAAGTTGCTTTTGTTACTGGAATCACTGGTCAAGATGGGTCATATTTAGCAGAATTACTTTTAGAAAAAGGTTATAAAGTACATGGTTTAATAAGACGAGCTTCAACTATTAACACTCAAAGAATAGAACATATATTTTACAATAAAAATTTAAAATTACATTATGGAGATGTAACTGATGGAACATGTCTATTCATGTGTCTAGCCAATATAAAACAATTATATCCAGAATTAACAAGATTAGAGATATATAATTTAGCAGCTCAATCACATGTTAAAGTGTCATTTGAAATGCCAGAATATACTGCTGATACAGATGCATTTGGAACATTAAAGTTACTTGAAGCAATAAGATCAAATAAATTAGAAGAAATTACTAGATTTTATCAAGCATCAACATCAGAACTATATGGTAAAGTACAAGAAGTTCCTCAAAAAGAAACTACACCCTTTTATCCACGTAGTCCTTATGGTGTTGCTAAACTTTATGCATATTGGATAATAAAAAATTATCGTGAAGCATATGGTTTATATGCTTGTAATGGTATTTTATTTAATCACGGAGGAGTAAGACGTGGACATAATTTTGTTGAACGTAAGATTACTTTAGGTTTAGGTAAAATTTTAAGAGGAGAAACGGATCGATTAGTTATGGGTAATTTGGATTCTCAAAGAGATATTGGTAATTCAAAAGATTATGTTGAAGGAATGTGGATGATGTTACAACAAGATACTCCAGATGATTTTATTTTAGCTACTGGTCAAATGTATACAATTAGAAAATTAATTGAAATAGCATTTAGTTTAAAAGGATTTGATATTGAATGGAAAGGCGAAGGTGTAGATGAAATTGGTTATGATAAAAATACAGGAAGAGAATTAATTTTTATTGATGCAAAATACTTTAGACCAACCGAAGTAGATTTATTACTTGGTGATCCAACTAAGGCAAATACTATTTTAGAATGGAAAGCTAAAACCAGTATTCAAGAATTATTAAAAGAAATGGTTGAACAAGATTGTTATGTTTAATTTATATTACAAGTTAAATTAACTTCATCATATTCAGATGAAAATAACTCAAAATCAATATTTTTTTCATCAAGAATAGGTTTAATTTTTTGAAATAAGTATAATTTATCGCTAATCATTTTGTCTAAGTCTATAAAAATTGTATTTATTTCATATTTTGTCATATAATAGACATAATTTGATATTATTTTATTATAGAATAATATTTGAGTTTGTTTATTTTTAGCATACCATAATCCACCAGGATTTTCATTATTTTTAACACGAGATACTGCAGCTGATTTATAATCACGAATTGGTATTATAACTGTAGAAATTTTTATATTTGAATCTTTTACAATATCTGAGATATCATTTATTATTGTAGGATTTTTAATTATATAATTTTCTGCGTTATATTTTTTTTCCATTCCAGAATTACAATTTTTAAATATATAATTTTTATAATTTTCTTTATTAAATCCTGTATCAAAATTTAAAAAACTAAATAATTTTATTAAAAATGTAGTTCCACATCTACCTGTACCAGTAATATATACTTTTTCTTTATTAAAAATATTATTATTTTTATCCTTCATATTAATTATAAAATATATAATAAATTAAAAAAAATATTTTATAATAGTATGTCATTTAATAGGATTAACTAATAATAAATCAATCTCTGTTAGTATAAAATATTTATGAGATAATAATAATTCCATTGCTTTTTTATAATAACCAATTTTATTTACATCTTTTGATATTTAAAATATTGATATATATATATGTTTTTTTTAGTTGATACTAAAAACAAAATAATATTTGGTTGGTCTGCTAAATGTGGATGTAGTCACATAAAAAATATTTATTGGTTTTTACAAACAAATTGTTTAACAAATGAAATACATACAATAAAAGATCGTTCTAAACTACCTAAGGATATTAAAAATTATATAACATTAATATTTAGTAGGAATCCTTATAAAAGAATTGTATCTGGTTTTTTAGATAAATATAGAAAAGATGGTGGATTAAGAAATTTATGGAAACATTCATCTATCTCATTTTCTAAATTTATAAATGAAGTTATAAAAAAAAAATGGAATATGATTGATAAACATCACTTTACACCTCAAACAACCGAAGATTTTAATGAAAAAATACTTTTGTCTAAAATTATTAAATTTTACGATATTTGCAATATTGATTATGAATATATAGAACAATTATATAACAAAAAAATACCAGAATGTGTTATAAATAAAAAACAAGGTCATGAAAGAATTTATAAAATAAAAAATAATGATTTCTACGATAAATATGTATATGATTTAAATATAGATGATTATATTGATTATGATATTGATTTAAAATATTTTTATAATGAAGAAATAAGAAAAAAAGTATTTAACTTTTATATAAAAGATTTTAATTTTTTTAATCAAAATGGTATTGATTACATAAATACTACGTTTTAACATCTAAAGATATAAATAATATAAAAATATACTTAAAATAACTTGATTTTAAGTATTCAGTTTAATTATAATCAATATTTACTAATTAAATTTAAAATAATTAATTAAAATAATAATAAATTTTATATTGAAATATAATGAAAGTATTAGTTTATGGTTCAAATGGTTGGATTGGGTCACAAGTTTGTAAATTACTTAATGAATTATCAATTGAATGGGTTGAAGGAAAAATTAGAGCAGAAGATTTAGAAGGAATTGAATATGAAATAGTTCAAGTTAATCCAACACATGTAATATCTTTTATAGGAAGAACACATGGAAAAATTGGTGAAACTGAATATACCACAATAGATTATTTAGAACAAAAAGGTAAAATTAAAGAAAATGTTCGTGATAACTTATATTCTCCAATAGTTTTAGCAATTCTTTCAAATAAATATAATTTTCATTATACATATTTAGGTACTGGATGTATATTTGAATATGATGAATCTCATCCATTTGAAAAAGAATTAAATGGATTTGATGAATCTGCTGTACCAAATTTTTTTGGATCTGGTTATTCAATTGTAAAAGGATATACTGATAGATTGATGCACATGTTTCCAAATGTGCTAAATATAAGGATTCGAATGCCAATAACATCTGATTTACACCCACGAAATTTTATCACAAAAATCACTACATATAAAAAAGTATGTTCAGTAAAAAATTCGATGACAGTTCTACCAGAGCTTTTACCATTATTAATCGATATGGCTAAAAATAAAATAAATGGTACAATAAATTTAACTAATCCCGGTTTAATATCACATAATGAGATATTATTAATGTATAAAGATATAGTTGATCCTGATTTTGTTTGGGAGAATTTTACAATAGAAGAACAAAATGAAATTTTAGCAGCAGGTAGATCAAATAACTATTTAGATACAACGAGATTAGAAGAATTATATCCAAAAGTAAAAAATATTAAAGATTCAGTTAGAGAATGTTTGGAATTAATGAGTGACATCAATTAATATTATTATCAATAAATAAATTAATATCCTTGTTACATAATAAAGGAGTATTATCATTAATTTTAGCATCATCCCATTCCCACCATTTAATTTTTAATAATTGATCAATTTGTTCTGAAGTAAATCTGTATTTAATAAATTTTGCTGGATTTCCTCCAACAATAGAATATGGTTCTACATTTTTAACAATATGACTATTATTTGCAATAATTGCACCATTTCCAATAGTTATTCCACTCATAATTGTTACATTATTTCCAATCCAGACATCATTTTCAATAATAACGTCACCATTGGATGATGGATGACCACTTCCATCAAATTTATTAAAAATATTTTGATTTATATGTCCAAAAGGATATGTAGTTATCCAATCTGATCTATGATTTCCACCTAAATATATATTTATATTATCAGCAATTGAACAAAATGAACCAATATATAAATTAAACCCTTCACCCCATGAGTGTAATTTAATATTATTGCTTCCATAAGAATGTTTTCTAGTTTTTTTTATCATTAAATAATAAATAATATTATTTAATATATATTAAAATAATTAATTTTTTCTAAAATTGTTAATCCATTATTATTAGTATATCTTTCTTTAATTATCCAATTAGGATTTTCATTTATAAATTCTTCTACAGCTGGCCAAATACCTTTTGTAATTTCTTCTATAGGATAACCACATTCTTCACTTTGTTTGACAGGATCAAATCCCATTCTTATAGTTTCACCAAATTCTTCATCAACTGTTGTATCATGTAAAATAATATATTTATTAATATTAGGGGCAAATTTATTTAATTCTCTTTTTAAATGTCCATAAATGTGCCAAGTATCAATAAAAATCATGTCATAATTTTTATCAATAACTAAATCTAAATCATTTATCCATTTATATTTAATTTTAATTTTACTATCATAGTTTTTATCAATTAATTCATAAACTTGACATTCAGTAATATCATTTAATAAATATTTTTTTTTATTATTATTATTATTTAATGATAATCCATATAATATTGACCAAGATGAAACCACACTTCTAATTCCACATTCAATTACCGAATTACATTCACTAGCATATTTACATAAAGTTGGTAAATGTTCATTAATATCACTTGGTAAATTAGATAATTCTTCGTGTTTATTCATAAGTATTTGGAAAGCAAATTCATTATATTTTGGATATAATTCTAATATTACTTTTATGTTTAATTTAATTTTTTCTATAATAAAAAAATAATTACTTACACATTCATTTAATTTAATATAATTTATATTTAATTCGTCATTATTAATATTTAAATAATTATTTTTATTTTCAATTGATTGAAAAATATTTTTAAAATTATTTTTCATATCATTAAATATAAAAAAATATTTATCTAAATCTTTATTAGACTTATAAATAATTTTAAAATTACTTTTAAGTCTATTAATTCTATTATATTTAAATAACTTTTCTAGTAGAATAATATCATCGTTGTATTTATCAATAATGAATAATTCTGAATATTTATTTTTAATATTTTGGATAATTAAATTATAATTATTATTATAATCATTGGTAATTAAAATATTATTTAGTAAATTATTATATTCAGTATATAATTCTTTATTACAATTCATGTTATTTATATATTAAATATAATATATTATAAATTTATTATAAATTTATGTATCTAATAGAATAAGTATTAAATATATGAAAGAATTTTTTGGAAAATATGTAGTAACTTAATAATATTATTTAAAAATATTAATATTATTTTAATATAATATTATATAATGAGAAAACTTATTTTATTAGATATAACATCAAATCATGATCATAATTCAATTAAAAATAAAGCGATTGGTGCGAGTGAATATCAATTTTATAATTTAATTCAAATATTATCAAATAAATATAAAATTACTTGTTATAATAATAAAAATGAGAATGTGATAATAGATAATATTACATATAAATCTTATAGAAAAGATTTATTAAATGATAATATTGATTCCGATACTACAATTATTATTCAACGCGTGTTACCTAATCAATATAATGAAATTTATAATAAAATAAAAAATAATAAAATATTATTATGGATTCATGATTTAACTGAAAGATATGTTTATCTATTTAATTATGATGAAGAGGAAAAAAGTAAATGTAATGATTTAAAAATATATAAAAATTATATACTAAAAAATTTTTATGAAAATAAAAATATATATTATGTTTTTGTAAGTAATTTTATTAAAGATAAATTTAAAAATTATTTTAAAGATCATGATTTTGATATTGAAGATATCAGATTAAATATTATATATAATATACTTTATGAAAATGAATATATTAATGCAAAAAATTCCAATATTGAAGTAAATAAAAACTATATTACTTATGCTTCTGCGTGGCAGAAAGGTATAAAACATGTGGTTAATGTATTTGATCATGTTTATAAACAAGATAATAGTTTAAAATTAGTATTATTATCACCAGGTTATGATTGGGATAATTTTAAATCTTATTCTGAAGAATTAAAAAATAAATATTCAGAAAATATAATAATACATGGACCAGTTAACAAAGAAGAATTATCAAAAATTATAAAAGAATCTATGGTAGTATTAACAACGACATTTGCAGAAACATTTGGATGTGTATTTGCAGAAAGTTATTATTTGGGAACTCCAGTTATTGCAGACTATAGAAGTGGTGCAGTTAAGGAAATAATTGATAATAATTTTATTGTTAATTTTGATAATAAACAAGAAACTGTGGATAAAATATTATATATAAAAGATAATAGAGATAATATTCATAATAATTTAGATAAAAAGTTTATGCTTGAATATAATATTGATTTATGGTTAAATTTAATTTAATAAAATAATTTATATTTTTAATATATAAATGGATAGTAAAATTATTGAAGAATACAATTCTCAATATGAAGAAAAAGGTGGATATTGGAACAAAGAAACATGTTTAATAGATGGAAAAATAGAAACATATTCTGGTCCTGGTTCTTTACTAGAGAATACTGACTTGTTAATTGAAAATCTTAATTTATTTATAAAAGACTTTGATATTAAATCTATTATTGATGTTCCATGTGGTGATTTTAATTACATGTCAAAGGTTAATTTAGATGATATAGAATATTTAGGATTAGATATTAGTGAAAATGCAATAAATTTATGTAATTTAAAAAATAATAATAGTAATATTAATTTTAAAGTTTTTGATGCTACAATTGAAAAGTTACCATATGCAGATTTAATTTTAATTAAAGATCTTTTTTTACATTTAAGTTTTGAACATATTAACAAAATATTAGATAATGTTAAATCATCTGGATGTAAATATTTTGCTACATCAAGATATGCTTATGGAAATGAAATAAATCGAGATAAAACTAGTAGTTTAACAGCAAGATCTATAGAAATAACCACAGAACCTTTTAATTTTAATTATCCATTTATTTTTAAAACATATTATACATCACTACATTTAACAACTAAACAATGGTTAAAAGATGAAATAATTATTTTTAAAATGAATTAAATTATAATAAAAATAATATATAAATATATTAAAAATGAATAATATTACTATTGGATATCTAAGTTGGAAAAGACATGATATATTAACTCAAACATTACAAAGTCATAAATCAAATGGATTATTTGATTTAATTAAACCACAAAATAGAATAATATTTTTTCAAGAATTATCAAAAGAAGATATAGATATTGCTAATAATTTTGAGTGTGCGTATATAGGTGATAGTAATAATATTGGTATTTTAGATGGTTTTATTAAATTAGTTGATAAATCAAATACTGAGTATTTTATATTTTCGGAAAATGATTGGTATTTAATTGAAAATAATGATGTTACAAAAAAAATATTAGAAGATTGTATTGAATTATTAAATAAAGATTTATGTGATGTTATTAGATTAAGACATCGAAAAAATCCAGGAAATCCATTATATTCTCAACCAAAAAATACAGATGATTGGTTACAACAAGATGTTTCAAATTTTCCATATAAATTAGAAAGTCTAACTTGGGTAGATGAACCAAATAAAGTATATAAAAATGAATTAACTGAATTTAATGGTAATTATAAATGGTATATTACTACATTAAATCATCAAAAATGGTCAAATAATATTTTTATTGCAAAAACTTCATATTTAAAAAATGCACTATTACCATTAATTAAAAATTTTTCTAATAATAATAATTATTATTTAGGATTAGAAGATATATTAATTAATTATAAAAAGTATTTAGGAAAAGATTTAGATTTTGATAAAATCATAAATAATTATGATAAAATAAGAATTGGAGCAGGAGATGGATTATTTACACATAAAGATTTTATTTTATAAAAATTACTGATAATTATTTTATTATAAATTTATTATTATAATTTTCTATATATATATATATGGAAAATTTTTTAAAAGAAAAATACAATATTATTGAAAATATTAGTATAAATAACATGATAAATAATGTTTTAATAAATTTTAATAATCATAAAGATACTAAATCATTTTGGAATTTTTCTAATGATTTAGCAATATTTAAATTTAATCAAAATAATTATAATTATGATGATATTACTAATTCAAATTTATGTAATTTTTGTAAACCACATGGTGGACCAAATATTGGAGGATTAATTATAGCTAAAAATTTTGATAAAACATCTTTAGAAAAAATATTAAAACTTGATAATCATGATATTAATAATATTGAAGTAATAAATACAAATTTTGTTGAATCAAATCATTATATTTATTTAACGTACCTATTATCATTTTTAAATAAAGATAATGAAAATAAAGAATATAATATTATTGATATAGGTGGAGGATATGGTAATATTAGAAGATTATTACTTAATCTTATAAATATTAATACATATACTATATTTGATTTAAATTCAGTACTATATTATAATAAACAGTTTTATAATTATACAAATAATTCAAAATTTGAATTAAAAGAAAATAAAATTATTAATGAAAAAGGAGTTTATAATATTTCGTTAGATTTTAAAAATAATTTTATTTACAATTATAATAATATTATTGATATTGTCATTGCAACACATAGCTTATCTGAACTAGATATGGAAGATTTTTATTGGTATCTAATAAATATTATAAGTAAAGCTAGTATATTTTTATATGCAACACAAATTAAATCATCAGATCATAATCCTGTTTCTGGAGAAATAAGTTTGTTAAAAATAAATTTAATTAAAAAATATATGAATGTTATATTAGAGATTGGACAACCAGGACAAGAAACTGGTTGTAAACTATTTATTTTTACAATAAAATAAAGAAATATATTTTTTATAAATTATTATTATATATGGATATTATTTTAGAAAAGTTTATAGAATTAAAAAAAATATTTATTAATACTAAATATTCAAGTTCTAGTATGTGGGAAGATTTTTTAAACCATCCACCATATAGTAATTTTTATTTATCTTTTATGAATGAAGATAAAGATAGTATGGAAAAAATTTTATATAATTATAAACGTGAATATATAGTTGAATTTGCATCACCCACTATTCTTGATTTAAGTTTATTAAATAAGTATAATATACAATATAATACAAACTTTACTAAAGATTCATCTGATTTAAGTAATATTTCTAATTTTGGAATCGGTGATATTAATGATTGCAATATTGCTACAAATGGTAATGTAATTAATTCACTATCTATTAGATATTACTTTACATATTTAATGTTATCAACATATATAAAACCAAATATTAATATTTTAGAAATTGGCTGTAATTGTCCAGCAGGTGTTGCTTCAAATATATTAAAATATAAAAAACAAGATATTAATTGCATTTTATTATGTGATTTATATCCTGTATTATTGATTACATATGCAACTTTATTATATAATTTTCCTAATTTAAAAATACATTTTTATAAATCAACAGAAAAATCAGAAGATGTAATTAAAAATAATGATATTGTTTTAATTATACCAAATCATTTAAATAATTTTCAAAATTGTAGTATAGAATTTTGTTTCAATAGTTATAGTTTTTCAGAAATGTCAATTGATAATTTAAATAATTATTTTAATTTTTTAACAATAACAACTAAATATATTATATCGGAAAATAAACATAAAGAGAATAATGGTAGTTTTATTGCTTTATTAGATATAATTCCAAATAATTTTGTTATTGAAAGACAAATTGATAATATAAATAGTCCAGATGGTAATCATAATATTATTTGTTTTAAAAATTCAAATTTATAATTTTTTATAATATTATAATATAATATTATAAATGGATTTATTAAAAGTTGTTAAAAGAGATATAATTTTTAATGTGTGTGGTGAATTTAGTAATTCTTGGTTCAATACTAATTTAAATAATGGAAAATGGGAAGAGGAGACATTTAATATATATGATTACTATGCAAATAATGATAAAATATATATTGATATTGGAGCTTGGATAGGACCTACTGTATTATATAATGCAAATAAATATAAAAAAATCTATTGTTTTGAACCTGATCCTGTTGCTCTTGATAGACTAAGTCAAAATATTTCTGTAAATGATTTTAATAATATAGTTATAATAGACAAGGCTATTTCAGATAAAAATGGATATAGTAAATTTGGTGGTAATGGTGAACTTGGTAATAGTATGTCTACATTATTAGTTAGTTTAGATAATTCCGATGATTTTTTCAACGATTATGGAAGAAAAAATCAATGGTTAAGTCCAGAAGAAAGAAAAAAAGATATCATAGAAGTTAAAACAATAACATTTGAAACTTTTATTGAAGACTATAAAATTAATATTGATAATATTGGATTAATTAAAATGGATATAGAAGGTGGAGAATATATTGTTCTACCAACAATATTAGATTTTTTAAAAAAATATAAACCAATATTTTATATATCATTACATGCTGTATTTTTATCTCATAATCAAATTCTTGAAATTATAGATCTATTATTTACTGCTTACGATAACTGTTATATTTTTGATGATTTTATAGATAAAAACCCAAGATTAATTAGTAAAAAAGAACTTATTCAAATGGGATATACAAGTCTTGTTTTTACATCTTAAATATTAAAAATAATTTTTTTTAATAATAATATATATTAATATATTAATATGCCAAAAAAAATTTTAAGATTAGGAATGACAGAATGTTCTTTATTATTTATATATTGGTTAAATAATTATAAAAAATTAAATAATAAAGAACTAACAAATTCAAAAAATGATTTAATCAAATGGTTGTATACAACATCTGGATATTATGATAAAACTCAAAAAGGTAATTACTTTGATGTTGTTCATCAAAATGATCCAGAAGTATATAAAAAATATATGGAAATATTATTAGATTTTATAAAAAATTCAGATATTTATGATTATAAATTTCATAATTTTTCTTTTAAAAATGAAATTAATGAATTTAAAAATCTGGTTAATTCAAAAATAGAATCACATTTAAAACAAGAAATTGTTTATGATTTTATTAAAGATAAAAAAATATTAATAATTAGTCCTTTTTCACCATTAATGAAACATCAATTAGATAGCGGTAATTGTAAAGTTATATATCATATAACTCCTACTGTTATATCTGTTTGTACTTATAAATTTCCATATACTTTTTTTAATAATGGCCCAGATAATAATATATTAGAAACAACTGATAATATATTTAATGATATTATTAATAGTGTTAAAGATGAATATGATTCAGTTTTAATTAGTTGTGGTGCTTATGGATGTTTAATTGCCAAAAAATTCAATGATATTGGAAAAAATGTATGTTTAGTTGGTGGTGATTTACAAACATTTTTTGGTATTTTAAATGGTAGAAGTAGAGAATGGTTTGAAAAAAATAATATAGAAATTCAACACAAAGAATGTTGGATTACTAATATTCCAGATGAATATAAACCAAATGATTATATGAAAATAGAAAATGGATGTTATTGGTAGTGTAAAGAAATGTAATTATTTATTGATCAAACTGAATATTTTTTTATTAAAAAAATCAATTTTAAACTCTATTTTATTTAAATTTTTAAGATATTCATTAGCTTTTGTAATATTTTCAATACTTAATAAATCACTAACTTGATCTAAATTTGTAAAATATAGAGGATAGGAATCTCCCAAATACTCAACCACAGCTGGTAATTTATTTATAATTATTGGAGTATTTCTAATTATACATTCTAACACAGTATTATTAGCAGATGCATCAAATAATTCAATAAATACAATATTTTTTGATAATATTTCATCATATTCTTCAAATGTTTGTGTATAATACATTTGAACTGCATTTAAATTAATATTTTGAATACCTAAATATATACTTTCATCCATAATCATTTTTTTACATCTATTAAAATCTTTAGTACCTGTTAACCATAATTTTTTATATGAAATATTTAATAAATATATACTAGTTATTTTTCTTAATTGTTGACCAATTTGAACTAGTGTTTTTTCTTGATTTTCATTATATTTATTAATATCAAATAAAATAATATTATCATCAACAACTGGATGTTTAATTACATATACTGGAATATTTTTTCCTAATGAACTAAATTTATTTCTTAAAAAATTTGCTACATATTCAGATAAACTAATTATGAATTTACATTGATCAAGTCCCTGAATAAAATTAGGATTATTAAACATAAAATTTATATTACATAAATTTAAATAAGAAGGTGCATATTGTGTGCAATGAATAACTCCAGCCCATTTTTTATTAACTGAATATTTTTTATCCCACAAAAAATATTTCTCAACTAAATCAAAAAATATCATATCTGAATTTTGATTATAAAAATCACTTGAAATTAAATTTTCTAAAATGGATTTCCACCCACCTCTATGTTCTAACATTTTTATATCATATTTTGATTCAAATTGTTTTATTATACTCGAATATAATAATTTTTTCCATTCTGGATTACTTATCCAAAAATTATGTCCACCTAAACCATTTGGATTGAAAAATGATTCAGAAGAAAAATTAAATCCACTATCCCAATCTGCAACTCTACCTATATTGTATCTGATCATATTAAGTGAAAAATAAACATCTTCTGGTCCTATATTCATTCCAGTTGAATTCATATAATTTATCGTTGATGAATTATAAACGGTATCTAAAATACTAATTTTGTTTATTACATCAATCATACATTGTTTTGTTCTTAGACTAAAACCTCCATTTCCTACACAATTTGGATTATCATTTTGTTTTTTATTCCATGGTGCTCCTATATAATCCCAATGAATAAAATCATTAATATTAGATTTAAATATACAACTGTCTTCTTGATATATTAATATCTTTTCTCCTACAAACATATTCCAGAATTCTATACTTGCCATAAACAAACTATAAGTTGACTGATTCAAGTTTTCATATGAAGTATTTATTACTTTTATAGCAGGAGATATTTTATTACACATTTCAACAATATAATCATAATTTAGAATACCACATACTATAGAAAAACTCCATTCCACACCTAACTTATTAATAGCATTTCTAATTATAAATTCTAAATGAGGAAATTTTCGATATTCAATTAATACTGCTTCAAATTTATTACCCATAACTATTTCTGGTAATTCAATATTTCTTATATAATTCAAATATCTAAAACAGAAATATCTAAATTCTATTTTTGGATTGGATAAAACCTCATCTTTATTAGTTTGATAAATATTTACAAATTCATCCATTTTATTTAAATAAATATCATCATTTATTACTAATTTTTTCATATTGATTAAATCTTCTCTTCTTTTATTAATTATATTATTATTTTCAATTCGTCTATTATTTAATAGTTGTCTTCTATTTACTATTTTTTTTTCATTATTTGAATTAGAAAATTCACTAACCTTAAACTTTCCATTTAATATCCAATACAACCATGCTTTTTTTTTTGAATTATAATACTTTTTTAAATTAGTATTATTTAGATAATTTTCAAAATCAAATTGATTATATTCTTCAAGATCTTCAGGTCTTACTTCAAATTCAATTTTTCTATTTTCTTTTATACCATATTTAACCCAATGTATATATGCATCTTTTTTATTAGTAATATACCTTAAATCTGGATTATTATATAAATATACTTCCCAATCAAAATTATTTAATCTATTCATTTATATATATTATATATTTTAATAATATTTTATTATAAAAAACCAAGAATTATAAGTTGAATTTGTATTTAATACTATATTAAATAATTCCTTATTTTCTAAATAAACACTTGAAATTATTTGTTGATCGCATCCAATAAATTGATCATTTTCTAGATATTCATCAAATTTTTTATAATATAATTCTTCTAATCTTAAAAAAGTTGATAAAGCTCCACCATATATTGCACCAGAAAAATGTATTTCATCTTTAAAAAATTTTTGATTTTGATTATGAAAATCTTTTAATAAAACTATATCTATTGAATTTTTAGATATTTTTGATTCATTCGGAAAATTTGGTATTAATTTTGTATATTGAATATCTCTTACACATCCAATATCTATCCAAATAAAATAATTTGAATTAAATGGATTTAAACTAATTGTTTCAGTTACAAAATTTATTTTTGAATTCCATAAAACATAACATTTATATGTTCTACCCGTTTTTTTTTGATTGTCTTTACTATATTGAGAATCCCATATTCCAATATATTTTTTATATAATGGTATATCCTCAAATTCTTTTTTGATTACAATTATTTGAGATTTATTTTTCGTATATTTACTAAATATATTTACTAAATCACTACTTGTATAAATAACTATATTAGTTAATTCATTTAAATTACTCAATAAATTATCAATATATTTTAAATAATCAGAGTGTGGTCTTTTTGATTTAATTTTATAATAACATGTTACTAATGTTGTATTCATTATTTATTTTTTATAAATTTAAAATATAAAATAAAATATATTATTAAATTTTATATATAATAATATATTTTATGAAAGTACTTATTTTAGTAATATATTCAGAATCATTATTATATAATAAAATGCTTGATTTACAGAGAACTTATATACATTCTAATCCTATATTTCAAGTTTATTTTATAAAATTTAATAAATATCAAAATGAACAAATAATAATATCAGATGATATTATTAATGTTAAAGGTATTGAAGATAGAATGAAAATTACAGAAAAAACAATTAAAAGTTTAGAATTTTTAACTAAAAATTTAGGTTTAACATACGATTTTGTTATTAGGTCAAATATTTCAACAATTATTAATTTAAATCTATTATCAGAATATCTTAATAATATTCCTAAAACAAATATTTATACTTCAGGAAATTTATTAAAATTAGAATGGATTGATCATGATTCTGGTATAAAAAATAAAGATCTATTTGGTACTATATATGCTTCAGGAACTAATATTATATTTTCATTTGATGTTATTCTTAACTTATTAGAAAATCAAAATAAAATTAGACATGATATTATTGATGATCTTAGTTTCGGAATCTATATGACAAATTATCTACCTGAAGTAAAAAATTTAATGTATAATTTTCAGCCATCTTATTTAATTTTAACAAAAGATACTAATTTATATGAAGCAGAAAATAAAATTTTTATTAGAAATAAAATTAATGACAATGAAAAAAAAAGAAATATTGATATTGATAATATGAATAATACTATTAATTATCTTAAATTAAATATTATTAATAATATTAAAGATAATATATGTATAGAAAGTAATGAATTGATTGAAAATAATATTCAACAAAAAAATAATGAATTAGATAATATAATAAATAATTTTTTTATTTCAATAAAAGAAACAAATAATATCGAATTTGAAATATTTAAAAATGTACATCAAAAAAATATTAATATTTTAAAAAGAGATGAAATTTATTTTAAAAAATTTTTACATGTACAATTAATTAATTTGTATAAATTTAACAATAAAAATAAAAATTTTATGAATAAAATTAAAAATTTTTCTAAAACTATTAATATTGATAGATTCAAAACCATAAATAAATTACAGCAAAAAAATGATGATATTTTAAAAAAAGATATTATTAATACATGCATAAAATTATATGAAGAATTTAAAACCTTGGAGATTTCTATATGTAATTAAAATTATTAAACCTATATTACTAGATATTCCATTACAAAATACTCCTTTTCAGGTTCATATTTTTCAAAATTTAATAGTATATTATGTTCTATAATTGATTCTCTTGTCCACTTAAAACCATATGATTCATAAAATAATACTGACTCTTCAACAGAACTTAATAATATTTTTTTTTTATATTCTAAATTATTATTTTCTTTTTTAATTCTCTCAACTAATCCATCCATTAATTTTGAACCATAACCTTGTTTTCTAAATTTTCTTTTTGTACATGTTAACAAAATATAATATCTTATTTCATTTTGTTTTTTACATTTGCGATATACCAATATAGAAGGACAATTATTTATTGAAAAATCAATATCTAAACAATAAAATACTACTATATTTTTTGTATCACTTAATATATTATAAATATATTTATGATTTATATTTTGAGAAGAGTATTTTGCTATTACATTAAAAGATTCTTCTCCAAATTTTTCTATCATATCTATTATTTTATCAATTGCTTCATTGTCTATTATAGTATTTATTATTACATCTGAATAAAAATTCATATTGAAAGTTCTTAATTAATTTTTATATAAAATTAAAAATAATCAATTTTTATATTTTTAAATAAAATCCATATATATATGACTAAAATTATAATATTCGGTGGTGGAATTGCTGGTTTAACAGTAGCACATGAATTAATTGAAATAGGATTTAAAGTTACTTTAATTGAACCAGATCAAATATTAGGTGGAATGGCACGTTCTAGAAGAGAAAATAACGGTATACCATCAGAACATTCATGGAGAGGATATGGTCCATTTTATTCCAATACTTTTGATATATTAAAAAGAATACCAATAGATTGTAAATCTGAAGAAAAAGAATTGTCATTAAATAAAAATTCTTGTAAAACTGTATATGATAATTTATCATTACCAACAACATTTTATCAAACAAAAGATGAAATTGATAATAATTATGCTCGAAATTTATCAACTAGTGATAAAATATTTACTGTTTATGTTTTTGTTAAATATTTATTATCTGATTTAAGACGTGAACAATATTTTAAAGAAAAAATAGTTGATATTTTACAATCTAATCTATCTCCAGATGGTCGTAGATTTTTTATTGATTTTTTATGTGGTCCTGGATATGGATTGGAAGAAAAAGATGCATCTTATGCTCATTATTTTAAATTACCTAGTATATTTATACTGAATAATTCTATATATGCTCAAAAACATTATTATCCTTTTGAGTATACTAGTAATGCAAATGGTAAATGGTATGTTATGAATCAACCTACGAACGAAGCATGGTTTGATCCATGGGAAAAATATCTGGTTTATCGCGGTGTTAATATTATAAAAGGTGTTGGATTAAAAAAAATTTATACAGAAAATAATAAAGTAACTGGGTGTTTGTTAACAAATGATAAATTAATTAAAGGTGATGAATATGTTTTATGTATTAATCCATTTGCATTACAAACTATTTTTGAAAATTCTGGTTTATTAAATCTTACAAAAATTTTTAATAAAATTAATAATTTAACACAATCAAGACAAGTTTCATTTAGATTAGGATTTAATAAAAAAATTAAATTTCCACAAAAAAATATTGCATTTATATTTCCAGATTCTGAATTTAATATTACATTATACCCACAAGAAGAATCATGGAAATCAGATGTGAAATTAGATGATAATTCACAAATAAAATCATTATGGAGTGGTACTATTTTAGAACTATATAAATATAGTAAAATATTTAATACTCAAGGATTTAATTTATCTAAAGATCAGTTAATGCAAGAAATTATTTATCAAGTATTTAGATCAAAAAGCTTTCAAAAACTTTTATTTGATTCAAACGGTTTTGAATTAAAATCATCAGATATTATCTATACTGAAATATGGTATGAATGGTATACTGATAAACAAACTCATCAACTAGAACAAACTAATAAAAAATGGATTACAAATATTTATAATCAAAGTTCAAGACCTGATGTAAAAACAGAATTTTCTAATTTATATTTAGGAGGGTCTCACATAAACACAACAATTGAAATATGGTCAATGGAAGGAGCTGTTGAAAGTGGAAAAATGATATCTAATTCAATACTATCGAAATATAATAAACCATTAACTTATATTCATAAACATACAGATCCTGAATGGACTAATTTACCTAAATCAATTGATAATTTGCTATATAAATTATATCTACCAAATTTAATTGATTGTATCATTATTATTATAATAATTATAATTATTTGTATAATACTAAAAAAAAAATAGTAATTGTTTAATTTTTATACTAGTATTATTTTCTTCTTTAATAAAATTATATATGTTAAAAAAAATAAATATTTTTATCATAAATTTATATAATTAATGAATTTTATTAATTCCGATGATTTAGATACTAAAAATAAATTAGAATATAATATAGAAAAAGATAGAATTGTTTTTTCTGATAATTTTAATAAGCCTTTATTAGAATATAATCATATCATAAGTCAAAAATCGATATTATATTTTGGAAATAATTTTAATCAAGAATTATTATATTTAACACCAAATATAAAACAAATAATTTTAGGTGTTAAATTTAATAGATCACTAGATAATTTGCCTAATAATTTAGAATCTGTTATAATAGTACCAGATGGTGAATTTTATTACCCATTAAATTATTTAAATAATAATCTAAAAGAACTTGTTTTGAATGATAACTATGATAATAAGATAAAAAAATTTCCTTATCATCTAGAAAAATTAAAATTGGGAAAAAATTATATTTTTGAAATTGAAGAATATCCACCTAATTTAAAATATTTAGATATTGGTGATAATTATAATTTTCCTTTAGATAATCTACCACTAAATCTAGAAACCTTAATAATATCTGGTAATTTTAATAACAGAATAAATTATCCATTAAATTTAAAATTTTTAATAATGGGATCTAATTTAGAAAATAGTTTTGAATTAATAAATTTACCTCCTAAATTAGTTTATTTAAGTTTATCTAATAATTATAATTTGATAATAGAAAAATTACCAGATTCAATTATGTGTATACAATTAGGTGATCATTATAATGGAGAAATTAAAGATTTTCCAAAAAAATTAAAAAAATTAAAATTATCTAAAAAGTTTAGATATTACTTTTCAGAATTACCTGATAATTTAGAAAAAATAGAATTATATGCTGATTATATTTTTTTAGAAGATCTAATGTTAAAATTTCCTAATATTCAAATAATAAAATTATTATAATATTATTTACACCTTTTCTCAATTAAAGTGCCCATTTTATAGAGCAAAAAAATAACTATGTATAAAATGTTATTTTTTCTAATAAATTAATTATAAATGATTATCTAATTCATCAATACTTATACCCATATCCAAATATTTTTGAATTTTTGATGGATGCATTGTTTTTTTTATGAGTTCTTCCTTGTAAATATTACAACGTTCGGTTAATGCTTCATAATCATAATCAAGATTTTGTTCTATTAAATGTATAGCATATGGATTATATGATAAATGATGCCAATTAATTTTCTCTGGATTTGCTTCTAATAATTGAATAGCATTTGGATTTCGTGATGAATTGTGCCAAATATTATCATATTTACTATTTTCAATATCAACCCAGCGGTTTATTTTGTACATTTTCAATAAAAGTTTTCTTGTATTACTGATTATGAATTGTTTATAATAATAATTCAATTTTTTTATAAAAATGGACGTTTTGAATGATAAAAGGTGTAATAAAAAATTGATTTATTATTATTTAGATTAATCAATATACATTAAAATGAATATTAATAAAATAGAAGAAAATATCATTCGGGATTACATTAAATATATTGATAAACATGATATATTCAAAAATGATATTGAAAATTACTTTAATAAATCTTTAAAAAAAATGATTGATAATTCTAATACTTTAGCTATAATTTTTGATAAAATTAATTTCTTTTTTTCAAATAAATTTATAGATTTTACAGCTTTTGTAAAAGAATATAATTCCAAGATACATAATAATATTTTATTAAAAAAAATATCTAAGAGTAATAAAAAAATATTATTACAATACATTAACAATTTTGAAATAGTTAAAAAATTTATAAATATTGAATATTATCACTTAATATTTAACATATGTGTTAAAATAAAAATAAAATCAAATAAAGAATTAATTTGGAATGGAAAATCTTATATAGAAAAAATTTTAACTAAAATTACACAAAATTACTATTTACATAATAATTTGAACAATAAATCAAATAAAAATTTAATAAATAATAATGAAAAAGAGAAATATAAAATTGGTAGTTTGCTAATTTCAAAAAATTCTGCATTTACAGTTTCTACAAAGTATGAACCTTTTATTGAAACTATAATTATTGATGAAAATATAAACAAATTAAATAATCAAAATATTATATTTCCACAAATGATATAAAAAATAAAAATATTAAAACCACCCATAAAAAAATAAAATACTTGTAATAATATTTTTTTATAATTTATATATATATATTTAATGGTATCAAAAAAAGCATTATTAATAGGATGTAACTATGTAAACACGAACAATCAATTAAATGGATGTATTAATGATGTATATGAAATGAAAAATATTTTAATTAAAATTTTTAAATATGATGAATCTGATATATTATTATTAACTGATTTTAACGAAGAACCTACTTATTCAAATATTATGTCAAAATTAAAATATTTAGTAGATTTATCATCTAATTTAGATGAAATATATTTACATTATTCTGGTCATGGAAAACAAATAAATGATGTTAATGATGATGAAATTAATGGAAAAGATCAATGTATTTTACCTATTGATTTTAAAAATAGTGGTGTAATAACTGATGATATATTATATAATAATTTTTTTTCAAAAGTTAATTCATTTTGTAAAATAATTTGTGTATTCGATAGTTGTCATAGTGGTAGTATTTCTGATCTAAATTATTCTTGGTTATCTGATGGAACAAAATATTATAAAGCACAAATGACAAATAGATTAGAAATAGAAAAAAAAATATTTGTATTATCTGGTTGTGTTGATGATAAATTTTCATACGAAACAACTGATTTAGATCAAAATAAAGATTATGGAATATTATCTTTTAATTTGAGAAAACTGTTAGAGGAAAATAATTGGATTTTAAGTGTACAAGATCTTATTATTGGCATAACTTCTAAAATTAAAAATAAACAAACACCAGTATTAACTTTAGGATTTAATTCTGATCCAAATGAATTAGTTTTTGTAAATCCAAAACCTTAAATAATATTTATAATAATGTTTATTACACCCATTTTTCTTTATCATTTTATTATTTTATTATTTGCTTTATTATCTGGTATATTATATATAATATAAATGAGTTTGGATAATATAGACGAATATTTATTTAATATTTTTATAATATTTTCAAAAAATTTTGAAGATTGTATGAAAAACACATTAGACTACAAATTAAATTTAACAACGGATATTGTTACTGGAAAAAAACATTTTATAGAAGCAACAGATATAAATACAAAAAAAACCAAGTCAGTATTTATTGTACTACTTGGCACATATAACAAAGACAATGAAGAATTCAAGTGGTTTAATAATAGAAATAAAATGCTACGCGAGACTATTGAAACATCCGCTTTAAAGGTTCAAAATACAAATTTAATAGACCTTTTTGGTTCTAAAAAAATTATTGACAAAATATTTGAACCAGTAATTAAAATCAATAACAAATTACATTATGCTATACCTTATTTTTTATCTTTTTTAAATAACAAATTAAATCTTGTAAGATTTGAGAATGAAAATGGTAATATATTTATGTATGCATTAGTGCAATTAGATATTAAATGTGAACTACCATATCAAGATCTTTGGTTTGAAATTAATTTTTATAAAAAAATGTTAATTACTAATGCTAAATTATCTAGAAATAAATCAATTAAATCAAAAAAAACTAAGAAATCTACTTCTAAAAAAAATAACAGTATAACTAAAAAGAGTAAAAAATCTAATTCTAAAAAAAATAAAAGTAAAACTAAAAAGAGTAAAAAATCTAATTCGAAAAAAAATAAAAGTAAAACTAAAAAGAGTAAAAATAAATATTAATTATAAATATTTAAGACTAAAATTATTTAATTTTTTAGATAAAATCGTATTTGATAAATAGTCCTGGATATTTTTCTTCAATAATATTAGAAATAACTTATAGTTTTACAGTGATAACATTTTTTAGACATCTATATCAAAATACTACAAATTAGGGTACTCTATTGTACGTTTAATTACAAAGAATATCTGATTTTTTAGTAAATGAATGTAACTTTACATTTTAATTGATATAAGGTTTATAAAAATATAAAAAGATTATATAAATATAAATAATAATGAATTGTAATAATGATTTGATAGTGTGTATAGATAATTTGAATAAAAAACAATCTAAACCCCCATCTAATAAATTATATGAAAAAATATTTAATAATATTATTGATAAAATTAAAAATAACAATGAAATATCAAAGGAAGATTTAGATTTTATAGAATCATTATCATGTCAGCATAAAATGATGATAATACGAGAATACAATAAAAAACAAAAAGAAAATATACAAATGATACAAATAATCAAAAATTCAGCATTAAAATAGTGCATACAACAAAGATATAAAAATAGCGTTTATACAAGTGAAGATTTAGAATCAGACATTTCTATTCAAAATGTTTATTGAGTTTATTATAACTATCTAGATTATTTAATTTACATATTCTATGTGTATCTCCATTATAATATAAATCACATCCTGATATTTTGATACAAACTTTTAAACAATCACTCATTTTTTTTACCCATCTTATACAGTTTTCATTTATAATTCTGTTATCATCTGTTTTGAAATATACTGTCTTATTATCTTCCATTATTATAAATTATAATTTATAATAATTTTATATTATTTTTTTCACATTTGAATTGTTCAATGGTGTATAAATATGTAAAAATTTAATATAAAGAATTAAATTGATATTATAAATAATTATGAAATATTATATAATTTATTTATTTTTTTTTTATTTAATTAACAAAATTTTTAGTGATAATAATCATCAATATTTATTTCAAAAAAAAAATATTTTAGAAAATTTAGTAAATTACACTAAACTATTTGATTATAAAATATTTAATAAAACAATAAATAATAATAAATATAATATTGAATATGAATTTAACAAAATAATCATACCTTTTGTTTTAAACAATATATAAAAATTTTGATATTTTAATTATATTATTATAATTAATATTAAAATATTAAATGAATGAAGATACAAATTTTGTAGTAATTTGTCCTAATTGTAAATCATGTGTTATAATTGAAAAAATTAATTGTGCAATATTTAGACATGGCATAGATAAAATAACTCAACAACAAATACCTCCTCATTTAGATAAAGAGTCGTGTGATAAATTATATAATGAAGGTAAATTATATGGTTGTGGTAAACCATTTAAAATTGTATTAAACCCTAAATTTGATCCAAAAGATAAAGATAGTATAAAATATATTGCAGAATATTGTGATTACATATAAAAATTTTAATGCCTCATTAATTCTTTTAAATTAAATAAAGCCCATGATGTAGAACCTGTTAATAACATCCCCCATAATGTATCTCCTATAATTATTGTATTATTCCATTTATTAGGATAGATAGATGCATTTGTAAAATTATATAATCCATACATAGCGCCACCTAATATTAAACCATTTACAAAAACATTTGATGAATTAATATCTTGTCTTGATAATACTATTAATTGTATTGATATCACAATTACTAACCATGCTAAAATTCCATAAATTAAATTAATATTTTGTCCTGGTTCTAAAATAGGATTATAAAAACCTTTATTTAATGTTAAATATACAGAATCTACTCCGATTATTAATAATAATCCTAAAAAAGTTATTGTAAAATCAAGCATGTTATATAATATTAATTATATAATAAATTATTATTTGAATTTTTTTAATTTTGATCCTATTGGTGAGTAACCATGCATTATTAATATAACATGTTGACGTGTTGGTAAATCTTTATATTTACCTGTTGTATAAAATAATTCAGTATTACTTGCTTTCATTTGACCTAATCTTGCTTTAATAAAAGATATTCTATAACTCCAATAATCTTGACCTGTTGGATTATTTTTTTTTATAGGAATATATTGTAATTTGTTGGGATGTGATACTTTTTTTAACATTTGTAAAAAACCTTTATCAGTTTTAGTACTTTTAAGTATACCTCTGGCTACTAGAGATACTTTATATATATCTGCAAGTTTTTCATATGATTTGATAATATCAATAGATAAAAAGGGATAAATTTTATTCTCTATTTTTTTTAATTTATCATAATTTTTTAACCAATTTTTATAAATTTTCATTGCATCTTTCATACCAGAAGTTTGATTTGGATGATATTTAGCTCTATTATACATTGTATTTATTACATCAAATTGATATCTTAAACAACGATTTTTTATTAAATCTAATGTTTTGTATGCTATTTCTTTATTTGAAAATCCAGTACCATGAATTGTTGTTTCTGGATTAAGATCAGAATATAGATCTTTAGATTTTTTTTTTGACATTTATTTTACTATATATAAAATAAAACTATTTGATAAAAATAATTTTTATTAGTTAGATTCTATTTTACCAACAAATTGACCATTTGGTAATTGAACATCACGATAAGTTGATGGATCCCATGAAGGTCCACCCATTGGTGATGGAAATGGATGTTGTAAATCATCAGCAATTGTATTTGCAAAATTATTTGCATCAGTTGGATTTATCCATCCTCTGTGTCCATAGAAATTATTATCCCATGCATTTTGTGAATTTCTATATCCACTTATTTCTTGAGCAATTTTTGATAACTTTATATTTTCATATTCTGTACCCCAATTATCAAATCCTTCTTTATTTGGCCATATAAAATGAAGTACTAATAAAATAATAATTAAGACTATAACTTTATCCATTTATATAATATATTTATATTATATTTTAATATATATAAAAATCTAAATAAAAAAATATAAAGTATTTTTAACCACCCAATTATAAATTATTTATAATTTTAGTATATATATATAAATGCTTGATTTTAATGTATTAATTCCTTCATGCGGTCTTGAAAACTTAATTAGAATACTTGTTGTTCTAATTGGTTTAGTATCAATTTATTTAACATTTTATATTTATGATTGTAAAGTATTAAGAGTTGTATTTGTTATCCTAGGAACAGTTGGTCTACTATCTTTATTATTATTCCTATTTGCAGGTTCTTTACAAGCACTCGGTTTATGGGGTACTATTGGTTTGGTAGTATCTTTCCATGCTTTAGTTTTACCAGAAATTGCTATCCAAATTAGAATATTAAAAAAAGGTAAACCAATTATTAATCCAGGTTGCAATAAAAAAAGAAATTGGAAAAAAAATAAAAATAATAAATCTTGGTAAATACTTTTTAATAATCTAATTTTAATATAAATTAATTTTTAATTATAATATTTATGTAATCTATTTATATAAATTTTTGTAAATTATAAGTAGAATATTTTTATCTAGATTTTCTAATTTTTCTATATCCACGTCTAAATCATAATCTTTAGTTTTAAGATATTTTACTAAATATAATGTAGATAAATTTCCTTTCATTTTATTTTTTTCACCAAAAGGACATCCTCCTATTCCACTTATACTAGAATCAAATTTTTTAATAGAAAAACTCAAACCAATATCAATTAAACTATTTATTGTATCTTTATCTGAATTATCTAAATGTAAGTGTAAACTTATATAATTAAATATTTCTAAAGAATATTTTTCTTTAATAGATTCTAAATATTTTATTATATTTTTTATATTATTATCATCAACTTCATTGGCTAATCCAAAAGTATCTGCTAAAACTATATCAAAATTTTCATAATTAATCTTATTATCCATAATAAATTCATAAATTTTATTTAATGATCTAATTAAATTATTTAGTATATAATCATTATTTTCATTTAATAAACTACCAAAACAACTTGATATATAAATTCTTATTTTATTATAACCATTTAATTTAATTAATTGTAATTGCTCTAATATTTCAATATAATTCTGTTCATATGTTTTATTTAAATTTTTTAAACTAAATTTATCACATAATGAATATACTAAACTATAATTTTTAATTTTTCTATTAGTTGCCTCAATAAGACCTTTTTTACTTGTACATAATATATAATTATTAACTTTATTATAATCATTATTATTTATTAAATCAAATAATTTATAAGAATCTTTCATTTGATATAATAATTTTGATGATGTTGTTGATCCAAATTCAATATTATAAATACCTGTGTTTATAATTTCTTTATATATAAGAAATTTAGTATCTAAATCTAATAAAAATGGTAAGGATTGTAATCCATCTCTTAAAATCATTTCATTAATTATAATTTTATTTTTCATTAAATAATTGATTTAATATATAATAAATGAATCTTTAATTTTAGTTTATTATTTAATAAAATAATATAATTATATAATAAAATTTAATGGATATTATACATACTTTTAAAAGTTTATATACTATATCAAAGTATTCTTATAATTTTTTACAAATATTTGAAGAACCAATTAATTTAATAGAAAATATTTATGTTGGTAATTTATATCATATTACAAATTGGGTAATACTGAGAGATTATAATTTTAAATTTGTCTTTAATTTATCTAAAAAAAATTTAAATTTTAATAATGTTAAATATAATAATTTTGATTTAGATCTTAATTTAAATTTATATGATAAACATCAAATTATTTTTAAATTAGAACCAATCATAAATGAAATTATTAAAACTCAATCAATAGTTGATTCAAAAACAGGAATATTATCTAACATAATTATTACTACAGAATATAAAAATGATTTAATTTTAATTTTAATAATTTTTCTAAAAATCAAATATAATCTTAGCCTAAATAGAATATTAAGACTATTAAAACTTAAAAATATAATTAAAAATGATGATTTTAATCAAAAAATAATAGAGATTACTGAATAATTTTTTCTAACAATGAGTATGAAAAAAATCTTCAGATTTATCTAGTTCTACCATTAAAATGTTTTTTATCTTATCTGCATAATTACCTGAAAAATACAACACAGGTTCAGGATCTAATTCTTTTAAATTTTTAATACAACCACCTATTCCTAAATCACCCATTATTTTTGATAAAATCTTTTTTACTCTTTCTTTTCCTAATGAATGTAATCCTCTCACTATTGTGTCAAATTTATTTGCTTTATTTCTTCTAATTACTTTATGAATATGTATTTCAGTATTCATCTGTTCAGTAAATTCTGATTCTGGATTTACAAAATCAAAATTATTATCAGAAAAACCAAAATCAGAATTTAAAGATCCAGTTGGTGAGAAAGGAGAATTTATTCCACAAGTAAATCCTAAATTTGATGAATCTCTATTGTTTTTTAATATTGATGATTTAGGTGTATTATTTGATTTTTTTGATAAAATACCCTGATACTCTTCTTCATTATCATCTTTTTCAGAATCTTCAGAATCTCCCGAATAAAATTTGGAATTTAACTTTGTATTAATGTTTATACTTTTTTTATTTTTAACTTTTTCATCTTTATTATCTTCTTCATCTAAGTCATCTTCTTCATCTTTATTATTATCTTCTTCATCTTTATTATTATCTTCTTCATCTTTATTATCTTCTTCATCTAAGTCATCATCTTCTTCCTGATATTTTGTTTGATTATTATTTTGATTTCTTCTAGCTTTTTTTTTATATTCATACTTTTTTTTAAGAAATTTTCTATTAAATCCCTTAGAAGAACCTATATCATCTGACATTTTAATATTATAATAATTAATATACCATTAATTATTTATATTAATTAATTAAATCAATTTTTTTATTAAATATTTATTTTTTTTCTGATTTTTTTATCCCAATAAATGCATAAACAATGAGGTAATATTGGAATTAATAGATAAATATTATTTAATTTTATTAAAAATAATATTATTGATAAACATAATGATAAACATGTTATTAAAATTAAACCCATATATATAAATGATCCATATGTTTTAGTAAAAAATATTGAGTAACAATACCATAAATAAATTAAACATAAAAAGTAACTAAACATTATAAATATATAATATTTTTTATTTAAATAATTTTATTAACTTATAATTAGTTTTTATTTAATAGTATATCCTTTTCTCTAAAAATATCCATAATATTTATTTTAGAATCAACTTTAATTTTATCAATTGTAATTATAATTTTTGTTGGTGGATTCATATAAATATTAGATATTTTTAATGAATCAACTGATTTTTTTAAAAATTTTTTATTATCAAAAATATAATTTAAAGTTATATTTGTAATATATTTTGGTTTTAATATGTTTAAAAGTGTAGTAAAACCTTGAATTTTTGGACATAATACATTTTTATAAGATTCTATATTTAATTTTTTACATAATTCATTACTTTTTAATATTGTTTGTTTATAAAATAAAGTACCTTCTGGAAATATAAATATATTATCATCTGATTTAACTTTTTTTTTTATTTTTTTAATACCTGTTTTATCAGTTCTTGAAATAAAAATTGTATTATTTTCTTTTGCCCATGATCCTAGAATTGGTAAATCCTTTAATTTATCATCTGCAATCCATTTATAATTAAAATTTTTATCTAAAAATATAACATATAAAATAAAAACATCAAATTCAGATACATGATTTGATATACATAAATTATAAAATTTATTTGATAGCATATTAACTTCAATAGAAATTTTACATGTATTTATTAGAAAAAAAGTAAAATTATAAATTACATTGTTTAAAACTTTATAAAATAATTTATATAACATTATTTATATATTAAGATGTCTATATTTTTTATTATTGGATTTATAATAATATTATTTTTTATAGTTTTTTCAGGAATTTATTCGATAAGATACTATGATTTTAAAGAAATATTCTTTAAAATTTTAGCAATAAAATATGGTATTAAAAAAGTTGTATATATTAAAAATATTAATCAAAATTCTTTAGACTTGATAAATAAAGTATTTCAATTAGAAATTAAAGGAAAATTTATAGAATATAATATAGCAACACCTGCTTGGAAACCTATTTTATCTTTAGAATCTGTTGATGGTAATCAATGGAAAATAATTAAAAATAATTTTATATATTTTATATCAAAATTTAATAAAAATCTACACTATCTAGAAAATAATATTAAAGATTATACCAATAGATATATTATCACAAATGTAATTATTGATTCTAAAATAATTAGTTTAATTACATTAAAATCTTTTTGTAAATATTTATTTAATATTGAAATATCTGATATTGAATCTGAAACATTATATTTAGGTTCTTTAGAATGGAGAAAAGAGATTGCTTTGAAAGGTAAAGGTAATATGGAAATTAAAAATAATTGCATACAAATATTATTAAATTTAATCAAATTAAATCAAAATATTTATTCTATATTTAATGAAAATTGGAGTAAACCAGAATATTATAGTGTTATAGCCCAACCTTTTATTATTAGTCCTATGATTAATGTTTCTGATATTATGTCTAATACTCAAATACTTTTATCAAATAGTCTAATTTTGGCATCAGATGAAGTAAATACATTTTTAATTGATAAAATTATTTATTCATATCATCCATTTCCTATATTAGAAAGATACGATCCAAAAACATCAACACAATACTTTATTCCATTAGATTCATTAACAAACTTTAATAATTTTAATGAAAAAACTAGAAAAATAGTTTTTGGATCAGGAGTAAGAAAGTGTGCTGGTCAAAATTATGTATATGTTATTATTAAAAATTTATTAATTCTTTATTTTAATAATAAAGAAAAATTTAATCCAATGCTTAATCATAAATATAGTGGTAGAAATAATGATAATTTTAATTTTCAAGAAATTTTATATATGGGTAAAATACTATTTAAACTCATAATTTCTTAATTTTTCTAAAAATAATCCAATGATTTTACAAAATATATAGTTACTATTGGTTGTGTAAAATCTTTAATCACTTTTGTTATTCCTTCAAACATACCTGTTGCATTTGAAACGGTATAACATTCAATTGATCCATATTTACCAGGTTTAGAATAAGTTGCATCAAAATGTATTTCACCTAATGCTTGTTTATTTACCAATTGATTATATATAATATTTGATTCATTTATATTATATAAATCTTTATTTAGCTTTTTAATTTCTATCATACTTTTTATATTATTATTGGAAAAATTAACAGGTAACAATACTGTTGTATCAGATATTTTATTTTCAAAATTTTTATCAAATGTACATGTAAATAATACATATTCTGGTGTACTTATAAATTCAAAAACAAAAGGATTATAATCAGAAATATCTCCAATCGATGAAGAGTTACTATATAGTTCTGAACCTATATTTTCATAGATAGAGTTATTTGGTATATTCATATATATATTATTATATATATTAGTAATAAAAAAAATAATTTACACTTTTTTTATCATTCTAAAATCAATTAATTGATAATCATCATCTTTTTCTATCCATCCAATTGGACTTGATATTTGACCATCTAATGTTAGAGAATAAATATCTTCTTCACCTAATTTACCACATACAGTTTTCTCTGGTTCTTTATTATATTTTGATATTAAATCTTGGATTATAACATTAATTGATTCTTTTCCATTTACTCGAATAAAATCATACTTTAATTTAGAATCTAAAATTAGATTTTCTTTTGGATTATTATCAGAATTATAAGAAAAATTTTTTTGCAAATCTTCAGTACTATTATAACTACCTGTTTTATATAAACATTCAAAATTATCTTCATAGGATAAATGATATAAACTTAATTCTTTTAATGCTTCTTCTTTACTTCTACATGAAACTAATAACATATATTCTAAATTTTTAGGCTGATCTGTTCTATTTGGAATAAATAATTTAGTAATATCATTTAAAATATTATTATCCAATGGTCTTGCAATTAAATGTGTATCTAAATTAAGTTCTCTTAATAATTTTTCTAAATCTTGATAATTTCGTGTAGAATCATTTTTTAACCAAGCTAAACTAGATTGTGAAAATGCTTGTAAATTTTTATAATTATCTGATAATATCATATTATATTTACAAATATCATCTGGACTTTCTGATTCGTCAGGATTTTTATAACTTATTTTAATCATTATATATTTTATAATAATCTTTTTATTCTTAAATACTAAAATTTTATAAATTTTAGATATGTTATCAATATTGTAAATACTATTGTAATTAACCAAACATTTTGTTTGTTATCTATTATTTTATCTAGATAATTATATATATTTGTATTATCTATAAATTTATTGTTATGATTATTACTTTTTTTACTTTTTTTACTTTTTTTATTTGATTTAAATTCACAATCATCTGTTAATTCATCATCACCTGGAAATATTTTATTAGGATCTCTAACAAAAGCAATATGTTTTGTTGAATATGTTTCATTATTAACTGAATCTACACAATCTATATCTAATATATAATTTCCTGGAACTGTTTTATTACTAATTATAATAACTCCAGTCTTTGGATTAATATTTATACCAACAAATGGATTTTTAATTCTAAATACATAATTACTTAAACCACTTACTAAAGGTCTAACAGATTCTGTTTTAGTTTTAATTTTTGAAAATGTAAATTTATTTGGATACTCAAATTTAACTGTCATATATAATAAAATATAATATTATATTTTTTATTTTAACTAAAAAATATATTTTTAATTACTAATAATCTTATCACAATATTCATCAAAAGACCCCCTAAATTTAATAATTTTTTTATTTGATAATTCGTAAATATCCGCAGATATAATTGATTCTATTAAATACATATCATGTGTAATTAAAATTATACCTCCATTGAAATTATTAATTCCTTTAATTAAACCTTCTATACTTTCTAAATCCAAATGGTTAGTAGGTTCATCTAATAATATTAAATGTGGTTCTTGCATTTGTACTGATGCTAAAGATACTCGTGCTTTTTGACCTCCTGATAATAAAAATATTTTAGTATTAGGTAAATCTACAGTTTCAGTTTTTTTAATTCCTAATTTACCAAGTATACCTCTACATTTACCATTATCTAATCTTGAATCAATTGATTGTAAAAATTCAATTGGAGTAAATTCTAATGGTAAATTATCAATAATCTGTTGATTATAATGACCAATTCTTAATTTATTATCTCTTATTATTGTTCCACTAATTGGTTCTATTTTCTGTAATGCTAATTTAAATAATGTTGTTTTCCCTACACCATTTGGACCAACTATAATATTTTTACTTCCCATTGAAATTGAAAATTCTATAGAATTAAATATTATATTATCATTTGAATATCCAAATATTACATCTTTCATTTCAATAATATTTTTTGTACTTAATTGTTGAACAGGCTCAAAATCTATATTAACTTCATATACTTTCGGTGGTCTACAGATACCAGATGATTTTATAAATAAATCAACCTCTTTTTTTGGTGTTGATTTTTTTCTTAATTCTTCAACCCTTTTAGAAAATTTATCCCAATTTTTATTACAAATATTATTATAATTATCTATTACTTTAGTTACATTATAATAATTACCTCTAATGGTGTATACTTTTGTACCTGTTAATTCTGGATTTCCTATGTACCATGTTGTCTCTCCTAAAGTATTCATCAAATGTACTTGATGAGTTATTACTATTAATGTTTTTTTATAATTTAATAAATAATCAGTTAACCAAATTACTGCATTTAAATCTAAATGATTTGTAGGTTCATCTAATATTAAAACAGTTGGGCATCTTAAAAGTGCTTTACCTAATGCTAATCTCATTCTCCAACCTCCCGATAATAAACTAACTGGTTGATCTAAATTTGTTATTCCTAAACCATATAATATTTTATTTGATTCTGCTTCAAATTTATCCCAATCTTGTGTATAAACATCATCTGCTAATTGTTGATATTCTTCCATTTCTTCATCTGTGATATTATCATTTTGTTCAAGTTGTTTCATTTTTAAATATTTATGATGTAATTCTATATTTGCATCTAATATAAATTCTCTAATTTTTTGACTAGAACTTTCAATCTGAATATCCTGATCAATCATTAAAACATCTTGATTCTTTATTTGTTCGTATAAATATTTTACTAAAGTAGTTTTTCCAACACCATTTGTTCCAATAACAACATATTTACATTGTTCATTTATTGTTATATTCGATTCTTCTATCAATTTAACTCCATTAACTAATATTTCTACCTGAGAAGAAAATATTGTTTTTAATCCTATATGATTTGATAAATTTTTATTATTAATTGAATCAACTTTATTTTTATCTTTTTTAATTTCTTCACGCTTCTTTTTATTAATTTTTTCTTTTGGTTTATTCTTTCCAATTAATTCTGTTGATAGATCTATTTTATTTTTATCATTCTGAATTTTAATAATAGGTTTATCATCTTCATCTGAATCACTATCCATAAATTTAAATCTATTTGATTGTTTTTTTAATTTTTCATCATCAGAATCAGAACTATCGTCTGATTCTAAATTTAAATTAAATTTGTTTATTATTTTTTCTTCATTATCTAAATTAATTTTTTTATTAATTTTTTTTTTAGAAGCCATAAAATATTTTAATATACTAATAATCTAGTATATTCTTTAATTAAAAATTAATTTTTATTTATTCTTTGCAAAACTTAATATTTTTATAATAATATCTAAATATTTGCAAACCAATTGATGATCAAGTTTGAATTCTATATTTTTATTATAATAATTAAATTTTGAATAAATATATTCTAAACCATCTTCATTTACCCTTATCTCTTGAATTATATTCTTTTTTAAGTTATCATCAGTATTTTTAATAATAATATTTTTATATTCACTAATTAAATCATCATATTGTTCTTTCGATTTAAATTTATCTGCTAAATCTAAATAATGATTTATTTTATCTTCTGTTATATTTACTAATATTTCTAATGCTGTGTCATTTACTTCTCTTTCTAAATATTTTGTTTTTCTATTAACCGGATTATTTATTCCTAATATATTATTAAATAAATTTTTAAAATCTAAATCATCAGTTACATTTGGTAAATCATTTGGATTTTCTTCATTCGGATTTTCTTCATTCGGATTTTCTTCTGATTCTTCATCTTTAATCAAAAAATCTTCAAGATCTTCCTGATCTTTTGCATCATAATATTCATTTGTCCACATATTCTTAATATTTGATAATATATCAGCAGGATTTGTCTTTATATCTAAACCAGATGATGAATTTTGATTTGTTTCCATTAATTTACCTAAATTACCAAATACTGAATTTAATAAATCAGGATTAATTTTCTCCATCAAATTATTTAAATTATTTGAATTATTATTTTCTTCAACAGTATTTTTTATTTCACTTTTTACTTCATCATCTGTTTCACCACTATTATCACTTGTTTCATCTTCATTATCACCTGTTTCATCATCATTATCACCTGTTTCATCATCATCACTAACAGAATTATCCAAATTTAGTTGATCAATTTGACCTGTTAACATTTTCATTATATCTAATTGTTCAACATCATTATTTTCATTATTTAAAGTATTTTTTGGTACATTATCTAAATTAAAAGATTCATCAAATGATAATATTAATTCTTTAAGTGAATTAATTTCTTTATCAGTATTATTATTATATTGATTAACATCATGTGGTTTAGAATTTAATAAAATTTCTATAAATTTTTTAGAATCACAATCATAGTTTATTTCAACTGGTTGATACATCTGAAAAAACATATTTGCCATAAAACCAAATCCTGAATTATCAAATGCTAAATTAATTCCTTTAATTATTTCATTATTTACATCTTTATTTATATATGCACATAAATTACCTTCTGTATTTTTAACAAAATAAACTTTACAATTAATTTTACCTGATATTATCAAGTCAACAATTAATTTAGAAACACTATCTTCATTTACTTCTTCTAATTGATTTATTTCAATCATATATTTATATATTAATATTATATCCTATATTTTAAATTTAAATTAATTTTTATTTAGTATGATCAATTAAATTTTGTTTTTCTAATAATTTTACATAACATTTATGAGTATTTATAACATCTGTTAGAGCATCGTGAGCATTTATAAAATTTTTATTAAATAAATCCAAATATAAATTTTCTAAAGATTTATTACCTGACATTTTTTTAGTGCATATTATATCAAAAATATTGAAAATATTATAACAAATATTATTATTAATTTTAAATTCAATATCATATTTTCTAAAATTTTTAAGTAAACATCTTAAATCATAATGAATATTATGACCAATTATAATTTTTGTTTTTTCTAAATCTTTTACAAATAATTCAACAACTTTTGTAAATTCTATACCTTCCTCTCTTAACTTATTTATTGATATTTTATGTATAGCAAAAGCTTCTTTTGTAGATATGCGATCTTTTATGTAATAATTTGATTTTGATACAATATTATTTTTTTCATCTAATAGTATCCAAGCTAATTGTAAAATATCTCCATTTAAAGAACTTGTTTCTGTATCTAATACAATTGAATAGTTTCTTGATTCAATATCAATTAAATTTAGAATTATCAAATTTATCGTTGTATTATTATTTATTAAATTATTATTTGATATTTCTAAATTTATAGATAAATCAATAGGTTTAGATCTTATACTTAATTGATCTAATTTAATTAATTTTTCAAAATATTCTAATAATTTATCATACTTATAATTATCAGGAATACTAAATTTATATTTTTTTCCATTAAAAATATTTATAATACTAATAAACTTAATTTTAGATTTATCTGGATATAAACTATAATAAGTTAATAATTGAATTAACCATTCTAATCTAAAATCAGTTTCAGAACATTTTAAATCAATTAATTCATTATTATCTAAATCTATTAAATCTATTTCTCCACAAATTGTACATTCTTTTGAAAAGTTTGCTTTGAATTTATGTAATAAATTTATTTTACATTCTGTTTTATTTTTTGATAATAATTTGATTATTTTATCCATATATTCAATTAAAGAAAGATAATTATCTTTTGATTTAGTTTCTAAATTTAATTTTATTAAATCAAAAATATTTTTATAAGCAAGTCTTTTTCTTTCAGATCTAAAATTTCTACATAAAGATATCCAATAAATTGACTCCAAAATATTATTGCTAGATAATTCTGGATTTTTTGCATTTGCATAGGAATTTTGAATTAATCTTATAACATTTGATGGAAAAGTATATTTTCTTAATATATCACATGTTTTTTTTTCAGATTGTTCTATTAGTTCAAATAACCACTGTAATTTAGAATTATTTATTTTAGATTTATTTAACAAATTTTTATTTGATTTTAATAAATTTAGTAAATTTATATCATCCTCTCTTAATTCTTTACAACCTAATATAAATTCTGTATCCATATCAACAAAAAATTTGCAATTGTTTATCATCAATTGTCTTGTTATGTATCTATCACAGAACTCTCCAAAATCTGCTTCATATGCACCTGATTTAATTTTATCAATAAATTTATATTCAATATTATTTAATTCATCTAGTTTAATTATTTCTTGAATATCAGGATCAATTTCTAATATTAAAGATGATTTTCTCATATTATTAAAATCATCACTTTGTAATAAAGTTATTAATTCTGTTACTCCATAAGAATCTTTTATAATAGTATTTGATTCTGTTTTTCCAAATAATTCTTTATCCGAATATTTTTTTTCTAAATGATATTTTACTCTAGTTAAAGAACTAAAAATTTCTTCTATAAATATACTTATAGGTATTTCAGATATATTTGCTATTAAATATAAATAATTCTTAGCTCGAGTAATTCCTACATAAAATAATCTTCTTTCTTCTTCAATGTTTTTAATATTATTATTAACATGTGATGGAAAATGTTCATGTGCTAAACCAATTAAAAATACATATTCCCATTCTAATCCTTTTGATTTATGTATTGTAGTTATAGCAACTTTATTAGGAACTAATATTTTTTTTATATCATCAGAATTTTTATCAGTTAGACAGGCAATATGATCTATATTTAGTTTAGTTAATTCAGTCTCTATCATTATTAGCGGGTATGAATTTCTAGATAATACTGCAATTTGATCGGGATTTATACCGTTTTTTATAAATAAACTTATTTTTTTTCCAATATAAGTTACAGAATCTTGTTCTCCACCTGTTAAAATAAATTTTGGATTTAACTCTTTATTAGATATTAAATTAAAAGCTATCATTTGTTTATTGACTTTAACCTTATTAAATCTAATTGAATCGTTCGCCAAATTAACTATGTATTTATTAGATCTATAATTAGTTGTTAATTTATATGTCTGTGATTCAATAATTTGATCAAAATTAATTATATAATAATTATTTGTTCCTCTAAATTGATATATATTTTGACAATCATCACCAATTACTGTTAAATAACAACCATAATCCACAAATTTTTTTAATATTAAAAATTGTACATCATTTACATCTTGAAATTCATCAAAATATATAAATTTATACTGCGAAGCTATTTCTTTTCCATATGTTTTCATTAATTCTAATCCTATATTTGAATACTCACTGACTGAAAATAATGGATTAACATTAAATAAATAATTATATTGATACATTAATTTATAACAAAATGCATCAATAGTATATATTTGTAAATTAATTTTGAATCCAAATAAACTTTCAATTCTATTTCTAAGATTTTGGGCAGAATCTCTATTAAATGTTAAAATTAATATTCTATCTGGTGTTATAAAATTATCTAATAAATACTTTATTCTACATAAAATTGTTGTTGTTTTTCCAGAACCAGCTCCTGCTATTATTCTTATATTATGATTTGGCTCTGAATTAACTATTTTTAACTGTTCTGTATCTAACTTAATCTCATTCAAACCAAATTTATAAACATTTGAATATATTAAGTTTTTGTTAGATAAATATAATTTTAAACCTCTAATTATTTTTATTAATTCTGGTTTATTTATAATAGAAATATTGTTATCTAGATAATCACTAATTAACTTGATATTTGCATATAATTTTGGTTTTGATAAATCATCACGAAGATCTAATGATTTTATTAAATTATACATACTCATCAAAATTAATAATATATCATAATGGATATATTATTAAGTTTATTATTTTACAATTAAAAAAACATAACATAATTAAGATAACTTTGTAAAATTTATCAATAATCATTTTCTAAATTTTTATAAATATTACTACTAATATTTTCATCAAAAAAATGTTCATTAATAAATTTTAGTTTGTTTATTGAATTAATATTTGTATCATTTAGTTTTTGTAATAATTTTATTCTTTCAAAATTTTTATAGATATTATATAATTGAGTATTATTTAGATCTGTTGATTCATTAAATCTTTGATCATAACCTTCATATTTTGATTTATTTATATTTATTAAATGTGTAGTTATATTCAAATTATTATTTAAATTATTCAAAACAAATGCTATTAAGAAACAAATTATTTTATTCATTATAATTATGTTTATATAATATTTATATTAAAAACCAAATGAAGTTGTTTCTAATTTATTACTAGATGAATTACTTATAGTTAATAATGATGTATCATTTTTTAATTTTTTATTATTTGACATAAATATATAAACCAAAATTAATACTACTATAACTGCCATAATCCAAAAATTATTTGAACTATCGTTTGAAATCTTATTATTATTTTGAAGTTCATCTTTTAATTTTGCATTTTTTAACTTTTCTAAAATTATTTGTTGTTCTATTTCCATTTCTACTTCATTTCTAGTTTTAATTTCTGATTCCATTTGTACTTCATTTCTAGTTTTAATTTCTGATTCCATTTGTACTTCATTTTTTGTAATATCTGGGGCTAGGTTATTAATATTAATTGGGGGTTGATTTTGATTATAATAATCACTATATGCAGCTCCTCCAATAACAGCAGGAAAAATTAAAGGATTAATGTTTGGCCTCATATTTGAACTATTAACACTATTATAATAATTGTTACCTCCGTAATTATTTTTAACTATTTTATCTGGAATATTTTTTTTAATATCCTGTGAAGAATAAATATTATTTATTCTATCTCTAAATTGACTTTTTGTTCTACTTGGACTTGTTCTTAATGAACTACCATATCTATTCATACCACCATAACTACTTCTACTCATACCACCATAACTACTTGATGCACCTCTAAATGGTTCTACTGAATTTTCAACATAAACGCTTGAAGTATCCATCCAATCTTGTACATTATTAAGATTTTTGTTATTCATTGAAAGATCCAAGTCTTTTTCAAAATTAGCTGTTGAAATGTTTTGTATTTTATTAATATCTGGTTTAATACTTGGTGAATTAAGACCAGTTAAATCAGCAAAACTAGCTGGTAAATAATCAGCATCAGCAAAAATATTAAATCCTAAATTATAGTTTAAATAATTTGACATAATTATATATTTAATATATATATATTAAATTTAATTTTACTAATAAAAATTTATTTTATACAAAAGTTTTAAATTTTAATAATTTTTTAATAATTTGATACTTTGTATAAAATTCAATTTCTTCAGGAATAAAATTCATCAATTCATACAAATCTTCTTTAGTTTCTTTAGATTCGTATTTTTTTTTTTTATAAATATTAATTTTTTCAATAAATTTTGTTGCACTAAGTTTATTAACATTTCTCAATTGCATATAAAAATCTACTTTAATTCCTAAATTATTTAATTTATTAATATATTTACTAAATTTATATTTATTTTTATCATTAATATCTTTAGTAATTATATCAAGTTTATTAGTTTCTGTAGTCTCATCACCTCTAATAATGACTAGGACATCACAATTTGTTATAAAATAATGAGTAAATATTTTTTTATTAGATGCTCTAAACATATATTTTATATTTGAATTATTTTTAAATACATTTGATAAATATTTTTGTAAAAGTTCAGAGTTATATTCTGAAGGAACTCCATGTCTAGATGAAGAACCTAATTGATTAATAATTACTGTACATCCTGGTAACATTTGTATGGCAGATCTTATGGAATCAATGTGACCTTTGTGAGGTGGACAACAACATCCATTAAAAAAAACACAATAATTTAATTTAGGATTATAAGGATATGTTTGATTAAGATTTTCCCAATAAAATTCTGTTTGTAAATTATTTTTTTCTACTATATTTTTTTGTTGATCTATGATATTATTATGTATTGTAAAATTATTCGTTAAAAATTTTTTATTTATTACCTTATTTTGATTATTTTTAGAATTTTTTGTAATAAAATTTTCTAATGAACTCATTTATATTAAATGATTTATAATTTATTTTTACAAAGAAGCAAATTAAATTTTTAACTAATTATTTTTATTTTATTTTTTTCTATATCATTCTGAATTTTTTTATAATTATTTTTTACTTTTTCTCTATTATTATATAATAAATCTTTTACTTTAGGATCTACTAAATCATTAAAACCATCATAATCATAATATTTATCAATATATTTTGTTATTTTGTCAACTACATTTTTATAATTTTTATTCTTTTTAGCTTCTTCTATTTCATCCTGATAAATCATAAAAATATCTTGAACTTTAGATATTATATTATTATAAACAGTATTATCTCCTAAAGTCCAATTATCTTCATTCCAATACATATATTTATCTCTATTCCTATCTGTAATATATACATTTTGGTATTCTGGTAAATTATCATTAAAATGAATTAATTTGATTATTTCTACAAATATAAGATACCCTGACACCTTTATATCACTGCATGATTTTATTATTGATTCAAAATTTATTTTTTTCAAATCTTCTTTACCAAATTTAACTAATTTACTTTGGGGAATTATTAAATTATTCGTAATATTATTATTTATAGTATTATTTATATTTTTTGTTACTATTTTATTTTTTTCATTATCATATTTATTTTCAAGATTATCGATATGTTTTTTTAATTTTTCATTCTCATTTTTTAAATTATTATTGTCATTTTTTAAATCTTCAAAATTATTTAATATTTTATTCATTTTTCCTTCATATTCTAATAATTTATTAAATATTTCATCTTTCTTTTCATCATCTAATTTTTTAACTTTACATCTATTATCCATATGTCTTTTTAAGGTATATGTATTCACAAATTCTTTATAACAATAATTACAAGTATTATTCGATTTTTCATTATAAATATTGATTTTGTCTACATTTATCTTTTTCATAATATTTTTCTGCATTTTTTTTAATTTTGGTGAATTTTGGTTAATTTTGGTTAATTTCGGTGAAGGGTCGGTGCATTTTGGTGCATTTTGGTTAATTTCTGCAAATTCTGCAATTTTTTCTGCAGAATTTATTCGACATGATTTCTTTTTATTTTCCGTATGATCAATAAAGCTAGATTTTCTATTAAATTCTCTAAAACATATTAAACATTTGTATACTACCATTTTATTAAATTAACATCATAAAAAATTTAAATTATTTTATATAAAAATTCTGCAAATTCTGCAAATTCTGCAAATTCTGCAAATTCTGCAATTTTTTTTGGTTAAAATTCTGCAAATTCTGCAAATTTTTCTGCATTTTTTTAGCTATTTTCTTCTGCTTATTTACTTTTAATTTTAAAAATATAGATATTTTTCAATTTGAGAGAGAGAGTTTGAGGGAAAATAAAATATTAAAAATTTTAAAAAATATTTTTTTTAATAAAATTTAAGAAAAAATATTTTTTTTTCTTTTTTTAAGATGATAAAAATATACAATTCGTATATTCATAGATGATAACAAGACGCATTATTTAAAAAATTAGTTATTTTATCATCTCGTTAGATGTATAACAAATATTTTTAAATAATATTTAAGATGTGATTAGATCTATTTATAAAAGTAAATTATTTTTATCATCTCGTTAGATGTATAACAAATATTTTTAAATAAAATTTAAGACGTGATTAGATGTGTTTTGAATAAATAAAATATTTTTATCATCTCGAGATGTATTACAAATATTTTTAAATAATATTTAGGACTTTATTAGATGTGTTTTGAATAAATAAAATATTTTTTATCATCTTGAGATGTAAAAATAAATATTTTTAATTAAGTTTAAGACGTTATAAGATGTAAAATAAATGTTCTTTATAGATTATTTATTATAAATAAAAATATTATTTTTAACTAATTTCATTAGAATAACCTAATTCCCAAATATTTAGTTTTTCGGTTCTTCCAAATCGTTGAGCTCTTCCAATTAATTGTTTTTTAACTTCAGAATCAATTTTATGAATAAAAATAAAATCTGTAGCGTATTCAATATTAAGACCTACTCCAAAATAAGAATCATCTATTAATAAAATTTTAATATTTGGATTTGTTTTAAATTCTTTGATGATTGAATCAATTTGTTTAATATTACCACCATTTAATTCAGAAAATTGAAATTTCATTTGATAGGATAAATTTTTTAAATAATTATTTAAACCTCTAAATTTTGTGTAAATTAACACTTTATTACCAGTTAAATCAATAATTTTATCTAAAATTATAAATTTATTTAATTTATTTTTTAAACTTTCTTTGATCATTTTTGGTGTGATTTGTAATTGTTCTACTTTATATGTATCCTTTAAATGTGGATTTTTACAGCCAATACATTTATATTTATCTTCTATTTTATCCCAACAATATTTACAAATAACATCATTACATTCTGATCTATAAATATCAATAAATCCTTCTTCTTTTATGACTTGGTCCCAGCATTCAATACAAACTTTATTTTGTTCAGATAATAATTTTATTTGCATATAAATATTTAAGTATTTATTTCTTTTAACTTCAACATTATTTTTTGTTTCAACAATCCTATTATATTCTTGTCTATTAGGAAATTTTAATTTCCTTTCAAGATCTTTTAAAATATCTTCTTGTTCATTAACAACCGTTCTTGAATAGTTGTACATTTGTCTAACAATTTCTTTTGTATTTTTAACAGCAAAACCATCACATTCACTCCGAATATCTGTATAATCATGAGCATTAATTGCACAAAGTTGATTTTTATCAAGAATTTCAACAAGTATATTATCAAGATAAAAATCTCTACATTTAAATAATTCATTATTTGGTTTTGGTAATTTAATGTTTGAATCAATAAAACTATTTTTACAATAACATTCATTTTTTAAAAGTTCAGGTAAATATAATTCATATATACCAATTTTGGCTTTTAAAGTTTGTGGATCAAAAACCCGCTGTATTGATGCACTTATAAACCATGTAAATTTAGAATTAATAGCATCAACTAATAAATTCTTCATTGTATCTGCTTCATCAAAAAAAACTCTTCTAACTTTACTACCAATATTATTAACTGTTGATGCAAAAACTCCATAATTTAATGGTGTTGTTATTATAATGTCATATTTATATAACATTTCATTATCTGTAAATAATCCTGAAATTTCATTATATTCAAGTAAACATTTATAAGTGAGTAATTTTCCTAAAAAAGAATTAATTGCATCAACCCATTGAGTATAAATATTATGAGGAACAACAATTATATTTACTCCTTGAGATTTAAATAATGTTTTAGCATAATAAATTAAAGCCAAGACTATAAAAGTTTTACCAGAACCTGGTTTATCACTAAATACTCCAAATGGTAAAGTTGTACCAGCAAATTTTTCATCTATTTCTAAGGATCTGTATAATAAGGCTTCTTGATGTGGTTTTAATTTTAATTTAAACGGATTTTCAGGATTAGATAATCTTTTAGATTTATCATCTAAACCTTTAGTTCTAATTTTATCATATTTTGTTATAGATTGTAAATCTTGTGTTTTTTCAGAATTTAAAATTGTTTGATTATAGTTATTTAAATAATTATTTTGATATGATTGCATTAAAACTTTTATTATAAATATATATTTTCAAATAGTTAAATTTAATTTATTACATTTTAAATTTCAATCAAACTAATCTTAAATTTTTTTATACTAAGATTATATATAAATGATTTATAAACGAACTTTAATAATGATATTGACAATAATATATTTAATAATTTATTATTATTTTACATTTATTGTTGAATATAGTAATAAAAATTATCAAAATAGTTATGAATTAGAATATACTAAAAATTTATTAAATCAAGAAGAAAATTTATTTATTAAAGATATTCAAAATAATAAAAATTTTATTAATATAGAAAATGAATCTGATTCAAAAATACTAGATTTATTATCAAATACAACTTTAAAAAATACAACTTTACCAGAAATGCTAAATACTAAAATAAATTCAGATGGTTCTGATATAGTAACTTATAAATATAAACCTTCAAATAATTTAATAGAGGTATTTGATAATACAGATAAAATTAAACCCTTATATCCAGAAATTAAAACTCCTAGATATATTTGGGTTTATTGGGAAAATATTAATAGATCAAAATATCCTACACATATAAAATTATGTTTAGATACAATGAAAAAACATTTAGATGCAAAATATAAATTAAAAATACTAAATGAAAAAACAATTAAAGAATACTTGCCAAATATTAGAAATGACTTTGATAATTTAATGGTAGCACAAAAAGTAGACTATTATCGCATAGCATTATTATATAAATATGGAGGTATATGGTTAGATGCAGATATTATTATTATGAAAGATTTAGAACCTATATTTAAAAAGTTAGATCAAGGTTATGATTATGTTGGTTTTGGTTGTACAGGTGCTCAGTGTTCTTATGGTAAATTTAGACCATCTAATTGGGTATTAGGTGCAAGACCTCAAAGTGTACTAATGGAGTTAATTTTAAATAAATTAGATGAAAAATTAAATTCTCGTGATAAAAATCAAGATCAAGGAGATGATTCCTATCATGATTATGGTAAAATGGTATTATGGGAAGCATTAGATGATTTAAAATCAAAATCATATGATTATTATCATTTTTCATCAGAATATGATGGAACAAGAGATACAAATAAAAATTGGGTTCATACACCTAATTTTTTTCTTACTGATCCAACTAAATTACTGGATGAATCTAAAGTATTATTTATTGTATTATACAATTCCGAAATTTCCAATAATAGTCTTTTACATTGGATAAGAGATTGTGATGATTCTAAATTATTATATTCAAATATTTGGTTAGGACATTTATATAGAAAAGCGTTAGGTTTAATATAAAAAATTTTTTTATATAGTTATTATAAGTAGTTAATTTTTGGAATAATTTTTATTATTCTATTGTTGATAATTTGTTAAAAATTTTATTAACAAATTATAATTTATTTATTAATATTATAATTATAAAATTATATGGAAAATAATATAGAACCAAAAGAAGTAATTAATTACAATATATATTTAAATATAATATATAAGAATTTAAATTATAATGGATTAGTTGAGATTTTATTTATAACTAAATTAGCAAGTGATTATATTGAAGTAGATGCATATGATATAGAGATAAATAAAGTATTTATTAATAATGTAATAGTAGATTATTTTATTAATAAATCTACACATAAATTAAAAATATATAATAGATTTGGCATAAATTCAAAATATAAAATTCAAATATTATTTTCAAATAATTTTTCTTCAAATCAAGAAGGTTTTATGGAATATAAATATAAGGGTATTGAATATTTTTATACAGATCCTCAACCAGATGAAATTGTTAAAATTATTCCTTGTTTTGAAAATCCTAAATATAAAGCAACAATGAATTTGATAGTTAGATTAGATAAAGAAGTAGATTGTTTATCAAATACATATCCTAAATTAATAAAAGTTTATGATAATAATAAGATTATAACATTTAATGAGATACCCAAAATGTCTACTTATTTAATATCGTTAGCAGTTGGTAAATTTATTAAATATTTTGATAAACCATTTATATCGTTAAAAAATAAAGAACATAACATATATTCAATTATTAAAAAAAGTGATGAATTTATTAGTATTTTTAAAAAATACATTATTACTTGTATGAATTACTATGAAGAATATTTTGAAAGAGAATATCCACTTGATAAATTAGATATTGTTTTATTACCAAGTTTAATACCTGGTGGTATTGAAAATATTGGTTTAATATTTATGAAAGATTTATATTTTAATTGTAATATTAGTACATTATCAATATTATGTAGAATACTTTATCATGAAATAGTTCATCAATGGATTGGTAATTTAGTAACATTATCAAGTTGGAATTATGTTTGGTTAAATGAATCATTGACTAATTGGATAACTTGGAAAGGCTTATTTAAAACACAAAATTATGAATTATATCAATATAATTATTTGAAAACTGAATATTTTAATGCTCAATATTATGATAGTATGTTAAATACAAGTATAATTTATATTAAAGACAAAAAAGTAAAATCTGAAAACATTTTTACACATTTAATTTATAACAAAGGAAGTTTAATATTTAAATATGTTAATAGTTTGATGGAAGATGCCGAATTCAGAAAGTTAATTGTAAATTATATAAATAAACATGAATTTGGATCAGTTAACCCAGAAGATTTAATAGAAGAATTTAAAAAATATGAACAAAAATTACCTTTATCACAAATTTTAATTGAACAATTAAGCTCATACGGCTTTCCATTTATTGATGTAACTTGTATAAAACAAGATAAAATATCAGAAATATTAATAAAAAAATCAAGATTTATAAATAGTTCAGATATATCAAGATCTTATAATATACCCATATATATAAAAATAGTTTATATAAATAATTCAAATAATAAAATAACTGAATTACTTAAAATTAAAAGTGAAACTTTAAAAATAAAAATTAATTCAAATTCTTTTTATTTAAATCCATGTAATGATTTATTATGTGTGATTAGATATAATAATTATGATCCTATTAAAGAAATGAATGAATTTGAAATTATAAAATATTTAAATGATCTTTATATTTTAATGTTAGGAAACTATATAACTTTTATAGAATATTATAATAAAATTGTGCAATACATAAAATATTTTATATTGATACAAAATTCATACTTAATATTAAAAGAAATTATAATTCAAATATTAAAATTATTAGAAATATTTTATTATAATAACAAATATAACTATATTAAAGAGAAATTTGAATTTATAATACCAATTCTTGATGACAAAATAAAATTATATATTATGAATGATTATAATTATAAAGAAGAGTTTTTAAATAATATATTTATACTAATAACAATATATTATCCTATCCCAAAATACATAAAATTATTAAAAAAATTATTTGAAAAAAATAATAAGATTATTACTAGTAGTTACATAAACATAATATATAATTATCCAGATGAATATTTCAAAGTATTAAATTTATTTAATAATTATGAAATAGATCCAATTAACATTGTAAATACTTTTGAATTTATAAATTATGAACAATATAAATATTTTAAAAATAATTATATTAAGCAAATGGATAAAACAATATTAAGAAATGTTTATGATAAATTATCTAAAAATAAAATATTACAACCAGAAATAGTTAAATATCTTTTATCAGAAGATTTTTATTTATTTATCAATAATAAAAAAAACTATTTTGAAATTTTATTTAGAGTTACAGCAAATATTTTTGATTCAAAATTATTAAATGAAATAGATTACGATTTAAATCATAAATATTTAAATTCTGATTTATTAATATGGAAAGATATAATTGATATAATAAATTATAATAAATTTATTAACAACTGGATAAAAAATTTGTATAAAAATTAAGTATTTTCATCTAATACTTTTTTAGATTGTTCATCTCTTTCAATCATTACTAATTCAATAACTTTATTAATATTTTCAAGTATATCTTCTAAACAATGAATACCGTTATATTCTTTAATAATATTTCCATCAAAACAAAATTTAAAATGAGGGATTGAACTTATTTTAAAATCATAATATTTGGTTGAACTTACAATATCATCATGATCATCAACATCTAATTCAATAAATTGTATAAAATCATTATATTTTTGAGATCCAATTTTTAATTGTTCATAATTATGTTTAAATTGTTCATTTTGACATGGTCCACACCATGATGCACTAAACTTAATAATAACACACTTTGTATTTTTAATTAATATTGCCATATCTTTAGGATCTAAAATTTTATTCATTTTTATTATAATTTTATAATTAATTTTATCTATAAATAATTTTTATTTATTTTTATACAAGAATAAGACTAATAATACAAATAAAATAATACTAATTAAGGTATTTAATTGTTCTTTACTTTTAGATTTATTAGATTCAAAGTTTTCAATTCCATTTAATTCTCTTGTATTATATGCATCTTTAACACAAGGATTACCTCCAGCAGCTCCAAATCCACACATATATGGTTGTGTAAATATTAAAGGGTTAATTTGATCACAAGTGCCATCAGAAACTCCCAATACACCCATATTACTGTTTACACCATATAACATTAAATTTTTAACGGGATCGTAAACAGTATTTTGATCAGAAGCATATTTATCTACTTTAGCACAATTAAAATGTTTAGATTGTCTACAATCCATTTTTTCATTTAAACGTTGTTCTCTTATTTTTGCATTTTCTTGTAAATAATCTGTATTCATATTATATTTAAATTATAATATATCTCTATATAAAAAAAACGATTTCTAGAAAAAAATATTATTTATATTTAACAAAAAATATTATATCAATAACTAAATTTTTTGTATTAATAATTTCTACAGTTTTAATATGAGCTCTATATAAACTAGAACCAATTTGTTTTTTAAATTTTTGTATTTTTTTAAAATTTTTAAGACAAGAATTTAAAAATTTATCTTTATTATCTAATTCCTTTTCTATAACTTTATTTTCAGTATTTGATATTTCTAACCAATGACTATTTTCTGTTGTATTTATATATGCTTTAGGATCATTATAATTTCTATATAAATAACCTACTGTACATTTAGATTCACTTGATACATTAAATTTACTTAAATTTAATTTTAGTTTATCTATATTTAATTTATATATATTTTGTTCAATATTATAACCTCTTGTTGATTCTAAATAAATTTCTTTTTCTATTTTATTTAATAAAATTTTTACTAAATCTTTTTTTTTATAATTATGAATATCTATTTCTTTACTTTTTTCTTTTTTATTATCTAATTTATTTTTTATAACTTTATCATAAAATTTTTCTAATTTATTAAATTGCTTTTCTTTTGAATCAATATCTAATCTTTTTTTTTTATCTTTACTAAAAAATTGTTTAAATTCTTCATCAACGGATTCTATTTCTTTAATATTTTCAAATACAAGATTTTGTGAATTTTCACTATGATTTGATATAGTATCAACTAGACTAACAGATTCTTCATTAACATTTTGTTTAAATTTAGATTTTAATTCAGTATTAATTTCATTATTATTATTTTCTATTTTAGTAATATTTTGTAAATACATATTTTTAAGAATTAAAATATCTTTATTTAATCCAGATGAATTTGTATAATTGTCAGAATTTGAAATATTATTATTAAAATTATTTTTTTCAAAAGTATTTTTATTATCTTCGCTAATATTTATAGATTTATGCTGATTAATTTTATGTTTATCCAATTTATATTTTTTTGGATTTTTGGATTTTAAAATTTTTTTTAATTCAACAAAAACTTCTTGCTCAGAACTAATTTCATCAAGTTTACATGAATTTTTATTATCTAATTCAATATTTTTATAATTATTATCGTCATCTTTTATCTTATTAAAAAAATCATTATATACAGGTTTAATTTCTAAATTCATTTATTAAATATATATTTATTTATATAAAAATTATTTCATAAATAAACTTTTTCACTTAATTAAAAAAATATTAATTTGTACAAATTATTATCCTAATTTAAAAAATACAGAACCAACTCTATTTCCTTGAACTATAACATTTCCAGGAACTATAACATTGTGTCTAGGAACTATAACATTGTGTCCAGGAATTAAAAAATGTGGTTCTATATATGGACTAGGTAAAATAAATTCTTTATTTACTTGAACTGATGTATTTTTCACTTTTTTAATTCTAATTGTAACTGGTATATCAAGTTTTTTAAGTGCAGATATATATTCTAGATAAGATTCTGAATTATTTACAGGAAATTCATCACCAGTTCTACTATTAATAATAGTGGTAATAACATGACCTACTTTAAGTCCATTTGCTTCAGCTTCTGAACCAGGTTCTATTCTTAATATTTCAATATCTCGTTTCACAACAATACCAAATACTTTATTTAAGAAGGTTCTATCGTAAGTATCATCTTCGTCATTGTTGGTATTAACAATATGATTAATAATATTTTGGTTGTGTGAAATTGTCAAGGTAGTAAATTCACTATTTTTTTTGGCGTTATTCCATTGATCCAAATTTGTTAAATTAACACCATTAATTTTTTTAACTTCGTCACCAATTTTAAGACCTAATAGTTCGGCTTGAGAATTTTCAACAACTTTTATTACTTTAAATTTATTATCTACTTGAGAACCCCATAATTGACTATTATCAAAACATAATTCTTGATAATTATTATTTATAGGACTATTAATACCTAAAATAGGAATACTTGAATTTTGATTAAAAATTTGTTTAGCTTTAACTTTGTTATTTCCCTTATCTGTATCACGAATATCATCTTTTACCGAAGATTGTAAAAATCTTACTCTTCTTTCTTCTGTAACTACGTCATTTAAATCATCAGTAGCATGACGAATTTTACCATTTACAACTTTAAAATCTGATGAAGAACCACGACCACCACCTGCGAACATTTTTTAAAATTACCTCTTAATTTAATTAAACACACAATAAACTTTTTTTTTAGTGGAATATAGTATAAATACTATTAAACCTAATTTCAATATGATAGAACTTATCAATATGTTAAAAATTTCAATTTTTTTTAGTTAAATATACAATTAAATTATATGATATATATTTTATAGTAATGATAGAAGATTTTGTTTTATCAATACATAATATTATAAAGATATTAGATATTAATATAAAAAATTCACTGTTTATATCAAATGACATAACTATGGAATTATATATAAATTCAAAGATTTCTAGTAAAACTCTTGAAATTTATCATAAATTAAGGTTTAAGGATATATATTATATAATCAATAATCTTAAAAAAAAATTTGAATTAATAGAATTAGATAGTAAGAATAAATTATACTTGATTAAAAAAAACAATGTTATTTCATACAAATTAGATTTGGTTAATAATATATATGTAATAAAGTTTATATATGCAGATATTAAATATTCTAATAATCATTTATCCAACATATATTTAAATTTATATGATAATTGTTTTGTTAATATAAATTCAAATGAAGAAATAGAACAAATAAATTTAAAGTATTTAGATTATTTTGAGTTAATTACCGAAAGTATAATAGAAAGTGTTATAAATGATTTTGTAAATTTAATAGACTTGATAAAATTATATTTTAAATATGAAAATAAATATTTCAAGTCTATTATAGAATACTTTATTAATAAAATTAATGAAGATAAAAAATTTAAAAAAAATATTAAAAGTACATATAAAGCAAATGATAATTTTGCTATAGTTTTTGAAATAATATATAAAATTCATAATAATTCAAATTTAAAAAAGTGGATAAAATTTATAAACAAGTATAAATTTTTTAATAAATTAATAAATGAAATTGATGATTTTAATACATATGGAAATGTAATAGATTCAATGGATAAATATATTATATTTTTATTAATAAATAAATTAAAAATGATAAATAGTTCATATATAAATTATATAAATAACCTTGATATATTAAATAAAAGAAGTTTAATCGATTCGTCTGATTCATTTGATTTAGATGATAATTTAAATAATGAAGTTAAATTAGATAATTCAATAGAATTATTAAATACAAATGAAGTATGTTATAATAATATTTTTAATGATTTTTTTGAAATACCTGAAATCAATACATCTTCTAATAACTTGGATACTTTTAAACCATCAATTTCATCATTTGATAAATTGTTTATAAACAAATTAGTGGAATATAGAAAAATTAAAAATATAGATATATTAGATAAATATCCAAAAATAAAAATAGATGATATTATTTATTTAAAAGTATGTATGCATATATTATCAATAATGTTTTTTACAGATAGTAATATAAATTATAACATAGAATATCTTAAATTAGGATATATTTATAAAACATATTGTTATATGGATAAAAGAATTATAGTAAGAATATTTAATTTATATAGTAGTATAAAAAAAAGTTTAGAAATTGAAGATAAATTTTCATTAAATTACTTTTTTAATTTATTTGATAATAAAAAAATAAAAGAATATGAATCAAATAAATTATTAAATTTACCAGAAGTAAAAAAAAATTTTGAATTTGAAAAAGATGTGATAGATATCATAGATTATCAGGATACATTTGGTTTATTATATGAATATATAATAGAAAATGAATTAAATCTTGATGAATATAGTATAAAAGATTTGGATGATTTATTTGAATCACAAATATCAAATGTAAGATTCAATAAATTAGTAGGAATAAATGATTAATTACAATTATTATGATCATCTCTTAAAATATTACGTTCATTAATACATGATTCTAAGACTTGATTAGGAGTACCTAATTTTTTCATATATTCATTTAATGCATTTGTATCTTTAGGAAAACATAATCCACCATAACTAATTTGACCATCAGGTCCTGGAATACTTGTATGCATAGAATTGATCCAATTATTTTCCAACATCATATTTTTAATTTTATTAAAATCACAAGAATTTTTTTCACATAATAGATATAGTTCTGTAAAGAATTGTACTTTTACTGCATAAAAACAATTACAAAAAATTTTCATACATTCAGATTCTAAAGATAAACAATCATTAATTTTAGCTTCAGGAAAATATTGATTATAAAAAAACTTAACTTTTTCTAATTTATCATCGGAACATCTTAATCCTTTTCCCAATACAATATGTTTTTGATTATTAAAATCATCAAAAGCAGTTCTTGTTGTTAAAAATTCTGGATTATGTATAAATTCTAAATTAGAGAATGTATTTTCTAATTGATAGATAGTATTAGGTATAATTGTTGATTTTATAATAATAACACCATTATAATTATTTTTTGATAAAAAATCACAACATTCGTTAATTGAATTTAATTCATATGATGATGTAATATTATTAAATGGAGTAGGTAAAGCTAGAAAAACTATTTCACAATTTAGTGAATCATTAATATCACCAATACCTCCATTTTTATATTTATCATAACAAAAAAGATCAATATTTTTAGTTAGTCCTTTTGAAATAAAACTATCAAACATAGCACTACCAACAAATCCTAGACCTATTATACAAATCTTCATTTATAAATATAAAAACGTTCTATAATAAATTTAATTAGATTATACGAATATTTTTTTTTATTAAATAAATTAAATTAAATAGTTTAATAAATGGAAAATCTTAATATAAAAACTATAGGTTTAAATAAAATAATTGATATTAATAAAAATTTTATTTTTAAAGTAAATAATAATTTTAAATCTAATAATGATTCAATAAAAAATAAAATTATATTAAATTCTTATAAACCAGTAATGATTCAATTTAAAATCAATACAAAATTAATAAATGAAATAACAGTTGAATATGAAGAAAAAAAATATTTATTAGAAAATATACCAATAGAAGGTATTTTAATTAATACTTATTTAGATTTAGATAATAATTTTGAAATTTATTTAGATAATATAGACGATTGTTCAAGAATAAATTTATTTGATTTTGAAATATTAAATTATAATAAATTCAAAAAAATTAGTTGGGAAAAAATTTTTATTATAAATTTAAAAAGAAGAGTTGATAGAAAAATAGAAATTATAAATAAATTAAATAAATATTGTCTAAATAATTATGAATTTATTGATGCAATAGATGGTAAAGAAAAAAATATATTAAATGAATATGATAAATTAAAAAATGATACTAATATTGTAAATAGTGGTCATTATGGCTGTTTATTATCACATATCAAAGCAATAACTAGAGCAAAAAATGAAAATTTAAAATCAGTATTAATAATAGAAGATGATGTAATTTTTTCAGATGATTTTTATTCAAAAATAAATTCTACATTAGTTCCAAAATATGATTTATTATATTTGGGTGGAATAATAGATGAGATAAAATTTTTTACATTAGGATGGGGTAAATCCACAGAAATTATGGGAGCATACGCATATATTATAAAAAAAAATATGTATGATATAGTTTTAAACTATTTAAACAAAAAAATTTATTGTGTCGATATAGCGTATATAGAATATTTACAGAGTAGATACAATATTTTTATATTAGATGATTTAATAAAGACTAATTTAGATAGCTCAGATACTTCTGAAAAAAATAAAATACTTGTTAAAATGCTTAAAAGAACGTGGATAAAACCAAAATTAATAGATTAAGTAAAAAATGTTATATAAAGATATAAATTAATATATATTAAAAATGGATGAAAATTTTTATAGAATTGTTTATGAATTAGATAAATCAGAAGATATAAATAAACATTGGTTATTTATAGGAAAAAAAAAAGGATATTTTAGAAATATTAATGAGTTTAATGAAAAATTTAATAATTTTAAGTGTAATAAAACTGATAAAAATACTAAATTAAAGATAATAAAAAAATTTATAAATAATTATTCATATAAATTAAAATATCAGCCATACTATGATAAAATATTTTTTGATTATATAAAAAGTATGGATTTAGAATCAATTTTAAAAAGTTATAATTTGAATTTAAATAGTAAAATAATATATATTGATTATGATAGCGATAATCCAAAATTTAAAAATGCATTAAATGATATAAAGGATATTTTATTATCAATAAATACAATTTCAAGTGATTCATCAAAATCAATTACTATGTATTATGAAATAAAACAAATATTAGATAAAGATAATTTATCAGATTGTAAATACTTTATTAATTTAAAAGATAATATTAATCAAAAATATTTAAAAAAATTTTATGAAAATAATATTCCTGTATTTTCTTTAGGAAAACCAAAATCTAATTTAAATAATTTTATAATATATTTTGATACATCAAATGAATTAGAAGAAATACTTAAAATTTATGAATTAGGAAAGACTTTTGATATAATAATTCCATGTTATAATACTGAATTATATATAAATAATACAATAAAATCTATTTTTTCTCAAACATATAAAAATTTTTCATTATATCTAATAAATGATAATTCATCAGATAATACTTTAGAAATACTTAATGAATATAAATTGCATCCAAAAGTTACAATAGTATCAAATCCTGAAAATATTGGTAAATATAATTCAATTAATATGATATCAAAATATTTGAAATCAGACTATTTTTTAATAGTAGATTCAGATGATTTTTTAGTTAAAAATAGACTTGTTTATGATTTAATAGGATTTTATAAAAATAATTCTTGTTTAATAAATCAAACAAAATATTACAGGTATAATGAATTAGATAATCGCTTAATATTAGAACCAAATTATGGTGAAAACATTGTAACTTTTAAAAATGAAATATTTGATTTAATTGGTAAATTTTTTCCTACTAGATTTGGTGGTGACACTGAATATATTGAAAGAATATTAAAATTTTATGGAGAATCATATATAAATCAAATTGATAAAATTAGTTATATTTCAATAATTAGAAAAGATGAATCAAATTTAACTAAAAGTATATCAATTACTAATAGAATAAAATTTGTTAGAAAATATAAAAAATTACATGAGTTAAATAATATTAATTTTTTTCTTAAATTAATTAAATAATTTGTATGGATAATTGTTTATTTACAAGCTTTTATAAAAATTGTTATAAAGATATTGAAAATTTATCTGATAAAGAAGTTAAAAGACATTGGAATAAAATTGGTATTAAAGAAGGAAGATTACCTAATAAAATAATTTTTGATCAAAAATTTCCTAATTTTGATTATAAATCATGGATAAAAATAAATAATAAATATAAATTTTCTAATAAATATGAAATATATGGTTGGGTATTTCTTAATAATAAAGAGATGTATAAAAAATATCTTGTTTCAAATGGATATATTTTAAAAGAAAATTCATCTGATAATTTTAATAAAATAGAAAGTAATTTAGTTTCTAATGATATGTCTGAAATTAATAAGGATTTAAGTAATTTAATAATTACAAATAATATAAAAAAGATTTGGATATCAAATGCACTTAAACATTTTGAAGAAAGGATATTAAAAAAATATAATTTAGAACTTTATGATAAAATTAATGATATAAAATCTTCAACATTATTTTTTGGATTATATGATAAATATGATTTTGAAAGAATCGTGAAACATTATGGAAAGAAATTTTTGATGTGGGGAGGAACAGATTGTGATGATAGATATAAAATAAGAAAAAATTCTATATTTGTTATTAAAAAAGTATCTAATTTAATACATATAGCAATATCTGAATCAATTCACAATAGATTAAATAAATACTCTATTGAAAATCAACTTGTTAATTTTAATTTGGTTGATAAAAATTTATTTAAACCAGTAGATAATACTGGAGATTGTATATACATATATAATGGCTTTACTAAGGGTAATGAATATATATATGGCGAGAGTATATATAAGCAAGTAGTTGAAAAACTTAAATTTGAAATTATATATAGTAATGAATTAAATGTATCTTGGGAAATTATGCCATCAATTTATTCAAAATGTTTTATTGGATTAAGATTAACAGAACAAGATGGAAATGCAAATACAGTTCAAGAATTTAATTCAATGAATATTCCAATTATTTTTAATGGGCCTGGTGGTATTAAATGGGAAAATACTGAAGATATAATTAAAAATATTAAAAAAATTTATTATAATAAACATAAGAAAAATTTTGATATAACTGAAATAAATAACATTATGAATGAACCATTTAAATATGATTTTAGTTTAACAAATCACTATAATACTAATTTAGAATTAGTATATAAAAATATTGATTCTTTTATAAATTTAATTAAAAATTTTACAAACATTCTTTTTATATGTTCAGATCAACCAGGATATGGTGGAGCAGCAACAAATTGTTCAAAAATAGAAAATTTTATATCAAGTTATGGTCATAATTCTTTTAGTATATATTATTCATTTGATGAAAGTTTAAATGAATGTATTAATGAAAATAACATGATATTTACAACTAGATCTAAATTATATAATGAATTAAATAATTTATCATATCAGCCAGATTTAATAATATTAAAAAGTTTTGTAGATTTTGATTTAAAAGAAATATTTATTTGTCCCGTATTTTATTTAATACCAGGTATATATACAAATGAATTAAATATTAATTATAAAAATTTAAATACCAAAAATAAAAATGATGAATATATAAATGCTAGTGTATTAAAACAAATAAATTTAGCAGATTATTCTTTTTCAAATAGTTATCATACTCATAAAATATTAAATGATATTTATAATATTAATACATTATTATTTTATTCAACATTTGTTTCTTTTTATAATAAAAAAATAAATATTGATGATGAATTTGAAAATAGAAAATATAATTTTGCATTAATAATTTCAAATTTCAATAGAGAAATAAAAAATGCAGTAAAGTCATTAGAATATCTTGAAAATAAATTAAATGTATTATTAATTGGAGAAAATATACCTAATAAATATAAAAATTTTAGTAATTTTAAATGTATAGAAAAAGTTAAAAATGAAGAGATTATTAATTATTTATCAAATTGTAAATATATAATTCAAGATAGTTTTTATGAATCATGCAGTAATGTTATTATAGAAGCTTTATTTTCAGGATGTATACCAATTAGCTCACATACTGAAAAATATAATGAATTGATAAAATATGGTACACCTAATAATTATAATTTATCGATTGATTATATAGAAAAAGTAAAAAATATTTATGATAAAGATAAAATTAATTTTAAAAATACAATATTTTACTATATAGATATTATAGAAAATAATGATTTTATTGATGATAAAATGATTAAATATATTGAAAAATTAAATTCAAATATAATAATAATATATTCTCAAACAAAAATTTATATTGATCCTGAAATATTTAGTTCTAAAATAATATTAATATTAGAAGAATTTTTAAATAATAATACATATAATTATTTAATAAAACAAATATTTTGTAATAAAGAATATGCTTTAGTTACTAATTATAAATTACCATATATTTTAAATAAATATATAGGATTAGAAAAATTTGTATATTTAGGTTTAGAAAATATACTAATAAAGAATTTTGAAAAAGTTATATATCAAAATTATATTTGTAAAGAATTTGATTCAAATATACAAATATTATTTAAAACAGAAGAATTTTTTAACATAGATACTATTGATAAATATTTAGAATATATAATTAATAATAAATTATTAGATAAAATAATGTTGGTTAATTAATTATTGAATAATTTTATCAATTATATCATCTAATAAATTAATATTTTTATGATAATTTCTGATTATATGAAAATCAGAATATGTTAATATTTTATCAAGAAATTCTTGTTTATTTTTTATTATATTTTCTAAAGACTTTGCACTTTTTCCATTTAATCTATTATATCCTATTAAATTATCTTCAAGAATAACAAGATATTCTGGATGTTTTGTTATATAATTATATAATAATTCTTGATCTGTATACCAACCAGGACAATTTTTTATACCAGTATATTCGTGATTATAATTAGTAATAAGAATATTATTAATATCATCTAAAGAATTTATTTTAAAAATATTTTTCCATATATTTGTATTTGCAAGATTGTAACAAATTGCTAGCATTTTTTGTTTTATATATCTATTAGTATAGGTGATAAACTTATTATCTGAAATATCGTTTATTGAATTAATAAAATAATTATGTGAAATAGGTATAATATCTACATCAGTAATTAATATATTTTTATCAGGGATTAAACAAGGATATAATATTCTAATTACCTGTGCAATATAACAAGTATTAATATTTGGAATTGGTTTAAATAAAATAATAAAATCTTTGTACGGTTTTAAAATATCTGGAATTAAATTAATATTATCATCAAATATAAAAATCATATATAAATCTAAATTAAATCTTTTTTTCCATACTTTAAATGCATATGGGAATAAATTATAATAATATGAATTATTATTACATGCAGTCAATACAAAATTAATTTTCATATTTTAAATTAAATTTATATTTTAAGTAATTTAAATAAACAATTTTATGAGGTTTAATAGAATAAAATTTTTATATATCATAATACAAGAATATGAATGTATTAATATTATCAACTCAATATAATAGATATGGTGGAGCTGCAACATGTGCTTATGAAACACATAAATATTTAATAAATAGATCAATAAAATCGGCAATAATATTTTTTGATAATTATATTATAAAAAATCCTGAAAAACTTAATATAGATAATTTACCAAATGTTTATTCTGCAGAATTATTAAATGATTATTTAGACGTTAATTTAAATATATCTTGTTATAATGAACTTATTGATAATATAAATGATATATTATCTAATAATTTTATAATAATTGGATTTAATTATCTAGCTCCAGTAATAGGAAAAAAGTTATTTATTAATAAAACTTTATATTATATGATAACAGGCACATGTTATATTTCGGATAGAAATATAAGATGTGCTCAGGATTTAATTAATAATGAGTTTACAGAAGAATATAATATTAATGAAGAAAATGCAATAAAATATTCTGATTTTATAATACCAAATTCACATTTAATGAAAAACTTATTAACAAATATATATAATATACATACAAATGAAATATATGATTTGCATGAAATTTATAATTATGAATTAAAAAAAGATATTACTAATTATTTAGAATTAGATTATATTAAAAAATGGGACATTATATTTATTTGTTCTAATTTTACCAGAAAAGTAAAAAATATTGATTTGGTAAAAAAAATTTATGAATCAGAAGAATTAAAAGATTTGAAAAAAATAGTAATAGGTAAAAATTCAAAAGATTTTTTTAATGAATCTTTAAAAAATTTAACGATAATCGATTTTATTAACCAAGAAGAAATTTATAAATATTTAAAAAAATCAAAAATTGTAATAATACCTTCTTATATTGAAAGTTATAGTATCACAGGAATCGAAGCATGGGAAAATAGCTGTATTCCTTTAACATCTATTAATGTTGGATGTAATAAATTTATAAATAAATTTTATATAATTGATTCTTATGAACCATTAAAATGGATAGAAAAAATTAAAATTATTTCAAAAAATTATGTATATCATCAAAACACATTTTATTTAAATTATAAAAAAGGTAATACTATTGATAAACTTATATTAAATAAAAAATCTAATAAAAAAAATGTATTATTTATTACTATAGACACTCCAGGTATAGGTGGTGCAGCAACAAATACATATAATTTAATAAAAAATTTAGAAAATTATTTTAATATTTATTCAATATTTATAACTGATGATGATATAAATTTAATTGAAAATTTAGATAATTATTTTATTATAAAAAATAATTCAGATTTAATAGAAGAATTAATTAAAAAATATGAATATTTTAATTTAAATAGTATAGAATTTCATGCAATATTTTGTAAAAATTATAAAGTTTTAATTAGTATAAAAAATATTTTTAAAAATACAAATATTATTTTTTCACCATCAGGTTTAAGACATATTACTAATTTAGTTGAAAATAATTTTATAAATAATTTAGAAATTAAACCTATTTCAAATATAAATTATACTGATATATATTCTGTTACTAATTTTTTTACAACTAATGATATTTGTTTAGATTATTTAGCAATGATTTATAGTGATATAGTTATTGCTAATAGTATTTTAACAAATAATTTAATAAAAAAACTTTATAAAAAATTTATGATAAATAAATTATTTAAACCAGTATATACAACTAATATAAATTATAAAAATATAGATCAAGAAAGTATTTCTTTAATTAAAAATTATGATATATTATTTTGTTCATATTCCTGGTCAAGACTTTGTAAAAATGTAAATTTAGTTTATGATTTAATAAATAAATTAACTAATAAAAAAATAATTGTAATTGGTAAAAGTTTTAAATTAGAATTAATAAAAAATAAATTAAATACAATAGAATATTATGAAAATTTATCCAATAATAATATGTTTGAAATTTATAAAAAATCTAAAATTTTAGTTATACCATCATTTTATGATTCAAATCCAAATGTATTGATAGAAGCAATATCTAATAATTGTGGTATTATTACATCAAATAATATAGGAAATTCTGAAAATATTAATAAAGATAATTTAGTAGAAAATCCAACTGATATTAATGAATGGATTCAAAAAATAGAAAATTTATTAAAAAAAAATAATTTTATTTATAACGGTCCAACATCAGAAGAAATAAAAAATAAATTAATAAATATTATAAATAACATAGAATATAAAAAATCGATAGTTTCAATTTATAAAATAGATCCTGAATGGGATTCAGATAATGAAAAAAAAAAATTTGTATATTTTACATATGATATTAAAACTAATGAAAAATTTGTAAAAGATATTATTAATTATGATATATATTTTGATATTACATATAAATTAGGTATAGAATTAGGATGTAATGATATAAATTATATAATAGTTGATACTGAAATCAATATTAACGAATGTTACTATGTATATAAAAATCTACCATATTTTGAAGATTATGTAAAGATATGGAAAATTAAATCAAAAAATGAATTATACTATTTTTCACAAGCAAATTATTACTTTATTAGAGGAAATTATCATTATTTTTATTCAAATTTAATAGAATCAAGTTATTCTAAGGTAATATTTTATCCAGCAACATCCTTTAAACAATCAATATCAAAAATTAATTATGATATAACATATACAAATAATCCTTATAATGTTGTATTAATACATGAAGATCCAAAGTATAAAATTTTTTATAAAAAAAATGTATGTTTAGAATTTAAAAAATTTGCACCTGATTCATTTATATATTTAGATTTAGAAAGAACATGGGATATTTGTTTTGTTGCAACTGAAAATCAATTAACTAAAAATCATCATTTATTTTTAAATTTTTTAGAGTATTTAGATAATAATTTTTATAATTTTAAAATAATATATATTGGCAATATTACAAAAATATCAAATGATGAAAATTATTGTAATAAATTTAAAAATATTAAATTAGAATCAAAAATAAATGTGAGTAAAAAAAATTTAATAAAAATTTATAATCAATGTAGAATTAACATATTATTTTCAGGCAGAGATTCTTTTCCAAGGGTAATAACTGAATCATTAGCATGTGGATGTTTTAATATAGCATTAGATACTTTAAAAGATGGAATTTCTATATATAATGGATTTTTTGGTGAATTGGTTGGAGATTTATCTACTGATATAATAAATACTAATGGATCAAATTCATATATTGCATCAAAAAATTTATGGAAAAAAATAATTAAATTAATTAAAGAAGATTATCCACATTATAAAATATCCTGTGAATTTAAAAAATTATATAATATAAATAATTTTATTAATGAATTGAAGAATATTTTATAAAAAATTATACTTTGAATATTTCTTGAAGATCATTAATCATATTTTTTGCACGAATATCCCAATTTTCGTTTTGAATTGTTATTTTACTAGCTTTTTTTCTATCAATAATAATTTGATCTAATTGTTTAATAGAATTAACATAATCATCAACATTTCCGATATTATTTATTAAAATACCATTATTTGCATTTGTAACTAGCCAAGAATTATTAACATTTGATTCTGATACTACTGGTAAACCTAACATACAGTATTCAAGTAATTTAGCATTTCCAGCTGTTGATTGAATATTATAAGGTCTTGAAGAAGAAAAATCAATACCAATATCAGCATACCAAAGATATCTATATATATCACTATGATTGAAAGGACAGTGGATAAAAACATTTTTAGATTCAGGAAATATTTTATTTTTAAGTATTTCTAAATGATTAGAATTGTTTGCGGAATATTTTTCAATTAGATTATTTTCATGATTATATATACAAAAAGATCCAGGAAATATATGTAATTCATAATCATCACCTAATTTATTAATTATATCTTTAATTAAATAAATAATTTTACCAAAATCAGTTTTAATTCTCCCAATATAAATAATTTTTTTTCTTTTTTTATTTTTTAATTCTTCAATTTTATCAGGATTTTTTTCATAATATAATGGATATAATGCTAATCCAGCAAAAAGATTATTTTTATTTGTACAATATGAATAATCTTCAAGATATGGATTTACTAAATTATCATAATCAATAATTTTATTTGGAACAGCCATATTTGAAATAATAAGTTTATTTTTATATACATTTTGTTTTAAAGCTAATTCATATAATTCTTTATTTTGAACACAAATAATATCAATATTATTATTAATCCATTTACAAATAGAATTTTTAGATGCGTTTATTTTTTCAATATTAGATATATATTTTCTAAAATCTTTATTATTAATCCAAACAGAACTATCAGATTTAATTATAATCTTTGAATTTCTATTTTTATTAAAAAAAACTTTTTTGAGTTCTGTAAATTGTTCTAATATATCGTGTATAATCGCTTCTCTAATAATAATTATATAAGTATATGAGTTAATTTTTTCTTCAGTTAGTTCTTTATAATTTAGATAATTTATACCATCTTCAAAATAATTTTCTGAATCAACAACATAATCTACTAAATAACCATTATTTTTAATACCAATACCTAAATTTAATCCTTTATCTAAACTAAAATGTGTTATTTTTTTTGTTTTTATATCAACTATATCACTTATTATTAAAAAATTCATTATTTTTATATATTATTAAAAAACAATATTTTTAATATTTTTAAACTTGGTTAAAGATAATTAAATTAATATTATTTATATTTATATGAAAATAGCATATTATGAAGAAAATAATTATCATACAGAAATTTTAGGAACATTTTTAGAACCGTTTATTGAAAATAATAATGAAATAATTGTATTTAATGATTCTGATAAATCAGATTATATTAGTTATTTCCAAAAAATTATAAATTATGAAATAAAAAAAATTAATGAATTTATTAATTTATATAATTTATTTGATATAATTATAGTTGGAACTTCATCTACATGTTCTTTTTTAAATAATAAAAGTTTTGATTTATCTAATATTAAATCAAAAATATATTTGATTTCACATTTAACAGAAGATTTAGAAAAAGTAATAGAATTTAAAAATATTGTATTAACACCATTAAATAAAAATTTAAATAATTTTTATATTTTTCCAATAAATAGATTTTATACTAATATAAAAAAAGATAAAAATTTATGTATAACAATAGGTTTAGTTGGAAGATTTAAAGATACTAATCGCAGTATAATCGATTTAATTAATTTAATTACAAATTATTCTTATTTAAATTTTTGTATAAAAATATTTACTCGACACAAAAAATTTATTCCAAAAGAAATTAATATTTTACAATCAAAATATCCAAATAAAATTTTAATTTATTACAAAGTTTCTACTAATGACTTAATAAAACAATTAAATACAATTAATTATTTTTGTCCATTATCTTCTTCTAATTCATGGTATCTCAAAGATAGATTATCAGGTATGATACCTTTTGCATATAATTTTAATACTCCATTATTATTAGATTATAAAACAAATGAAATATATAAACTAAAATCACCTATTATATATAAAATTTCTTTATGTGAAATTATTGAAAATATATGTGTAAAAAATGAAGCAGATTATAATAAATTAATTGAAGATTTAGTTCAAGAGAAAAGTGAAATTTTTTATTTGAATAATAATAAACTTAAAGAATTATTTGAATTGACATAAATTATGTTATTTTTATTTTTTTTTAATATATATTAATATTAATGATATTTTTACTGATAACAGAACAATCTGAATATATAATATCAAATGAACTAGATAAAATAAATAAATTAAGTGGAATATATGGATATTTTATAAAAAAATATCTTGAACGTAAAAATATTAAAGTTATATGTTTAGAATTTAAAAAAATTTTAAATAATATTCCTGAAGCAAATAATTGTTTAATAACAGTGAGTAGAGGTGTAAGTAGTTTAGATTTAAATAGTTATAATAATTTAAGAAAAAAAATAAAAAATAAAATTATGACGATGTGTGAAAATAGTAAATTTGTAGGTAAGGAAGATATATTATTTTTTATAAATGGTAAAAAAAAATCAAAATGTATTAAAACAACATTTTTAGTTGATCAAGAATTATTTAAACTAAAAAAAGAATCAGATAAAATAATAATAATAGTTGAAAATAAAAAATTAATAAATAATTTGTCTAATGTTGAATTAGATAAAACAGATTTTATTATAAATAGTTTATTAGAATTTAAAAATAAACCTGATCGAGAAGATATTCAAATAATATATAAAGGTAAAAAATTATTTTATGAAATTAATGATATAATAGATTATGAATTAGCACAGATTGATGAAAATGATTCTGAATTTAATATTAAATTAGGTTATGATGAAATAATTGAATATTTTAATAAAGCTAATATATATGTAAATACACATTATAAATCATTTGGATTAACAAATTTTGAATGTGCAATGTCTGGAACATTAATAGTAACTTTTGAAAATTTTATTAAAGAGACTAATATTAACTTGGTTAGAAATCATATTATAACTAAAGAACAAGTTGAATTAAATAATATTGATTGGGATGAAATAATAAATAAAATTAATATTAAAGAATCAATTAATAAAGTTAAAAATTTTACTTATAAGAATATGGTTGATAAAATTGTTAATATTATTAATTTAGAACCTAAAGTAGCAATATGTTTTTCAGGAGCAATCCGTGATTTTGACAGATGTATTCCATCAATACAAAAATATTTTTTAAATAATTTTAAAAATAAAGATATTTTTTTACATTTATGGACATTTAATAAAGATGAAAATAATAATTTAATCACAAATTTTAAATGGAGGAATTCAATAATAAGTTCTGATAAAATTATAAATATTTTACAACCAGTAAGTTATCAAATTGATAATTATAATTCTGATTGGGAACAACAAATAATTTCTAATAGTGGAATTGATTTAAATAAATTTGTTACTTTAGATGAAAAAAATTATGGAATAAATTGTTGTTCAATGTATTGGAAGATTTTAAAATGTTTTGAATTAATGAATGAATATTCTAAAAAAAATAATATTAATTATGATTTAATAATAAGAGCAAGATTAGATTTTATATGGGAAGATTATATTTATCCAACTGATTTTAAGATTATTAATAATGTTGTTAATTTAATTAAAGATAGATACGCTATTCATTCTAATTTAATAACTAATGATAAATTTTTTGCAGGTAATTATAACGTTATGGAAAAAATGTGTAATATATTTAATGAATTATCTAAATATCAAAAAAATCTTATAAAATTAGATGGGCAAGTTATTAATGAAATATTTATTTTAAATAATAATTTTGATTGTAATTGGTTAGGTCATTATAATACTTATTATAAGCATATGAATAGACATAATATTATTTTAAAAAATACAAGTGTTCTAATAAATATTATTCAAGATAAAATTTGCAATGAACTTATTTATAGTTTACTTAACAATGGTTATACAGTTACTAATTTAAATGATAATACTGATAATTATAATTTATTATTTGATAATTATAATTCATCAGTTGATTATAATAAAATTAAAAATCCAGATATAGTAATTAGTTTAGTTAATAATATAATACAGCTAAATGTATTTAAAAAAGAATTTAAATTAATTTTTTCTGATAATCTAATTTTAATAATAATAGATAATCCAAATTATCTAATTGATTTTATTAATAGTATTATTATTAATTTTTCAAATAAAATTCCTTTAGAATATAATTTTATTATTTTTAAACAAATTATTAATATTAAAGAAAATGAAAAAATAATTTATAAATATATGGATCATGGATATTATGAATCAAAAATTATATGTAAAGATATAAATAATAATTTTATTATAGATTTTAATAATAATCAAATTAGTATATCTAGAAATACATTTAAATTAAAAAATATAATTTTATATTATAAAAGTGGATATTTACCAATTAATTAAATATAAATTTTAGTATATAAATTTGCGTTATATATAAATATTTAATTTGAAAATATATATAAATATGAAACTAAATTTTTATTTAATATATCTATTTTTTTATTTAATGCAAATTACTTTTTCAAATTGTTATGTAAATTTATTAAATAATAAAAATATTATAAAGCATAATTTTTTTAAAGCAAACTCACAAAAAAGAACATATCATTTATCTCAAAGATACATAGAAGAATTATTAAAAAAAATTAAATCTAATAATAGTAGTAATATAAATAATAATGATTATAATTTGCTTAATGAAAGATATTATGAAACATTATTAAAAAAATTAAATTCAAAAAATATAACATTACAAAATAATGTTATTTTAGGTAATGATGATAATAGAAATAATAGTATAGAATTTTTTATACCACATTTAAGGATAGTAACTAATAAAAGATCAAATAATAATTTTCTTTCTGGATTAGGAATAAAATTTGATCCTGTAGAAGAACAAATATCTGATTTTAATGAGGTATCAGATAATTCAGATTCTAATTTTGATATGAATAAAAGTATTTATACTAAAAGTAAAAATTTTGAAGTATTAAAAAATCCAAATTTTGATTTTAATGATGTTGGTGGATATGAAAATGTTAAAAATGAATTAAGACAATGTGTTGATATATTAAAAAATTATAAAAAATATAAAAAATATAATGTAAGAATTCCAAAAGGTTTAATTTTAGAAGGACCTCCTGGTACTGGAAAAACATTAATTGCTAAAGCTTTAGCAGGCGAAGCAAGATGCAGTTTTATTCCTGTTTCTGGTTCTGATTTTCAAGAAAAATATGTTGGTGTTGGACCAACAAGGATTAAAGAATTATTTCGTTTAGCTCGAGAAAATATCCCTACTATAATTTTTATTGATGAAATTGATGCATTGGGAAGAAAAAGATCAAGTGATGGTGAAACTTCTAGTAATGAGCGAGATAGTACATTAAATTCTTTATTAGTTGAATTAGATGGTTTTAAAAATTCTACTGGAGTTTTTATGATTGCGGCAACAAATAGAGCTGATTTATTAGATAATGCTTTAACCCGTCCAGGAAGAATTGATAAAAAAATTTTTATTGGTTTACCAGATAAAAAAACAAGAGAAGCAATTATTAATATTCATATTAATGGAAAACCCTATGACAATAATACAATTGATATACCTAATTTAGTAGAAATTACTGAAGGATTATCTGGAGCTCAAATAGAAAATTTATTGAATGAAGCTATGTTAAATGCACTACGCAATAATGTTACACAATTTAATTATAATGATTTTGATTTTATCATGAATAAAATGATTGCAGGTTGGCAGCCAAACGAACACCAATTTACATCTGATATTATTGATCATATTGCTATTCATGAAATGGGTCATGCTGTTGTAGGTTTCTTATCAAAGCATCATTCAAAAATGTCTAAAGTTGTTATTAATTTATCATCACCAAAAAGTCCTGGATATACTACATTTGAAAGTTCTACTAGTAATATTTATATAAGAGAAGCTCTTTTTGAACATTTAATGATATTATTATCTGGTAGAATTGCTGAAGAAGTATTTTATAATGTTTCGGTAACAACAGGAGCATTAAATGATTTTGAAGAAGCTTTAAAATTAGCAGAAAAAATGGTAATATATTATGGAATGGGTAGTAATATTATTTATCCAAGTAATAGTGAAAAATATAAAGAACTGATAGATAATGATGTAATTGAATTAATTAACAATGCATATAAATGTGCAAATATATTAATATTAGCCTGTAAAGATTTAATATATGAGACATCTGAAATATTAAAAAGAGATAAATTATTAAAAGCAGATTCATTAAATATTTTAATAAATGAAAAATATAAAGATTTATTAAATTTAAAAATGGAATTTGAATAATATTGTATGTTTAATTTATAATATAAATATTTATTAATTTATATTTATAATAATGCATATACTTGTTACAGGAGGAGCTGGATTTATTGGTTCAAATATAACAAAATACTTATTAGAACAAGGACATAAAGTTCGTGTACTTGATAATCTAATTACTGGTAATAAAGAAAATATTAAAGAATTTGAATCAAATTCCAATTTTGAATTTATGTATGGAGATATTACTAATTTAGAAAATTTAAGAAAAGCATTAGATGGTATAAATGTTGTTACCCATCAAGCTGCTTTAGGTTCAGTTCCCAGATCTATTGTTGATCCATTAACTTCCCATAATGCGAATGTTAATGGATTTTTAAATTTATTAATTATTTGTAAAGAAAAAGGTATTAAGAGAATTGTTTATGCATCATCTTCTTCAGTTTATGGTGATAATATTATTTTACCAAAAATAGAAGATTGTATTGGTAAACAACTTTCACCATATGCAATTACTAAATATATTGATGAACTTTATGCCAAAATTTTTTATGAATTATATGATCTAGAATGTATTGGTTTAAGATATTTTAATGTATTTGGACCAAAACAAGATCCTAATGGAGTATATGCTGCAGTAATACCTAAATTTATTAATAGTTTAAAATCAGACATCAATCCTAAAATTAATGGTGATGGTTCATATTCACGAGATTTTACTTATGTAGAAAATGTAGTTCAGGCAAATTATTTAGCTCTAACTACAAATAATAGCAAAACTTATGGAGAAATATTTAATATTGGAGCTGGTGGAAGAATTACTATACTTGAAATGTATAATATTATTAAAAAAACCATTAGATCTGATTTAGAACCTGAATTTGGATCTAATCGAATAGGTGATATACCACATTCTAATGCAGATATAACTAAAGCAAAAGAATTATTGGGATATTTTCCAAAAATTAGTTTTGAGGAAGGAATACTTAAAACTATTGAATATTATTAAACAACTTCTATTATAGTGTATGAAATATGTAAATTCTCAAGAAAAATTTTTTCTAAATTTATTATTGGTTCATAATCTTTATTCCAACTATTATACAATATAAATTTAATTTCATCAAACATATATATTAACATTTTTTTAATTAATTCAAATTTATTAGAATATTTAAAATATTTTCTTTTACCCATATCACCATTTATTACAACTAATAATATATTTGATTCTATACATTCATCTAATTCCATTTTATTAGCATTTTCTTCATTATATAGATCAACATAATAATTAATTATATTTAATAATAATGATTTAATTTCATTATCATTTTTACTTTTTATTTTTTCAAAAATATTATCTTTTGAAAAAATATTTACAATATTATTCATATATATTATTTTAATTGAATATTTTTATTAATTTTAAACTAACTCTTGCTATAATTTCTGGATTATAACCTCCTTCTAATAAAAATATTATTTTTTTATTTTTTGATGTAAAATATTTGGTCATGTATATATAGTCATCATCTGTAAAATTTAATTTATCAAATGGATCATCTTTATGTGCATCAAGTCCATTTGATATTATTATCAAATCAGTTTGTTCACATATTCTATCTAATAAAGGTACTATTTTATCTTGAAAATATTCTGAAAATATACTATACATTGTTTTATTTACAGGGAAATTGTAAATATTAGATAATCTTTTTTCCTCAGGATTAAATTTATAATCATTACCCGTTCTTGGATAAAAATCATCTGAATAATAATGTGTTGATACAAAGAATATATTGTAATTATCTGATGACAATATACAATTTTGTGTACCATTTCCATGATGTAGATCCCAATCAAATATTAAAACATTTTTTACTATTGATCTTAATAAAAGTTCTGATGCTAAAATATAAGCATTATTAACAATACAAAAACCTTCATTATTATCAATATATGCATGATGACCAGGTGGTCTTATTAATGCATATGCATTTTGATAAATATTATAGTTTTCTATTAAATAATTTAATACTTTTGATACTTGCATTAATTCATTTTGTGTATTTTCTGTTATTATAGTATCTGGATCATCTTTTAGCATTTTTCTTAATTTTTTATTAAATTCCTTTTTACAATATTTACATTTTTTATCATTTATAAAATTTTTACTTAAACAATGATTACAAAGAGTAAATTCTGGATTTACAACAAATTTATCTAAATAATCTTTACTATTATATTTATATAAAAGATTCATTGGATTTTTTATAAATACTTCATTGGAATTTAATGGGATAATACCATTTTTTTCTAAATATTCCACAGGATATTTTATTCTATTAGAATTTTCTAAACTAGCTGTTTCTATATAGTATATATGTGAATATATCGTTAACATATATTAATATTTAATATAATATAATAATTTAATGTTAAATATATTTTTTTCAAAATTTTTTAGTTATTACAGTTTTGTCAATTTTATAATTGACAAAAGATAAATATATTTTATCCTATTTTTTATAGTTATATTTACAAATATCATTGTAAATTTATGTTCACAAATATTATTAACAAGTTTTTATTTTTATTATTATACAATAAAATATAATTACTTATTGTAATATTTATTAAATGAGTAAATCATTATAGAACCTTATAACTATTCTTTACTAATATTATATTATTAATATTTCTTTAAATATTTTTAATATATAAATAAAAATTGATAAATTAATTAAATATTTTTAAAATATTAAAAAAAATGGAAAATATTTTATATTATGATTTAATCTGTAAATATTTTGATCAAATATTTGCAGGTAATATTTTATTATGTGGAACAATATTATTATTTTTACATAGTTTTTTACACCATTTATATCTTTATTTTAATAATGAATTATTTAAGTATTATTTAAAAATAAAAAATGATGATTTATTTTTTTCTGAATTTATAGCAAATAATTTAATTATTGCAATAATTGAACAATCATTATTTGTGGTATATTTATCAGAATATTTAAGTATTTCTGAAATTTCTAATAATTTAATTAGAATATTTATAAGTATATTGTATTGTATTATACATACAATATTATTTAATTCATTTTATAAATATCAAACAATTTTATTACAATTAATAAATTCATTTTGCATGATGATGATTTATCTTAGAACAGAAATTTTATTAGCGTTAATTCTTAATATATACTATAATTTATTATGGGTTATAATTAGTTGTATTGTATACAAATTTTTATTAATAAATAAATTTTATGATAATTTATTAGATAGAGATAAATAATAATTAACAATAAAACTTTTTTTATATAAATTTATATATGTAAAAATAAATATGAAAAATTTTAAATTTAATGTAAATTCAATAATAAGTTTATGGCAAAATCCTAATTATTTAAATATTTTATTAAATTTTTATATAATAGTTAATAAATATTTAAATACTGGTATTATTAATGTTTCAGATATAATATTAGATAAAATAGATATGAATAAAATTGAATTTGAAGCTTTTATTATTAAATATATAAATTCACTTAATAAAATATTATATAAAAAACCAATGGAATCAATTATTTTATATAGAGGTGAGATAAGATCTGAATTTGATATTAAAATAAATGATATATTATTATATAAAAATTTTCATTCAAGTACAGATTCAATATCATTTGCATTTAATTTTAGTAAGTATTCTAATTTAGAAACAGATTTTTCAAAAATAAGATTACTATTAGTTTTAAAAATTCCAAATGGATTTAATTATATTAAATTAAATAAACCTTTAATAAACTATAATGAAAAAAGTAAAATTACAGATTATTATAATGAATATGAATATCTAATACCACCCAATTGTTATTATCAGGTGACTAATGTAGTTAAATTAGCAAATAACGTTAGATTAGTCAAAGCGATATTAATTAAACAAGAAAAATATATTATTCCAGAAATTAAAGCTTATAATGGTGATTTAACAGAAAATAAAGTAAAAAATAATTTTTATATACCTACACAACCATCATTAAAAAATTTAAATGATTTTAAGGATTTACATACTAATAATTTTATTTCACAATTTTATGAATATTATAAGTATCTAGAAATTTTAGATAATTTAAAAGATTATCATATACCAAATATTTTATTTAAAATGTTATCTAATCCATTATACTCAAATTTTTTTAATCTAAATATTTCTATAATTTTAGAATATGGTAATAAAATTAATGATGATAACTTTTTTTATATAATGCATACTTTAAAACAACTAGGATTTCCATATAAAAAAAAAGATCTGATAAAACCTCAAATATATATTAAAACATTAAAGGCATTAGCAAACTCAAATATTTCATCATTAAATTATATTAACAATATGAAAGTTTTTTATTCTGAATATAATAATATTAGTAACGAAAAACCTAAATTTATTAAATTATTAGATGAAAAACCAGAAGGAATTTATAAATATATATTAGAATGTTCAGTAATTCCTGAATGTAATTATTATGATTGTGTAATAAATGATATTTATCCAAATTTAACTTTGGAAAAAAATAATAAAAAAACTTTAATTTATATAAAATATATTGTTGAATTTGAACTAAATAATATTAAAATAGCTATTTCAGATGAAAGTAAAAATATGTTTATTGATAAAGTATTACTTATACCTAATTTTACATACAAAGTTATTTCTAAAGTTAAATCAAAAAATAAATTTAATAAAGAGATTATTATTTATAAAATTATTTTAGAAGAATAGTTGCTGTATTTGATTAATTATCAAAATTTTCATAATCATCATTTAATTTATTATTATAAAGTGAATTCATGCGAATAGCACAGGGACATACAAATCCTTCTTTTATTTTTTCTGAATTAATTTCAGGAATTACTGTATTACATTTTTTTTCATAATAATTAGATTTCAAATCAGGCATACCAAAACCTTCAATTTGACCACATTTTTTTTCATAATAATTAGATTTCAAATCAGGCATACCAAAACCTTCAATTTGACCACATTTTTTTTCATAATAATTAGATTTTAAATCAGGCATACCAAAATTCTCTTTGCTATCTAATAAATAAATTATAATAACAATTACTAAAAGCCATAATATTAAAGCATTTTTATCCATAATAATTCTATTATATATATAAATAAATCATAAATAAAAAAATAATAAATTATATCTTTTTTTAATTTTGATATAATTATACATGTTCATTTTTAAATAATCTTTCTAAAAACTTATCTTTATTTCTATCTTCATTCATATAAATATTTATTATTTCAGCTGGTGAATAAAAATCTTCTTGTATATTTTGTAATTTTTCTATTTCAATAATTTCGTTAAATAAATTTGTATACATTTCTTTTATAATTTGACGTGATGTATTTGATAATTCAAGTGTAATATCAATTCTTCCTGGTCTAATTAAAGCAGGATCTAAATCATAATAATGATTAGAGGAAATTATCATTATTCTACCAGGAGTTTCACGTATACCATCCCATAAATTTAAAATATCATCTAAAGTTATTGGTTCATCTTCATTTAAAATTCTTGGAATTTTGTATTCTTTATCAATATCTTTTTCTGTAACAGCAATTGTTTCTAATAAATCGCCGATATTTATATTTGAGGTATTAGATAATTCATCAAAATCTAATTTTTTTCCAAATCCAAAAGTATTTTTATTTTTTTGTTTTTCTCTGTCTAAAACAATATCACCTATACAATCTATATCTTCAAAAACAATAATTTTTTTATCAAACCCAATACTATTTTTTTTATTATCTAAATTATAACGTTCTTCAAAAAATATACTATCTAATTGTTTCTTTGTTTTTATTAGTTTTAATGAAATAACAATAATATGTCGATTTGTATAATTTGCAATTGCTTTTATTAAAGATGTTTTACCTGTACCAGGAGGTCCATGTAAACCAATTCCAATTGAATATGGAATTCCTTTTTCATAATACCAATTCTTATTATTTAGAAAAAAATCTATTTTATCAATCAATTTGTCTTTATCTTTAAAAAAAATATTACTAAATTTTCTAGTACTTGAAAATATATTTTCATCCCATATTTCATATTTGTTTTCATCATGTTTAACTTTAGTTAATGTATAAATAAAATTTTTATTATCTCTAAATTCATCTATTGATGCTAAATAATTATTAGTTATATTTTCAACATATTCTTTAATTGTATTACACCCATTTACAAAAAAATGGGACAGTTTTATTTATGTTTTTTTAAAAATTCATTTGCTCTTAAAAACAAATAATTAATATAATTTTCTAAATGTTCTTTTTTAATATCATTTTTTATTATTTCTTTAGTATCTCTAATTATTTCCAAATAATTTTGAGGACTTTTTAATTTTAAATAATGTTTTAATTGATTAAATAAACCCTCAATCGGATTTGTATTAGGTCTATATCTTACACTATACAAATAATTATTTTCCGTCTCTTCTATTTTACTTTTCACTTCTTTTGATTTATGAAATATTGCATTATCTAATATTATTACATGATTTTTATATTTATCTTCTATAAATTCCTCAATAAAACTTATAAATTTTTCTTTATTTATTCCTCCTGTTTCTTCATAAATTTTTATTCCTATTATTTTTCCATATTTTATTGCACATAAACAATTATATTTTTTATATGGATATAAACCAGTATTATAATATGCTCTTCTTCCTTTATCATTTCTTCCATGTTCTCTAACCATATTTACATAAATTGCTGTTTCATCTATTGATATTATTTTATCTTTTGAATGTTTAATAAGTATTTTATAAAATGTTTTTAATTCTTGTATTTCATTACCTTTTGATGGAAAATATCTATGTCTTAATTTTTTATATGTTATATTTAGTTCTTTTGCTAATTGTTTTAATGTTACATTTGGATGTTCTTTTATATGTTGTTTTATAAATTTTTTTTGTTCTTCATTAAATATAATTTTCTTTTTACTATGTTTTTTTTCTAAATTGTTAGTTTTACTATATTTATCAACCCACCTATTTAATGATGATTTTGAGCATTTAAAAATATCACAAGTTTTTCTATAACTTTGATTATCTAAATAATATTTTACTGCTGTTAATTTATAATCTATAGAATGATGACTACTCATATATATAAATAATTTTATAAAAAAATTGAAAAACAGTTATAATAAATACTAAAATCATTAAAAAAAATAATACTTAAAAATGAGTTCAATTACTGAAGAAATACAACAATTACAAATAAAATTAAATGAATTAGAAAAGCAAAAAAAAAGAAAATGAAGAAAATAATAAAAAAACATCTATTAGTTATAATTTTGAAGTTATTAACAATTTATTAAATGAAAAGAAAATAGCAATTACAAATAATAGATATTCAAAATCTGTTCCATTAGCAAGATATTATGATCAAGAATTAGTTACACATCTTGAAGCAATTTATAATATACTGCAAGTTTTTAATGAGAGATTAGATAAATTAGAAAATAATAATAAATAATTTTAAACATTATTAAATTTAAAATAAATTTTTATAACAAATTTATTTATGTCTAATTTGATTTATTTTATGCCTGTCAGTGATTAAATGACGTTCAAATAAATCTTTTGATATTGAACCATAATCACATATTTTACAATAATGTTTAAATCCTTTTTCTCTTTCTTCTAAAGTTGAATGTTCATTTAATATGTGTTGTTCTAAAATTAATCTATTTTTGGTTTTATAATCACATTTATCACATTTAGTAGGTTCTTTACAATCAGTTCTCTTTTTTCTTTGTCCTGTTTTATGTAATTCGGTTTTTATATGTGCTTCCCATCGTGCTTTTGTATTACATTTAAAATTACATTTTTCACAATTATATTTTATTTTTTTTTCATTATTTTCCATTTAAATATATAAATTATATAAATATATTTTTAAATAAAATTTATAAATATATATTTTAACAGAAAATAAAATATTATAGTTTATTTAAATTGAAAATGATTTAAAAATTTATTTTTATCTAATATTATAATATATGAGTATTCCAAAAAAACCACCCGATAAATTTATCACCATTAAATATGTTTTGGATAAAATTATTATTAACGATAAACCTGATTGTGAATTAAAAAAAGATGATATTAAAACTATTTTAAATGATACTTGTTTTAGAACAAATCAAATTGTTATTCATACTTATCAATTTTTAAGATTATGGATTTTAAATAAATATCATAATAAATTAGATATTCCTATTATCACAGAGGAGCTTATTAAAATGGTTATGAATACATTATCTATTAAAGATAATAGAGGTAATAAACCTACTGATGAAAATTTAATATTATTAAACGAATTTAATAAATTTTATGAAGAACATTATAAAAATTTAAATTATGAAAATAAAATTAACAGTTCATATTTATCCCAAATAATTAATTCAATGGCTACTGATATACTTACCAACATTGAAAATAATATTAAAATGCATTTTTTAAAATATGTTAATAGATTTGTTAATTCATCATTTAAGAAAATAAATAATAATTTATTGGAAAAAGCAAAAGAAGGAACAAAAACAAAATTAAGAAAAGAATTAAATAAAGATCTATATGAAATTAAACAAGATTTAATTAATAATACATTGAAATCAAATGAAAAATATCATAAATGGATTAATTCCCATAGAGACAACATATTTCATAAAGATTTTGTTAATTCCTATGAATTTGATATTCAAAATAATCCACAACGATATTTAAAATCAATGATTTATATGTGCGAACAAATAGAAAAATTAGAAACAAAATCATTCCAGTTCTTTCCATTAAGAACAGATATTATAAACAAATTTATTCCGATTGACACCAAAAGTTTAATTGAATTATTTATTAAAAAAGATAAAGCAAAATATTTAGATGATGTTGAATCATATAAAGAACCTGTATGGTCTATGTTATTTGATATAAATAAAGATATGTTTAAACAATCAAATTATATATTTGATTATAAAATATATACAGATGGTTATTCGGTATCAATTCAAATGTTATTAAATGATAAAGTTAAAGATGAAAAACAAAAAAAACAAAATATGAAAAATAAAAGAAAAGAAAATAAAGAATTAACAAAAAATATGACTGAAGAACAAAAAACAGAATTTAAAAAGAAATGCGAGGAACAAAAGAAAAAACAAGATAAAGAGTTTAAATTAAAGTTAAAAGAGCAAAAAGATAAAGAGAAAGAAGAATTTAAAAAATTACCAAAAGAAGAACAAAATAAGATATTAGAAAAGAGAAAACAAGAAATTAAGGAAGCGAAAATATTAAATGGAACAGACTTTTTATATTTGGAAGATTTAAATGATAAACAATTAGAAGAAGTTAAAAATAATAATTTTTTATGTTGCGATCCTGGAAAGAATACCTTACTCCATATGAAAGATAAAAATGGTAAAAAATACAGATATACAAACAGAAAGCATGCTAAATTAACTAAAAGATTAAAATATCAAAGACTTATTCAAAATTATAAAGATAAAAATGATATATCAAAAGTTGAAAATGAATTAACTAAATATAACTCAAGAACTTGTGATTTAAATAAATTTAAAGAATTTATTAAAAATAAAAACAAAATTAATGCTATGTTATTTGAAAAGTATAATAAAGAAATATTTAGAAAATATAAATGGTATGGTTTTTTAAATAGAAAACACACAGAAACTAAAATGATAAAAGAAATTAAAAATACATTTGGTAAAAATTCAATAATATTTTATGGTGATTTTGGATTTAAAACAAATTGTCATAAAGGTAATATATCAACACCAAATAATAGATTAAAAAGATTAATTGGAAAACAAATGAAATTATATAATTTAGATGAATTTAGAACCTCAAAATTAAATTATAAAACAGAAGAAGTGTGTGAAAATTTATATTTACTAGATTTAAAAGGAAAGTCAAGAAAATTACATTCAGTTTTAACATATAAAATGGAAAACAAACAAATTGGATGTATAAATCGTGATGAGAATGCGGTAAATAACATGATAAAAATAGTAAATCATTATCTGAATAAAAAAGAGAGATTATTAAAATATCGAAGGGATTATGATTTAGAGAAAGGCGAATTAAAAGCTGAAACCAAACAAAAGGTGATAACCTCCATCAAAAATGACACTAAAAATCGGGAGGTCAAGTATCAACCATGCTCGAAATGAGTGCAATTATACCTTTAATTTACAAAAAAAGAGTGTCCCAATTTTTTGTAAATGGGTGTAATATCACTTTTATAAGAAAATAGTTGTATAATAATTTTTTCTATTCTATTTTTTTTAGATTTATTATCATCATCAATTTCATTATTTATAATTGTTAAAGCATATATTTGATGTTTTTTTGAAATTAAAAATTTTTTATTTTGAACTACCATATAAATACCAAAATCTCTTTTATTTTTATTTATATAATTATCAAAGGAATATTCCTTAATATGTTTTATGGTTTGATTATCACTTAAATTATTCATAATATTTATCCATAATGCTTTGAATCTATTACTAAAAGAATTTGTTTGATTTAGATTATTATCATAATAAGTTGTGGTTAAAGCTATTTTTCCTTCATATTCAACTATATTTTTATTATAAAAATATAGTTCATAGTCACATGTTTTTATAAAACTAATAAATTTATCAACATTATCTTTAATATATTGAAAAAAATATGAAAATATTGTTAATACAATAGTAGTTACAAATACATCAATTACTGGTATACCAATTTTAAATTTATCATATAATATCATATTAAGAATTTTTTCTAATTGAATCATACTTTACATACAATAAATAATGTATTAATCTTTATATTTAATTTTAATCAATTGGAAAATTTTTACATTTTGTATAATCGGGTCGATAATCATTACAATTACCATCTTCATTATAAATTTGATTAACATAAATAAAACCTTCTTTAGTATTTAATATTTTTATAATAATAAGAATTAACAATAATAAAATAATAATATTATCTTTATCCATGATATAATAATATTGATAAAATATTTTTTATAATAAAATAAACTTATTGGGTGGAGAATTAAACTTTATAATTCCACTATAATAAAGTTTTTTTTTATATTATAAATTATATGGAAAAAAAATCACAATCTACTATTAATACTTCTAATAAAAAAAATTCAGATAATGAAAATTCATTATTACCATCAAAAAAAATGGAAATTAATTATGAAAATCTTCAAAAAAGTAAAAATTATGTTATTAAAAATAATTATTGGAATGATAAACACGAATCAATTTTACAAAATTTACAAAAAAATTCTAATAAATTATACAGAGAATATCAAAAGGCTCATATTGTATATAAAAAAAAGTTAAGATTATACAGAATTCCAATTATTATAATGTCAGGTTTAAGTGGATTTCTATCTATTTCTAATAGTGGATATATACCAACTGACTATCAACAGTGGATATCATTATTTGTTGGTTTTGTAAATTTAATGGTAACAATAATTTCTTTAATAGAAAATTTTAAGAAAATAGATGTTAATGTTAATAAAACATACATATCATACATGGAATTTAAGAAATTACACGATGAAATTTCCTTAATATTAAATACTCCACAAAATGAACGTGATGGAAATGGTTATGATGTTTCATTAATATTCTTTAATAGATATGAAGCATATATTGCAGATGCACCAATATTACAAAAAGTTATGCATGATTATTTAGATAATAATTCACCAGATAATAAAAGTCAAACAATTATTGATAGTGGATCTGATGATTTAACTGATAATATTATTGTTATGAATGATGATGATATTGAATCTCGATACATTCCAAGTAAAGAAAAATTAAAACAAATATTGTTTAATACTAAATCTGATAATTCAAATAAAATTAAAAATATTGATGTTTTTAAAAAAATTCAAGAAAATAAAATATCAAACAAAACAATAAATTCTGATCGTATAAAAAAAGTAAATAGATTTCAAGAACAATTTGAATCAATGGATCAAGAGGTTAATAAAAAAATAGATGAAAATATAAACAAAGTAAATTTAGAAAATAATTTAACAATAAATAAAGAAAATTTTCCTAAACTAAAAAATATTAAACCAAATTATGATGAAGAAATAATTTTTAATGAATTAACAGAAATTAAATTTAGTAATATAGATGATAATTTAATTAATTTAATTGAAGATTCAGGCGATGATTTAGTTGAAGAAGTTATAAAAAATAATGATTCTGATAGTTCAACTGAATATTAAAAATTATAATAAATTATAGAAATTGCTAATCCAAAAAAAAGTGTCCCAGTTCCAAATAATCTAGTATTTTTCATTACATTTATTAACTCATTTTTACTTGGTTCATTTGAAACTGGACATGATTTTTTAAAAAAATCTAATGTTTGTGATTGATCTTTATTATAATATAATTCTTGACAACCCATATGTATAAGAGATAATACTAATAATGTAATTATAAAAGGTAAAATCTCAAAAAATTTTTTTGAATTTATAATATACATAGCTGTTAAAATTGATAAAAATTTTAAGATATCTGAAATATGATCATAATAATCACCAAATATTGTTACCATATTATATTTTCTTGCCATATGTCCATCTAAACAATCAAAAAAATACGATACAATTACAAAAAATGCTGCTAAATAATATTGTGATTTAAATAATAAGATAACAACAATTATTGCAACAATATTTGATAAAGTCGTAATTGTATTTGGTTGAAAACCATAATCATAAACAACTGGTAATGTTATATCTGATAATTCTATTATATAATTGTCAAAAGGATTTTCTATTTCTATAGGTATTTTCCTCATATAAATTATATTTATATTATAAAAAAATACATTACAAAATATTGAAATTTACATGCTAAAAATTTAAAAAAAAATAATATTTTAGAATGAAAATAATTATTTTTTTTTATATAAGTAAACTTAATAATGAATTTAAAAAAAGATAATGTAAAAGATGATTTAGAAAAAGAATTAAACTTGTTAGAAAATAATCAAGCAATTATAGATATTGTTTTATCCATGGAACAAGAATTAATTGTTGAATCAAATAATAATATATTAGTTGATGCTGTTGCAGGTTCTGGGAAAACAACTACTATTTTACATATGGCATTGAGACATCCAAACGCGAATATAATACAAATAACTTATAATAATATGTTAAAAAGAGAAGTTAGAAAAAAAGTAAATAGATTAGCAATTAAAAATATGATAATTCATACATATCATAGTTTAGCTGTAAATTTTTATGATGAATCAGCATATACAGATGAAGAAATAAAAAGATTATTGTTTCAAAATAAACCTATAAAATATAAAGATATTAAACCAATTGATATTTTATTAATTGATGAAACTCAAGATATGGCTCAAGATTATTATAATTTAGTAAGAAAATTTATTAATGATACAAAATCGATACCAAGAATCGTAATTTTAGGCGATAGATATCAAGCTATATATGAATTTAAGGGAGCTGATTCAAAATTTTTAACTTTAGCTGATAAAATATGGAATATTGAATTTGAAAAGTTAAATTTAACAACATCATATAGATTAACCGATCAAATTTCATGGTTTGTAAATAAAATTATGTTGAATAAAAAAAGAATTTGTACAGTAAAATCTGGTCCTCCTGTAGATTATTATGTAGGTAATTCTTATACTCTATACAGAAAATTAGGTAAACAAATTAGATCAATGATTAAAAAAGAAGGAATTAAAGAAGAGGATATATTTATTTTATCACCTAGTATTAAATCATTAGAACCACCTTTTAAAAAATTAGAAAATTATTTAGTAAAACATGGTCTAAAATGTATAACACCAGTATCAGATGATTCTAAGTTAGATGAAAAGGTAATATCAAATAAAATAGTTTTTACAACATATCATCAAGCAAAGGGTCGTGAAAGAAAAGTAATAATTTTATATAATTTTGATGATTCATATACACAATTTTTTTTAAAGTCAAATGATTCTAATAATATATGTCCAAATATTTTATATGTGGGTGCTACTAGATCATCATATAAACTTATAGTTATTCAAGATAATAAATATAAACCATTAAATTTTTTAAATATTAAATATCTTAAACAAAATGAAAATTTAAATTATATTATTGTTAATGAACAAATTTTAGAAAATATTAATTTAGGATTAAAATCTACACAAATAAAAAAAACAAGTGTAACAGATTTAATTAAATTTTTAAATCCCAAAACTATTGATTTAATTCTAAATATTATTACTTATTCAAAAGAAAATAATTTATATGAAATAATTAAAAAACCATCTATAAAAATAGATATACCTAATAAAATTAAAATTACAAATATTATTTCAAATAAAGAAGTTATTACATGGGAAGATGTTTCAGATTTAAATGGTCTTGTAATACCTGCTATATATGAAAGAATTTTATTAAAAAAAAATTCTACAATTGAAAATTATTTAGAAACACAAATATCTGAATTAAATCCAATTTTAGATGATTTAAAAAAATATATTAAAAAATTAAAAATCCCTGCTACTAAACCTGAAGATTTTTTATTAATTGGTAATATATATCAGGCATTAAATAATAAATTATATGCAAAAATTGCTCAAATAAAAAAATATGATTGGTTAGATATAAATCATGTTTTTCAATGTCATAATTATATGAATTTTATTTTAGATCCAAATATTAAATTTGAAGTTCCTCTAATATCATCAAATCAAGAAAATTGTTTTATTTACGAACATAAAGAATTTGGTAATATACATATTACATCAAGACTAGATGCCATTGATTCTAAAAATATTTGGGAATTTAAATGTGTAGATCATTTAAATTTAGATCATAAATTACAATTAATTATATATTATTGGATTTATTCTAAATGTTTTATGCAAAAAATTTATGGAAAAAAAGATTTTATTTTGTTAAATATTAAATCTGGTGAAATGTTAAAATTAAAACCAGATAATTATTTAATTGAAAATATAATTGAATTAATCTTACAGGATAAGTATGGTGAAAAAAAACAATTAGATGATGATGAATTTATAAATTTAATTGTAAATAAAAATTGATTTTTATAGATTATATAATTTTTAATAATTATAAAATGAATATTATTCTGTTAGTACTTTTAGGTTGTAATATAATAGATATATTATATGATAGAGTAAATACTTCAATAGACTTTGTTAAAAAATTTAATTTACAAAATGAATATAAAATTGATTGGTTATTAACTGGTGGTAATAAAAATTCAACTCTAGAAATAACTGAGGCTCAATTAATGTTTAATGAACTTAATAATAACGCTTTTATTAAAAAAAATAATTTTATAATTGATTATAATTCTACTAATACTGTTGAAAATTTTATATTCTTAAAAAAATATCTAAATAATACTAAAAATAACTATGATTTAGTATATATTGTTACGTCTGATTTTCATTATGAAAGAGCAAATAAAATTTCATCTAAAATTATTCCAAAAAATAACTTTCAATGGATTTTAAGTATGAAAGAACAAAATAATCTTCGATTACTTGAAAAATATTATATAAATAATATCGATATTGATATTCAAAAAGTAGTTAATTTAACATATAGTTAATTATTTTTACACCATTCACTTACTAAACATTTTATACTACCAAGTTCATCCCAGGTATATTTAACAAGATCAAAAGGTATTTTTAAATTTTTATAATTACTTTTTGTTCTTTTTTTAACTGGTAAGATTTTATCTAAATAATTAATTAATTCTTTTAATTTTTCTAAATTTTTAAATCTAATATTCATGCATTCAAGGATTTCAATTATTGATAAATTACGATGATGAATAATATTATCATCTATAGTATCATTAATAATACCAATTTTTTTTTTTATATTAATATTATTTCGAAAAATACAATTATATTTTAGATATTTATATAATTCTTCAACTGATTCAAATAATTGATAATTTGAAAATTTATTTATAAAATCACAAATGATTTCTGTAATTTTATTTTTGATTTTTAATTCATCAATACCGTATTCTTTAAAATCTATTGTATTATCAATAATATCAAATTTATCAACCCATCTTAAATATATAGTTTTTGAATCCTGTTCAATACTCCATATTATATCATAATAATAATTTGAAGAATTATCCATATAACATTCTATATCAAAAATTTCTTTCTTCAAATAATATGATATCGTTATAATATTTGGTGTATTTATTAAAGGAAATTGTTTAGTAACATTTTCTAAAAATATATCCACAATATTTTGACAATGTTCTTTAATAAAATTTGAATTCTTACTTTTAATTTTTAAATTAATAGTTGATGGATCAAAATTAATTTCTTTTATATTCAATCTATTTGATTTCATCTCACGTTCTAAATCTTTAACACACACTATTTTATTAAAATTTTCCATTATTAATTATTACTATTTAGTATAAATAAAAATTCAATTTTTTTTTAATTATTAGTCTATAACACTATATGTTACTAATATCCATTTTACTTTTTATTATATTAATAATTTCGTTAGTAACTTTACTAATTGTGATTTTTATTAATATATCAATTCTTTTTTTTTTATTACTTTTTACACCTTTGCACATTTAAAATGCTGACCTTTTAAATATGCAAATTATTTATAATTTTTTAATGTTTTTCTTCTATTTGAAGGTTTCTTAACATATTTTTCAGTTCTATTATATGTTCCTTTTATGATATTTTCATATTTTTCTTTTGGTATTTCTTTAACTACCTTATTAATATTTTCTTTTAGTTCTTTATGAGTTAAACCATCTAATTTATACAATCTTGATTTCATCATACTAAAGTAATTTTCAATACTATTTGTAAAATGTTGATATGGAACACTATATAATAATGTGTTATGCTTATTCACTAATTCCTTTATTTTTGCGTTTCTATGACTACTTGCATTATCTAAAATTATTAATTTATTTTTATATTTTGTAGTAATGTGTTTTTCTAAAAATTCATATAATCTATCACTATCAATGCCACCTTTTTCATATAAATCCCAACCTAAAACACCATTATAAGATATTGCAAATATTCCAGTATATTTTTTGAATACTTCTTGTGATTGTGTTTTTATTACACATCTTTTACCTAATTCACTATAATATTGATGTCTTTTCTGTAATCCACTAATACTTGTCTCATCAATACATATAATATCTTCTAATTTATGCTTTTTTATTTCATCATAGAATTCTTTTAATTTTTGATTTATATTTATTTCTTTTCCAAATCTCTTTTCTGGTTCATGTCTTATTCTTGTTATTTTTAATGTAATATTGTTATCATTAACAATTCTATTGATATGAAAACGACTTAATTCAATCTTAAAATTTTCTTTTAATTTATGTTTTAATTCTGTAATTGTAATTGTTTTATTCTTTTTAATTTCATATAATAAAAATTTAACATGTTCTTTATGAACTTTATATGCAACTGGTTTTCTATTTTCTCTTTTTATTTCACCATCTTTTTTATATTTTTCAACCCATCTTATTAAACTTCTTGGACTACATTTAAATATTTCACATACTTCTAATTGTAATTTATCACCGACCAAATAATATTCTACGGCAGATAATTTATAATCTTCGCTTTTATGTTTAGATGTCATATACTTAATATTATGGCATAAAATATTTAAAATTATGTTATAATATAATTATAGTAAATAAAATATGAATGAAGAAATTGATATTTTGAAACTTGAAATTGAAGAACTCAAAAAAAAAGAATGTTGAGTTAGAAGAAAAATTAAAGTTATATACTAATCCAGAACGGAATAAAAAATATTATGAAAAGAATAGTAATGTTGTTAAAGAAAAAGCAAAAACGTATATGGAGAAAATAAAAGAAACAAATCCAGAAAAATTAAAAGAATGGAGACATACAGCATACTTAAATAGAAAGGCAAAATTAAAAAGTCAAACTGAAATTAATTAATAAAATTTTCATATTCATTATTTTTACACATATAAATATTTTGAATAATATTGTCTGTTTTTATTTTTTCAATATTATTTATTAATTCAGTTTTCCAATCATATATATCGTTGAATACATCTGATTGTAATATACGAATAACAGAATAACCATTATTATTTGCGCATTTTTCTTTGTATTTATCATTTTCTAATTGTTCTTCTGGAGATGACCAATTGCTTACTTGTTCAAAATGTTGTCTTCCATCAAGTTCAATAATAATTTTATTTTCTTCAATACAAAAGTCAAAAGGAATAAATCTTATATTTTTACACCAAACAACTTTATATTGCTTTATTATATTTACATATATATTATATAAATATTCATATAATATTGTTTCAGTTTTATTTTGACAATGAGGACAACCAGTATTATTAGATAAATATTTATTATAATCATTTCCACATTTATCGCAATCAAATATAAATTCTTTATAACAAACTTTAAAAACATTTCGTGGTTTAATAATATTTTTTATGCTCCACTTTATAACATCTTTGTGAGATGCATATGATTTATTGAAACAATCAAGACAGTCTTCATTATAACATAATTTTTTATTTGCACAATAAGGACACCAAACACCATTGTTACAATAAAGAAATATTATAAAGCAATTTTAACTTTTTAAGCATTATAAATTTTTTATCTAATATACTATTATAATATGAATATTTTTAAAACATTAATACATAAGAAAATCAAATATAAATATGTTTTTGTGATATTTGCGGACTAATTTCATTTTTTAAATTAGATAAAAAATTTATTACTAATTTTGAAAGTTTATTAAAGAAACATAGACCAAGTGATATAAATTTTACTTATACAAAAATTTTAGATGAAGATATTTTGTCATACCTAAATTATAATCATAAAGTTTTTTATCAAATTATATACAACCCTGTTAATTATGATATTATTACAATTGCTAGTATATCAATGATTTCGATCGATAAATGTGTTTTAACAATGGTACACACTAATGAGAAATACAGAAATCTAAAATTTTGTCAAAAAAATATTAATTTACTTATTAAAAATATGTTTGATAATTTTAAAAATATTAAAAAATATATTTTGTATGTCGATAAGGACAATATATATGCAATTAAATGTTATGAAAAATGTAATTTTATTATAATTGAACTTAAGAAAGATAATAAATATTTAATGGAATTAAATAAAATAAGATAAATTTACTGATATTAAATTAGTTCACCAACACCAACAATTGTTATCATTGGTTGTTTTCTACAAATTAAAATTTTTGAATCTTTACTAATGCATGTTGGTTTAATTAATTGTATTGAAAACCTTGTTCCTTTAATTTTTGTAAGTCGAGCTTCAGATGTCATATTTTCAATTTGTAAAAATATTTGATCTCCATTTTTTGGTTCCCATATGTCATTAATTTTTGTAAATTGAATATCAATGTCATGATAAACCTCTGGTAATTGTCCTACAGGTCCTAGTACATTTCCACATAACATATTATTACCTTTACAAAAATACGGATCAACAGTTGTACGAATAGCAACTAATCCACCTGGATTTATTTCTTCAATAATATTATTATTAGTTTCAAATGATAATGTTGTTAAAATTGGTTCAGAAGTATATCTTCCATTTTTACCTTTTGTTAAAATACCAGGTCTTATTTCAACTTCATCATTAATTTTTAAATTTCCTGAAACTAATGTTCCTCCTAAACATCCACCTAATACTTCATTATATGGCGTACCTGGTTTATTAATATCAAATGTTCTTGTAATTCTGAATAATGTATTTCCTGTTGAAGTTTGATTATTACTAAAATATTTATCAATTGCTTCAATAAGAAAATTTTTACCACAACTGTTTGTAAATGATGTGGGTATAATAATATTAGGTATAATTCCTAATTCTAATAAAATATCATTTAATTCATTATATCTTTCAATAACAATACTTTTACTTTGTAAATCACATTTATTCAAACAAATAATTATATTGGAGATATTTGCCAATTTAGCTGTTAATAAATGTTGTCTTAGTTGAGGTTTTTCTTTTAAACTGGTTTCTACTGAAACAATTACGATTGCTCCTTTCATTAACGCTACTGAACTCATCATTGTTGTTATTAATTCCTGATGCCCAGGGCAATCGGCAAATGAAATATATTTAATTAAATTACAATTATTACTACATGTTTCACAATTATATTCTAATAATTTTTCTCCTGATGAATATTTAGCTTGACAAATATCACACTTCCAAATTTTTAAATTTGCATAACCAGCATTAATTGTAATATTTTTAATTAATTATCTACTATCTCGTTGTGTTTTTCTCCGGTTTAATATTTTCAGGTTTTAATTCATTTTTATCGCTCCAATATTTTGCTTTTTCATGTGATGCAAATGATTTTTCAAAAGGTATTTTATTATCTGTCATTATATAATTTAATAATTATTAATTTATATAATTTTATATCAATTTTTTATTAATAATTTTTAATGCGTAAAACTATTTAAAATATAATCTTTAGTAATAATATATAGAAATGAAAAAATCAAAACCAAAAGTTAAAGAAAAGAAAAAAGATGAAGAAAATTTTGATTACATGAAAACTAATAAGGACAATATTAAGAATGTTATAAGAGATAATGATTTATTACCAGTTATTAATGATATTACCATAAGAACCAATAAAATTGTTATTCATTCATACCAATTCTTAAAATTATATTTATTGCATCTTTATGAAAATAATCAACCTTTTCCAGTTTTAGATAAAGAATATATTTGTGATATTTTTAAAGTTATTACAAAACGTAAATGTAATAGTGGTGGTTATACTGAAGAAAAAATGCCTCAACAATTAAAAACACTAAATGACTTTTATAAAAATCATTATTTATTAACTATTGCTAATAATGAAGTTCTTTATTATGATAAATTATCATATATTCTTGCTTATGAAGCGATAGATATGATTACTAATATTACAAATAATATTCAAGAACATTTTATTGACCATCTTAATAGATATGTTAATATTGTATTTGATATTAAGGCAAAACGTGAAGAAATAACTAAAAATAATAAAGATAAGGAAATTAGAAAGCAATTACATAAGGTATTATATGAAGAAATAAATAAAGTTAAGAAAGATTTAATTACATTTGGAGAATTTACAAGTGATGTTAAATATCATAATTGGATTAAGGAACAAAAATTAAAATTATTTCCAAATAAAACAGAATTTGAAGAAAATAATATTTATTATGAACTTAAATTAAATACACAATACTTTCTTTATGGTATGTTTCATATTTCAACTGAATTAGAAAAAAACAATAATATAAGAATTCAAAATGATGAAAAACAAATAAGATTATTTAATGTATTACCATTAAGAACTAATATTATTCCTAAAAATGTATGTATAGACACATGTGGATTAATTCAAAATTTTATGGGTGATGAATACGATAGCAAATTATTAACAACTTATAAAAAAGAAAATAAATATTTTGAATTATGGAATAAATATTTTAAGTTAAATAAAAGAGTATTCAAAAAAGGTAAAAATTATACATTTTCTTACATGATAAGAACTGATGGTATATCATGCTGTGTATTATTTGTAAAAGTTGATAAAAATGGAAAACCATTAGCAAAAACATATGCAAATAAAAAATGTTGTCAAGAAGAAAATATTGATTATATTGAAAAAGCAAATGTAGATAATATTAAACATAAAAAGTTTGTTGTTGCTGACCCCAATTACAGCGATTTAATATATTGTGGTTATAAAGATGAAAATGATAATTTAATAACATTTCGTTATACACAAAACCAAAGAAGATTAGAAACACGAATGAAAAAATATAGTAAAATTAAAGATAAATTAAATAAAGAAACTATTATAAATGAAAAGTCAGTAAAAGAATTAGAAACAACACTATCAAAATTAAATTCAAAAACATGTTCTTATGACAAATTTAAAACATATTGTGTTGAAAAGAATAAATTAAATTATCAACTATATTCACATTATGAACAAAGATGTTTTAGAAAATTTAAATTAAATGCATTTACAAATACTCAAAAAAGCGAAAATAAAATGATAAATAATTTTCAAAAAAAATATGGAAAACCAGAAGAAACTATATTTGTTATGGGAGATTACGATAAAGGCGATTATAATATGAAGGGAAAAGAACCAGTAATATGTAAAAAATTTAGAAGAATATTTAGAAATGCTGGTTATACCACATTTTTAGTAAATGAATTTAGAACATCAAAATTATGTAATTGTTGTAATGCAGAATTAGAATATTTTTTGGAAAGACCAAGCAAGAAACCAAAATTAATAAAAGAGGGAAAAACAGAAATATGTCATGGATTATTACGATGTAAGTCGGTTAAGCATAAAAGCGAAATATTCCATAACAGAGATAAGAATGCTGTGCAAAATATGTTAAATATAGTCAAATCGGTTCTACGAACAGGAAAACGACCAGATATATTTTGTAGAGAAATACATTCTTAAAATTCATATCCGTTTCAAGACGGATTATAATCAAATTTTTGCATTTTTGTTTATTTTTTCGTCGTTAATTCGGCGTTTTAAATGTGCAAAGGTGTAAAATAGTTAATTCTTTCTTTTTATCTTGTGTATTTTTATTCTCTAATAATTTTTTCTCAATTTCATTTACAGAAATAACTTTGACTGATTCTATATTTGCTTTTTTAGATTTCTTCTTTTTAAAATTATTTATAATTTCACAATATTTTAAAGATTCATTTACATCAAATCCATCATCATCTTTATGAAGATAAGGACAACCTAAATTGATACGACGACAGCCTTCAATTTTAGATTCATCAGCACAAGATTTTTTTTTACTAATGTTTCTTGATTCTAAAGACATTCTTTCAGAAGATAATCTTTTCCTATTTTCACAAAGTTTTTTTAATGCAATATCTGCATCAAATTTATGATTACAAATTATATCATCTCTAATTAAAATCAGTACATCAAAAACAGTTTGAATTATCGCCAATGCTGTATTTTCATCAGTTCTGGTTATATTATTATTCATTATATTATTATCTAAATGAACTCCCATACATCCAAAATCTCTTAAAATTCTTAAAGGATTAGAAAGAATTTTATTCATTTGAGTTATTTTATGAATAGCTTCTCCCAAATTAATTGGTCTTTCTCCTAACATATAGGTACAAACAGCTTCAACGATAACTCTGGCTTCCATTGCAACAGGATCAAATAATTGTTTTGATGCATAATCCTGAATATTCCACATGGATTTTGCCAATAAAATTACTACTTTTTTATAATCATCAAGCTTAAATCCTTTATTAATTGATGATTCAGATATGGCCATAACGCCAATAAACCAAAATAAATCTCTAGTATCTTCCCATTCAAAAAAATCAAACTTTAGCTTTCCCTTTTTTTTTCAAGAGGAGGACCTGGGAAATGCCAAGGTAATGTATTTTTATCATACTCCATAGGTTATATATATTAAAAAAGAATGTAATATAAGATAATATAATATTTAAAAATCATTTTTTTAAATAAAATTAGCTAATATAATTTTTCAATTTTTTAATTGTATAAAGTATTTTCTATATATAGTAATAAAAAGAGATAATTACTAAAAATACTAATAACACGATAATTTATCTAAAAAAAATGAGTTCAGAATTATTAAATAATACAGCTTACTACTTATTTGATTATGAAAATAAAAAATTAATGGATAATTTTTTAAATAATAGTTTGTTTACATTTAATATTGTATTAAAAGCAATTAATAATGAAAAAAAAAGTAAATATAGTATTATATTAAATTTTATACATAATTATATATTTTTTCCATGGAATTTAGATAATCTATTCAAACTATTACCACAACTTAAAATTATTATATTAAATTATCCTAAAAATACCTGGTGTAATATTGAATTATCTGTAAAAATAAATAATGATAAAAAATATAAATTATTAACTATTTTATTTTATAATAACTTTTTAACTAAAATTTATTAAGATTAATTATTTAATTCACTTATTATTTCATTTTGAGTTTCTACTTTTGAGTGATTTAATAATTCTGTTTCTATATTTTTCATTTCACTATCTAAATTATTTATCTTTTTAAGTTGTTTTTCAATTATCTTTGGATCATTTTGATATATATCATTATTCTTTAATTCATAAATTAATTGTTCTTTTATTTTTTTTAATTGTTTATACTTTTCAATAGTTTTTTTCTCAAATTTTACGATGTGTTCTGTTGTATAAAAAAAACTATGAATACCAATAAATAATAATAAAATTATTAAGATTGTGTAAAAATCTGTATTTTTTCTTAATTTTAATTTTTTATAATTTTCCTTCAAATTATATAAAACATAAATTAATAATCCTATATATAACAACATTGTAATTAAAGGATATTTATCAGTAAATTTTATATAATGCTTATTTTCAGTATAATTAATTAATTTATTTATTTCTTCATTAAAATTCATTATTTTAATATATATTTAACTATTTATAATTTTTATAAATAAAATGTTTATTAAATAAATTTTAATTATTATGTTTATATAAAATAAATATGATTATACCCATAAATAAAAAAAATAATAGTAAAAAAAAATCAAAAAAAAATTTAGAAAAAAAAGAATGTATAATATGTTATAAATTAAATCCAACAAAAAAATTATGTATAAATTGTAATTACTTATATTGTGTAAAATGTGCAAAAAAATTAGCAAATATTTGTTCAATTTGTAAGAAAGATAATTTTCCATTAAGAATTAATTTTAGAACAACAACTAATTATAGATTTATATTTACAAATATAATATATATATTTGGATATATTTCAATTATATTCGGATTATTTATATTTTTAAAATTTTTTTTTAATTCTATATTTATAAATTATAACTCTAATTTAGAAATAAAAATATTAATATTTTCAATATATTTAATTTATTATTTTAGAAATTTTATTTAACTATTTATATACTACATTATTTATTGGTATTTCTAAATAATATGAAGATCTTAAATTTAAATTAAATATTACATTTAATAAATCAACAGTTGATCTAAAATCTATATTAGTAGACACGTTGATATGTGTTACATTTATTTCTAAAATTTTAACATTAATATACATTTTTATATAAGATTGTATGAATTTAGACTCATGATTATACATATTTTTAATATAAGGATAAATCCAATTATTAATATTTTCTAATAATTGAATATGATTAGAATTTAAAGATCTAATATTTTTTAGAAATCTTATTTTATTATTGGAATCGATTATAAATGGATAAATTTTTAAATACATTTCTTTTGGATTATTTATATTTTTCCATTCATCAGCCTTTGTTAAAATACACCCACTATTATTCCAACGTTTATATTTATATATTTTATTTTCATCAGATCCTATTGATATATCTGTAAGTTCTTTAATATCAACTAATTGATTAATTTCTTTAAATATTTCTTCATCCTCACAATATATTTCATCTTTTTTATTAATTTTTAAAATGTTTTTTAATATATCTGTAATTGGATAATTTTTTTCTATAATTTTTTTTTTTAAGATATATTCTAAATTAGTTGAAATTTCACTTTCAGTTAATATACCATTAAGAATTAAATTTGATGAATAAAATTCATAAACTGAACTATTATATGTATCATTACTAATTAATTTATCTATAACTAATTTAATATTTTTTCTTATATTTTGAGATAAATTATCATCAGGCTTAAAAGTATAAAATTTAGAATTATGGATAAATTCAAACTTAAAATCATTTTTAATATATTTATCTGTATTTTTATGCGATAATCCAACTAAGTTGTTATTATCATAAATTTTTATTGTTTTAATAGTTTCTACAGATGTAGATTCTATTTTTTTTAAATAATTTTGATATTCACTTGTTTTATATCTAGTTATAATTTCACAATTTCTATAATATTCTGAATCAATCTCTAAATTATAAATAACTTTATCTAAATCATGATTATCATACATTGTACTTAAAAAATTTTTAGAATCTACATGCGATACACCTATTCTAAAATATTTTGATTTTAACATATTTTCAATATAAAAGCTTATATATTCTTGAGTTATTCCATATTTATTATTAAAAAATTCAAGAACTTTTAACTTAACATTTTTTATAAATGTTAAATGTATTGATGATAAATTTCGAAGAGTTGGATTTTCTGGCCAAATTAAAGGACAAATATAAAATTCAAAATTTAATATTTGATCTAGATTTAAGTCAATCTTTTTATCATCATTTTTACAATATTTTAAATCACTGCTAGTACGAATTATTATAAAATTATTTGTTTCATCAATATAAAGAATACTTTTTTCATTACAATATTTTTCTAAATTTATTAAATTATCTTTATTTTTATGATATCCAGTAATTATATTTGAAATCCAATTCTCCTTTAATTCTATTTTTTCCTCTTTATAATTTTCATATTTTATTTCATAAAAATTAATCAGATCTAAATTTATATCATTTTGATTTATATATAATTTATTTAATGATGTATTTGTTGTAATTAATTCTTTATTAATTTCAATTTGAGGATTTATATTAATTATATTCTCAATTGATGGTAATTTAGGTGATTTTGATAAATCTTTTGAATATGAAAATACTTTGTATAAAGTACCATTTAATACACATTCTACTTTGATTCCTGATTCTACTTTGATTCCTGATTCTAAATTTAAAACTTCAGATTTATTTTTTATTCTAAATATATTTTGTGTTCTAGAAGATACAAAAGTATATTTAAACACATTTAATATATGTTTATCATATTTATTATCAGAAAAACTAATTTCAAACGGTTTAATTAAAAAATAATTTGAAATATTTGAATTTTTAACTAAATCATTTAAATTTAAATCAAAATAATTAAATTTTTTTTTATTATTTCTACATTCAATATTTTCAGACTTTTTTGCTATAGTTTCTTCATTATATTTTTTTAAATTTGAAGAATTATAATTCCTTACTAAAAAGGAAAAGTTATTTTCAAAGTTTGTCATATTATATTGATTAATTATTTATATTATTCTAATTTTCAATTTTTCTATATATAGCTATTATTTTTTACAAATATATCATCAGTGTTAAATATAATAATATGATTTTAATAAAAATAAATTGTATAAATATAATATAAATGGATGATATTAATATAAATAATATAAATGATTTAGATTCAATTCATAATAATTACTATTTAGTACTTTATCTAATAATTATTATTATAATATTCTTTTCAATTAAATTGATAAGTTATTATACTTGTAATATATCATAAAATTAATATTAAATAAATTTATTATAAAATAATTTTCAATATATAATTATATATATAATGGTTAAATATTTAATTCAAAATGATAATAAATCAGATTGTGAAATGGATCTAACTACTTGGATTATAGTAATTATACTTGTTTTAAGCTTAATATATTATTTAATGAATATGTTTGCTAAAAAAAAGAATCCAGATGGTACTCCAGTTAAAAATAATTCTAAAATGAATTGGTTAGTAATTATTGCACTACTTGTATCAGCAATTTATCTTATTTTAACATAAATTTAATTATCAACAATAGTTATATTTTTAGCAATATTGCAATATTTACTATATTTTGGTGGATTTATACCTAATTTAATTAACTCATAAATTATTTTATTATTATCATAAGCAATATTTTCATAATTATTAGTTAAATGAATTAATTTTTCTTTAATTTTATAATTACTGTAAGAATATTTTAATAAAATTATTTTTTTAAAAATAAATTTAAATAATTTATAGTTAGCTAATTCAATTAGTTTACAAATAATATCATCAATAGCATATTTATTAATTAAAATATCTGAATTAATAATTTCAAATAAATAATATATTATTTCTATTTTTTTATTTTTAATTAACTCTAATAATATTATTAATTTATAATTATTATTAATTTTCTCAATTAGTAAGTTTTTAAAATCATCAATACTAAAATTAAATTTTTTTAAAATTCTATTTAAATTTTCTAAATCTGCATATCCTAAAAATAAATAATCATAAATTATTTTCTTTTTTATCAAAATATCTAATATTAACATATCATTTTCTATTAGCCAATAATATACATTTTTATCACAAATTTCTTTAATTTGTAATTTATTACAATTTATAGAATTATTATTAATTCCATTATTTTTTCTAAACTCTATATAACTTTTTACAAATCTTATATTCTTTTTTAAAATAAATTTATTTAAATATTCTTTTTTTAATAAAATATTATTAAAATTAGGATTATACTCATTTATTACTTCTATAAATTGATTAAAATAAATTTCACCAGAAAAATCAGTAATAAATCTTGTAATCAATTCTTCTTTGGATAAAGGTATTCTTTTCATCATATATTTAAACATATCAATTTGTTCATCACTTAAAATTGTTGTATATATTCTATGTTTATAATTAGATAATTTAGATGTTGGTAATAAATCAAAATAGGTTTCATACCCATCAGACAAATAATCTAAAAACGAAATATCCATTTTATATTAGAATACATTTCAAATATAATAATAATATCAATTTTTATATAATATATAGGATAATATATGGAAAAATCTACTGTTTTTTATGAAAATGTTGAAGAAGAAACCAAAAAAAATGATTTATACAGAAAAGTTGTTTATACTGGAAAACAACAATTTGTATATATGAGTATTGAACCAAACGATGGTATCCACCTAGAAACACATCCGGATCATGATCAGTTTATAAGGATAGAAGAAGGCAAAGGAGTAGCAATTATTGATGATAAAGTACACAAATTATTCGATGGTATAGGTATAATAATTCCAGCAGGATGTAAACATGAAATAAAAAATACTAGTTCTAAAAAAAAATTAAAATTATATTCTATCTATTCACCTCCAGAACATGATAAAGATAGAATTGATAAAACAAATCCAGATAAAACAAATGTAAATTTACAAAAAAAATACTTAAAATATAAAAAAAAGTATTTTTCACTTAAAGAAAAATTTTAACATCTTGGAGGTCTTACTAATGTAACATTACCTGAAACTTTTTGAAATTTTTTAGAATCATAATAACAAAAAGAGTGAATAACAACACAGTTATCTTTAAAATAAGTTGTTGAGAAACCATTACCAACATTACTAGGTGTATCAATACTTTTAGTTTTATTATTATAAAAACCAAATAATGAATATAATTCTCTTCCTTCTAAACTACCAATAGAAAGTTTATAGTTATTTTTACTAATTTCAGTAACTTCTACTCTAACTTCTGTTTCTGAAGTATTAACACTATCATTACTTTCAATTACAGTAACTAAACCTTTACCAACCCAAGGACCAACAAATTCCATATATAATTTACATATATATAAAAATATTTTATATGGTTTATAAAAAATTATCATTCAATTATAAAAAATTGAATATCTTATATTATTAAATATTTAATATAATATTTTTACTAATTCTTAATTAAAATGAGTATTATAAGTAATTATTCATTTTTAAATATATTTGTAAATAAAAGCAATGAAAATCTAATAGATTTTGATGATAATAAAAATTATAATGATTTTATTAATTTTAATTATTATAAACCTAAAAAAACAACGCCAATACCAATTCCTTTACCATTAAAAGACATTAATACTACAATAAAAAAATTATCTTTATTAATTTTGTATGATAACAATATTTTAGTTGGTATTGCAAAAGATAAACTAATTTTACCAAATTCTGAAATATATTCTTGTAATTTTAATAAAGAAATTATTAGAATAATGAATGAAGATCTAGGGATAAAGGAAACATTTGAATATAATATTATATATAAATATAAAAGTAATTCTCATTATTATATTAATTTTAAGAGTAAACCTTTTATAAATGGACCAATTGAATCTAAACAAAAAAATTATGAACAATCAAATCAATTAATAAAAGATTTTGAAAGTGAATTAATTTTAAATTATAATGGATATAATTCTGGATTATGTTGGGTACCAATTAAAGAAATCATTAATTCAAATAATAAATATGTTGTCGAATCGTCATATGTAAAAGTAATTAGTTATTATTATCATCAATTTATTATTTAATAAATTATAATTTCTTTATTATATTATAATGATTCAAGAATCTGCAAATATTTCTTTATTTATACAATTTATAACTGGTATAATTGATTTTTACGGGTTAAGTATTGATGTACCAGAAGATAAACAAATCTTTAAAGAATTATTAAAAATTGAACTAGGTGTACAGACTGTAGAATTTTTCTATTATTATTGGATGGTAAATAATTTATCATCTTCTAAAAATATAACTCCTACTAGATATTTTGATTGGATTATAACAACTCCAACAATGTTGGTTACTTTAATGGCATATTTAGATACAGGTAATACAAAAAATATAAATTCATTTATTAAATCTAATGAAAATATTATTGTAGAAGTTATTGTTCTAAATCTTTTAATGTTAATTTTTGGATTAATTAGTGAAATAAATCTATTAAATACAAAAACTGCAGTTGCGTTAGGATTTATTCCATTCGCATTATACTTTAAAATTATTTATGATAAATATATTACTAAAGATAGTACAATTGATCAAATTGGAATGTATGTATTTTTTGTTATAAGTTGGTCAATGTATGGAATAGCTGCTTTATTGTCTTACGATAAAAAAAACACTATGTATAATATTTTAGATTTATTTGCTAAAAACTTTTTAGGTATTTTCTTAGTATATATACTTTGGACCAATAGAATCAAATAATTTTAATTATACTCTCTAAAATATTTTAATGAATAAAAAGTAGTGTTTTTAACAATTATTTTTAAATGTTTTTTATCTAATAAATTAATAAATTGTTCAGTTAAATATCTTTCATTAATAAAATTTAATCCAGTATCAGCAAGTTCATCTTTTGAAATATTTTTAATAGCATCTTTTCTTAAAATACTAAATCTAATTATATAAATAATTATATTTTTATAATCAATAAAATCATTTTCATCCTTAGGAATAAATCTTTTAATTCCTTCTAAAACTGAATAAACTTTATCTATTAAATTATCTTCTAATGTATCCACTTCTAATTCTTTTTTTAATAATTCAAAATCGTCTTTAGTTGGTACTGAAAGAAAATCATCATAACTAATTTCAATAATATCTTCTGAATCAAAACAATAATTATCCCAAATAACTTGTTTATTAACTTTATAAAATTCATTAATAATATTTATAATATCCAAAGAATAAATTTCTTCTGATATATTTTCCTCAATATATTTTTCTTTTAACTCATGTATAAAGTTATCAAAAAAATTATTATTTTCAATACAAATACCAGATTTAACTTTAGTGATATAATCTTTTTGATAATTTTCAATTATTTCACAAATTTTTGGAGGATAAGAATAAAATTCACTCATTTTAATATATTAAATAAAAATATTAAAAATTTATAAATAAAACACAATAATTTAGTTATTTATATAATAAAAATTATCATTTTCACAATATGTTTTTCTACAAAATTGTCTAGGATTAGTTGGACCCATATCTTGACCACATATAATACAATGCCATGAATCAGTTAAAATATTATATCCTCTTATTACAATTACTTTTTTTTCCATAATTGATTTATAAAATTCAGTAATTAATGTCTGTCGTTTCATAATTATTATTATTTATATAATTATAATTAATTATTTTTCAATTTTTATATTAAATTTTAGTGTAATATACCAACCAGTCATATTATATTTTATATAATTATTATATATAAATGCCAAATTGTAGTTGTCAAAATTCAAAAATTAATACTAAATACAATAATCAATTAGTTGATTCTGTACCTACTTGTTCTTGTAGATTAAAAAAATTATCTAAACATATATCCAATAAAAAATACAAATGCTCTAAAGATATTTATATTCCATTTCCAGTAACTAATAATTATTGTGATGGACCAAAAGTGTTAGGTATATCACAAGGAAATGTTGAAATTGCATCTAAAGCTTGTGATAACATTAATGATTATTATTAGATTTTATAAATAAAATTAATTTAATCAATACATTTATCATAAATTATATAAGAATTTAATTTTTTTTCATCTATTTTGTACCAATTAAATTTATTTTTTTTTACATAAATTATAATTAAACCATATTTTTTTGAATTATAAAGATAATAATAATAATTTAAGGTTTTATATAAGAACATAAAAGTTTCTGATATTTGTTTAATTGTATTAAACAGTTGATATTCAGTATAAGATAATTCAATATGATTTAATAATGGATAAAATTTACTTTCTTTAATATTCATTTTTTCTATTGTAATAATGTAATTTTTAATTTCTTTTTTATTAAAATTTTCAATATATTTTTGAAAATCCATTTTTTTTCTTATAATAAATTAAATAATTAAAATATTATTCAATTTTTATTTATTAGTAATCTCTAATGTGTTTTTTTTTTAAATATATTTTATTTTATAAATTTAATGAAAAATGAAAAATAATAAAAAACTTAGTAACATTAAAATATTAATTAAAAATGATATTTTAATATTAAATTTTAAAAATAATTTTTCGCTTATGAATGCTATTCTTGATCCTATATCTAATATATACGAGGAAACATATTATAATAGAATTGGTCATAATTTTCCTTCTGAATATATTCCTAACAATCATATTTTATCTCAATACAAAAATAAATGTAAATATGTAATTGGTATATCAAATTATAAAGATTTATCTCATGAACTAGCACATGCAAAATTTTATTTAGATAGTGATTATAGGAATAAAATTATTATTGAGTGGAATAGCTTAGATTTATATAAACAAAATTATTTATATAATTTCCTTAAAAAATTAGGATATTCGGATAAAGTAATAATTGATGAATATCAAGCATATAAATATACTGAACCACATAATTTTTTTGGTATAAAATTATAAAAAGTTTTTGTATATATAAATTAAAAACTGAATGAATAAAAAATCATTATATTATAAATTTTTATTATGTTTAATACATTTTTTTCAAATGAATTTAGGTAAAGAAGATTGTGAAGATATAAATTATAATAATTATAATTGTAATAATTTACAAGAAGATCTTATAACTGAACCAAAAATTAATAATTTAGATAATATTTCTGACAGATTTTATAGTGTAGATTTAGAGGATAAATGTTATAATAAAAATAATTTGAATTCAAACATAATTTATAATTATTAATTAACTTTTTTATGTAATAATAAAGATTTTTTATATATTTTTATTGCTTCTTCTTTATCAAAAATATTACCTATTTTTACTTCTTTTTTTTCTAAATCTTTATAATGTTTATAAAAATAAATAACTTTTTCAATAAATAATGCAGGTAAATCATTAATTGAATTAATTTTTGATTCATTTGGTGATACTTTTTTAGATGGTACTAGAATTAATTTAGCATCTTCACCTTTTTCATCAGATGTTTCTAAACATCCAATAATTCTACATTTTATATAACAACCTGGTATTAATTCTTGTTCCATATAAATTAATGCATCTAATGGATCACCATCACCACTTAATGTTTGTGGAATAAAACCATAATTAAATGGAAATAAAAAAGGTGTGTACAAAATTCGGTCACAAATAATTGTATTTAAAATTGGATCAAATTCATATTTAATATTACTATTTTTAGCAATTTCAACATAAACTAATACTTCATCAGGATTAATTTCATTAATAAAACTTAATTCTTCCATTTTTATATACTATTATATAAATTATTTTTAAATTATTTGCACAAGTTTTGAATACCTTTTGAATATGCATAAGGACTATTACCATCAGGACTAGTTGAATCAATATCAGCATCCCATGTCATTACTCCTAATAAACCTTTATCAATTGCAAAAGTTGTTAAATTAAGAGCATCTTCTAAACTTAAGTTTCTATTCATATCATCTGATCCAGGCATTAATCCAAGAATCATTTTACTAGGATCAACTTTCCAATTATCTAAATAAAAATTTAAATCATATTCTATTTGATTAGAATATGTAGATCCAGATTCAACCCATAAATCATATTCCATTGGTTGCCAAGCTGATAAATTTCCAATTGTAAGATTAAGTAAAGTTTGTTGATAACATCCTGTAGCCCATGCTTGGGCAGGTGTAGTTAAACTTATATATAATCCAGAATTTAGATTTCTTAAAGTATTTATTAGAGATGCTGCTTGTAATGCAAAATCAGATGGTACCACAGAATATGAATCTTCTATATCAAAGTCAACACCATCAAATCCACATTTTTGAACTATTTCATTTATATTTGAAGCTAAATCGCCTGGTCTTAAATATAAATCAGAGTTAGCAAATGGATAAGTTGCACCACCAACTGATAAACTAATTTTACTACCATGAGAATGAACTAAATTAGTAATTTCTTGAACTTCATTCATTGATATATTACCAAATCCTGGAATATAATCAGTTGAATCAAAATTAAAGCTTGCAAAAGCTAAAATAATTCTAGTTTCAGAATTCAAAACAGAATTATTTATCATATCTTGAACTTGTATCAATGGATCAGTTCCCCAAGTTGTAACGTAAGTAGAATAAGTTAAAGTCATTATAAATTATATATTTATAATAAAAAATTTATGTTTAAAAAAATATTTTTTTATAAAATTCATTAATATCACCTAAAAATTTGTTATCATCAAAAATCCACGAGTCATTGTCATATAAATATTTTGGATCATTAATATATTTTTTATATATTAAATCTAATGTTTCTTTTGAAAATGAATTTTTATTTATAAATATTCCTGTTTTTTCATTATGTTTCATATCTTCAATTAATAAATAATTTTTATGATTTTTAGGTCCTATTATATAATAAAATGGCTTATATTTGTCTATCAATTCTAAATTTATTAAATCAGCATCATAATGTATATATGTTTCAAATAAATCTTTATCTAAATTAAAAAATTTTTTAGAATTTTTTTCTGGTAAACTATCACTATCACATAAAAGATTTAATCTAAATTTTTTTAAATTATTATTTTTAACAAAAAATGTACTTACAAATATTATATTTAATAAAATAAATAATATTATTAGCATTATTATTTAATATATTTATTTTTATTTTTAACTATTTTTAATAATTAAATTTCAATTTTTTATAAATTTGATAAAAAGAATATAATAATTTATATATATAAAATGAATTCTATAAATCAGGTAAGAGAATGGATTAGATATTTTAATGCTAATATTTATAATCGTGAAAAAAAAATATATACTTATGAATATGCTATTGATATTTCAAAAAGAATTATTGATAATTTAATGGAAAAAAAATCAGATGATATAATATTTATAGGTACAACAATAAGAACAGATTTTTATGAAAAATCAAATAAAGTTATTCATACATTAGTTTTAATTACTTATAAAGTTTATGATAATAAATATTATGTTATAAATAATTATTATAAAATTGATGATAAAATTACAATTGATTATTTACATTATATATATTGCAAAAAAATGGTTAAAATGAATCTAGATGATTTAATTCTTGATGAATATTCTTATTATGATGAAGGATTTTTTTATAAAGGTAGATACGTTAAAAAAAGATATAATTATATAAAATTTAAAAAAGAGCAAACTTTTGTTTATTATAATGGTCTTTACATAAATGATAATTTCAATACAAATAAAATAAATATATTTTATCCTAATTTTTCTTCAAAATATCTTTCAACAAGTATTTCTATTTTTGATATGTTATAAATAATCTAAAAATAATTTCTTATATTATTATACTTATGCAAATTATAAAAAATCTTTTAAAAAAATTTTTACCATTAAATGAACTTAAACCACTTGGTAGATGGAATATTGATTATTGTAATAAAAAAATTAATAAAAAAATTGATTTATCTAATGAAGATCATTGTGGACCATGTGGACAATATAGAACATTTATTATAAAAAAAAATATAAATGATAAAATTAAAAATTTATAAATATATATATATATATGAATTACGAACAAAAATATTTAAAATATAAAAATAAATATATTAATCTAAAATTAAAAATTAAACAAAAAGGAGGAGATGATCCAATAAAACAAACTACTAATACTGTACAAGAAAATACTGTACAAGATAAACCGGTACAATCAACTGAACAAAATTACTTAATTGTATCACATAATACAAGAATAAGATGTTTTATAAATACATTATTAGATGCAAATAATCAACAATTGAATATTGTAAAAAAAATATTAAATATTATAAATATAACTAATCAAAAAAAAGAAACAGAAATAAGATTTCAAAATGGTGCGGTTCTTAAATTAACTTTAAAAGCAAATTCTGATATAGGTACATTAGAACTATTTCATAGTGGTGAAGTTACTGATGCAGATAGATTATATTTTGACAAAGTTAAAGGAAATAAAAGAATAGAATTTCCCAAAATTGAATTTGATTATGTTAAAAGTTTTAAAATGGATAAATTAGAAAAAAATATTAATTTTTATTTAGTTAGACATGGAGAAGGTGTCCATAATAATCTTAGTACAATTGAAAAAGGTATAAATTTTATAACAAGATCAGGTAAGGATCCAAAACTTACAGCTATTGGAATAGAACAAGCAAAAAAAACAGGTGAAGTATTAAAAGAAATTAATTTTAGTAAAATTTTTGTATCTAAATTAGAAAGAACGTGGGAAACTGCTTATTGGATATTGAAAGATAATATTAGTAAATCTAATGTTAAAATAAATTATATAGTATTACCATGCTCTCATGAATTAACTAATTATTCAGATACAAAAAATTGTGATGAAGCTAATTCTGGTGTTCCTGTTGGAACTGAAAATATAAGTAACTGTGAATCAATATTATCTTCTAGAATAGAAAAATGTGATGAATTTAAATATAATAATGAAACAATTAAAATAAATTGGTTTTATTACAATGAATTTTATTCAGAAAAAATACAACTCTATGGTGATTTTGGTGCAGTACAGTCTGATACATATAAAAAAAGTAATAATAAATGTAGAGATTCGAATATGATACTTCAAGCATTAATTACTTTAGATTAAAATTTTTATATAAAAATTTATTTTATTTCTAATAATTTTTTTTTAAGATTAGGTGATGCATATTTTAAAAAAGATTCAGATCTTTTGATTGCTAATGATACTATTTCTAAATTATTTTTAAGATTAGGAGATACATATTTTAAAGCTGAACCACATCTTGAAACAGCGATCATTGTAATATGAAAATTATTTTTAAGATTTTCAGAGGCATATTTTAAAACTGCTCCGGATTTTTTAACAGCAGTATGAACAATCTTAAAATTATTTTTAAGATTATCAGAGGCATATCTTAATGTAGATGGGTCTTTTTTAACAGCAGTATAAATTATTTTAAAATTATTTCTAAGATTTTTAGAAGCAAATTGAATAGAATTACTAGAATTATTAATAGCAGTTAAAACAATTTTATAGTCATTTTGTAGATCTTCAGAAATAAACTTTAAAGCATATCCATCTTTTTTAACAGCAAACATTGCTATTTCATAATAATTTATTATTGTATTTGAAACATATTTTAATGCAAAAATACTATTTTTAATTGCATTTAATACAACTTCTGGATCATTTTTAAGATTAGGAGAAGCATATTCTAAGGATAATCCGCATTTACTAACTGCTGTTAATACAATTTCTTTATCATCTCTAAATTGTTCAGGAACATAATTTAAATATGAACCAAACATTTTTACTGCAGTTAATGTGATTTCTCTATTAGATTTTATTCTATAAGATAAGTTAGAGTAATTTAATTTATTATTATTTAAAGAATATATTACAAATTGTATTTCTTCTAAATTTAATGGTATTTTATTATAAGTATTTTTTATTAATTCTTTATCTTCATCAGATAATTTATTTCTAAATGGATCTTCATCATTTTTCATACAAATAACCCATTTATAAATATTTTTAACATTATATATATAATTATTAATTTTTATATTTTCTTCGGGTATTATCACTTGAAATAAAATTGGATCAATAAATTTACCTTCTTTATTTTTTTCATTAAAAATTACTGTTTCATCATCCATTTTTATCTATATGTTTTTTTTTTAATATTAATAAAGAAATAATTATAATTTTCAATTTTTTATAAAAAATTTAATGAATATATTTGAATATTTATTAATATTATTAAATTATATAAATCTTTAATGAACAATATTTTTTTTGACATAAAATATTTAATAATATCATATATTTTTAAAAAAGAAACCCTTGAATATCTTATAACAAATAATTATAATTTTAAACCTAATTTACATCAAAAAACTGTTAAAGCTTTTAATGAAAAAAAATATAATATCTTTGAAGACTTAATTTTAAATGGTTTATTTGATAAAAATACAAATTGGTTTTATAAAGATAATTTTATTATTAAATTGATTGAAAGTGATTTGTATGAAAATTTAGTTTATTTTTATATAGATAATTATAAAATTGATTTTTATAGAATAAGAAATATAAATTATTTAATGACAGCACTAGATAAAAATAAATTTAAAATTGCTGATTTTATAATTGATTATCATTCAGATTATAAAATTATAAATGAAATTGATTCTGAAACAAATTATAATGTATTGATTAAAGCATTAATAAAATCTAAAGATTATATTGCTTTTAAAATTCTAAATCATAATTTATTTGATAGTAATGTAATTTTATCAAATAATTCATTATTAACATATCTATCAATAATATATTTAAATAAATTTGATTTAACACAATCCTTAAATAAATTGCTAGAATTAATGCCTTGTGATAAATTTATTATTAATGATGAAACAGAAACTTTTTATTTAAAAGCTTGTAAAATTCTTGATTCTGATAAAATATTAGATGTAATTTCACATATAATAAATAAAATGTATAGTAATAAAGAAATTCCTTTTTATAAATTATCTAATATATTTAGTTATTTAAATTTTAATAGTAAATTTGATAAAATAAAAGAAGAAATTGTATTTAATATAATAATACCTAAAAAATTAAAAAAAATTAATACATTTCATTTAGATAAAATGTTTTCATATTTTTCACTAAATAATAAATTAATTTATAAAATAACAGAAAGTTATATTAAACTGTATGAAAAAAGAAAATTAAGTCCATATTCTTTTTATGGTATTTTAAAAATCTTAGTTAAATATGAATTAGATTCTGATTTGTATAAAAAGTTATTTAATCTGAATAATATTGATAGTATGAATAATTTTAAGAAATCTTTGTTTATAAAAATATTAGTATTATTTTCTAAATCAAATATTTTACAATCTTATTCAAATATTATCTTTAATAAAATTAATGACGAAACTAAAAATATTTTATTTAATTGGATTATATATTTTGGTTTAAAAATTGGTATAGAAAATTTTAATAAAACCTCATTATATTTAATAGATAAATTTGATATATCTAATATCACTATTTCTGATAATGATATTTTTCAAGAAAATTTTAATTCAATAGTTTTCTGGATAGAAAATTTACCAAAAGATCAAATAAATTCTGATATAGAATGTGTATTAAATATTATTCAATCTATTGATAATATTAATATTAATAGTATTATTTATTTTCAAGATTTTTTTATTAATACTATATTTAAGCTTATTCATTTATTATGTGAAGATGATTTAATAAAGTTTTTTAATAAAATTCCAAATGAAATTAAAAATATTAATTATTCAGATGTTTTTGAAATAATTATTATAAAAAAATATTATAAATTTATAAATTTATTAAAACCAATTATTAATTTAGAAGATAATTATGTAATATATTTTTCAGCTTTTCATAATTTAATAAAAAATAAACAAGATACTTACATATTTGAATTAGATGCTGTATCAATAATTGATCTAGGTAGGTCAAGTAAACTTATATATAATATATTTTATTTTGCTGTTTGTCATAAATGTGAAGATCTTTGTTATGAAATATTAACTAGATGTCATATAAATAAGCCATATTCTATTGATATTAATTTTGAGATATTACCAGATTATAATACTATCTTTATGTCAATGATTAATTTTTCAATGAACAAATTAGTTAATTGGATTTTTGATGTTTATCCTATTTATAAATTAAATATTTTTCATGTTAATAAAAATGGTGATAGTGCTTTAATTCTGGCTCTTAAAACTAGACAATCAGATCTAGTAAATAAAATTATTGAAAAAACAGATGAAAATACTTTAATTTATATAAAAAAATTTAATCAAATTAATTTAATTTCAAATTACTTTTTTACAAATTCATCTGAATTATACTGGTGTTGTAAATTTCCTAATGAAAAAATAGGATTATTATTAGTTGATAAAAAATTATCAAATCCTAATTATATTGATTCTGATGGCAATACTCCACTTATTTTATCATGTAAGCATTTTATGAAAAATCTTGCTATAAAACTTATAAAAACTAATTTATGTAATACTAATCATATTAATAAACTTGGTAAATCTGCTCTAGATTATTGTAAGCAAAATAAACTTTATTCAATAAGTTATTTATTAGAATAATTTAAGTATTATCAGTAATAACAAAATTATTAGATATTTGTTTTATAACATAATGTAAACTATCATTTATACTATGATTAAAAGTATCCTATTTTTTGTAAATGTATGTGATATAATTAAATGACTATTCAATTTTCTGAAGATCCCGCTGAATTATTGGTTGATACTTTCCTGGATAAAAATTGGCCGGTATCGAATATTTCATTTAGAATTCTACCTGCTGCATCATTAGTGAATGTAAGTGAGTATAATTTTTCTCTACCTTTAAGTGGTTGAGTTAATGCAGTTATACCAGCTAATATATCAGTTAATTCAGGAGTTGTTAAAAATGGTTTTTCTGGTGATAAAGTACCTGCAGGTATTTCAGCAAATGGTCTATGAATTCGTTCTGGAAATTCTTTACCTCTAAAAGCTCTAGAATTACTATTATTAAATGCTATTTTTAATTGACCTACTAACCCAGGAACTTTTACAGGTAAGGTTGGATTTCTCTCTAGAAATACTCTTACATCAACTAAAGATAATTTATTATTATCAACATCAGAATTAGTAGGAAAAACTAATTTAGCTAAATCTTCTTCATGAATATTAGAAATAAATAAAGTATGTCCATCAGGAGAAACAATAGTTCTAATAGCAGGATTAATTAAGTTACATTCACCAATAATTAAAGAAAAATAAAATTGATTCAAAACTTTTCATTAGATATATATATGTATATATATATATATATATATTTTTTATCAATGGTTGGGAGTTCTATCACTATAAAACTTGATAATTCTTGATTAAAATTAGATAGTATGTAATTTAATCTATCTCTTGTTTTCATAATAGGGATCATAGTAACCTATTAGACCTCTTACTGATTCATTAGTGAATGTAAGTGAGTATTAATTTTTTAAAAATTCAACTAATTTTCTTCACCATTATTTGTATAACTGTTATTAAATGACATTTTTATAAATATTAATTGAATTAAAGTAATCACAATTTTCAATTT